CTACTGTTTTCTATTTTTGAAAGTTTTATAATTTTTTGGATTTTTGTTTCATCAATTTTTATTTGAGCAACTTGTTTTATCGTGTTGTTTATTTGCTCAACACTTGAAAGATTTGAAGTTTTTAAGATACTTTGCGATATTAAATTAAAATTTTTAGACACTTCAGAAAAATTAGAGATTGCATAATTTTTTGATAATGATTCTGTCAAAGATAGCAAATTTTTTACATTAGAAATTTTTTCAGTGCTTAACTTTGCTGATGATATATTATTATTTTTAGTTACATTAATAATTTCAGAAATTTGCTTGATGTTTGCAGTACTGGAGTTACTTTGCCGCACTAGTGTTGTCAAAGAATTTAAAGTTTCTTCATTGTTTACTGCAGATAATAATTTTTTTATTTGAGTATTATTGGAGATATTACTTATCTTATTTAAAACAATATTTGAATATTCATCAGACAATTCTTTATTATTTAGAATATTTTTTACATCATTTGAAATCTTATTTTCAGTCTTGTAATTCAATACTGAAACTTTTTGGTTTACGTAGTTTACATTATTTTGAACTACATTTAAACTTTCTTTAATTTTTTCAATATTATTTTGAATAAGTGTATTTGACTTATTTACAGTTTTTAAAATTGCGCTTCGGAAGTTATAATCAACTAAATTATTTTCAAAATTAATTTCTTTTGTAAGATTTATAACACTCTTATTGTATTGATTTTTTTGCAAGAAATTATGCTGGTGAACATTTTGATAATTATTTCTTATCTTATATTCAGTATTTTTAAACTCTTGATATATTTCATTCATAAAGTTTAAGTTTTGAATAAACTCACGATATCTGTTTTCGATACTTCTGTAAAAATTGTAAACGGAAGTTTGATTTCTTATGTTAGTAGAATATTCTTTGGCAAAAGATTGATTTATTTGAGAAATAAATTCAAAGGAAATATTTCTGCTGTGTAAATTTATTTCTCTGTTGTAAAGATTTGTAACATCATTGCGTAGATTCAGATCTTTAAGTAGTTTATTAAAAATATCTTTAAAATCTGTCTGCTCTTGTAATACATCTTTTCTAAGTCTAATGTTATTATAATTAGAAATATTTTTAGTATTATTGATAGATTGCAATAATATATTTTGGTTATTTTGTGTTGAGAAATTTGTAGCAGAATTTCTTATACTTTTTTCAATTCTGTTATTTGAAAATAAATTTATATTATTTACATTCTCAATGTTTGACGTATTACTTATTTTGGTTAAGTTTGTAGATTCTTTTACGTCTTGAAGAAAAGGTGTAATTTGCTTGTCTTTAGCATTACCTGTTCTTACTTGAAAGTTTTTTTTTACCTTAGTATCATCTGGATTGAAACCTAATTTCTTCAAATGATAATTTATCATTGATTGTTCAGAATCAGATGGTACAAAAGATTCTTGTTCTAATTCATCATCATAGTTTAAGTTTCCAGCAACATTTGATGATGAAACTAACTGCTCCATATATCTGGGATAAAGTTGAAAAAAACCTTCCATAAGTTTTTCTTCAGTAATTTCAAACTGTTCAATATCCAGTTTTTTACTTACATCTTCAACTTTTAAGTTTTTAAGATTCTTAAGTGCTAATAAGAAATCAATTTGGTCTTGGTTTAAGCCCATATCAGAATAATCATTTTCTACTTCTTTAATTTCTTTAGTAATTGTAGGAAAAATTATTTCAGGATCGACATTAGTTTTATGCAAATGCAATTGTTCTGCATAATTTTTGTGAAAAGGATTTATTCTGTAAAGTTTTTTAGGAGAGAGCTTGTCTTTTACATCTGGAACTTTATAGTCATTTGGATCTTCAGTTGTGCCAGCAGTATGCTTCTCTTTTTTTATGTTATATGAAAGAGCTTTAGTTGAGGGAATATATTGAAAATAACAACTCAAATCTTCTGATGTCACAAAGGCATCAGATTGAATTGAAATTTTATCGTAATCGATAAAATTTATTTCTGACATAAGTTACTTGTAAAGCAGTTTATACTTTCTTGAATCTTTGAGATTTTGGTTTTTGACTTGCTTCTGTAGTTAATGTATGATGATAATCTTCAGGATGTTCTAAGATATCACCATAATTTGGACTACCCTCTGAATCATCATAAAGATCATTGTAATATTTTCTAGTAACTTTGTCTGCTTCTTTATCCATATCATCTGCAGTTTTGATAAACAAAGAACTGTTACTTAATTTAGAAAAGCCTTTATTACTTAATAATCTCATCCAATATGCATCTAAAACTGCTCTATTCTTTTTCACATCACGTATCAAAGCCTGAACTGCTGCGAGTTGTCTCTTTAAGTCTTGTTCTTCGCTTCCATCGTCATAGTCAAGAGTTCTGTTTTGTCCACCAGTGCTTTTATATAAGTCTGTGTCAGTTATATAATTAAATTGGGATTTATCTGCTTTAGGATACTGAAAGTTAACTATTTTTTGCAATCTTGACTTGAAGCTCTTGATATCTTCATCAATGCCTTTTTCATTTTTGATAAAAGATTCTCCTGTAGCAATAATCTCATCCAATCTCTTAATTTCATTTGTAATTTTTTCTTTATTAGAAAGATCATTAGCTGTCAATAATGACTTAGAAAAATCTCTGTAATTAGGATCGTTAAAGTTAGATTGAGAAAACTTGTATTTCATTTCTTACTTCACCATTTCTTGAGTTACTTTACCAGGCTGTCCAAGATTAACTTGACCAGACGTTGCTTGAGAATCTGTCTTAACTTCTGGAATGTTTAAGTTGAGAGGTGCATTTTTTTGCAAAAGTTCTGCTTCTTTATCTAGTAATTTGTCTAGCTGCACATCAAGATTTCCACGAGCTGCTTTGAAGACTTGAGCAAAACCATTAGGTTGGCTTATTACACCAAATAAATTAATTCCACCTTCGATAAAAGGTTCAAACTGCTCTTGCATACCTTCCAAAATATATCTCAATCTTTTTTGAAATTCTATTTCTTCTCTTATTATGTTAGTAGTTTTGTAATCATTGACTTTTTTCAAATATGACGTTAACTCATTTTCATAAGCAGTCATATTATTTACAAGAGTTCTTTTTTGATTTGCATCTAAAGTTTCAAACTCTCCGACTGACTGAAGCTTTTTATATTCTGCTACTAAAGTTCTTAGTAACTTAACGTGATCTTCTAACTTTTGAACAAAAAGTTCATAATTTTGTTTTACTTTAGGAGGAAATTCCATAGGAGCGCTTAAATTGCTAGCTTCTCCTAATCCAGTATCAACAGTTTGCTCAAGTTGAGATTTTATCTTAACTTCAAACTCTTGAAGAGCTTTTTTATTTCTATCTACAAGACTTTTTATCTTGAATATTTCTTGTCCAACTTGACCTAAAACAGTCAAAACACTGTCTACTTCTGCAGCATTTTGAATAAGATTAGCACCTTCAGAAGTTAATTTACCTTGATCAAAAATTGATTGATCCTGTGGAGCCAATCTTCCTCTTCCACCAACCTGTAAATCAAATTGTTGATAAAATGATTTTGATAAAACATCAAAATTTTGAAATAATTTAACTAAACCCAAATCACCACTTTGGAGAAATTGAACAATAGCATCAGCACTTAAAACTGTTTTTACTATATTCAACAATCCATTGATATTGCCAGATATAAGCTTGTTTTTATCAACTACTGCAGGTCTAGATGTCTGAGGCGTACCTTGAGCAATTACCTGTCTGTAATAAGCGGATGCTGGTCTTGTAGATGGATTGCCAAACAATTGCTTGAGAGCATCATTATGAGCCTTTTGAAATGATAATGTAGCAGGATCTTGCATTTGTGAAGAAATTGAATCTCTTAATGTTTCAAAATATTTTGAAATAGAGCCTACTATACTCTGTTGGGTGTTTTGCAATTCGCTTGCACCAAGTGCTCTTCCTATTTTGTTTTGTATACTTGAACTATTTGTTGAAAGAAAGTTATCAATTCCATCATTAATTTGCTTTATTAAAACAGGCCTGAACTGATCTAATTGACTAACAAACCCTTGAGCAACTTCCAAAATATATTGAGAATTGTCTTGCTCTTGAGCAATTTTTACAAATCTTGTCCCATTTGAACTGCTGAAAAAAGTTCTATCTCTTCTTGATGGCATTGAGCTTTGATTTTGATTTTGCGCTCTTCCGGTCATATCAGAAATACTTTGTGGGTGAGCTCTAGATTCTTGAGGACTCAGACGAGCTGTCATTGGTTGAGTGTCAAGGTAAGTTGTCATCCAGGTATCTACAAGTCTTCTGCCAGCGTTGATAACATATTGGTATTGCTTCAAAGCTCTAAAAACAGGACTTGTAATAAGAGTTTTATATAACTCTCCGTACTTTTCAATTTCCTTAGTCAATGCTCTTTCAACTTGATTCGAATCTAAAGCACTAACAAGAGCTCTTTGCAAGTTAGTTCTTTCTTGCATAGATTGCAGAGCGTCACGAACACTTTGTCTTTCTCTTCGTACAGCTTCATTTTGTTCAACATTTCTGTGCTGAGATAGACTGAATATCATTCTTGCAAGTTCCATATCAGCACGATCATCAATGATAGCTAACTTGCCAATTTCAGGATTTCTACCTTGAGCGGATTTTCTGAGCATATCAAAAACATTAAGTTCAGGATATTTTTCTTGTAATTGAGCACCACCCTTAACTAAGTCTACAGTTACACCCTTAGAACGTCTTGTGGTGTAATGCTCTAAAGCAAACAATATAATAGTATCGACACTAGTGCCAGCTTGAACTGCAATTTTCAGTATTTCATCAATAAAAGACAATATCTCTGATTGAGGAATACCAGCTTTGAAAATGAAATCAAAAATTTCACCCAAGTTTTGGTCAGAAAGACCATAGCCCTTCAATCTATCGATAATAATGCTTCTATCTTCTAAAAGAGTAGAAGCATCTTCGAAAGGCTCATTTATTTTTTCAGCATCGTTTCTAATAGTATCGATCACTGACTCAAATTTAGATTTTGCTTTACTTTCAGTTTTGTTTTCAGTTGTTGATTGTTTTGAGCCAATACTGTTAAAAAACTTAGTTTTATTAGCTTCTGTCCAACCAGAAGCACGTCCAGTGCCACTTTGAACTTCACCAGTAATAGCTAGTTTATCAATATCGGAAGGTGCATTATTATATAAATTAACAATAGAATTTATATATGAATCATTTGCAGATGTTACTGTCTTATTTTCGAAAATCAAATTTCCAGACACAAAAACAGATGATTCTTTAGTTTGTGTTTTGAACAAACTAGGATCGGCTGCAAAACTATCATTGAAAACAATTTTCATATTTACTCTGCTTTTGTAATTTTAAAAGTTGAGCAGGAACAATGGGGACACTTACCTTGAAGAGCGTGTCTGCTTGATTTCATAACTACTCTTTTTGGAGCAGTAACCATTACCATAGTTCTACACTTTACACAATACATTTTATGTGTGTTAGCTGCATCAGATAATTCTGAACTCATTTTATATTTTCTCCCTAATAGATTTCATAGAATTTTGTACAAGTACCTTCATATGCCACGTTATGAATTTGCTTGTAATTGTGAAAATGAACCTAAATCTTTTGTAATTTCACTTTCTTTTAGTGAATACAAAGAAGAAATTCCTTGTCCGTGTGGAAAAGGTTTAGCGAAAAGAGTGTTTAATTCTTTTAATGTTCAAGATGGTCTGACAGCTAAAGAAAAACAATTTGGGACTACTCAAAATAGAAAACATATGGCTGACTTTGTCAAAGAACAAAAAAACGTAAGAAAACAATCTTACGACCCAAATTCAAGAGAATCTCAATCAAATGAATTATGGACTGGGAAAGAGGGTCTTGATGGTATTACTTCAATGCCAGTAGAAAGAAAAAAGGAATAAGATTATGGAAGAAAATACAGAGCCTGAATCATTTATTGTTCAAAATGTTACTTTAGGTCCTCATTATGTAAGTGATATTAGATTAAACTTTGGGCCACTTGAGGCTATTGATTTGACTTGGGAAGATTCTAAAGTTATCAAAGCGTCAAAGGATTTGAGAACATCTTTGCGTATGGGATTCTTAAAAAAAATATCATCAGAACAATTTGATAGTATCGAAGAGAAAGCTGCGATTAGAGGAAAGAAAGAATTACTTAGACAGCAGAATGCAAACAACCTCAGAACAGTTGATGTTGATGGGAAGCAACTCGAAGTAGAAACAATTGATACCGAAAAAGTTTACAAGAAAGAAACTGAGGTATCAACAGCTGGGTATGCAAATGATTCACTATCATATGCAACAGCCTTTGACATTGCGCAAACACAAGCACAACTAAGGGGAGATGAATTGTCAATTGAAGAGTTTGCTGAACAAGTAAACAACAACGCAAATTTAGTGCAAAATTTGCTTAGACAACAAAAAAACTTAGATGAAAATTCATCAACTTCAGGTGACAGCAGAAGAGGCAAGGCATTTGTCGCAGAAGCATCAGACAACCCAGTTAATGGAACATCTGTTAAGCAAGTCAACTTGACGAATTATAACAGAGACAGAGTTGTTGCTGGTGCAGAAATGAACTTTTTAGATGCTCCAGATGACGACGGTATTGCTGACACTATCGATTTAGAAACTGAGATTGACCTTGAAAGTGAAAAGGGCTCAATACGACGGGTTTAGAAAAGACTTAATAAGACTTGATTAAGGCTATCTTGTCGGTAGCCTTATTTTTTTTGGAGAAAATATGTCAGACGAAATACAAGCAATGTCATATACCCAGAGTGCATTAGTATATTATAATACTGCTACATCTACACCAGGAATTTTTATAGAATGGGAGCGTTCAGGTGCTAATGGAGTTGAATTTTACAAAATTCAAAAGTCTGATCAATTTGATGGAACTTACACCACAATAGAGACAGTTCCATTTCCAATCAATGAAGGATGGGATTCAAATGGCCATCCTAGTACTTATTATAGAATTCAAGAAGTAGATACAAATGGAACTGTACTAAATACAAGTTCTCCATTTTTGGGAGATGAGCTATTAATAAAATCTAGCATTAGATACGAGTTGGAACATCTTTTAAATATTTCAATTTATGATGAAGAAGTTGTTTTTAGAAAAGATAGAAAAATTGCAACAGTAGCATTCCCATATTGGAATTATTCTCCAAGACCCGATGTTAGAATCAGCGGACCATCAAATCAGGGTGATAGAGACCCAATGATTCAATTATCTGAAACTGCACCAATTTATACCACGATAAATGAAACATTTGACCCAATCATCAAAAATAGAGATGGGTACGAGTCAGGATTAACAAACGGACACAATTACCCAAATGGTTTAAGATACAAATGTGATTACAAAGGAAATATATATTTCATTGATGCAAATGGAAATTCTGTTTCAATACAATCATACGATAATGTGTTAGTTTCTTACAGTATCAAAATGTTCACAAATGATCATATAAACAATGCTTTGTATATGTCTTTACAACAAATCAATGCTCAACCAGGTGCGTCAAAATACCAATCAGTAGCATCTACACCATTTTTCTATGAACCAGCAATTGTTTATGGAGCAGTTTATTATCTCTTGAGAAGTCTCCTGATTAGTTTAACAAATAGACAAAGAAGATTATTGATTGAAGACCCTGATGCCCAATTTGTAGATCAATTAAGACAAACAGCAACTATGTACAAAGAAGATTTTGACAAGATGTTAGAAAAACTTCCAATTGCTACATATCCTGGTGTTAGGTCAGTTGTAGTTCCAGAATACAATATGCCAGGAGGAAGAAGTAGATTCTTCAGATACATTTGGAACATTGGAACTGGAGGATAGATTTTTTTAAAAATTTCTTTTAAAATTAATCATTTAATTAAATTATTCTTTAATTTTTAAATGATCTTTTAAATTTAATGTTAATATATTAATATATACTTCCCTTAATTAATGGGTGTAAAAAAACAGACTGAAAAGCAAGGAACACAAAATGAAGAAAGTAATTCGACTTTTAGAAAATATGCGAACAAAAGTAGCTCAAATGGATCCATCATTAGTAGACAAGATTGATGATGCAATGATGACAGATCAACAAGAATTCAATCCAATGGTAAATAATATTCAAAATCCAAAGATTGAATCATTTGCTAAACCAATGTCAGAAGTGACTGTAAAGTCTGATGACGGTACTGTCCACAGTTTTGCTGTCGAAATCAAAGCTAAACACAATGGACCTATACCTGACACTCAATTGATGTCAAAAATCCTTCAATCAATTGAAAGCCATTCTGACAATGTAAGTGAATATGCTTCTGGAGACAGCCCTGCTAATTCTTTTGAAGTAGTCAGTTTCAAATACGAAAGAAGAGACGATAAAAAGAACTCTAAGTAGTATAATTTCCTTATGGACGATGATCAGATCAAAGTATTAAGACACTCTTTTACAAACCCGCACCGTGAAGATTTACCAAAACCAAAAGTAAATAAATTTGGGCATACAGTTCTTGGTGAAGAAATGAAAATGTCTGATCAAGAAATTGATTTCAAAATCGATGAATTTGGGGCTTTAAGTGCAGAGCCTAAGCAAAGCCTTTTCGACAGCCCAGAATTTCAAAAATGGGCAGAAAATCAGCCTAATGCGAAGACTATTGAGCCTGAAGAACAAGCAACAGAATCTCAAATTTCAGAAAAAAGTTCAATACTTCCAAATAGTGTCAATATTGCAGATCTAATTTCTGAACTTGATAAAATGGATGGCACTAATGAACGTAAGCAAACTGAAGAACAATGGTACAAGAATTGCTTAAACAAAGACTGTATGTACAATCTCCCAAAAGATGCTAAATTCTGTCTTGAATGCGGTACTCATCAGTTGCCCAAGTTTTGCACTGAATGTGGATATAGTTTCCCAGGAACGGAAAAGTTCTGCCCTGATTGTGGAAAGAAAAGATAATCAAGGAACAAAAAGCTTAATTTGAGAAAAATCTATTATGTCTCCTTGGTACAAAACAGCTAAAGAATGTCTTGCTATTCGTAAAAATGTATTACGAGTTGATCTTTGTGTATTTATTGACAAAGAAGAACAATTTACGAATAAAGATTATTTAAACTCAACAATTAAGTCTATTCTTACATCAGCAATAATTAATGGGTTGGACATTATTGGAGTGATATCTGCTGACAACCCAACTGTTGGATTGCTAGCTCAACAGATGTGTATAGAGCAAAAAATGGACTTAGTAGTAGTGCCTGGGCAAACGTATATCACTAGAGATAATGAGTCTTTGTATGTTTACAATTTGTCAACTCCTATGCCTAAAAATCTTACCTTAGATAAAGCTTGTGAATTTGCTCACAAGAAAGGTGGATTTGTAATGGTTGCAAATGTTTCTAAACAAATTGCACAAAAAATTAATCGTTTGCAAGGAAGTCTTTATGCGCCAGATGCAGTTGAAGTATTCAATGCACAAACTGGTGGATATAGGGACATAGATATTGATTTCCCAAGATTTGTTTCTTCTGGAGCAACTTCAGCAAGTGACTTAGAAGAAACAAATGTTTTTACTTTGTTAGAAAGAAAAAAAGCAGTAGAAATGGGATTTATTCACAATGAGCAAGGTGTAGATTATACGCCTAAATATTTACTGCCAAAAACTGGAGAAATCTAATGCCAAGATCATATTGTTCAGTAAGTGATGTCAAACAGTATTTGCCGCCTAATGTTGTTACTGAAGGAGATAACCCAGTACCAAACTTTAGAAATCCTACGCCTGAATCTGCTTCGAATATCAATATTGATTTTTTTATTCAACAGGCTTCAGCAGACATTGACGCTAGTTTAGCAACAATTTATGATGTTCCTCTTAAACAAATAAATATGGGAGGAGATGTATCTTATCCTCACCCAATACCTGTTATTTGTGCAATATTATCTGCTCAAATGTATTATATGCAAGCATTACAAGGCTCAGATTCGCAATATTCGGAAGCTCAAAAAGTAAGATTTGATTTTGCACAAAATCAAATTGTAAGAATACAAAATGGAGAAATCAGGCTCTTTGGGCAGAGAAACCTTAGAGGTGATAGATTTGTCAGATCTACCTTAAGAGGAATATCAATAAATCCAACTGAAGGAAAAAGATCTAAGGGTCAAAATCAATAGGTGATTATGAATGCTTGAAAGAGTCTATGATACTTTGCGTGGCATTTTATATCACGAACTTCCTAAAAATGCCAAAGATCAGATTGTAATTTTTGACAGACCAGTTACAGGGTTTTACATTGGTGAGCAAGCGGTAAAACCAAACGGTATATCTTTTACATTTAAGGGTTCAAGTTCCCCGCTTAAAGATATAGCTTTTGGCCTTCAAGAATTTGAGCATTCAGTTACAATAGACATTACAGTTGGTGCAGATAATATAGAAACTACCGAAAGAGTAACCCAAGAAGCTGTAAGAATTGTTTTATCAGTTTTACGTAAACACAGAAGAATGTGGGTTGTAGATGTTTGCCCTATATGCAAAAAATTTACATTGAACCCTCAGCATTTTACAGTTGATCATAATGACATTTTGTCCACCTACGTAACTTCAGTAACAAGTGAATTTAATAATTTATGGACAGACACTCATGACCCAGATTTAGCTCCTCCTGCCTTACCTTCATCAGGACTTGCAGCTGAAGCATTTATCAGAATGTATAACGATGTAGGAGCTGGCACAAGCGTATCAAACTTGACAACCACTTCAAGAAATAACATCTTAAGGATGCGAGCTGATAACGTTGAACCTGTTAGATTATTATATGATGTAATTTGCAATGACATCAAAGGTTCAGATGATGCTACAAATAGACAGCTTTTTAGAAATGGAACAATTACTATAAGAGCTAAAGAATTAGTCAGACAATTGTATTTCGGACCGGATAACGTTCCAACTACTGCATACTAGAATGAGTCAAGTAAAGAGAAAAGGACTTAAGTTCATAATCGACCAGATTGGTAAAGCCAAATATGCTTATAAGAATTTGGTTGGAGATTTGGCTGCCAATAGGGGATTGTTTTTAGATTATGAAGCAATAGTCCCTAAAATAAAAGGCTCCACAATTTTTCACGATTACGATTTAGCTGGTAAAACTCTTTCAGGCACAATAACAACTCCTTATCAAATTTATAATTCAAATGAAAATATTTCTTTTGGATTTCAAGGTGGTCAATATGCAGTTGATCCCAAGATAGCAAGTTTTGGAAACTCAGGAGGATGGACTCCTCAGTATTATAATCCTCCAACAACTGAAGGATGGGAAGTTCTAGATTATAATGCTTGGTCTACTTTTATCCCACCATATAATGCAGCTGGAAATGCAAATACAAGCTTAATTATTTACAACATAAATTCAGAACCTAGTACAGGCTCAAATAGAGTAAATTATAATTTTCCAGTAAGATACACAGGGACAGGATACACTAGAGTTAATTTATTTAATTCTGCACGTTGGATTTCTCTTAAGAATACGACAGGCTCTTCAAGTGTCAATCAAGCAAGGATTATTATTCCTAAAAAATATTTTGAAAATTGCTTACATTTTGACCCAAGAACAAATACTCCTAAAGATTTTGCAGTTTATTCTCATCAATATTTAATTACTGCTGGATTGGGTGCTACATTTAGTTTAGCTGGTTCTATGGCTGGAATAGCATTGACTTTACTCCCGTTTACAATTCAAGAAGCAAGTAGTACAGGAAATACAACAGCAAGAATAAGAGATAATTATTTAATTAATGTCAAGACACCAACAACTTGGACAAATAATTACTGGTTGCACTTTGGGTTTTACTGGGAAACATATGATTTATTTTTCCGAGATTATATACCAGCATTTTCGACTGGCACAGCAACAACTTTTAATAGCAACAATTTAGATACTGTTTGGTCTATATATCCGAGAAAAACATTCTTCCAAAAAGATATAACCAATTACTTGACTTTTGAAAAAACTGGAGTCAATGATAGTAGTATTTATTTATTCTCTTCAAACAAGGGTAATAATAATTTTTATGACGGAGATAATCCTTATTCATTAAGTCCTTTTAGATATAAGTATCCTGAGACAATTGGTAAGACTTCATTAGGCGACACAAGTTCATTAAGCAATTTTCATACTATAAATAAAGATGAATTTCTTCCTTTGGTAATTACGTCTTCTAATGTAATTTCTGGAAATGAATTTGAAAATGGCGATAACGAAATATTTTTGTTTTTCGGAAAACCAATGCCAATTACTATGGCTCCATCAGACTGGGATAAATTTAACAATTATCCTGAAATAGATGAACAATACAATATTATAGCGAAAGTAATTCTTTCTTATCCATCATTATCAACTTCTAATACAATCAAGAAAATAACTGATACAACTTACAACTTGAACAATGCTTCAATCATCCATATAGATAGAAGAGCTAATAACTTTGCAGTACCATCTTTAGGAGATACAGATTTTATTACCTATTGTCTTCAAGAAGTTTTAGCATTCACCCAGTTCACAAGATCTACAGAATTTGAAGATAATTTTAATTCTCTTGCAATTAGACTACTTGTGCCATTTTCAAATTTTAAGTCAAAAGGTTTACAAAACATTTCTAACTTAAATGCAAGTAGCTTACAGTTATTGCATAATTTATTAAAATATCCCAATACTGATTTACTTCGCTCTAATAATGATTTTATATCTTGCCTTGGTTCAATAACAATTTCAGGCGGAACAAATGTAATTACTGGCACTAAAACTAGATTCCTAAGTGAAATTTCATCTGGAGATTATATTTATAGTTCAGATGGAACGATTTTATATGGGGTAGTTTCAACTGTAATAAGCGATACTTATTTGCTTTTAGATACACAATATAAAAAGAATGTGTCAGACCAAAAATACAAAATAAAAACAAGTATATCTTTATTAGAGCCAGGTTTTATAGATTTTTCTGTAGATGGCAATAAAACCATATCTGATATAGGTGTAAATCCGCCAACTAAAACATTTTTTGAATATTCAAATGATGGTATTTTCCTGAATAAAGAACGTCTTAATACTGATACGCAATTTGAAGTTTATCAAAAAAACATTCCGCTCAAAGATTTAAGTAATCACCAAAATTCTGGAAATAAGCTGGTAAAAGACTACTCTATTTCTGTAAAGTTTAGAAATACTGAGCAAAATTTTACTACAAAAAATCTTTATATAAACTCAAGTAAATTTTTGATATCAGACCAAGAATATCAACAAAGAATTAATAAAAAATTATCATTGAGTGGATATTACAAAAAAGGTACTAGTCAAGAACAAAAAAATGCTTCGTTAGGAACGTTAAATAGCATAGAGCTTTATAGACTTTATGGTAATTCTTCAATAATTCCTGACTTACAAATGGGCGAAAATAGAACCATTCTAACAAAACAAGTCGCCCCAACTGATAATACAAAAATATCTAAAACTGATTATGTCAATAACTTAAAATCGACTAACCCAAATATAACACAGTCAGAAATTGATTCAAATGTAGCAAATTATGAATTGACTCAATCCTTTTATTCCACTGACACATCTTCTCTGCCAAGTACATTTAATTCAATTGAAGAGTTAGGTATTACAGTTTCCGATTATTCGAATGTAGAAAACTACTGGATTTCAAATGTAGAACAAATCATCGGAGATTCAAATACCACAAAATTCTATACTCCCAATAATTTAGAAGATATTAGATCCGACTCATTTTTGGTATGTATATCTGGTTTTGGTACAGCTGATTATTCAATTAATTCTATAGAAAATATATTTAAACAACAGATAGAAGTTGATAGCAGTGTCGGCATCAATGTATCAACAACAGCAGGTACAAAAAATCTGTCTTATCAAAAAATTGCATTTAAGTTTACTTCTGCAGAAAAACAAGACATTAAGTCTTTCAAACTTAAACTTGCAAAAACAGCATTATGGCTTAATGAACAAGCTTACATTCAATGTTCAATTTATGATAATTACAATAATTTACCATCAAATAAATTAGTAACAGGAAGTAAAGTTTTTTACAAAGATATTGAAAATGTTTTAAAAGATATTTACTTTTATATCAATTTTTCGCTTACAGAAAACAGAACATACTGGATGGTTTTAGAATCCAATACACTGCAACCTCTTTACGATCAAAATACTTTAGGATTGATAAACGTAAATGACACATCAGTCACAGGTATTTATAATTCTGAAAATAATACATTTACTGATTTTACTAAATATTTAAAAAATGCAGAGATTGGAATTGGTGGCACATTAGCATCACAAATATCAACTTGGTACTCAATATCCAGCATTGGGTCAAGTACAAGTATGACTATTGCAAGTACTGGCACAACATTTTCAAATCAAAACTATGTTGTAAAGTATCAGTTTAATATTGCTATCCAAGAATCATCTCCTAGCGCTGAAAATATTGCAGTTAATGATGGTTATAATTGGTCATATCAAACAGGAACACCTTACAGAATTTTTTACTCAAACGAAGAAGAAATTTATGCTTCGTTCAACAGAGATTATAAAAATACTAACCTGACTATGGCTCAAGCTAATAAGACAAGAGAGACCAATGACTATTTTGTAGATGGATTTTGGTCCCTAAACAATAAAGATATTTTTACTCCAAGTCTTATAAAAATTTACCCAAGAAGTATTGTTCAAAGACTCACAGGCATTGCAGCAACTGGAACTGTTGGGACTAATTTGATAAATATAAACAAACAATATTTTGATGATATTGTAATGATAGGACTTGGTATAACTAGCACATCATTATCTGCGGGAACAGCCATAACAAATATTATTTATGATGAGTCTCTAGAAAATTACAGAGTTTATCTCTCTAACAACACTACTGGTTCTGCAAATACAACATACTATTTTGGCGATAACAAAATAAGATTAGTCAAAAGAGCTAACGACATTCATTTGTATTTAAAATACTTTGTGAATGACACCTTGAATACATCTTACATAAAATTAGATAAATCACCAACTTGGATTTCATATTGGTACAAAAAAGAAGACTGGAATTATAACGACTTAAACTTAAATGAAAACTCTGATTTAATATCTACACACAATAAGTTAGATATTTCCAATTTTTCTGGGTTGGGACAAACAAACTATTTTAATGGAAAAATTATAGGTGACTTTATTTCAAAAGCCTCAATAGGTTCAACTTTTGATTTTAGAATTACTACTAATGGCGGAGTCAAACTTCTTATAAATGACGAAAGCGCTCCCTATATAAATCAATGGAAAAATAATAGCAATAATTCATTTACAACAGCATATTCCGCAACTGGTTCTTCGTTGCCAATTAAACTATCAATTGAGTTTTGCAATCTTGAAAATGAACATTCAATTAAAGCAGAATGGAGACAAACAGGTACATCAACCTGGTATGACATAGATTCATCGTTTTACTTTGAGTCAGACAATGCTCCAGTGCTCATAAATGCTAATAAAATAAAGAATCTATCTTATCTAGTAGTTGGAAAAACTTTTGACGAAATCAATACTCCAACTTTGGGATTTGCTGAAACAGATAGGATCGTTATAAGGAATAAGTAATATGAATTACGCATCAGCCCTTATATTAAATAAAATGGTTTTAGCATTAGAGAAAACAAGATCTACTGTAGATTTAGCTTTGTCTTCGAGAGAATATGCTTTGGCAAATAATTCAGAAGAAAGAGATTTACAACTTTTATATGGATTGTCTGCTCTTAAATCGATAGCTTACAATTCTTATGATGACACTTTGTCTTTTGGAAAATCACTTTTAAAATCAATAACATCAACTACTAATTTATCTTTTCCGACTGGCGATCAAATTGGTTTATCAGTTTATGATATGTTAGGGCCAATCGATGAAATGTCTGATGGTTACGTATTCGGCGCAATTTACTTAGCTAATGACGAATTCGGAAGCTCACTTTATATTTCTTTAGCCAGACCAGCAAATGACTATAATGGCGACCCTCTTATTATTTCAAAAGATATCGACCAAAAAACAGCTGAAGATATTTTATTGAATTCTAATGAAATTGTTTTTCCAGAATACAACCCTGACTATCATATTGTTGTTTACAAGTTCTTGGCAGACGTTCAATATTACGATCAAACGATAAATAATTCAAGAGTTTTCTTCAAATTATTCGACTTGAGACAGCCTAGAGGATATTTTGGATTTAATGACCAAACGTTAAATCAGTTTATTACACCAGTAGTAATAAGAAATTACGAACAAATTACAGAAATATATAATAGTCAACATAGTTTAGTCAAAACTATAATAGCAAATTGGGTTGGCAATTCTGGATGGGACCCAAACTTTACCACTTATTGGTCAGTTTCTGAAGACGGTTTACCAGCTGAACTTGCAGACTTTATAGAAAAAGAGTTAGGTATAAATATTTAAAATGGCCATATCATCAAAAATAGAAGAAATAATTTTAGAATTATCTAAAACAGCTGGTAACATTTATGATGCTTTGACCTTAGGATTAGGTGACTTAAGCCAACCTAATTCTTCAATATTTGAAATCAATAACTTGTTAAGCTTAGCTAACACTGGGTACCCATATTTTGGTGTGGTAGAAACATCTCCTTTGGGATTTGGTCTAACTTATGACATAACAAATGACCCTTACTACCTTACAATAAATGGCGGTCAAGTAGCATATGATGGAACAATTTTGCAAACTACAACTCAGAAAATTCCATTGCGAAAAGAATGGTCAAAAGACTATTCTAACACCTTTGTTGGTTCAGATGGATATAAATATGGAATAACTATCGGTTTACCATTTGATGAAGTTCAAAAGGCTAAGCAATTTTATTTCACAACTGTTTCTCAAAACACAAATGCTAATTCAACTATTCTATATGTAAACGATACCCTTGTTGCTCAAAATCTTGGCTTTCCAATTCAAGGAGTTGTTGGCAATACAGTAATTACTTTTTCCGGTGTGAATGAAGATGGAACTGCTCTTATCATAGATCCTTCTTATTATAATGGAAGTGCATTTGGCAAATTAGCTACTGCAGTTTTTGTAAATACGACGATTACTTTTATCTTTCAGCCAAAACTTAAATATATAACTGGGTTTCCTGTCGAAGAGCCATTAGAATACATTACTGGCTTTAAATATTTTCCACCACTGCCTCAAAGTTGGTTACCTGTTGCAAAAGTGTTGTGTAAAAACCCTGAAAATCCATTGGTAATATCTTCAGGAACAGGTTTCACAAGAACAGCTGTAGATATGCCTACATCAACATCTTCTGACCCTATTTTAGGCACTGCAGATGACAATAACCTTATTATTCAAAGCTGCAATGATACTTTGAGCATCTTACAAAATTATAAATCAAATGATTATTTAAATATTTTAGTCAATGGGATTTTCAATTATATAAATTTCACCGCAAATAGTAGTGGATTGACTTTAAGGCAATTACTAGCTACACAACCATTTAGACCAAATGAATATTATTCAAAAGGACTATCAAGCAGTGGATTAGAAAGATTCGAGTTTCCATACAATTTTGCAAAAGCTTATTATCAATCTAGTGGGCAAGATCTCCAGCACACATTTGCTATTTTCAGAGGAGAATTGAATACTTATAGTTCAGCAATTGGGAGCACAATAAACTTTAGCGCAGTTGGACTTACAAATACAACCTATAATTGCTCAAACTACATTTCATCTTTACATAGTGGAACTCAAATTTATGGCATTTCTGCTGTCTATAATATAACGGGCAATGAATATGTAGAGAGTAGCAATACATATACCAATTTAATTTCTTCTAATACTACAACTACTAATTATTTGGTTGAGTTAAACTGGACAGGGACAGCTATTTCTAACGTCTTATTTTATAACGTTTACAAAAAGCCAAGACTTACAGATGAGCTTTACGAAAGAAAAATTACTAATGTAGATGAAATTCAATATCCGCCATACAATACAATTCCTACATATGCAGACGACACTAGTTTGTCTTTAGTAAATGGTCTGAACGCATTTTTATTCCAAGCTCCAGAAGATGCATACGTTGGTGGTGTGACTGTCAAACTATTATATGAAGCTGGTAGTCAAACTAATGGAATAGGAACTACAGGATTGTCAGTTTCAATTTATTCCGCTACTGGTTCAACACCAACATATAACGGAATGCTTTCAAGCCAAGCGACCTTAAGATATTCAGATATAGTACAAGGCACAAATACTTACACATTGAAATTTGATTCTGGAGTAAACATTACAGAAGATTCATTCTATTATGTTATGATAAACAAACCAGAATCTTTCTCTACTGCATTAGGTTCTACTTCTTTATATATTAGAGCTAAAAGTGGTGTAAGTGGAGTCGCTAGAACATCTATAGACAACGCCGGGTCTTGGACAGGCACAGGTGGTTCACTTTGGTTTGAAGCAAGAGGTTATTTAGATAATGGCAATATTGCTGGAGAAATAGTAAGAAAAGGCGTGACTCTTACAAATAGAGTATCTTTTGAACCAAGAAGACTTTCAGTATTTGTTCCTCCAGTAGATGATTTGTCAACCTCAGCAATTAGATTGAATGGTTCAGCTACAGGAATTGCAACAACTACAGATACCTCAATCAAGAATGATTTAATTGTTTATGTTACTGCTAGAAATGGTGACTTTGGCGAAATAAAAACTTTATCAGCGACTGTGCCACAAGGTACTTCAAGAAATACAAGATTCAATTTAGGATTGGAAACAGACATATTTGATCATGTTTTAGATGTTTATGTAGTGCCTGGGACAAATCTCAACAGAGAGAATAACGGCCCAATAATTTGGGATATTTATGACCTTATAACAGTAGAAACTGTTCCATAATATTTATGAGAAAACAAAACAATAATGTCAGAGCTTTTGCCGACGTTACGCTTAGTCCTACTGGTATTGCTACATCAGAATCAGTAGCAACTCAACACGTCTACAAAGAATCCTATGAAAACCTTCAAAGTTTAATTTCGTTTCCAGCTTACGAAATAGGCTCTTTTGATCTGATAGTCATATCTAAAGATTATGGTGAAGATCCAGATTATAATCTTAATTTTAACAACATTGATAAAAATTATATTTTTTCTGTCGAGAACTTTACAATTGGAAAAAACCAAACAATTGGCACTGACAGATTTGCTGGAGAAGGTATCAATCCTCAAACTTTTTCCATTGGACATATTGATAACACTGTAACTATGAGATTCCCATTTAGAGTTGATTCTTGGGGCTATATGGATTTTTCTTTAGCAGCATTTTTTGATTACTGTATGCAAGCTAAATATGGTTCTCCTACTTCAGTTTTAGGAAGGTTTTCTTCGACTAATTCAGCAGTAGTTGGCTCAGGCACAACTGTTCTTTATGTGGACAATGTTGCAGAATTTTTGCCTTTGACATTACCTTTTTCAGCAAACATAAAGAATGACGACACTGAAGCAGCTATAAATGTTCAAGTTACTGGTATTTCTAAAGCAAATAAAACATTAACTTTATCATCGGGAGCAGGGTCAACATTCAACAGAGATTCTAGTTACATAGCATCTTATGTAAGAAATTATTCAAAAGAATCTACTTTCAATTTGTTTTCAGTGAAACAGGGTCTTTTATTTGGATGTATGGTTGATAAGTTTTCTATAAACTTTACTCCTGGAGAAACAGTCAATGTTGATATTGAACTTAAAGTTTTAGGAGTAGACAGAAAATATCAAACAAGTATTTACAATCAATTTGAAACTATTGTTCAAAAATACTTACAAAAAAAACCTAGCTACTTATTGAATGGGTACAGCCTTCAAGTAAGTAAAAACACTCCTGACTATGGTTACTTTGGTTTAGGGACAATAAGTGATAGCAAAGTGTTTCAGGGTTTTCAAAAAAGCAAATTAGATAGTATCTTCGTAGACAGCATTTCGTTATCAATTGAGAACTCTCTTACACCTGTCTACACTATGAATTCTAAATCATCATCTTCCGTCAAGAATAAAATGAAGAACTTGTTACCTTTTGCTTACTATAGTGAAGGAAGAAAAATTTCTGGCACACTTACATATACTGGACCTATGAAACCTTATCTGATGGCAGAATTCTTGAGTGGTCCATCAAGCTTAAATAATGGTGGTATAAGTTTCAATATGGGGCCAGTAAAGCTTGATTTACCAGAAGTTGTTTGGACTGCTCAATCACAAGAACATAGCGCTGAACAATATCAAAAAAATACAGTAAATTTTCAAGTTGTTACTCAAAATTATAATCAAGATTACACTCTTGAATCAACAGGAAATTATTGATGAGTATTTTCGTAGATGCCAGTAAAAGATTCGAATTAAAACTTAAGTGTGACATTATCAAAGATCCAAATAATGAAATTATTTGTTACAAAATACATCAAAACGGAGAGACTGATATTTCTTGCGATGTAAAGGCAAGAAGTTTTAGTGAAATGTCACATATTATTGAAGAATCTACAATTATAAATTCAGTAACAGGTAATCCTTTACTGAGAACTTCTGTCTTGTGCAAGATGATAGTTTACACTTTTTTTTCTAGCATACGAATAACTTCAAAAGTATTAATTGATGACGAGTTGAAAGAACAAACAGAAGTGCATTATCCTGATATCAATAATGTTAATTATATAAGATACGAATTAGTCAAAGCTTTAGCTAAAAAATGGTTGGAGCTTACAGGCGGAAAGTAAATTGCCAAACTATGTTTCAAATGTAATTAATAATACTCCAGCAGCTTCACACAATATTTATTTATCAGATTTATTGAATAAATTTGATCCATTAGTTAATAATGTTGTTCCAGCTTTTCAAATGAAGTTATCCTATGGTGGGCATAGAGTTAACAAAGCTTCTAATGGCTCGAGAGCTTACATTTGGGACTTATATAGATTAGGATATTCTGCATCTAATAATAATAGAGAATTTGGTTTTTTTTCAAGATTTCCAATCATATCAGATCCAATGTTCAGTGATCCTGGAAATTTACTTGGAGCTCAAACTAATTACCATCCACTTTATTGTTCTCAATATACTGATAATGCAGGCTCTTCTATATACGCACAATTAAAAAACTTTACCAAATTAGGAATTACAAACGTTCCTGTTTTTTCAAATCAAAAATTTACAGCAAATTTATCATTTAGCCCACTTTTCTCTACTTCAAGAAATGTACAGTATCCCGCTGAAGCTTTAATTTATAAAGCTACAGTAATACCTTTCTATCCTATTATTTGTGCTTCTTCAATTCCAACTCACAGAACTTTTGGCCCAGCATTTGTAAGTAGATTTAGCATTAGTGTTGACGGTACTGATTCTCTCGGAGATGTACAAATACAAGTTAGTTTAGTTGGAGGCAAGTCGATGATTTCTCCAACAAACTTGCCTGCATACAAACCGTTTCAAAATCCAGAATTAAGAACTCCGATGGTCGATTTGTATGGAAACAATTTACCTGAAACTAATTTTATTTTGCAAAATATAGGTCTACCCTCATCACCATTTTCGAATTATTATAGACCTACAAACTTATCAGATTGTTTTTTTGATGCTTCTAGATTTCACTTAAATTATGGTTCTTTTGTAAACTTTGTCCGAAATAGCAAAAATGTAAATTTCAGATTGATAAATATGACTTTAAATGTTGAACAAAATATAAGTTTTGATTTTACTATGCCAGGTGGAGATCTTCTAGGAACAGGATCACCACCAGTTTATTTTGGAGATGTAGTTGGGCCAAGATTTGCTCATTTAGAAAGCAGAGAAGTAACTGGTTCGATAAAAATTTTCAGCTATGTAAATACAAGTATAATTAACAAAAATACAACCTCATTAGCTATGGCATTTGGTCCAGTTTATTTTTACACAATAAAAAATGTAGATTGGTCAAATCCAGAAATAAGCATCAATCCTTCTGGTGGATATACTCACGAATACAATTTTATTGCAAGATTTGGAGAATTTACTACATTTTACAATTCTAATAATAATAGGCAGGTTTCGGAATTTTGGATACAATGAAAGAATTTATCGATTTTTATAATACAGTAAAGTCTAATTACGTGCATATCTTAGAAGTTGATCCTGTAAAATTTATAATCAAAGAAATTACTTGGAAAGATGGCTTACTAATAGATGCCAAGTCTTTTAGAAAAAAAGATAATATAGTATACCAAAATACAGAGTTTGAAAAAAGAGAAATCTTGAATATAGCTATCTTGGGTGCTTTTGATACTCAGGATAGTAAAATGTACTATCCTGAATTTAAAAGTTCATTAATCGATTTATTAGACCACACAATTGTTGAAAAACTTTGGGTCGAGTACCAAAAACATCTTTATCTTTCTGCAGATGAAGCAAACTTTTACTACATAGCAGCTAAAAAGTATTTCAATCCTAATGATCATGAAACATATCCAGTGCCACCAATAGTAGTTGAAATTGACTATATGCTTAGAGGCTTGGTATCATTCAGCAAAGAAGAATTTTCAAATCTTAGTATGAAAGAATTTGAAACAATGCAACTTATTTTAGCTACTAAAAATGAATCTAAGCAAAAGTCTCTTGCTGATATTGATATTGATCTAGAGAAAGAACTTAAGTAAATCAGAACTTTCTTCTTTACGAATTTTATCAGCCACAGGAGTTCTATCCCATTGGTGAAAAACGTAATACTCTTCATCATTAGTACTTAGTACTTTCTTGTCATTATATTTGACTTGAACATTGTTTCTCTTGATAGCTTCTCCAGTTGCGCAAAAATTATCAACGTTTGGATTTGTAATTAATACTTTTGGATTCATAGCATAATATTGAGACAAATACCCCATAACTTGTTGGTCCTGAACTAAATACTTAGCTACTCTGTTTGTATTAGAGAAAAGCATCAAACAATGATTTACAAAATGCTCAATTTTTCCAGCAAACATTCCACCACTTAGTACTAAATTATCAAGATAAGATTCATTGTGTGATCTTAGCAATGGACGATATGAATTTTCCCACATACTATTGCAATCGTTTTCAAGAATTTTCATTCCTTCTGCAACAAGAAATAAATTGTATTGCGGTCTTGACATCATAAACTCAAATGGGTCTCTTTGAAAAATAACATCTCTCAAATCTGTATTCATAACATATTCAAATTGGTCTTGTTTGTCAGATAGCCAATCATAAAATGCCATATATCCAGTATATAAGTTTTCTTCAGTTTCAATAATATAATCAAAGTATTTTTTCAATTTCTCAATATTGTAAGGGCTAACTGATTTTACAAAAATTGCTTTTTTGAATGACTTAAACTTTGAAATAGACTCTAAAAATAAATCACCATCTCTTGAGTCTAAGCATTTGTCTCCAAAAGAATAGTTTATAAGTAAATTTTTTTTCATAAGTTTGTCTCCAATTTGATTTTTTTGTAACACTCTTCTATACCAGAAATGAGTCCTTTGAGGGATATATTCATTTTGTGCAAATCATACTTGCCTATATATGAATTCTTAAGCTCAGTGTTATCAAGGTCTATTTCAACTTTATGTTTGTCTAAATTGTTGATAATCTGTGCAATATCATATAGGGTGTACTTTTGTTGATAACTGCAATTACAATCTTTTTGAGGATTTTCTGATTCTATGTAATGTTTGATAATTTGCATAAAATCATCAAAAAACATAAAGTCCATATATCTATTGTCAAAAACACTAATATTTTCATTATTGATATATCTTAAGATGTTGCCTTTAATCATCCGTGTCTTGAGTTCATTGTAATTGAAGATATTGAATATTCTAATGTTGTAAAACTTATCACAAAAATATCCTGATTTTGCAATTAAGTTTTTGCTAATTCCATATGGATCAAGTGGAAGTGAAGATAAATAATTTGAACTTTCATTCATTTGAAAAGCTCTGTCTAATTCAGCTCCAGAACCAAAAGATATATATTTACCATAATGTTTTTCATTTCTTAGAATATTGAAATGCATAGAAAGATTAGTGTGGACATATTCTGGTAAATCTTCTGATAATCTGCTGCCACCTTTTATCGCAGTGTGAAATACTACGTCAAAATATTTATCTTTGAAAAAATTATCAACTTGTTCAGCATTTGTAACTTCTAAATTTTGTCTTGTAGTTAAGGTCAAGTTGTAATCGTTCTTTAAGTTTTCTGCAATGTTTGAAGCAATATATCCATTAGCCCCTGTAATCAAAATAGATTTCATTACCAGTTTTCCGACCAAGAAATATTTTCAAGCAAGCCTGGAATAAAGTTTCCATTTTCATCTAAACGAGCAATTACTTTAGGTTCATGAACTTCGTCAGGATGAGTCATAACTTCACAAATAGCAGGACCGTCTATTTGAAAAAATTGTTGTAACTTTTCATCTATTTCATCATTGTTATAAACTCTAATGAACGGAAGATTGTATACATCTGCAACTTTTTCATAATCAGGGAATGTAACTCCACTGTTCCTATCAGCTGCAACTAATCTACCATTGAAGAAAATATTTTGTGTAATCTTCATAGAGAGATATCCGTCGTTGTTAATAAGTAATATCTTTAATGGCAAATTATTGTGTCTAACTGTCTGAAGCTCGTGGACATTCAAGTGAAGACTTCCATCACCTTCCATACAAAGAATATTATGGTGTGTCGCAGCTCCCACAGCACATGGCAATCCATATCCAAGCGGAGCACCACCAGTATTTGTTATTAATCTTTGCCCATCTTTAAGCTTACATACTTGCATAGTTACAACATTTGCAGAACCATCACTGGTTACAATATGATAATCGGATGGAATGTGATTGTTGAGTTTTTCAACTAATGCATACACAGAAGCTACGTCTTTCATATTCCTGTGTCTGTCTAAAACTACAGGTGCCTTGAAAGTATCGCAATGCTTTAGCCATGAATTAGATGCTGGTGTGATATTTTTTGAATTTAATTCTTTTAAAAATTCTTTTGCATCAGCAAGAACTTTAATATTTGGGAAAATAGTTGGCTTGTCAAGTTCCGCTGCGTCAATATCTACAACAATTCTTTTTGCATTTTTAGCAAAGTTTTTAAAATTGTATCCAATTTGTCTTACATACAATCTACTGCCAATAGAAAGCATCAAGTCACATTCATTTAGTAACTTATTTGCACACATTTGAGCATGTGTCCCAAATCTTCCATAGTATGATTGGTAAGATTCATTTACTAAATCATTGCCATTTACAGCTGTAATTACTGGTATTTGAGTTTTTTCTAAGAGAGCGAATAGTTCGTCTACTCCTCCACTCAACCTAATTCCATTACCTAATACAAACAATGGTTTTTGAGCAGAATTAATAGCTTCTACAACCCTGTCAATCAATTCTGAATCAATCTTCAATGGTTCGGGTATATCAAAACCCTCAAGCTCTTCAGGTTCAATTTGCACAGTTTGTACATCCAAAGGAATATCTACCCAAACTGGCCCTGGTCTCCCAGATGTAGCTAAATAACACGCCTTTTCAAGTTCATACCTAATTCTTAAAGGATCGTTGACTTGGACAGCATATTTTGTCATCGTTTTGACAGTTTCAATAATATTGAATTCTTGGTCACCTAATTGCCTTAAGGGTAAACCTGTAAAATTAGTACTCATAGGTCTATTGACTTGCCCACTAAGATTCAACACAGGAATAGAATCTAGCCAGCTGCATAAAGTACCTGTCAGGGCATTTGTGCCTCCAGGGCCAGATGTCAATAAACAAACTCCAAGTTTGTTGTTCATTCTTGCGTAGCCTTCAGCAGCTAATGCAGAAGCTTGCTCGTGATGGTTTGCAATAAAATTTACACCTTCTGCATTTCCCAAAGAATCAAGCAAGTGCATACAACCCGCACCACATAATGTAAAAATTGTGTCTACATTATAAGTGTCTCTTAAAAACTTAATTACATAATCAGATAACTTCATAAACGTTTTCCAGTGCCTCTTTAATTATAGAATAATCTTCAATTTTTTGAATTAATGGTTGGTTATCTTTAATTAGCACCATGTTAACACAGCCAGTATTTTTCTTATCTGACATGACACATTCCATAAGGCTTTCATAATCAAACCATTCTTGATTAAAAGATACTGTATTTTCTAGAAGTTTTTTGACAATATTTAATGTTGCAGAATAATCTTTGTAATTGTAGTTATAAAATAGTTCACTTACCCTCAAGGCTACAAGACATCCAATTGCCACTGCATATCCATGCGATAACTTGTACTTTGAGGTAATTTCTAAAGCATGACCAAATGTATGACCAAAGTTCAGAAATTTACGTTCTTTTTTATCAAACTCATCAATCTCTAAAACAGAAATTTTATAATTAAGACTTTCATAAATGTGATGCAGAACATTTTTATTTTCAGAAATCAAATCAATGACTTTTGATTCTTGAATTTTATTTCTTAAGATATCAAACTTCATTAATTCGCCTAAACCACTACAAAAGTTTTCTTTACTTAAGCCATCAAGCCATTCTTCACAAATAAGAATTTCACACGGAGGATAAAATGTACCAAGAATATTTTTTCTTGACCCATAATTGATAGAAGTTTTACCACCAATACAACTATCAATTTGAGAAAGCAATGTTGTTGGAACTAAATAATATTCAATGCCTCTACAATAAACAGAAGCACAAAAGCCCACTGCATCTTGTAAAACTCCACCACCAATAACTACAAGCTTAGTTTGCGTATTGACTTTTTTTTCAGCAAATTTATCAAATATTTTTTCTAGACCACGCCATGATTTTAAGTCTTCATTTGTGTCTGTAACTATGAGATCACCTAATCCAAATTCAGGAAAACAGTGAGCAACATTTTTGTCAACTACTGCAAGATGATAATCTTCTCCAATGAGTTTATATATTTCGCTCAAGCTTACAAAATTTACAGAATAATCTTTGATTTTTGATTTGACATTTATTTGGCTGTACATGAATAACCACCATCTATAACTATATTTTGTCCTGATATATATGAATTTTGCACTGTCAAAAAATATACTAAATCTGCAACTTCTTTTGTATATCCCAATCTACCAAGTGGAATTTTACTTCTTAAATTCTTCAAATCTTCTTCTGTATTATTTTGAAAAGTCATATCAGTGATGAAAAATCCAGGAGACACAGTATTTGCCAAAATATTATAAGTACCATATTCAGCAGTTATAGCTTTTGTAAGAGAGTGTAAGGCATTTTTACTAGCACTATATGAGGATCTTCCAGGTTTTGCATAATCTACCCATACGCTTCCAATATTTACAACCCTGCCATAATTTTGTTTTTTCATATAAGGTAAGCAAAGTTTGAATAATCTCAAAGGTGAGAAATAATTTACTGTCATCATTTCTTCATATTTCTCACCTTCAAATATAGAGTCTATTATGTTAATTCCAGCATTATTTATCAAGATATCAATTTTGTCTGGAATAAAAGAAAAGGCTTGAGATAAATCAAGTTCTTCACGAGTTGGAGCAATAACTTCGTGACCATTTTTTTTGAAAATTTCAGAAATATCACTGCCTATGCCTCTTGACCCACCAGTGATAAGTATTTTCATAGTTCTGAAGCAGCTTGATTGATCCTAAATTGTATCATTTTAATTCTATTTTCATCTTGCAGTGAAAGTTTCTGATACAACTCCATTTTGTTAGTAAGCCATTCATATTCAAACATTTGAGCTTTAAAAAGAGCTCTTGATAAATTTTTCAACGCAACAGATGGATCAAAAATTGCATATCTTGTTTCAAATTTGTCTAAAAGTTTTTGTGAATGTAGTTTTTTCAAAAAATCTAAAGACTCAATAGATACAGCTCCGCCAATACAAGCCTTGGCACCTAATTTCTTTGTTCTTTCAAAAACGTCATGAGCAATTTGGTAAACTTCTTCAGAATTTACAAAAGTTCTATCCTTTTTCATAGAAGATACTAAGTCAACTCTTCCCAATGTAACACCATATAATGATTCTGCAGCTTTTTGAGAAAGAATTTTATCAATGTTTGCAACAGCTGTTTGTGTTTCTATATTTACGTTCAATTGCAATGAATTTACTACTTCTGATGGCAGATTATTATGAATGGCATTTATGAATTTAGTTAGCCCAAATTCAGACTCAACCATTGGAGCCACTAAACCCTTAACTCCAATTACCATTGAATCTTTAATATCTCTAATTGCTTCTGGACCACCAATTTTTAATGTGACTTTTGTATTAGATTGATTGCAAATTTCTTTCAACCTTAAGACTTCGTTAAAAGTTGCACCCTCATCTTCAAAACTTGTTTTAATCCCAACTAGCCCATAGTTTTCAACTAAATCTGTAAGGATATTTACGCACTTGAATTCTCTGTTGTTCATAGTTTTATTTTACCAAATGAATTTATTTTTGTAATAATTGACTATGTTTAAAATCTCATTGTCAAAATTTACTTGTGGAGACCAACCTAAATTTTTAAGTTTAGAATCATCAATTGCATATCTGACATCTTGCCCTGGTCTCATAACGTCATAAGAGATATAATCATCATAGTTTACAGAAGATTCAAAGTATGCATCTATAATTTTTTTAATTGTATCAATATTCGATTGTTCAAAACCTCCGGCTACATTGTAAATCTCATTAGACTTACCTTTCTCTATAATTGCAATTATTGCTGATGCAGTATCACTTGCATGTAACCAATTACGTATAGGAGTTCCGTGATTGTGTAATGGGATTTTTCTTTTCAAAGTTAAAAACTTACAAGCTTTAGGGATAAGTTTTTCAACATATTGACCAATACCGTAATTGTTAGTTGGTCTGACAATATTGTAATTTAGATCGAAAGTTCTAGCCCAAGCCACAATTAACATATCTGCAGAAGCTTTAGTTGCAGAGTAAGGATTGCTTGGTTTCAATAAGTCAGTTTCTTTATGACTCCCATCAACCACATCTCCGTATACTTCGTCAGTGCTGAAGTGAATAAATCTTGGTATTACATATCCTTCTGTTTTGTAATTTTTAAGAAGCTCTAAAATATTGTGAACACCTGTAATGTTTGAGTGTAAAAAAACATCACTTTTACGTATTGAGTTATCTACGTGAGTTTCTGCAGCAGTATTTATAAAAACATCACAATCAACTAATCTTTTTATATCGCAAATATCAGTTTTCTCAAATTTGAATTTTGGATTACAGAAAAAATCATCCAAAACACTTACATCAGAAGCATAAGTACAGCTATCGATGCCATAAACATACCAGCCTTTGTCTAAACAAGCCTTAGTAATATATCTGCCTATAAAACCTAAGCATCCAGTTATATAAACGATTTTCATTTAAAATATTATACGTTATAAGCGGTATAATAAGTTTATGAATCGCAAATATCTCCCAACTCTTTCCGAATTGATTGATAGGCTTTCGATTGTTCAACTAAAAGAAGTTTTTATTTCAGAACATAAAGCCGAATATGCTAAAGAAATATCAGATATTCTCCATGATATTCAAGAACATATTGATGAAAATAATGCAGAAATTACAGCTGAAGTAATCCGAGCAGTAGTTGTCTTGTCACAGATGAATTTGCATATTTGGCACAATGAAACAAATTACCGCAAGGGAATCAAGGATGGAAATAATCTTGAATTGACTCACGGCTTGAATGGAATTAGAAACACGGCAAAAAATAAAATTCAAGAAGTAGTTGGTGGACGAAAAGACTACAAAATTGACTGTTTAGCTGCTGATTTTAAGGACTGGGAGATAAGCTGGTGAACAGACGTAAGGCTTTGTTGATTTACAGTAGATGGCAATACGGTGGACCTCCTGTGCTGTCTAATTTTGTAAATAATCTGACTGGCTCATATGAATATTTTTCTGCTGATAAGCCTGAATATGAAATTGAAAATGTTTATATTGGTCCTGAACCTGGTGAAATAAGCACAACAAAAGAATTGTCAGAAATTTTACTTACAAAAGATTATGACATAGCTGTTGTAAGCGAACTTGAAGATTGTGTCATTGATATAGATGTTGCAAAAAAAATTGGAAAAAAGTTATTTCTTTTAAATTGGGATTGCAATGTGAATATTTCTTCTCATTTAGAAACAAACTTTAGACTATTTTTGAAAAAACCTATAAATATTTCTTTTTTGAGAACTAAACATTCTTTGTGGGAATTGTCGCAATATTGCAATGTGCTCAATATGGATTATGGATATGGAGAAATGTATCCAAATATTTATTGTTTTTCTACCCCGCAAGATGAAAGAATTTTCAAGAAAACTCCTGAGTCTGAAAAAGAATATGATGTTTTATTTTGCGGCTCACTTCATATGCAAGAAAGAAATTCAATATTAAGTAAACTAATAAATTCTGGAGTAAACGTAAAGATTTCTGGAGGAAGATGGCCAGCAGAAAATACGATACAGAATTTTGAAGATTATGCAAAAGAATTTGGCAAAGCTAAAATTTCTTTAAATTTTGCAGCTAGCCCTTATTGTAGATATTCACGTAAGGGAAGAGTTTTAGAGTCCCTATCTACAGGATCGTTATGTATTTCAACATATCCAGACATTTTTAAGTCAAGGCTTGGAACTTGGTTTGAGGTAGATAAACATTTTGCTGAATTCAATTTAGATAATTGTGTTGATGTTGTAAATTACTATATCAATAATCAGACAGAAAGAAGAAGAATTGCTGATTCAGGTTATGAGCATTGGAAGAAAACTTGTTCAGCTGATGTGTTTTGGCCAAAGCTTTTTGAAATTGCAGGTGTATTATGATGGAAAAAGTTCTTATAACGGGTGGTGCTGGTTACCTTGGATCTGTGTTGACTGAAGTGCTACTTTTGAAAGGCTACGCAGTAACAGTTTTAGACAGCCTGGTTTACAAACAACTATCATTAACTTCTTTTTGCTACAATAAGAATTTTAATTTAGTCGTTGGAGATGTACGAGATACAAAACTTCTTACAAGTCTGGTAGAAACTCATGACATCATCATTCCATTAGCTGCAATTGTAGGGATGCCTGCTTGTAAAAAAGATCCAGAACTTACTGTAGCTGTAAATTATCAACAAATTAAAAACATTATTGAGATAATTCAGCCAAGTCAGAAATTGTTAGTTCCTAATACAAACTCTCAATATGGAAGTTCTGAAACAATTATCACAGAAGAAAGTCCTTTTAATCCACTGTCTCTATATGCTCAAACAAAATGTGATGCAGAAAAGCGTGTTTTAGAATCTGGTAATGGTATTTCTTTAAGACTTGCTACAGTCTTCGGTGTTTCATATAGACAAAGAATGGATTTACTTGTAAATGATTTTGTTTACCGAGCATTTACAGATGAATTTTTAGTTTTATTTGAATCACATTTCTTACGAAATTATGTTCACGTAAGAGACGTTGCTAAAGCATTTGTTCATCTTATTGAGAACTACCATTCGCTAAATTTCAATGCCTATAATGTTGGTCTTACTTCAGCAAATATGTCAAAGCTTCAATTGGCTCAAAAAATCAAAGAATATGTTCCAAATTTAGTCATCATTGAAGAGCAATTCAAGGAAGATTTTGATAAGAGAAATTATGTCGTATCAAATGAAAAACTTGAAAAGACTGGATGGCATTGTGACTTCTCTTTAGATTCAGGTATTGAAGAATTACTTTCTGCTTACAAGATGATTTCTAACTACAAGAATAAGGATTTCACAAATCTTTAATGAAAGTTTTATTTGTTTACAATCCCTGGAACACACGAAGGCCTAATGAGTCATCTTATGATATGAAGCTTAAAGGGAGTTTTGAAGCAGCTTTTGGTGAGACAAACGAGCATACATATGAAGTTTTGCATTATGGTTTCGAAAATGATGTCATAAGAGATAATAAAACTCTCAATGAAGAAATATTGAAAAGAGATTTTGATGCAGTTTTTGTAAGTGAAGAGATGCAATTTCACATTACAAAAGAGACAGCAAAAAAACTTGGTAAAAAGCTTTTCAATATGCTTTGGGATACTTGGATTTCTATATCTTCTAGTCCAGAAATAAACTTACGAATTGCTCTTAAACAACCTAAAATTTGGGGAGAACATTATAACCCTTGCTCTATGAAAGAATTATCTGAATATTGCAATGTAATTGTATCTGATACTGCATATGGGAAAATAGACACTAACATTTATGCAATGTCATCCCCATATGATACTAGAATTTATTACCCAAATTTTGATGAAGAAAAAAGTATAGATATTTCTCACAATGGTAATATGTATATTCCAGAAAGAATTGAATTTGCAAAAATATTTCACAATGCTGGAGTTGATATTGACTATGGCTCTAAAGCTAAGGGATATCTAACTAACTCTGACTATGCAAAAATTCATCGTTCTGCTAAAATATCATTGTGCTATACAAATTCAATATTTGGCCCAAATCATAAACAAAGAAAAGGAAGAATTGACGAAATCGCAGCTTGTGGCGGTTTTATGTTAATGACTAATCCTGAAGTAATGAAATGGAGAAATAATTATTGGTTTAAGGATGGCGTACATTATGTTTCAATGGATCAGAGTAATTGTGTTGATAAAGTAAAATATTATCTTTCTAATGCTGATGAAAGATCAAGAATTAGTAAGAATTTTTATGATGAGTGGAATACAAAATATTCACCAAGACCATATTGGGAAAAACTTTTTTCATTTATAAAGGATTAATTTTTAATGTTTGAAGGCAAAAACGTTCTTATCACAGGTGGAGCTGGAATGATTGGAAGAGCTCTAACTGAAAAGTTGATAAATCTAAAAGCAAATATTACAATAGCTGATCTACATTTTCCACTTGATTTAGAAAATAAAGTAAATTTTGTAAATAAGGACTTGAGATACTTACATAATTGTGAAGAAATTTGTCAAGGACAAGATTTTATTTTTAACTGCATTGGCGTAAAAGGTTCTCCTCAAGTATGTGCTTCACAGCCAGCAGATTTTATGGTACCAATGCTTCAATTCAACACAAATATGATGGAAGCTGCAAGAAGAGCTAATGTTCAGTGGTATTTATATACAAGCTCAGTAGGCGTTTATTCTCCTGCTGAAATCTTTTATGAAGATGATGTATGGTCAACTTTTCCATCTCCTAATGACAGATTTGCTGGGTGGGCAAAAAGAATGGGAGAATTGCAAGCTGAAGCATATTCAATCCAATATGGTTGGAATAAAGTTTCAATTGTCAGACCTGCAAATGTCTATGGAAAATTCGATAATTTCAATCCTGTAAATTCTATGGTGATTCCTTCACTTATTAGAAAAGTTCAAGAAAATGAAACTTTAGAAGTTTGGGGTGACGGTTCTCCAATTAGAGATTTTATTTTTGCTGATGATGTTGCTGAAGGTATGATTACCTGTGTTGAAAATAAAATCACAGAACCAATTAATTTAGGTTCTGGTTCTGGTTATTCAATAAAGCAAATTGTTGACTTAGTGATAAAAGCTTCTAATAAAAACCCAAACGTAGAATGGCTTACTGACAAACCTTCTGGTGACAAAATTAGAATACTTAGTTCAACAAGAGCTAATTCACACGGTGTATTTCCAAAGACTAATTTGGAAAATGGTATCAAGATAGTTACAGATTGGTTTGTTGAAAATAAGCAAGACATAGACAAAAAATATAATGTTTTTGTGAACCATTGAGGATTTGTATGAATTACTTTGAAAATAAAAAAATAGTTGTTACTGGAGGCAGTGGTTTTCTGGGAAGCAATTATATTGAGGGTTTACTCAAAAAAGGTGCAAGCGTCAAAACAAATACGCATAAGCGTTCTTTGCAAGTAAATGCTGAAAATCTCACGGTGCTTGAAAACTGTGATTTGACCCAATTAGATCATTGTATTGAATTAGTTGATGGGGCAGATTATGTAATTCATAGCGCAGGTAACATTGCACATCCTAGTACTGTAGCAACAGACATCCAAATATCTATTCAAAACATCAATGTTCTTGGAAATGTTTTAGATGCATGTAACAAATGTTCAGTTAAAAAATTCTTAGACCTCAATAGTTCAACTGGATATCCTGATAGAAGATTACCAATTACAGAAGAAGAATTTTGGGAAGATGAGCCTTACGTTTCTTATTTTGGGTATGGATGGATGAGACGTTATAGAGAAAAGCTAATGGAGCATGTATCAAGATTCTCCAAAACCGAAATCTTAGTAACAAGAGGTACTGCGATTTTTGGCCCTTATGACAATTTTAACATTAAGACTTGCCATGTAGTACCAGCTCTGATTAATAGAGTCTTATCTGATGAAAATCCATTTATTGCTTGGGGTAGTCCAGATGTAGTAAGAGATTTTTTGTTTGTAGAGGATGTTGTAAACGCTTCTTTGCTTGTTCTTGAAAAAGGCGTACCTATGAGACCCTATAATGTTGGGGCTGGCAAAGCAATTACTATCGGAGAAATTCTGGATGTCATATTGAAAACCACCAAAAAGTCACCAGAAATTATATGGGATAATTCTAAGCCTACTACAATTCCTTTTAGAATGGTTAGCACAGAAAGAATTACAAATGAGTTGGGATTTTATCCAGAATACACATTTGAACAAGGCATTGAAAAAACTGTGGAATGGTACAAAAAAGTTTATAAATGATGAAGCAATTTTTAGTAACTGGAGTATCTGGAGGTTTGGGTAAATATTTATTTGATAATTTACCTGATTGCTCTGGGCTGCACAGAACAAATTTTGATGAAGTAAGTTCAGAATCTTACGATACTATAATTCACTGTGCCTACAATAAAGAAAATATAATTACTGATTACAAGCAGTATATTGAAGATAATATTTTTTTATTGCAAAAAGTTAAAAAAATTAAACATAAAAAATTTGTTTATATATCATCAATTGATGTTTATAATGAGCAGAAAAACAATTACTCATTATTTAAAATGTTTGCTGAATCTCTCTTAAATAGTGATGACTTAATTTTACGTCTTTCTTGTTTATTAGGTAAAACTTCAAAACCAAATCACGTTTCTAAAATAATTTCTAATGTTGAATATATAAGTCTTGAAGAAAATTCAACTTTCAATTACACACTTTATTCTGAGCTTTTAAGTTTTTTTTCTGAAAACCTACATATCAATAAAATTGGAATTTGTGATTTTGTTGCAAATGATTTTGTGTACTTAAAAGATGTCATCAGCTTTGCTAAATCTGATACCAAGACTGGGCAATATTGCTATAACTCAAAATATCAATTTGTAAATCCTATATACTTAGATCATCCAGAGTATAATAAAAGCTCTTTAGAAAAATTAAATCTCTTTATTAACAATCCTGAGTAATTACAAAAAACAATTTCCACGGTATAAATGTATTGATGGAAAAATACTTACCTGAAGACCTAATTGCATTTGAAACAGATATTGCAAATTGTTTCAATGAAGGCATTATCAAAGCACCCGTTCATTTATATGATGGCAATGAAGAACAAATCATAAAAGTTTTTCAAGATGTATCAGAAGATGATTGGGTTTTTTGCACTTGGCGTTCACATTATCAATGTTTGTTGAAAGGTGTGCCAAAAGAACAAGTGAAAACCGATATTTTAAATGGTAAATCTATAACTTTATGCTATCCTGAACACAAAGTTTATTCTTCTGCTATTGTAACAGGAAGTATTCCAATTGCTACAGGGGTAGCTTTAGATATAAAGCGTAAAAATCAAAATAACAAAGTATGGTGTTTTGTTGGAGATATGTCTTCTGAAACTGGTGTTTTTTTTGAAAACTGGAAATACGCAGTTAATCACGACTTACCAATTACTTACGTAATTGAAGACAACAATAAATCAGTTTGTTCAGAAACTCGTAAGGTGTGGAATTGTGATAAGTTATTTTTTGAAAACGAAAATAGAAAAATAATTTACTACTCATACACTTCTAAATATCCTCACGCTGGGGCTGGAAAAAGGATTCAATTTTAATGAAATACTTTGATGAACTTAAAAGATCAATGGAATGGCTTGCTGAAAAAGAAGATACTTTATTTTTAGGCCAAGCTGTTGAGTATCCAGGCACAGCACTTACAAATACTATTGCAAATGTAGACAAAAGTAAGTTGCTAGAAATGCCAGTAAACGAAGAAATGCAAATGGGTATGACTTTAGGTATGGCGTTAAATGGTAGTGTTCCTGTATCTTTTTTCCCAAGATGGAATTTTCTTATATTAGCAGCCAATCAACTAGTAAATCACATCGATAAAATAAATATAATGTCAGATGGTGGATATAAGCCAAAAATCATTATCAGAACAGCTATAGGTTCACAAAGACCATTGCATCCTCAACACCAACATATTTCCGATTTTACTGCAGGTTTTAAGGCTCTTTGTGATTATGTTGATATAATTAGACTGGAAGAACCACATCAAGTTTTTAATGCTTATAAATATGCCTATGAAAGAACAGATAATAGGCCAACATTATTGGTAGAATGGGGAGATTTTTACAGTGAAAAATAACTTATCTCATCCTCTTATGAATGACAATATTGATAGAGAAGATATTAATTCTGTAATTGATTTCTTGTCAGGTGAAAATATCCCCAAGCTTACAAATGGACCTAAAGTTGTTGAATTTGAAAACGCTTGGGGCAACTGGCTTGGAACTAAATATAATCTTTTTGTAAATTCAGGAGCTTCAGCAAATGAGTTAACTATGCTGGCAATTGCTCATATGATAGGTGAGGGAGAAATTATTGTCCCACCTCTTACTTGGATTTCTGACATTTCTTCAGTCTTATTCGCAGGGCATAAATTAGTTTTTGTGGATGTAAATTTCACAAATCTTTCTTTTGATATAGACAAGCTTAAAGCAGCAATTACACCAAACACTAAAGCAATTTTCTTAACTCATGTTCTTGGAATTAACGCTATCACAAAAGAACTCTTAGAAATTTGTGAAAAAAATAATATTCTGCTAATCGAAGATGTATGCGAATCTCACGGTACAACTTATCAAGGATGCAAAGTTGGTAATTTTGGATTCGCAAGTAATTTTAGTTTTTATTTTGCACATCATATGTCAACAATTGAAGGTGGCATGATATCCACTAACAATTTTGAATTTTATCAAGTTTGTCGTGCATTAAGATCTCATGGTATGGTTAGAGAAATGACAAGTTCAGCTATGAAAAACTCTGTCATTGAAGCTAATCCAGACTTAAATCCTGATTTTATTTTCTTGCGTCCAGCTCATAATTTTAGAAGCACTGAAATCAATGCTGTCATTGGCTTATCACAGTTACCAAAGCTTGATGATAAAAATCAAGAAAGAATAGATAATTTTGATTTATTTATATCAAATTTAAATTCTGAAAAGTATCATATCGCAATTAACACTGAAGGCAATTGTAACTATGCTTTTATAGTGATTCTGAAAGAGCCAAATTTTGATAAACGAAATGCTCTGGAAAATAAACTTGCTGAAAATGGAATTGAGTTTAGAAGAGGACTGTCTGGTGGTGGCAATCAAATGAGACAGCCTTTTTTCAAATCTATTTATCAAGACTTTTCTGATTATCCAGTTATTGAGCATGTGCATAATTTTTCTTGGTATATTGGAAACTACCCAGGTCTGGAAAAAGAAAAGATTAATTTTTTACTTGAGATTTTAAATAGTGACTAAAAATGAAAAAAAATTACAGTAATATTAAGATATTAGTCATAGGCGATTCTTGCACAGATGTTTTTGTGTATGGTAATGCCTTTAGATTAGCACCCGAAGGCCCAGTACCCGTATTCAATCCGGAATCTGAAAAACAGAATGGGGGAATGGCTTTAAATGTCAAGCATAATATCGAAGCAATTGGGGCAAATGCAACACTCTTGACTCAAAATGAAGACATATTCAAAACAAGATATGTTGACTCAAGAACAAATAGTCTTTTACTACGTGTAGATACTAATGACACAGCCACTAGAATAAGTAGAGATGTTATTCAAAGCATCACTAATAACACATATTTAGATGTTGTATATGATGCAATCATTATTAGTGATTATTGCAAAGGTTTTTTGACAGAAGAAGATATTGATGAAATTTCACTTAATAATTTTAACATTTTTTTAGATACAAAAAAAATACTAGGTGATTGGTGCAAATACGTTACTTTTATAAAAATTAACTTTTCAGAGTTTGAGCGAACCAAACATACAATTGATAAATTAGATATTTCTGAAAAACTTATAATAACTAAGTCTGACGATGGTTGTGATTATCAAGGTGAAAATTTTCCAGTAGAAAAAGTGAATATCAAAGATGTTTCCGGAGCTGGTGATACATTTATTTCTGGGCTTGTATGTGAATATGTCAATTCTTATTCTGTAAAAAATGCGATATTGTTTGCTCAAGAATGTGCCACTAAAGTTGTTCAAAAAAAGGGAGTTTGTACTATATGATTATGAAAGAATATTACGCTATGTATTTGACACTTCACCAAAATAAAGTTTGTAGAAGACTTCACGTACTTGGCCAAATCATGACTTTATTGTGGATTGCCGGATGTTTGAATTATGGCTATTTTTGGTTTTTGTTATTGACGCCATTTATTGTTTATCCTTTTGCTTGGAGCGGACACTATTTTTTTGAAAAGAATCAACCAGCAGCATTTAAAGATCCAGTCAAGGCTAAAATTAGTGATTGGATGATGCTTTTTGATATCTTAAGAGGAAAAATAGATTTTTAATGTCTAACTTAGATTCTTTGATTAGAAACAATTTAGATTTGCCAATATCTGAAGATGTCTCCATTTATAAGGATGTTGAAAACAGAAAAAAGTTCACAAACGAAATATGTAAAGTTGTAAACACAGAAATTGATAAAACTTTGCATCCCTATGATAAAGATATACTTGAAGATATCAGAACTAATGGATACGCTATAGTTGAAAATTTTATATCTCCAGACGAAATAGAAGAACTCAAGAAGTACATAAGTAATTTTAAGGGTTACCAATTTCATATTCCAAATAGATCCTTTAACAAAATACCTGAAAAATATTCATCTGATTTAAATTGGAATGTTTGCTCTTATAAAACAAATCACTTATTACATAATCCTTTTTTGCTCAAGCTAATGACAAAACCTGATATAATCTCTTTAGTTCAAGAGTATTTAGGCTGTCTTCCAATGATATCGGGCTTAAATATCTGGTGGAATAAATATACAGGACAAGAGTTTCACACTCAAAAGCTACACAGAGACTATGATGATTTCAAGTTCATAACTATGTTTATTTATCTCACTGATGTAAACACTAAGAACGGTCCTCACGTTTACTATCCGAAGACCCATAATGGCGAAGAACCATCTACAGAACCAATCGAAATTACAGCAAAAGCAGGCACAGCAATTTTTGGTGACACATATGCTTTACACTATGGAAAACCCCTAGAAGAAGGCGAAAGGCTTATGTTTTGGACAAGATTCTCTTTGCATAAAAATAATAATTTTTACAGAGATGGGTCTGAAGAATATATTCAAGAGCCAAGTGTTTTTTTTGATGTTATTGATGACAGTGATATCAATAGACATGTTTTGAGAGCATTTACTAAATAAGGAGAAAATATGGAAGAAATAGATTATCTTAAAGTTAATCCGGAATACGGAGACACAATGATGGATCTTGTTTTTGCTCAAAGAGTTAAAGAAATTATTGATGAGTATAAAATTACAACTTGGTTTGAAACTGGAGTTGATGTAGGAACAACAGCATTAACAGTTACAAAAATGGTCGAAAAGTGGATTGGTGTTGAAATTCGTGAAACTTCTTGTGAAAGAGTAGCTAAAAGATTTTCTGACAATAATGTAACTAATGTTGAAATAATTCAAGGAAACTCTCCTATCGTATTATTGAATAAAATGCATACATTAGATGTTGACCATACTATATTTTTTCTGGATGCTCATTGGGGAGCCTACTGGCCACTATTAGATGAAATTGACACAATTTCAAGGGGTAAAGGAATACTCATAATGCACGATGTGCAAGTACCAGGTCACCCAGAACTAGGCTATGACCAATATGGTGGAAAAATATTAAATTACGATTATGTCAAGGATGCTCTCGCAAGATGGAGTCCTACGCACAGAATTGAATATAATTCTGAGACTAAGTATATTCATCCCAGGGGAATAATGTACGCATTTCCAAAATAAAAAAAGAGGAGTAAAAAATACTCCTCTTTTTTTTTGTGACTAGTTTAGAATTAGCTTACGGTAATTCTTGAAACTGCATAGTCATTGATGAGCGCAAAACCGAGCTCTTCGTAAACAACCCATCCAAGTCTAAGTCTCTTTGGATCGTCTGCTGGGAGAACAGTAATGTCTTGGCGAACTGGCATTGCACCAACGAATTGGGCAGGAGCAAGAACGTAAACACTGTTCTTTGGAACCATTGTGGAGACATGGATGTCTGCGGAATAAATATGTCCGTAGAGACCAGTCATAAGGATATCTCTTTGAGTTGCCTCATCGAAGAATTCCTTACCCCAGTTTCTGATATCCTTGTATCTTTGCGGGTGAAGAACAACCTTAGCGCCGATTAACTCGTGCTCTTCGATGAGGGTCAACGCAAGGTTGACGTTCTCTGGTTGAAGAGTACCAGAAACGGAGATTGATTGGTCAGTTGGAACACCAGCATTGATGACCTTGAAGACTTCAGTATCTTCTTGTCTTTGGAGGGAGTCCTTAGCACGGACTTGAGCTCTATCGACGATGTAGAATCTTCTTTGGCGAATCTCATTGAGTCTGATCTGTGGATGAGCAGCCAACTCAATGGTTGGAACAAGAAGCTCTTCTGCTTCAACTTCTGCAGCAGGAACAGCACCACGCTTAGGAATAACGTATGACTTTACAGCCACGTCTCTCTCATAGCGAGCTAAAGCACCTTGTGGGAGCTCATCGACCATAAGAAGCTTACGGCCAATTGCTTGGTACATAAGGGAGGTCTTGATTGGCTCAACCATTGCTTGTGCAAGTGCTGTGCGTCCCTCTGGAGTCTCAAGAGCCATTGCAATAATGGACTCTCTTTGCTCATTTGTGTTTCTCTTAATCATTGACATTTGATTTTTTCTCCTTTAATTTACGCTACTGATTATCTTGCACCAAGTTGGGTGAAGTAAATAAGACCAGCGGCTGAATCGTATGAATCGACTCTACCAACGATGATTCCATCGGTTCCAACTGCACCTGGGTCTAATTGAACAAGTTTACCTGCACTACCAGAAGCTGCTGCAACGGTAAGAAGGTCACCAATAGCAGGGACCCAAGTACCACCGTCAGCGGAAACAGTTGAGGATGCAGTGCCTGACCATCTGTCAGTAACGAATTGACCGCCAGGAGTATTGAAAACTCCAACGCCTCTTCTTGGGCCTTCATATCCTGAAGAACCTGCAGTTGGGTTTGTAACACCATTGACGTTCTCAGCTAAGAAGTCGCCAATAGCTCTCTTTGATACAACATAGAAACCATTGTTGTTAGCAACAAAGTTACCTGATGTATCAGTGTAAGAAGAACCAACTGGATCTGCTAAGATCATTGTGTTACCAGTTCTTGCTGTATCATCAGCGGAAAATCCAACGAATCTACCTAATTGCTCAGCAACTGTGTCGAATGCACCTGCAGCTCTATAAGCAGCAGCAACATTACCATCAGTTCCGATCATAAGAGCATCGCCTGCAAGGAATGAAGCGCTTGATGCTGTTGGGTAGTTAGCAACAATTGCAGTATTTAATGCACGAATAGCCATTTTCTATTTCTCCTAAATTTTTAAGTGAGGAAACTAATCCTCGAGTTTTGGCATTGTCCAAGTGCCCTTGAGAGCACCTTGGATGTCAAGAGCTGCACTGTTAGAAGCAAAGCTTCCGTGGAATGCAGGGGATGTAGATACGCCTAAAGTTGAAGCAGTTTTTGTCATTTTTTCTGCAGCAGCAGCAGCGACTCTTTCAGTTGATGTTTGTGCAGACTTGAGTAAAAGTTTAGTTTGTCTAATCATTGAATCTGCTTTCAAGCCATCATTAAGCATTTGCTCTGCATATGAATCTACTTCGTCAGAAGTGATAATTCCTGCAAGTGCAAGTTTAGATGCACAACCATAAGATGTTTTGATTCTAGCTAAGTCGAGTGAACTAGCGGCTAATTCTTTTCCAACATCTTGTGTCATTTTATTGACTTCAATCGCTGTGTTTTTACCTTGTTGCATAGTCATTGATGCATCACCGATTTGTTTTGTATCAATTGTTGCAGATGCTTTTTCCATATCATGGTCTTTGCCAGATTCTTTGTTGGTTGGACAGTCGTTATTTGCACATCTGGTAGAATCTCTTTCCATTTCTTCATCAGACATAGACATTCTTGTACCGCAAGAAGTGCACTCAACTGTGTTTTTCTTGTCTTTCTCAGCAATTCTGTTGTTACCAGCATTTGCACGAGTGGTCTTGTGTGGCATATTTGGCATTTGAGTTGGAACTTCAAAAAGATTTGCATCTTCAAGTCCCTCTGATGGATTCTCGAGAGATTCCCAATTAACAACGTACTCTAATGAGCCATCGCCTGAACCTTCAAACTTCATAGGCTTTGTTACATCTGGAAATTGAAGTGAATCTGGGTTGTTTGTAGGAACTCTTTGCTCAGCCCAGCTTGGGTTTTGCTCTTTGAGTGAGTTGCCTTCGCCACCCTCAAAACTCATTGAAGGGTAATCGATTTCACCTTCCATATTAACCATATCTTCGTTGTATTTGAATGTGCTGTGCGCTGGATATGCCTCTTCTTCAGCAGCGAGCTTCATAAGAATTTCTTCTCTTTCTGCTCTTCTTAAAAGGGCTTCTCTTTGTGCCTTGCGCTCAGCTAATGCTTGTTTAGTCATATTTCTAACCTCATTGCTGTTTTTTGTAAATTTTTCAGTATTTTCATCTTCAATTTCATCTTCATCATCAGAATCCATATCTTCCATGTCATCCATGTCTTCCATTTCATCTTCTGAAGAATCTAAATCTCCGCCAAGAAGATTATCTAGCGCCTCTTGCACAGCTTTTTGTGCTTGATCAACCATATCAGCGGGAACTTCAATTTCAAAAGTTGCTACATCGTCACTTTCATCTGCTTCGTCACTGTCTTCCATGTCATCATCTGACATCTCATCATCATCTTCATCAAGTTCTTCTTCATCACTTTCAAAGTGATGAAATTCCATTTCTTCATCGTCGGATTCATCGTTTGCGAAGTCAACAGTCTCTTTGCCATCCTCTAAATCTAAACCAGCAAGCTTTATTCCGGCTTGTTTAGCAATATTAGGAAGATACTTTGCTCTGATTGCACTTGCCACAACTACAGCTTCATCATCATTCAATGATGCAGTTCTAGCCATATCATTTGTACATTGAACAAAATCTTCTTTGTCTGTTGCTTGAATTTCTGCCAATTTTAAAGCTGCAAATTTAGCATTTTCGGCATTTTTCGAATTTTTATTCATTTTATTGCTGCTTCCCTTAATAAAATCAAATCTTTTATCAAAGTGTGTTATAAAAGTATTCCTTTATAAACTGATTATTTTTTCTTGATAAATAGGTTTTACACCTTTTTTATCTATTTACGGGGAGATAAATCTCCCCATAAATCTTAGTCAATCCAAGTAATTGAGACATCCAATTTTGATGGATCTTTTTTGCTTGTTTTTACAGATGTTCTAGAATAGTTTCCACAGCTATGGCAGAAAGTATTATTCTTTACTTTATTTGCTTTTCTATTTCCACAACTTGGACAAATCATACCGACAGGAAGCATTTTAGATGCTGTTCTGTCAAAGTCAGGCATTGCAGTTTTTAAGTAAACATCTGAATCAACTGTTGCTGAAAGTCTAACCATTGTCTTGATTGAGTTTGCAACTGTTCCTAAAGCAGGAGGCGCAGGAGAAGCAGCTGGAACCTCAGTTGGAGCTGTTGCTGCACCAAGGCCCATATCAGGTCCTAAACCACCAAGGTCTTCAGACTCTGGAGATTCTTTACCCTTGTCACCCATAGATATAAGCTCAATTGATTGAAGAATCTTGTATGTTGTTCCGCAGTTTTGACAATCTGCATTTGATTCAGAAATATTTACATCATCTGATCCGCAAACTGGGCAAACACTTCCCCAAGGTTTCTTTTCACCTGGCTCTGTCATTGCATCAAGATCTGATGTTTCGTTCATTTCTGTACCAGTCATAGCAGAGATTCCTAAATCTCCGCCAATAGGAGCCATAGCGCCTAAATTAGGGTCTACAGGGCCTGCAGCAGGAGAAGCGGGAGCTGGAGCACCCATAGGAGGAGCTACTTGTGCATATTTAGATAAAACTTCATCTCTTCTATTTTTTCTAGCAATTCTTGCACCTTCAGTCATTACTACAGGTAATTCTTCAGCAATTACTTCTGCATCCGCATTTTCTTCGTCAACCTTGAAAGTTTTGGATGACATTGTTGAAACTGTTGCGGTTACATCACCATTTTCTGAAACAACTAAATCAGTAAATGAGAAAGTGTTTGGATCTACTGTAAATCCGTGACCTTGAAGAACTTCCATTGCTTTTTGTTTGAATGCTTCATCAAAGCTATCGTCTCCAGGAGACATTCCGTTCAAATCTTCAGCAACGCACATAAATCTAAGGCAATCTGATTTTGTGTGTGTAACAGTCATTCCAGCAGTTCTGTCTGCTTCTTGTTTTGCTTCAATAGCTCTTGAAACTAATTTTTCTGCCAAATCGAAATCTTGGCAAAGTCTTTTTGCTGCTAATGCAATTTTGCGAGTTGGAATATTGAAGTTTGTTGAATAATCAGCAAGCCATCCAATCAAATTATTCTCAATTTTTTCTGCACTGGCAGTCTTGACTCCCCAAAACTCTCTTCTTGCTCTAGATCTTAATCTACCTTCAGTTGCAGTGGTGGTTTTTGCTCTATCAATTGCTGCCATAAGTTGTTTTTCTGGCATTGAGTCAACGACATCAACACCTTCACCTGGTGCAGTTCTTGTTTCTTCAGAGGACATTGCCATAGCACTAATTGCAGATTTCAAATCGTCTTTAGAAATTAAGTCACCAGCTCCGTCTACAGCTGATCTAAGCGCTGATCTGAGTTCTTCATTCTTTGAAGGTTGAGTATCAACATCAAGGCCAGTTTCAGGAGCAGCAGCCCCAGCCATCAAAAGTTCTGCAATTCTAGTGACACCTTCTTTGGTGATTTCGCCTTCTTCAACAGCAACCGAAAGTGCTTGCGAAAGGTCTTGAGCAGTTACTTCTGAAGTTACAGCAGCGCCTAATTGTTTGAGGACAGCTGTGACTGGATTATCAACAGAAGATTGTCCAAAAAATTCTTCTTTCTCAGTATTTGCTGCATCCATTTCTGTACCAGCAGCAGCAGTTCCAATCATTTCTGGAAGCATTGGTTCTTCAGATAAAACTTGTGCAACTCTCAAAATTGTCTTTGGAGTTTCAAACGAAGAAACAACTGCTTTGCCTAATGCTTCAATTGTCTTGACCATGATAAGTTGTGCAGGAGCACTTCCTTCAGATCTGTGCTTAGAAAGTCTATTTTCTAAAACTTCAGTTGGAACACCCTTAGTTACTTCATCAACAAGTTCAGTCAGAGATTTTCTAACTTCATCATCCTTGACTCTTCTTCCATAAAGTCCAGCTTTACCAAGTAAAATTTCCTTGACAGCTTCGGCACCTTCGCCTGTTCTTTTAGTATCAAGTTGTTGTTCTTTGCCAACAGTAGGAGCACCAGTATTTTTAGTTTTCACACCGTCTTGTAAATTACTATATGACTCACCAGATCTTACTTCTTCTAAAAGACTTTCTCTGTCGCCATCTCTGTCCTTAACATCAAGTAAAGCTGTTCTGACAAATGATGAATAATCTTTTAACAGTTCTGCAGCAACTCTTGTGCCTTGTCCTGATTCCATCATAGAAATTTGATTTTCATTGAGGATAGGTTCCCAAGAAGTTCTTTTACCATTAGTAAATCCGGTTATCGATCCATCAGTTGAAAGAACAACTCTATTACCCGCACTGTCTTCAACCTTAAAATCGATTGTGACAGCAGCAGCTAATTTTTTTCTTTGCTCTGATGCAATCTTAGCAAAATGATCCATTTGATTTCTGCTCCCCGCCTCTATAGGCTTGTTTGTTTTTATGTTTTTATTTCTCTCATTAGCAATTCTAATGACATTTTGAATACTTTGATTGACTTGTTCTACGTTATTCAAATTATTTTTTAAACTCAGAATACTTTGTGCAAAGTTTCCAAATTTATCAACAGTTTTATGATTTGTACTTGCAAAAACTTCTCTTCTACCATCTTTAGAAGCCCAAACTAAATTATAGTTTGTAGATGCTAATGCAACTCCACTTCCAATAGGATTTGGATTACTGAAGTTAGTCATATCCATAACTTTTCCAACTGATTCAGTTGGAGAATAATTAGCTAAACCAATTTGTGGGCTTGCCATTTGTTGCGATGGATTTGGTTGTGCAGCTTGTGGCATACTTTGAGGTTGATTTATTGGCTGTGGTCTTTGACCACTACCAACGTCAACTCCATCGTCGATCATGTCTTGCATAGTAGACTGAAGTTCAGCCATTGACTTAGTGATTTTGCCTACGTGTCCTAAATCAACATTGTCTTTACGTGCAAACATATTCATTACAGCAACTTCTAAAAAGTTCAAAGAAAGATTGATAAGATCAAGAATGTTAAGGCCAGATCTTGGATCAATTCCTAAGGCTCCCAAAACTGCTGCAACTGTTGAATTTTGATTAGCTCCCTGACCAGCTAATAGTTGTCCGCCAACTAATGTGCCTGCTTGTTGTGCAAGTCTGATAGCAACATTGGTAGTTTGATTTGCTTGTCTCAAACAGCTTTCATATGCTGTTCTTTCATTAATATTTTCAGGGATTTCTTGTAAAGCTAAAACAATATTTGAATTTATTTCATTAGCTTTCTTTTCTAAATTTGTTGCTGCACTTAAAACGTCATCAACATCATAAATTTCTTGAATTTCACAAGACTCAAAAGCACCATCACCTACACAGCTTAATTCTATAAACTTAACTCCATAGTTTTTTTCATAAGCTTTCTTGCCGGTTTCAGGATAAGTCTTGCCTTTATATTTTTTCAAGTGCTCACAATAGTCTCTTTCAGTATAGGCTTTATTGTTACAAATGGAACAAACGCCCCACTCAACACTTGCACCCATACTTACATCGTGAATAACACCTGTTCTAATATTTCTTGCGATATCAGGATATGCTTCCTCATCTACAAAGAAAGTACAGTAAACACAGTTTTCTTTTTCGTCCCATTCAGCGTAAACAACCATTCCTTTAGCTTGTTCAATATCATCATTTTTATGATTTGTATATATTGGAACACCTTCGAAAGATTTATATGCTGGGATTTTTTGACCTTTTAATTCAACTTCTTTAAGTAATTCTTCTTTAGAAAACAAGTCACCGTTTGCATTAACAACGTCTGCATCAATTGCTCTGGCTCTTACCCAAAGTAATTTAGCACCTTTACGAGCTTGCATTTCTTTAACGATATCAAAATCTTTGTATTTTTCTAATACTTCTTTAGGATCAGCATAGAGTGATTGTAAACCAATTTTTGCTGCTTCCCTCATATTTGAAGAAGCAGTTTTTATTAAGTGCTCTCTTGCCGCAACTCTGTCGTTTTCATTAAGAAAACTTTGCACAGTTATAGCACCACCTTTTGCAACTCTATACATATAAAAATTCCTTTAAAATAAAGTTTCTGATACCTGTATTCTAAAAATGTACTCTTTAAACCTTTGATTACTTAAAGCTAAACCCGTCGGTTTCGACGGGTTTATTGTACAGTTTAGTTAAAATTATAAATATTTTTCACCATCTCCATTTGAACTTTGACCTGTACGTTTTTTAATTGCATTTATCAAGACGTTCAAACAATCTTGAGGATGATCTTGTAGCTCTTTATCAGTAAATCTAATTATAATCCAACCATTGACTGCTAATTCTGAATCTCTTCTCTTATCTTTAGCAATTTTATCTGGATTGTTGTGCCAAATTTCTCCATCTGCTTCAACACCAATTTTCAAGTTTGGAATTGCTCCATCCAATTGATAATCCATTGTTGGACCAGCTGAATATTGAGCATAAAGTGGGAAAGGCATATTCAATGACATCAATAATCCATATAATTTCTTTTCTAAAGACGTAAACATCTTTGGTTGATTAATGTTTTCTAATTTTTTTGCAATAACCTGTCTGATAGATTCATTTTTGTTATTTGCATAATGATGCATTTCATTCATAGCATAATTATTCAATGGGTAAGAAAGCGAACCGCCAATAAACGGTGTATCAATTACTCCAAAAAGACCATCATACTCAACTGGCAGAGGGCCTAAATTAGCTCTACCAGTAACAGGTTTCAGACTCATTAAGAAAGCTTCGTGAGCTGAAGATTTTATTTTCTTACTTGCGGTTCTAATTTTATCTGATTTATTTAAGTCGTCTAGTCTATTTTGATATATACTATTTACAATGTCTGATGCGAGCCTATAATTTTCAAGCATAGATTTTGCTGTAGGCGCTGGAGCTTCTGGCATTGGGGCCGGAGGAGCTGCTCCAGCTGGAGAAGCACCAGGAGCTCCACCAACACCAAGGTCTGGTGCAGGAGGGGCTGCGCCCATGTCTGCACCTCCAGATGCGCCAAACCCTTGACCTGTTACGCCACCACTTTGAAAACTTAATGATATATTTGGTGTTCCAAAACTTTGGTCGCTCATAAAATTAGCGCCTTGTTCATATCTAAGTCTTTCAATTTCTTGGTCAGAATCAAGACCAAATGCTTCAATCAAGGAAACATTTGAAATTACACCATTCTGATTTGCTGTTACAAGCATCTGCAATTTGCCAGTGTCGTCTCTTAACTGCAGGTCATCAAATTTAATACGTGGATAAACAATTTCTTCTTGCCCACGTTCTCCTTCAATAACAAATCCATTCCATTTTGCAACGGGCATGAAAATATTCATTTCTACCCAGTGAGCAACTTCTCTTCGGAATGTTTCTAGTCTTTGAGCCATTGCAAGAAGACCAACTTGAGCGTTTCCGTAAGTAGGTCCTTCACCATTCAACAAGGCTTTATTAAGCATGACACCATCAAGAATTTCTTGTTCGATAAGTTCAAATTCACCAGTCAAAGGGTGAATTTTTCCAGTTGCACCATACCACTCTAGATCAAAGTTATGGTGAGTAACAAGAGTTAGGTTTGGATCATTCGCAATTGACGCTAATTCATCTTGAACATTGTCGATGTCTTCTTGAGATGCTGGTCTTGTATCGCTACCAATCTTTACAACTTTGATTGGTAAAATAAGGCGTTCAGCAATCATATACTGAGCTTGTCTCAGTTTATCTTTGTATGTCAAAATTGGGAATAATGGTCTTATCATAGAGATGCCATAATCTTCCCAAGGATTTGAACCATACTTAAAGTGATGTATGGAAATCTGGTTTAATTTGATAGGATCGCCCTTGAGAATAAGTTTCTTAATTCCGTCTGGGATAGAATCATAAATATCTTTAGGATGTCTTTCGTTTACAATTCGGATTTCTTCAGCAGACGGTCTGTAAGCATAGCTACCCTGCTGGTCAATCATCCCTGGAGTCTTAATTACATTATCAGGGTTTAAAATAGAAATGGATTTCCAAGAAGCTCCATCGTGTTGACATTCTTGATTTTTATCTTCGTCCCAGTTTGAACCGTGGCAGTGAGGGCAATCAATAGATAACAGAACAAAAGCATCACCTAATAAATGATATACTTTTGAAATTTCAGGAAGCCATTTTTGAAAATTAAGTTTTTCTACTAATTTTTCAAAATAATCTTTAACGTAAGAAGATGAACATTCTAATTTCCAACCAGAGAATGGATAATTGGTATAGAAGTTAATTGCTGCAGAAACTTTTGGTTCATTGTTCTTCCACCAGTTTGCCCATAGATACACTTCACGTCGAGCATTTGGGATTTGAAATGAAGATGGAGTAAGGAATGGAGAATAGAAGTTAGGAGCAGTTGTGATAGAATTGATACTGGCAGATCTTGTAACACCAGGACCTAATCCTAAGCCAATACGACTACTTGCATATGCTTGTTTTGATTCTGAAGTGGCTGTACTAGTCGAGCCTGAAACTTGTGTTGCTGCTGTTCTAATAGCAGATGCAAGAGATGTTTTTGTTGCCATAACATATATTATACCGTTCTATTTTTTATTAGAACCAAGTTTGATTAGATGGAAGTTGTCCGAAGAGTTTTGGATCTTGTTTGCCACTTAATGCTTGTGTATAACCTTCACCATTCTTTAAGTGCAAAAATCCTTCACCTTTTTTGTAAGCATTAGAATCTGCTGGACTGACATTATTGTTTTGTTGCCTTGAGCCATCTAAAAGATTTTCAAGAGTAGTTTCTTCAGGGTTGGAGTGATGTTCAGAATGTCTTCTCGCTTCATTGGATGCTGACTGTGGACCAGTAATAAATTGACCATTATTGTCCATATTCATTCTATGAGGTCTCTTTACAAGTAACTCCCAAATTTCTGCCTGCTGCTCTTTTGTCATATGATAATAATCATCGACAGTTTTGTTCATTTTTTTAAGAATACCAGGTAGTTCATCGTAAAGACCTTGTGGCTGATTGTCAATATCTTTAACAATGTCAATTCCGGCATTTTGCTCATTAGTAGATTCATTTCTTGAAAAATCTACTCCACCGCCAAATGATACGACTTTTCTATACCACATCGTCGTATTCTTCTCTTTTAGATTGCATTACATAATCTAAGCCGAGTTCATTTGCAAAGTTTTTAAGATCGTCTTCAGAAAATTGATGACCCCAATCATCATCATCAGTATCACTCAATAGTTGTTCGATACTTTTGTCATTTTTGTTGTTTTGTCTATGGGATTCTAATTCTTCTTCTTTTGAATCTTCGCTAACTTTCTTTGATGCAGATATATTTTTATTGAGTAAATTACTTACTGACTCTTTAGGCTCAGCTTTATTTTTATTGAGTTCATTTCTATAATTCTTTGGTTCTTTGCTATCAAGCAGTTGTTCAGCGTATGATTTCTCCATTTCGCCTTTTCTTGAATAAAGACCATCTTCGAGTTGTTCTTCTCGAGTAGTCTCAGTATCAGAATCTACATCATTGAGTTTTCTTAATAAAGCCTCAAGATAGTCACTACCGCTTTGCTCTTCTCTAGGTAATTGAGAATCTATAGTTTTCATAGAATCAGATTGAGCTTGCTTTGGTCTTAGAACAGGTTTACTACCTTGCTGATGGCCATAACTTGACTCTTTTGTCTCAGAAAGTTGTTTTTCTCTAGAGTCTGATTCGTTATGTTTACCTCTAACTTTATTTGCGCCTCTATCAGAATTCTCAAATCTTGCTTCAAAACCAACTTCACCGTCAGTCAGTTTTTTAGATCTTTCACCTTCAGCAAGATTAAGTAAATTGGCTTCATTATCAGGATGCCTATGGACATCAAGTTTGCCCATAACTTGATCATGTGATTGGAAAGCTGTTTTCATCCAGTCAGCATATGCACAAGTCACAGTTCCATCTTTACCAATTCTTGAGTCAATGCAGTTTTCTCTACACTTAGAAATCTCCATTGGTACAGGGCCTTTACCTTGAAGTTTTCCTTTAGGGCATAAAAGATAAGGCTCATTGTCTTGTGTTGATAATGTAGTGTATGCAACTCTTTTCATTTCAGATGGAGTTATGCTTGAAAATGTCTGTTTTACTTTTTCGGCAACTTCTGATACGGCTTCTTTGTTGCCAGAAAGAACTAAAGTTCTTGCTTTATCTAAAAATGATTTAGAAATAACATTATCAGCAAATCTATACAAATTATCTAAAGAATTAATGGACTCAATCTGCCAATATCCAGTAGATTTGTCTTCTTTTTTGTATGCAACTCTTTCAAATTTAACAGCAGAGGATTCTTTGTTTAAAAAACTTTGAAGAGACACGTATGCATATCTTAGAAGATTTCTTTGTTGTGCTAATTTGATATTATTTAATGTTTTGTATGCGCTATGAACTTTTGATGCTGGTAAAGCAACAATAATTTCAGGTCCACCCATTGACTTAAAGCTATTTGTTATAGGATCGTCACCAAAATCATCAGCACTTAAAACATGAAAAGGAGAAGAGTGTGGAATTCTTTCTCCATCACCAACATTTGACAAAGTATCTTGGAGCATTTGCAACAATCCCATACCGCCAATCTTGGAATTCCCCAAAATTTTCTCAACTTTGTTTGGATCGTGTGTTTCATACTTAGTAGTGATTTTGTATCCGTGTTCCATAATTAATTTCCTAACCCAAGCATTGACAATTCTTCTTTATCAAATCCTCTGTCAGTTAATGCTTTTTTGATTTCTGCCAATTCTTCTTTAGCACCCTTTTTATTTGCTGGATCCTTGAAATCACCTTGAGGAGTTGACTTACTGTAATCAAGTAAATCCATCAAGAAACAAGCTCTTAAAATTAATTCTGAAGTAGATCTTTTGTGGAAATTTGGAGATTCGTCATAATTCAAAGATGCAGTTTTGACAGCTTCTTTTTTTGAATCTTCTTTTTCGTCTTTATCGTCATCTTTTTTTAGTTTCCTGTTATAATCTTTGACGATATCTACCGCACGTTCAATTGTTTCTTTATTCCAATACTTAAGCTTGGCAATATATCTTACAATATCGTTTTTCTCTACACCGTGATCTAGAAGTTTTCCAACCTTGCCCATCAAAACTCTGAATGGATTTCCACGAGTTTTTTTCTTTTTCTTTTGTGCTGCTCTTGAATTATTGTACACTTTGTCTTCCTTCTTAGATGTGATATAGAGTTCATATATTTCTCTACCAATATCTTGATAAGTAGGGTCCAATTCACCTGTAAGTGGGTCTTTAGTTCTAGTTCTTCCACTATTAGAATGCATTAATGCTTTAGATAATTTATCAAGTTTATGTTTAAGATTTTCATCAACAATTCTTACGCTTACATTTGCAACTTGATCTGCCATTACTTGAAAATCGTCTTTACATGCTAATACTTCTTGCAGTAAAGTTTGCAATTCTGATTCTGTAACGCCTTCAATTTGTTCCCCTCCAAGTGGAATATTATTGATTCCATTTGCAGGATTTGATGCTAATGCCGGTCCTTCAGAATTGTTTGGTTCCATTTTTATCTTAAGTCTAAATCAATATTGTTGTAAATGTCAGAAACAGTTTGCGCTCTATTTTTAGATTTTTCTATCATTTGATCTTGAAAATTCTTTTGTATGGAGAGTCTTTCATTTCTAACACGGTCTTGGTTAGCAATACGCATACTTTCTCTTTGGTCTAAACTTTCAGGATCAATCATTCCAAATGTTGAGTTGAATTCATTATCTGATGAAGTTCTCAAAATAGAATGAGCTCTGGAATTAACAACATTTGCTTTCTTAATTTTGTTAATGTTTTTCTCTTCCCAAGATTGATGCCTAGATGCTTTAGCTTCTCTCAATCTTTGTTGTTCTACAACTGCTTGTTCAGTTGTTGATTCTTGGGAATTCAAAAATTCTTTTGAAATTGAAATCATATCAGGATTGAAAATATTAGAAGATCCTCTGAGCATACAATCCATATATTCCTCAGATGAATATGCCTTCAAACCACTTGTTGTAGTTCTTGCACTTTCACCGTCATCATAAAAAGAACCTGATCTCTTAATAGCAGAAAAATCTTGTGCTAAAAGTCTATCTTCTACAGTTTCTTGTCTTAAGTCATTGTAAAGAGATGGGCCGGAAATTTTTTCCCATGATTTGCTGAAAGAATTAGCTTCTTTAGTAAATCCTATGTTTTGCTTAGAAATTTTCATTCTATTTTCAGCAGAATTCATTCTCAATTCAGCATATGGGTCTTCTTCAACTTCAACTTGAGCACCAACAAATTTTTTCTCTAAAAAACTTGGTATATTTTCAATTTCTGATACTTTTTTAAATCTACTCATTTTTTCATCCTTAATTTATTCAAGAATGTCCCAAGGCCTAAACCTTGGGACTTTTCTTCTTGAGGAATTAATTTTTCTTGTCGTATTTCTTGGTAAATAAGGCGTCGATCCAATCTTGGTCGCCATAGCCTAAATCATTTTTCCAATAATCAATGAGTCTTGAATAATCAGCATCAGAAAGTGTTGCTGTCTTAATCATTGATGACGCTGCAGCAATCTTAGTACTGTGATCGAGCTTTGATGCTAAAACACTTCTGATTTTTGCTGTATTGTCAACCTTTTTAGTAGCAACTTCGCCAATTCTTGCTTGGATATACTCAACTGGGAAACCCTCTGCAAGAGCCTTTTGTGCAAAAGCTGTTTTCATAGCAGGAGTCATTCCAGAATTTTGAGTCTTTCTAGATGCAGTCTTAACTGGTTGTGGTTGAACTGATTGCTCTTCAACACTTTGAACAAGTGCTTCTCTGTAAGCTCTTCTTTGTGCTAATCTAACAGACTTTTCTTTTTCAGAAGCAATTCTTGTTTCAATTTGTGAAGCAAGTCTGATTCTTCTGTCGTGTCTAGCAGCAAGAATAGCACTCTTTAAGTGCTCATCGCCAGCAGCTTCTGCAGCTTCAACTGCTTCTGCGGAAAGTTGTGAAGGATGGTTGAAGACATATGCTTTCTTAACTTTCTCATCTTTCTTAGGACCTTTTCTCTTCATCGGGCCCTTTGCATGATCTTCGTGATCTTCTTCTTCTTCGTCTTCGTGATCTTCGTCTTCGTGATCTTCAGATTTGTTTTTCTTGCCTTTCTTGTTCTCTTCAAGCCACTTAGCTAAGCCAGGATTAAGGCCTTTCTTAGCCATTTTGGTTGAATTGTGATACATAGATTCATCTTCCACATCTTCATTTGCGTAAGAAGAACCAGCTTCTTGTAACATATCAACCTTTTCTTTGCCAATAGAGTCTAAGAGTGCTTTAAGACCTTTATCTTTGTCTTCCTCACCATTTTCAGCAGCTGCTAATCTTTGGTTAAAGTTATCCCAGTCAATTCCTTGAAAAACAAGGTCAGAATCAAGAGGGTCTTCTTGATATCTGTTTGGGAAAATTCTATCTGCCATAATTTTGTTTTCTCCTCAAGAAAAAATACATTAAAAAAACTTCTTAAATTTAAAGGGTAATTCCTTTAATGCATCTATTTATTTTCTTTATCTAAAATCAGTTTGTTGCCCTTCATTATAAGCTTATCGCCTATTTTTATACCCAATTTGTCAAAAGTTCCCTTATTTGCTTCTACAACAAAAATAATCTTTGAACTTTCAGGATAAACAGATTTAGGATCATCTGCTTCCATATCTTTAATGTCTCGAATTCTGTACTTATCATCTAAAAAAGCTAATGATAATGGAAAACTAACATTTTTATTCCAAAAAGAGTAACAGTCAGGATAATCAAACTTGAAAACGACAACTTCGAAGTTTTCTAAAGGCTCCGCAAACATTAAGCCTTTTGTTCGTAATTTGTCATTATTTGCTAAAAATCTAATTTCAAATTCATCACGGAATTTGTCTTTAGTGAGTCAAGAACCAACTTTCTTAAATTTATTAGCAGAAGCCTTTACACTTCTTGCAGCTTCTAAATCAAATCTATCTTTAGTTCTTTGTTTTCTAAACTCATTGACATTTTCTGTTGAGAGAAAATGATCTCTAAGAGCTAATTTTGCCCTATCTGTCAGTTCTACAGATCTGCCATAGCCTGTTATTAATCCAGCTGTTTTCAATGCAAGCAAATCATTATCAGAAATATTGTTTGGAACACTGCAGACTTTTCCATCTTTGTTTAAGGCCAATTGAGACGCTGCAGTAACAAGTTCGTCAGTAGAAGCATCTATAGTCCTAAGCATATCAATATATCTAGTGCTCAATTTAGCTGCTTCTGCCTTTTTAGGTTGTTGGGAAACTCCTAATAGTTGAATTTGGATGTCTGATAATCCAAGTCCTTCCATTGATGGGCCGTCAAATAATTCTGCGTGTAAATCTAAACTATGTACTGGTTTAATTGGTATTGGCATAATAATCTCCTTATCTGTTTGGTAATCTATTTTTCCAAGCATTGCCTTCGTCTACATTTTTCTGATATGTTTCTTCCCAAGTAAAAGATAAAGTATCTCCCGCCATAGATGGGCTTGATGCTAAATTTCCTGGATCGATATATGCTGGACCTGGAACACTATCTGGGCCGTGCAATAAGCCTTCAATGTTTGGACCATCTTGCTCTCCACCCAAATCAAAATAATCTCTAACAAATCTATTGGGTTTTATCTTTTGTCTAAAGTAGTCATTTTCTTTATATTCATCTTCAATTTCTTCATATTCAACAAAATGAACGTGTGGCACCTTAGTTACCGACTGTTGAGGATAGTATTGAGCAAATTTGTTGAATAATTTGTCAGACTGAGCGAATTTGCCTGATGAATCTAATTTTTCACAAAGGTCCAGCAAAAGTAAAATTTGTTTATTCATTTTAAAATGTTGGTCCCATAAATCCACTTAATAATGTGTCATATTGCTCTTCGACACTTGCATCTTCAGTTGGTGTTGGTTTTACAAAATTAAAATAAGAAGAAGGCATTTTTGGTTGACGTATATTACTTTCAATAGATTGGAATGGGTCTATTTGTTTTAATTCTGCACTTTCTTCACCAGTAAACTTTCTAGGAGTTAAATTGACATTTGCATCAGGATTTGGATAAGTCAATAAGGTGTCTTTCAATTGGTATTCTTGATAACCGTCTTGATCTGGTGTATTGACATTTATCAAATCATCAAAGTATTGTTCTAAATCAGATCCGTGTTCTAACAATGGGGTTTTACCTAACGGTTCATTACTGATTTGTTCTACATCATATCTATTTCTTGGCTCAGCATATTCTTCAGTAATTCTATTTCTTCTTTTGATTTGATAGTCTTCTGCTACACGGTTTATGTCATTTTCTGAAATTGCAAAGTGAATTCTTGATGGTTTGTCTGGATCTTTGTATTCTTCTCCCATAAACTTATAATCTTTTTTGTATTTATGCCTGTCTTCTAAAGACTGTTCCATAGTCATAAGATGCTCAGGTTTAGCATTAAAATTTTGTTTTATGTACTGGGGAGAGTTTTTATGTAAATCGTTAGCTGCATTTTCTAAAGACTGTTTGTAATTATGAAGTTGAGCACGAAGTTTAGCTCTCATTCTTTCTTCAGGGGTTAAATTGTATGGAATTGATTCTTCGTAATGTTTATGTTGTGGAGTAAGACGGCTTTCGATATTTGCATCTCTGCCATCAAATTCCATATGGGTTTTACGGAGCAACTTATCAAAATTTGCGTCTTCATCGACATACAAATTTATCTCATGTCCGCCTCTATTGTTACCACCCTTACCAATAGGACTTTTTCCAGGCATGAATGGAGACACTTGTCCGCCGCCACCAACGCCTCCAAATTGTGCTATACGAATATTTTCAGACATAATGATTTTTTCTTATTTTAAAATTTATAATCCTTTATACTTTAATCATCTTCTGTTCAAATTGACCATTTTTGATTTAGGCAATCTTGCGATAATTTTAGAAGTAAGACATTCAAAAGAAACTGCGGCAACACAGTCACATATGTCGTCTTTGTAACCAGACAATGCTTCGATATAGTATCTTTTGCCTTTCCATTTTTTTTGCAAGAATAAAAACTGAGTTTTTGCTTCTTGAACTTCATTTAGTGGTTGTAGTGTATTGTGCATATCTGCGTAACTACCACCTGATAAATCATAGACATCAATCCTGTCATCTCTAATTAATTGAGCTAATTCTGTATAGATTTTTTCTTTATATTCTTTATTAAATTGTCTCTCTATAATTGGAACGCCATAACTTTGAAGCTTTATAACTGATGATTGTGAATTCCAGTGATCAATTGAAACTTGCTTAAATCTAAATCTACGATGTAAATCAATTACATAGTCTTCAACTTCTTTTTCTTTGACAGGTTGATTTCTTGTAAGAGGATTCCAAAAATGGATATGATCTATGACAACTCTCTTAAGAGGTGTATGGTCAGGCCCAATAGTCCCATACATTGTCTCTGTATGAGCAATGACAAGAGCATAATAGTCAGATGTTCTCGCAGGGTCAATATGGCAAAAATATTCGAAAAGACCGTCTGGCATTTCTTTTCTTTTAACCATATTTTGACTTTTGAACATTTTATCTATATCTTCGGACATAAACATAGGGTCTGATGATGAAGCACCAAACTCAGCTCCATATTGCATTTGAAATTCTTGTGGGTCTTTTCTCTTTTGCCCATCAAGCCATTCTTTATCAATGTTTGGATTAGTAAGCCAAGTAGGAAGTCTCATCACAAGAGTTGTTGGATCTTCCTGTCTATTTTCATGCAAGTCATATAGCAATCCAATAGGGCCTTTGGGGTTGGAAAGAAGCATCATTTTGCCATCTTTACCAAATGTAGCTAGTGATGGCTTCAAATCATCATAAAGACCGTAGTCAACGCCAGAATCTGGATTATCTCCTGCCATGGCTGCAACTTCGTCCATAATAATAGACCAACAAGTAAGACCAACAAGACCTGAAGCATTACTACTACCACATCTTAGGACTAATGATCCAGCAAAAGGATTGATTTTATCTTCTGCTCTTCTGACATTTTCTTCCCTATCGTGTTCAGTATAAAACCTCATTTCAAGTTCAGTATCTTTACCTATATATGGAGCAAAAAATGGAGAAGCCAGAACTGTCTGTTTGATTTTTGAGAAGATTGCTTTTTTAGCCTGTTCTTCATTTCTAGCAACGTTCAAGAGTACAATCTCATCAAATTCCATTAGTCCATATCTTGCTTGTGGATGACCCATAGATATTAAACGATATAATTCATAAAGAGCCATAGCAGATACAAGGAACGATTTGCCAGAACGTCTCCCCAGTACTAAGACTAATTCTTCAAACTTGTATCTTTTTGTGCATTTTTCTTGAACTTGCATCCTTAGTTTTGGATCAAATTCCTCAGAATACAATAAATCGTTTTCTGTTTGAAACCCATCTATTATTGGCCTTGATTCTAATACTTCTACCTGTCTTTCAGCATCTGGATTAGTTGCTTCTTGACGAGCATATCTATATCTTTCATCTCTTACGTTACTGTCAAGCCTAGAACACTGTAAACAAGGCGAATTTACAACGTTAAAAATAGTTTTAAATTGCTTTTCTTGTTCTCTAGCTTTAAAGAAAGCAGTTTCATTTTTATGGACATAATTCCATACGCAACCATTACATCCAGAATCTGATTTATCATCTAAAATTGTAAGACTGGTATTTCCTTCCTGACCCATATAAAAACATTTCAAAATTAATTTTTGCCAAGGATAAGGCCTTAAATTACAAAAATACGGATGCTCAATAAATGTAATAATGTCTACAATTTGGTCAGGATTGAATCTATCTTTTGCAGGTTTGGCAGGAGGTGCAACTTCTTGTCTTCTTGCTGGAACAATTTCATCAGCAAAATCATTTGCATATTCAGTATCTTTGAAAAGTTCAGTTACAGAATTGGCTTGTTGTAGAAGCTGACTTCTAAGTTCATTGGAAGACTTGACTACAGGAGTTGGTTTTCTCATTAATTGTCTTGTTGAATTTTATTTCTAAGAGCAACAATCTCTTCTCTGATGATTCTCTTATCGTTTTCATTTTCCATTCTTTCATGCAATGTGGCAAGAATTTCGAAAATATTGATGTTGTAGATTCCTTGATTATCTCTTGAATCTTTGACCATTAATATTTTGGTGATAAGTTTTTCTACCATTGATGCTCTTTTAAGTTTCATTTCTGAATTTTTTGAGCAATCAATTCCTCTTACATCATCAAGTTCTACAAGCAAAGCCGTTAGCGCTAAATGATGTTCTCTAAATATCCAAGGAGCAATAAGTTCTTCTCTTTGCTCGTAGTTTTTTAATCCTGATGTGGAAATCTTTTTTAAATCGCAGTGTTGCTCCATATGGGTATTGATCTGCATCCAGTTTAATTGGGCATCATAATACTCGGCAAAAAATCTTATAACTGCTTGGTTTTTTCTTCCAGATTCAAGATAAACGTGTTCTAATAAATCACGGAATGGAGATGTGCATAAAGCGCATCTTGGCTCGACAAATTGAGGATAAGAAATATCGCTCATACTGTCAGGAGGAAGAGGCTTGAGTGGCTTGTCTGTTTCTTTTAGATCTCTGAAATATCTAGTGGGTTTTTTTGGACCATCATCGGGAACAATCAAAGCGTCAATTGTTTCTTTATTATCTTCCATTTACTCATTATACAAAATAAACAAGCCGCATATTTGCGGCTTGTTTATTAATTTCAAGATATAACTAATCTGCTAAAGCTCTTTTAAGCCTTTGATATGGAGAAACTGAATCTGCTGCCTTGACAAGATACTCATCTGCTAGGCCGAAATCAGCGTAGTTCCCTTCGTTAAATTTATTGCTTGAAGAAGTTGCTGAAGACAAATCAACTTCAGCTGTGCCTTTTCTCATTGATACAACATACTTATTGTTTGATGCTGTTTTGATTTCTGCATCTTGTGATTGAGCAATTAAGACATTGTTCAATAAAGTTTCTTCAATGAAAGGCTTGAGGGCAACGTGTAAATTGTCCATGCCAACTCTTGTAGACTTAGCCATTTCAGCCCATCTTTGCCATTGAGATAAACCCTTTTCATCTGTCTTAACAATTGAATGTGGTCCAGTGCAAAGTTTCTTGACAAATTCTTTAGCTGACAATTTAGTAAGAGTTTTTTCAATTATAGGAGCGCAATCAGAGTACCTAGTAGGAACGACAGAAACTTCAATCGCATCTCTTTGTTTGACTTTTTCAGCAGAGTCAAATAACTTGGAAGCAACTCTATTAGCAATGTCCAAATCAAAATTGTCGGCTGCAAGTAATTCTACAACTTCGGACTTATCAAAACCTTGATTTTTATATTTTTGTGCTTGGCTATTGGCTACAACAAAAACACCATCATGATGTGAGCGTAATTCATTGCGCCAGTTGTAAATCATGTCATTTGAATTGTTTTCAGACATTATCTTTCCCCTAAGATTTTTTTTTGAATTCCACTAAAAAGGACTTAAATAAATAAAACCTCTAGACGTACTTTTAATGTCTCAGAGGTTTTTGTGGAACATATTTATATAATACGAGAATTTCAAAAATATATTCCAAAGGTTAAGATAGTAGATTTGTAAAATAAGAAATGTATGTGGTACTCAAGAATTATCGAATCTGCAACAGCGTGGGACGTTTTATCTACTAAAGAAGTAACTTGGGCTGGATCCTTCTCCAGAACATTCAAAGATTTTTCATTTTACGATGCAAATGAAATGCCAACAATGACTGCTTTGCTAAAACTCATAGGAGAAGTTGAAAAAGGCAAGGGCAATGATTCAATACTAGAAAAATATTTTGAAAAAGCAAAAGTCGATATTAATGCTTTATCAGATATTTCTATATTTTGTCATAGTATGTCAAAATTTATTGATAGTGAGATGAAAAAACAAGGAAGTTCTGCAAATACAGATATGATGAAAGTTTTAGACTTTCTTGGAAAACTTAATGAATTTATTAGGTCGCAAGGCCAAGAAGGTTTGGAATTAGGTCAAAAAATTACAGACTATAATAGTCTGAAGTATTCTGTAAATAGTACATTAGGTATGGGCTACACCACACTTAACTTACTTTTACGAAAAGGCACAAATCTAAATGAATCTTTAGCTATGTTTGTTTTACGTGGAGATGATATCACGAGATTAGGATATCCATCAAGCGAACAGAGAGATTTGCTCCTTGATCAAATTATAGAGGCTAAACCAGAATTACAATATTTTCAAGATCATACAAGTGTAATCAACTTAATCAGACGTGGTGAAGGAAATTTTTACTTACCGCAAATAGAAGAATATATTTATTCAGGAATTGATGAAAGCAAAGTTTTAGAAGTTCTTTTTAAATTATTGTTACATGGTACTCCACAAGATAAAGTTGCATCATTATTATCTTTACTTCCTAACAAATATAGACTAGCAGTTGCAATAAAAATAGATGAGTACAAAGATTTTGAAAACTTCTCTAAAATTATGGCTTCTAAACTGTATTCAAGCATATCTGAACATGATTTCAATAGTGAAACTTCTTTTCTTGCAAAATTAAAATCTTTCAAAACTTTTCTTGAACTAATTTACAGTAAAGGAGACGAATGTACTCCGCTTTTCATACAAATGGGGCTTGCAAAACCTGAAGTTATAATTAGATATTTAGAAAAAAATCCAGAAGACTTTGAAAAATTTTCTGAGGATATTTTAGATAGTCTTGGTGCTGAAGTTAAAAATAAAGTTGTTAAAAATGGTGTTCAAGCAAAAACAAGAATACAAAATGATGGTTTTGCTGCTTTAGAAAAAGCACAATCAGAAAAAGTTATTGAAGTTAAAAAAGCAACTGAAACTTCCCTTAACTGGGCATATGGTAAAAATCCAAATAAAGTGACTGCTCCTAATGGTATGTCTGAAAGTGAGCTCAGACAGAAACAAAAAACAGATGAAGTTTTCGATAAATTTATGATTTCTTACGAAGACCGTATGAAGCAAGAATCACCTTTTGCTGGTGTCAGTGAAGAAAACATTGAAAAATATTCTGATCAAATGGTCATTATAGAGTTTAGCACTTGGGCTCTCAAAGATTTTATGAGAAGGAATAATATTCCTAAGTTGAAATTAGGTCCAGTTGATTTCACCGAAGAAAAATGGGGAGGATTATTTGTACCAAGATTTCCAACAAAGGATAGAGGTCCTGTTCCTGCAATCATTATCAAAACAGATATATGGCAACAATTAGCATATCACAAAGCATTAGCAGAAAATATAGGTATGGATGCTCAGCATTATCTTGAAGCAACAAAAAGACACGAAGTTGCTCACGCCTTACAATATCTTCAGTCTGGTGATTTTTCATTGCAAGATTCTGTTGAATTAAATCCAGAATTAACTCCAGAAGAAGCATATATTGCAAACCCGTCAGAACTTTATGCAAGAGTTCACGGAGATATTCCTTATCTCTCTAAAATATTTGATGCTCATATTGGTAAATTAATGTCAGATCCAAAGATATATCAAGCAGCCAAAGAACAATGGATACTTGATATTCAAGACGAAATGGTTCACTTAATGTCTGGTGGCACTAACGCCAAAAGATTACTTGAGGATATGGAAACTGGCAGATTTGGTAGTTACACAACATCTACTGGTCAAACAATAAAATTATCAGATCCTCTTGAAGCAATTAATAAAATGTTGCAACGTCAAAGGAATAGATTAGAAATGATCTTCCATGAGACATTCCAAATTCAAGGAAGAAGAGATTATAGAAGAGGTTTAATAGGTAAAAAAAATCAACTTGCTAGACAAATTGAATCTTCTCCAATTGATAGTCCTGAAAGAACAAAATTAGAAAAAGAATTAAAAGAAGTGCAATCAAAATTAGTTGAATCTGGAAAAATGTTAATCTTTGACGTAAAGGATGTTACTGAAGGAGTGATCGAAGGATACCTAGCAGATTACTTTGGTAAAATTGCAAAGGCCGTAGCAGATGGTTTGCTCACTACTGATGTTGTAAATCCAGAAGGTGAAGACAGAGTAAAAGAAAATGCTCTCTTGCGTGAAGATGCAAAAAAACAAGAGCCTCCAACAGCTAGAGATATAAAACAGCATTCAAGATTTCAAATTGAACAATCAGAACCTATCCCTAGTGGAAGAAAACTTGATGTTATATTGCCAAGGTATAAGGGTGAAGGAATGCCACCTGGAAATTTCCCTGGTTTTGAAAACGCTGAACAAGATGACAAGCAAGTTGATATTACTATAGAAAGAGAGCAAGAAGAAACAGAAGAAAAGACTGCTAGTGTCTACAACCATAGAATATCAATCAAACAAAAAGTCTTCTCCAAGTATTAACTTCATTTCTTCAAGAGCTTTTGAAAGTCTTTTAGAAAAAGCACCTTGAGTAATCCCTAAAGTTTGTGCGCATTCTTTTTGGTCTAACCCATCAAAGAAATAGACTTGGATTACTTCTCTATTTTTTTCGCTCAATTGTTCTAAAGCTTGATGTATACAAATTGCATTGTCAATTTTATTGAAAGGATCTTGAGCTTCTTCTGGGAAGTAATCATCATTAGATAATTCTTCTTTTGGAAAATATTTATCAGTTGAGTATCTAAATAAATTGATGTCTATTCTTGTCGATAAGAAATAAGAAAAATAAGATAATTTAGGATCGTATTGTTCAATTAATTTTCTTAAAACAAAAATACAGTCACTTAATATATCTTCTCTATGTAATGAAAGGCGAGATTCTTTTTGAATTATTCTTTTTACAGATGAAATAAAAAGTGGCTTATAAAATTCATATAATTCAAAAAGCGCAGAATCATTTCCAGCTTTGTACTTATATAAAAGCTTATTTATTTCATCGTAATTATTCTCGGCCATACAAGAATTATACAGAGGCGAGTTTTGAAATTAATATTGGCACTGAATGATTGGCAGATCCACTGGTTCTTAAATCAACAATACTGTCAACAAGTAAAGTTATCATTTTTGAATACTGCTCAGAGCTATACATATTTTCTTTGCTTGATTGTATGCGAATTCTTATAGGATTTTGAACTTTTACTACAAATGTAGGTTCCTTGTATTCATCATTTAAATACTTACCTAATATGTCACGTAACTCAACAATTTCTTGAACTTCTGATAAAGGATGAAATTTTTTATTAGTTTCTGAAATAATAAGCATGAAATTCAGTTGGCTTAATAAAACAAGTAAGAATCCTTGTTCTCCCATAGAGTCAATAAGAAGATCTATTTTTGTTAAGCAATAATCTAAATTCTTATTCATCAGTTGTTCGATAAATTCGAATATGTCGCATTCTTCATTGAAAGAGGCGTTTTGTATGTCACGTAAAAAAATCTTATCTGTGTAGGAAATTATTTTTTCTAATTCCTTAAAAAGAATATCAATATCATAGCAGATAATTTCTTTCTTGCTTCCAGATTGTTTTGATTTTATGCGTAAGACAGGGCATATTTCTAAAAGGTGATTTAAAGTTTCGCCGTTTATATTTGCATTGTTTTTCAAAACATAATTATTTATATGACGTTTGAGAGCGTTAGTATCTCCCGCAAGAGGATAGCTACAATCGAAAATCAAGTTATTCTTTTTGGCTTTAGCTATAAGAGACAATCTTCCATCAAAGCTGTCGTCATCATATAAAATGACGTGTTTTATCCCTAGCTTTTCACTCTTTTCTTGAATAAGTTTTATGTCTTCATTTGTAATTTTTGTATGGACATATAAATTATCACTATCAAAAAATTTAGAATAGTTATTTATTATTTTATCTACATCATTGTCAAACAGAAGAACAAGATCAGGGAATTCTTCTCTAATCTTGTTCAGCGATATGGTAGTTGATCCGTAATAAATTCGTGGAAACATTTTAGTCCATTGGAAAAAGGATATGCTTGAAATTTTCAGCTTCAAGCATTAACAAAATAAAATCATTATGTTTAATAAAATTGAGTCTTAACTTTTTACCATCTAACAATTCTAAAACTCTGATTAGATGAGAAGACACATATGATACGGATAAAACTTCATAATTTTCAACTTCTATGGTATCAACGACAGCATTTTTTTCATTACTTGTTGCTGAAACTATAAGCTTATTGATGTCTAAGGTCAAGTTTATCATATGAGAATTGGCAATACTTGATACGAACTTGACACTCTTAACTAATGCATCTTTTTCCAAATCCAGAGATAAAAAGAAACTATCACTAAAAAACTGATTGAAATTAGAAAATATTTTTTCGTAATTATTCTTCTCAAGACTACAAGAAAGTTCTCCGCCATCCCAAGTTAAATAAAGTTTATTATTAAAGAGTGAAAAAACGACTCCTGGTATTTTGTCAATATAGTAAAGAATTACATCTGAGATAGTTTTAGAAATCAAGTAAGATGACTGCAATTCGTACTTTTTACCAAATACACTTATTCTATGTTTATCAGAAGATTGAGTGTTAATTTTACCATCTTCAAAAAACCAAAGTATAGAAGTATAAGGATGTTCATCAAAATCAGGAGCGCATGAAAAAGAAGTCATTTTAATGCTGTGAACAAAATCTTCTACTGTAATTTCCAAAGTTTCTTCATTATTTGAAAAACTAATTACAAAATTATCTACAGGAACAGTTGCTAAAGATACTCTGGTTTTCTTGTTACCAAATATAAGCAAATTGTCTTCAGGATTGTAAATAAATTGAACTTCTTCTGTTGGAAAGTTACTAAGTGCATTAAAAAATGAAGAGATGTCCAATCCAAAAGTACCATTTTCTGTAGATTGAACATTCTTAAGTAAAAATTTTGAACTGCAGAAATTATTCTCTGACTGGACATAAAGTTTTCCATCAATTGCGTGAAAAATAAGACTACTTGACGCAGCTTTATTCTCACGCATTGAAAGCTTTGATTTTTCAACTTTATTCAGTAATGCAAAACATACAAGATGCTGTGCCTTATTCAACTTAAATTTCAATGTAGTTGTCCTTGGAATTGGATAAATATACCAGGAAGTACCATACCAACTTCTTTCCAAATATTAGAAACAAATGTATCTTCATTTGCACAAGAAATCAACATATTGTTTTCGTAATAATTCCAAGCACTGTCAACTTGTCGAAGAACATCCATTTTGTTGACAACAAGCTTAGTGACACCATTCATTTGACAAGCAGTTATAACTTCTTGGATGTTTAGCCAGTCAATTTGTCTTGGTCGTCCTGTCGTGGCTCCATACTCTTGCCCAATTTCTCTGAGCTGCTCAAATCGCTCGTCATCTTTTTGGTATCCTTTAGCTCCAACATAGGTAGAATAACACTTGATAACCCCGATAACATCCCGTACTTGCTTATAATTGAAACCATTATTTAATACTGCTCCTACTCCGGTGTTTGAAGAAGTGACATAAGGATAATCACCAAAATCAATGTCAAGCCAATATCCTTGAGCACCTTCAGCTAAAAATTTTTTTGGGGAAGAATGAATTAGACTGTACATATCAACGAGATATGGTGCTAATTCTGGAACATCTTTAGCACGAAGACCTGTACGACCAACTTTGTCTTTATAACAAGGGCCATTTCCAGTTCGAGTTGTTCCAATAGTTGTATCTTTGGAATCTTCGTCAATATGTTCTTGAGTAATTATATGGGCGTTTTCTGCAATCTTCAGAAGCGTTGTGTCAAATCCAAATCCTTCAAGATACGCAAGTTCGTCAAATAATTTTTGCGTATTGATAACACAACCATTACCGATGACACTAGGAATGCCATGCAGAATACCACAAGGAACCAAATGTGTAACAATTTTCTCTCCATTGAGGTAAATTGTATGACCGGCATTTCCTCCACCGTTAAAACGGACAACGTAGTCATACTCACCTGATGCAGCCATTTGATTGGCTATTTTGCCTTTTCCTTCATCGCCATACTGCATACCGATAACTACATCAACAATTGAAGTTTCCATATGCGTATCTTACTACATTGCAAGATTAATGGCAAGAGTTACAATTCTATATCTTTTTCTTCGTCAAAAAACTCTCTATCATCCACACCATTGAATTGAACATCAACGTGGGCATCAGGGAATTTAAGTCTTATTTTGCTTATTGCTGCTTCTGTGTCGTAATCTTCTAATGGTAAATTAGTGGTGAAAACAACATCGTGAGAAATTTCTTCAGCATCTTCTTCCTCACTATACATATTCTCTAACCCAGGAATTGAAAGTTGGTCTGTTAGCAATTTGCCTTCTTTGTCAGAACCTTTTGATAGTGCTTTGAAAGATAAAGGGTCCATAAAGAAGAATTTCCAAACACCATTTTCAGGAAATAATAAAATTTGAGGATAAAGCTCAAAATGCCTTCTTGTTCCTTTGGATCTTTCAACAAGTTGTTCCATAGGATCTTTTGTTGGATCAACAGTAAACTTTTCATCACCAAGAATATCTATTGGATCTCTTCTTTCTTTTCTTGATTTAGTAAGTACAAAATCTGATAATGTTTCGGGATTTTTATATACTGTATCAAAGTCCAAATCAGATGGATCTATGGCAAGTTTAGTCAACTTATCTGCCAATTTGTGTCTTCCAATACTGTCTAAAAAAGAAGCAACTCTTAATAGTATTTGCATAATCTATTTTTTAGGTAGCTTGTGAGATACATCCTGTTTTTCGTCTTCTTTAAATTGAGTATAGACTTCAGAAGCTTTTTTTCTAATTCTTGTAAGTGCGTTGTCTACACATTTAGCTGGAACTTGTAGCGTTTGAGAAATTTCTTTGTATGATGAGTTTTGGCCATACTCAACAAAAATTTCCGCTTCTAATGATGTTAATTTATTTAAAAGCATTGTTGAATTGATTTCAAGTTCTTCTCTTACAATTATATCTTCAACTAGATTGACTTCAGGAGATTCATCGAAGGGGTTTTTCTTATCAGGTATGTAATCTCCAAGTGAATGAAAATTGCCATCATCATTTAATATAAATGGAGCATCTAAAGAAACTGAATCATTCAACGCTGAATTTTTCATTCTTTTTGCCGATGCTATGGCTGTTGCTAAATGTCTCTTGCAAACAAGATTGACACAAAAGTTTTTAAATGTAGTGTCTTTGGTGCAATCATAGGAATTTACAGCTTTAAATACACCTAATCTCAATTCTTGCATCACATCTTCTTTATCTCCGCCAACAATAAAAAAGTGAGGTGCAATTTTCTTGAGATCTGGTTCTACCATCTTGAGCAGTCTTTTAAATGCTGCTTGATTTCCCGCTTTTGCTCTATTTACTAATCTGACTATTCTAAAATCTTCGGTTGCCATCAAAACTCCCGAAGGCACTTTCTTCACTACATCTTTTTACGCATTTTCTTTTTCAGCGTATCTTTCAATTGTTTTGAGAACACCTGTTGTTGCTACAATGTCCTCAGAAACCGTTTGCCTTATGTCTTTTGTAATGTTATACAGTTGTTCTGCAATATCAATAAGCAACAAAGTATTTACAGATCTTGCTATATTTTCTATATCAACATCTCTTTCAACCTTTTTGGTCTTAATAACAACATACCTAAATGCTTCAATGAAATTTTGAGATGTTTCAAGCAGCAAATTACTTAGGCTTCTACCTTCAGAGTGAGATGCTTGGATAATACGGAAGGCATTAGCATAATTTTTTTGAATTATAGCGTAAGACAAATCAATAGAAAGTTGTTTGGGTGATCTGTCAAGTAACTCTCTAATATTATCTTCTGATATATCATTCATAGAAGCTTGTTCAAGAATAGAAAGAGCAGTTCTGGCACTTCCTTCGGCATCAGAAGCAATAAGATTCAATGCTTCATCATCATAAACAAGATTTTCTTTCTCGCAAACTTCACCTAATAATTCAACTAAATTTTGTTTATTCAATTTTTTCATCAAGAATGTTTGACAACGAGTATGAATAGCACGGAGAATTTTATGTGGGTCAGTTGTGCAAAAGAAAAACTTTACATAACTTGGCGGTTCTTCAGTAAGCTTGATAAGAGATGTTTGAGCTTGAGTGGTGAGCATCTGAGCTTCATCAAGAATAAAAATCTTATACTTACCTAAAGTTGGAGCAAGACGTGACAATTGAACAACATTTTCACGTATATGATCAACACCATTGTTTACTGCACAATTAATTTCATAAACATCTGGATGCTCATCGTTCAATACCATTTCTTTCAAATCAGCTTGTTCACTATTACAAAGAAGATGAGCTGAAGCAACACGAGCAAGAGTTGTCTTACCAGTACCAGGAGGGCCTGCAAAAATATAGGCGTGAGTAGTCCTATTATTCTTGATCTGTGTCTCAAGAATTTCTGCTGATTTGCTGCCCTTTATGTCTTTAAATGTTTTAGGGCGGTATTTATTGTAATAGCTTTGACTAATCATCATCTTCCATCGGTAAAATTAAAGGTAAAGCGTGAGAGCCTTCTAACAAAGAAGGCAATCCATCTTTCAGCATCCAATAAGGACCAATTCCAGCTCTTACAAAATATTCTGTAATAAACCCATAGTCCTGAACATCGAACGAACGAATTTTACCATCTTGTGAAGGACTGATGGAGTATAAACAACGAAAAATGATCCATTCTTTTTTAGATTGTTCTAATTCTTCCCATAGATCAGACCACACACCAAGACAATAAATTTTGCCGTTACCAAGAGATTGCAAAATTCCCCTAGCCCAAGATTGAGTTAGCCCCGACATAATATATGGCGGGGCATTCTTTCCTTTATATCCATCCATTTCTACAAAGTGAACTAAATCTAAATTTACATATCCAATGAATGGATAGTATTTAGAAACTAGTTTTTCTGCAATATCTTTGCATTCTTCGGACTCTATAAATTCTGGTTCACTCATAGCGATAACTGAGTAACTGCTACAACTTGATTGTTCTCATCACGAATTGCTGATGGTCCTGTATCAACACAGAATACATCTTCACGATCAAATGAAACAAAGTCCATTGTCACTCTATTTACAATATAGTAAACTCCATCTTCAGGATCAGGTAGATTTACAATTTTTTCAAAGTGAGTTTCAACAATAGGAATCCCAGTCAAATAAGCAACAACTCTTTGCTTTGTCTCTACGTGGCAAGGATTTTCACATCTTGGTAAAGTTGCGTGTCCTGAAATTGTAATATCATGCCCAATAAGATTTACAAACTTCTTAAATTCTGGATACATCATAAATCTAAACCTGCTATGCCTTCGTTACGTTTTGGCTGATAAACAAATGCTGATTGGTCTCCATTGGGTCTCAAATCATTAATGAGAACTCTAGAACCACCACCAATTCCCATCACCAATTGATCATAAACAATACCAGCATAAGAAAGTTGCTTGACTGTAACATCACGCAAGCTCTCTTTGCGTCCGGTAGTAAGAATGATCTTGTAGCCTTTACTATCCCATTCACGAACTTTATCTACAGATCCGTAAATAATTTTAGGTTGATATCCGGGCTTTGCAATTTCAGTTGGGTCACCTTGTTCCCAAAGTGTTCCATCTAAATCACAAAAAATAGTGTAATTCTTTGTGGCTTGATCAATATTATGTTCCATTACTTACCTGTACTACCTAATCCACCCTTACGAGATGTCTTGTCAGTTTCACCAAATTCTTCTACTTCAACCAATTCGTGAACTGCCAGTTTAGCGACAACCATTTGGGCAATTCTGTCACCATGCTTGATTGAAAATGGAATCTTATTGTGATTAATAAGAATCACCTTGAGTTCAAAATCTTCCCCATCACCACAATAGTCACTGTCAATAGTACCTGGAGTATTAAGGACAGTAACACAAAACTTAGCAGCCAAACCAGAACGAGGGCGTATTTGAATTTCATAGCCGTTAGGAATATTTACGTTCAAACCAGTTGGAACAATCAAAGTTGAATGCGGAGCAATAAGAGTTTGCTCTTCGTATGAGTCCTTAACCCAAGCGCAAAGATCGTAACCAGCAGCACTTTCTGTTGCTTTTTTTGGAATTACTGCTCCTTCACGAAAAGCCTTAATCTCAACTGTTGCTTTAGGTCCAGTTATATTGCTGGCTCCTTTTCCTGTAACTTGTCCACTAGCTGATGTAGCCATTTTAAATACCTTCCTCGTTCTTAATCATATCTGTTGTAATTTCTTCGTCAGTTGGATTGAATACAAGAGACAAAGGCGTTTCACGATTTTTCAATGCAATCGTAAAATTGATCAATTCTCTTCCTTCTAAATATCTGTCCATTTTAGAAAGTTCTTTTATATCATCTAAACTTAAAATAGCAGTATAAACTCTTTCGGACTTTAAATCTTGAAGTTGCAGCCAAATGTATTGAACAATTTTAGGATCGTCTTCAGTACCTTCGTCTTCCTTAAGCACTGCATCAAGTATTTTTACTTCTCTAACTGTAGCTTTAGCCATAAAAGGATTATATATTGTAAATAGTAAAATGTAAATAGTATGTGGTACAAATCTGCTCAAATGACCTTTATGCAATCCCCTGAAACAAATGAGGAATGGTTAAGCAGACATAAGGTTGAAAAAGATGGCGATAAATATGTTTTTTATCACGGGTCTAGAATAAAATTTACTGAATTAAGAGCAGGCTCATTACTTGCTACATCCCCTCAAGAAGCTGCAGATTTTGGCGATACAAACTTTTTCAACGATAGAAGAAAAACTTTAATCATCTACAAAGTTTTAGTTTCTCCCGATGAAATAATCCCAGGCTTTTGGGCAAAAGTTAAAAATAATCATCCTGTAGAAATTTACTATAAATTATCAAGAAAAAGTACATCATAGTTCACAATAAAGAGAAAAATAAATGTGGTATTCTAAAACAATTTTAGCAGGAATTGAAGATGCGATTGAGGCCTTAAAAACAAAAGGCGTAAATGAAGAGATAATTAATTTTGTAACCAATCTTCCTGATGATAAAAAAGGTAAAGCTATTGGTGCGTTGAATCAAAATCCTTCTATGATGATTGATGATTTGAAAAGTTTATTTCAATCCGGTTATAAGCCCTCAAGTCAAGAAAAGCAACTTGTTAAAGATTATGACCCAAGATTTCAAAGTTGGGCTTTGTATCAATATAAACTTTTGAGAGCTAATAAACTTACAGACGATCCTAATGACGACAGATGGGAATACAAGCAACCACTATCTGGCTATGCTGGAATTAAAGACGATTTAGATGAAATTCACGACTTCTTTAGAGCACACACTTTAGACAATCCTAACTATAATCTTGGAACAAAATCATTCCAAGAAGCTTATGATGACTCTGTTGAATGGCACAATGCTATGACAAAAAGAGGATCTGGAAAATTCTATTTACCATTTAAGAGAGATGAATCTGGAAATATAGTTGATGAAAAGATTGTTCATAGATACGAAGATGGGTCTATGATGGTCAGAATAGACGATCCTAATGATTTAGATGTCGAAGGCAACTTTATGCATCACTGTGTAGGTTCATATGCAGATAGTGTAAAGTATGGAGACTGTACTATTTATTCCTTGAGAAATAAATATAATCTTCCTCAAGTCACAATTGAAGTAGACAAAAGTGGTGCAGTAAAACAAATCAAGGGACCAAGTAATAAATCTGTTGAAGATGATGAACAAGTAGAAAAAATTAAAGAATTTTTCGAAGGCAATGACAGTATCAAAAAAGAATCTGGAGAAGGAATTGCCCATCAAAGAGCCAGAGATTGGTATCCTGCAGAAACTTATTGGGAAACAGGTCCAAAAGAAATTGGATATTCAATACACGAGTTTTCTTATGGTCCTTACTTAGCTGATTATGGTGATGGGTACGACAATACTCAATTTTCTCGTTTTGGTATTGGACCGACTGAATTTGACCAAGATGGATTTGGGAGAAAAAATCTTGAAAATGTTAATATGGATGAGTTAGTCAAAGAAACAACAGAAACGCTTGATAAGGGCTTAAGAGAGAAATACGAGTTAGATGATTATAACTTTGAGAGATTAGCAGATATTATAGCAGAAGTTGGATATAATAAACTTGATTTAATGATTGATGATGTCTATGAATCAGAAGAAGATTTTTACAAGCAACATTCATATTATGTCCATAGATACGAAAATTACGAAGACTATAAAAAACAAAAAGCCCAACAAATACTAAGAAATAATCCATTGTTAGACTTAGTGTTTAATTTTGCAGAATCATTCAATCAGTTTTCAGAAAGTGTTAGAAATCCATATGACGATAAATATGAGCGTTTTGAAGATGAGAATGAATATGCAAAAAAAGCATTTGCGAAAATGCAAGATTCTGAATTTAGATTAAAAACAGAAATTGCTAAACAAGTTTATAATAACTATAGAGACAATCCAATAGTACAAAAATTTCAAAATAAATTTGGAATGATATTTACTTTACCGGATACTACAGACATTCCTGAGACATACAAAGCACCAATGTCACTATTGACTAATACATACGAAGCACCAACTCAACTAAGATTCCAAGATCTTCCAGAAGGTGGATCATTCAATTTAGCAAAGCATAGAAAAAATCAACAACAGAATCTTGAAGATGATAATTTAAAAATTCCTTTTGAAGATGATTTTGAATAAATAAAATTAAGTCTTTTTTCTTATCATATAGGTTAGTTTATCTGCTAACCTATATTCTTTTTTAAAATCTAGTTTTTGAGCAATTTTTAGCATAGATTTAACAGAAGCTAATACATCTTCATCATCTTCATCATCTTCATCATCATATTCATCTTCATCTTCTTCATCATCTTCATCATCTTCATCATCTTCATCATCTTCAATGAGGTTTTGTTGATTTTGTGCTTGTGGTTGATATGGCCTGTTATATTGTTCTTGTCTATCTAATTGAAATTGTCTATATTCTTCCAATTTTTCTCTTGAAATATTTTGGAATAATTCTGGGTTTTGTTGTTTAAATTGAGGTGTAGTATTCATCAAAGGAATATATTCTTTGAATAAATGTGGTTTTTGATTTGCAAAAATAGAAATCATACCAGGAGACAAATACTGTCGTGATGATTGTAAGATTTTGATAAAAGTTTGGTCCGAAAGTTTATTCAAAACCTCTGGATACCAAGAGATTAATGTTTCAAATTTACTCAAATCCCAAAAACTACTACTTAATTTTTCCAAAAGCTCAAATAATAAATTTTCATCATTGTTATTACTAATTAAATTAACAATAAAAGTATTTGGCTTAAGAATTACAATACTTCTCCAAGCTTGACCAGAGTCTAAATATTCTCTTATATTCTTAAAATATTTTTCATATTCATTAACATTTGTACGATCTAGCACAAAAGTCATCACGTCTTTACGTGCGTGTGACTTTACAATATTTACAAATTCATCAGAAGAAGATACTTCTTTTGGAAGATAATCAAAAAACATTGATAATCGTTGATATTGTTTGTCAGAATCTTCATCAACTTCATCTTCATCGTAGTTATCATCATCTTCGTCACCTATAGGATGTAAAAGATGAATTTTTTTGAAAACACTACCAACTAATTTATCAAAATATTCGATTGATGTTTTCCAGAATTCAATATTATTCTTATCATTAGCATTGACATCTGCATAATCATCCATCAAATAAATAATTCTTGTCAAATTATCCAAAATATTTCCAGGTTGAGATGGTGGAAGATTTTGATAATCTTTATAATCAAGATAATTTGCTTTATCTACTGCTTTGTAAACTATAAATTCAGGATCGTCCTTAAATTTATCAGGAACAATTTTCCATAAATCCGACCATTTAGAAAGCTCATTAACATTAAAGAGCATGTCTATATTATATTTTTCATTTCTTGCTCTTTCTAATAATGGTGCTATTGCTTCTGGAATTTGCAATAACAATCTTGTATTTTCTAAAGTTGGGTATTTTTTGTATACGCTTTCTATTCCTTTGATAATAGCTAACTTGTTTACAAATTCATCATTGAAATCTATTTCGGCATTATTATCAGTGTTTTTGAGTCCAATTTGAGGGAGAGCTATAGACCAGTTTTGAGGAAAATTTCTGAATTGCCCCCCTTTTGAAGATCTATCTAAAATCTTTTGCTTTACTTCTTCATTATTAGTGTCAATATATTCGAGGAATGCAAAATTAGTATTTGCACCTTGTTCAACACCAGCAAGTTGTTGTTTTAAATAAGAATTTAGCAATTGTCTGTTTTTGCTAATTCTATCAGTTTGATTTTTTGGAAGAGTCAAACCAGTATTTACATATTGAACAAGAATATTGTTTCCACCAGGAGTATCGAAAAGATAATTGAAAATTCTGTCAGGCAAAATCCAACCTGTTCCAATAAATTTAGACAAATATGTTTTTGCATCATCTGTCTCAACTATAATTTTTGAATACACTTCCTTAGAAGGATCATTGCCAAAAGGAATTTTAGAGACTATACGTTCTTCAGGTAAAATTAATGGATGATAACCACGGACTTCATTTACAAAAGGAATAAATTTTCCTCTTTCTTGTAAAAAATATGCGTTATTTTCTTCAGGTGAAAATTTAATTTCAAATTTTCCCTTATCCCACATTCTCAAATCTTCTTCAGTAAAGGGACTTTCACGTTTACCGTAAGCATAAGATTTTACATAATGAGATAATTCAGATATCAATCGCTCCTCTGGAGATATGGGTTTGTTTTTTAAGATCTTTTCTTCTTTGCCAGTTTCAGGATTAATTGTTCGAGCGTCAATATTTACGCCTTTGCTCTTCAAATATTTAAGATATGTTGGAATGTCTCTTCCGGTAATTGTTCGACCTTTGTACTCAAAAGAAATATCTTCAGTTAATTGTGGACCTGTTCTGTTAACTGTATCAGTGATTTTAATATCTTTTGAATTATATTGCAATGCTACTTTTCTTACGTTAGATGTAGGAGGATTTTCATCCCAAACAATAAAAAATGTAGCAGCTTGATTACTTCTATAACTTTGCCACATATTATTGGGGCCTTTGTAAGCTATACACCAAGAAGTATCAGCAGCTAAATCTTTGCTGTCCTGTGCTTTTTCTACCTTAAATATTTGTATACCATCACCAGTCAAGACAGGAGTATGTTCCGAAATATCTGCTTCAGGTTGTACTTCTTGCTTTTTGACTATTGGGAATTTGCCGTGAACAAAATCTATTAGCTCTTCTAAATCATTTAATTGATTATCATTTATAACAACAAAACTTTTAGATACTTTGATATTGGCTGGATTTAATTTTTTAATATTAATATATTCAGTAAGATGGCTAACAATATCATTAATAGCAAATTCATCAGAATCTCTTGCTAACATCCAAGCAGCAATAGGTTTAAAGACAGAACTATAATTATTTACAATTTCTTTATAGCTGTTATAATCTTTTCCAACAGACTTGAAAATTGAAATAAATAATTCTTTATTTGCTATTACTATACGATTATTAAACATTGTATTTTCTCAATATATTTGTAAACTTATCTGCTAACTTGTATTGATAATTAAAATCTAATTTCTGTGCTATTTTCACCATTGATTTTACAAAGGCAGTAATAGGTTCTTCTTCTTCATCTTCTTCAGTTTCTTCTGACGCAAATGGATCAGGTAATTCTTCTTGTGTCCCAGGCGGTGTAGGTCTTTTGCCTTTCATCACTTTGCCAGTTTCTTCATCAAAATATCCAGTGCCATATTTTGATTTTCTTTCATATGCAAGAATTCTTGGAGCAAGGTTAGGATACATATGAACTAAAGCTGCCCTTATTTCTGGCAATATATCCACATAAACATCTCTCTCTAAAATTCTCGTTTCAAAATATTTAGGATAATTTCTTAATAAATGCAATTGATGATTTAAATTTGGACGATTTCTAAAATAACTAAATATTCCTAAATTATAAAAATTTGGATCTTCTTTTACTTCTGGATAATGATGTGTATATATATCCAAAAATTCTAACATAATATCTGGTGTAAAGTTGTTAAATGAATCAATTTCTTCATCACTAAATTTTCTTTTTTCAAGTATTTTTGAGAGGAATTCAAATGCATAACTTCTACCACGATATAATACTCTGTAAAATTCAGATCTTACATTTCTTTCACCATCTAGAAATTGATTTATGTAGTCTTCATATAGCCAAGGTGTTTTTTCAATGTCTATATTAGACATAAAATTCTTAGCAGAAATGCTGTTCATTCTTCTCTGCAAAAATTCTTTAATTTCAGGATCTTCTAAAAATTCTTGTGGAATAAACTTTAAAATGTTTGCAAAATCATTTTCACCAAAATTAAGTTCACTACCTATCCAATCAGCAAAATGATCTATATTCTTAAAGAAATTTTTCCAAAAATTTATATCTTGTATTGCATTTTGAAATTCTTGGATTGCATCTCTGAAATTTTCTTTTGCTTCATCACTCATCTCTAATTCTTCAAACTTCTTAAATAATTTGCCATCATTATAAATAGCCCATAATAAAGTTTGATTTGCATTATTAGGAACAATTTCTTCTGGTCTATCTTTGTATGCGTAGTGTGCGTCTTTTAAGATTGTTTGTTCGTGTTCTTTAAGATCAAATGCAAAATTTATGGTTGGATTATCACTCCAATCAGAATGGTAACTTTCAGTAAATTCGTCATAATTATTAAAAGAAAATTCACGCAAAACATCTACATTTTTAATTTGAGAAATTAACGAAAGATCAAATGGATCGTTAGAATTGTAATATTTAACAATTTTTTCGGAAGGTTTTGGACATAATATTGAATACTTTACTTCTTCCAATACCCCAAGTTCTTTTGCTTTTTCAAAATCTTCTGCATTGAAACCAGTTGCCATTGCCACTTCTTTGATAAGTGATTTATCCCCTGATTGCAATACGACATTTTTCAAATCTTGTTTTGGAAAAGCCGAAGTAAAATCTACTAAATCTTTATCTGTCAATCTATTTTTTGCATATAATAAATATAATTCAGGAAATTTAGGATCTTCGAAAATAAAATTTCGTATACCATTTGGAACAAAAGTTTTTACAGTGCTAATATATTTTATCAACAAATCTCTGTCGTTTAAATCCAACAATAAATCGGCATCAGCAGTTTCGGCGTATGTTGAACCTGATTGCAAATAGTCTTTTTCAATCAAAGTTTCAAGATAAATTCTCAATAAATCTGGTTTTTTTCTTAAGTCTTGTCTAGCAACTTCATTTATACCGCCCTGTTTTTCAATTAATTGTTTAAATAAATCTTTTCTATTTAAGTTTATTAAATCAATTTGCATAAGAGGGCTAAATCTTCTACCAGCTATAATTTGACTTCTTAAGTATGAAGTAAGTAAATTTTTGTTATTTCTAAAAAATTGATATTGCGTTTCAGAAAGTTGCAAACCAGTGTTGACATATTTCATCAACAAATCTTCACCACCAACACTTCTAGATAAATATTCTAAAACTTCATCTTTTACACGTTTGCCTAAACCCATCCATCTCGAAGTATAGAATTTAGCATCAGGGTTATTAAGGATGTACGCAATACCAGATCTATCTGAAATCTCTTCTATAATATCTAAACTATTTTTATCTATTCTTTTTATGTCACTATCTTCGCCATTGACTTTAGATTTTCCAGATTGCCATAAAAGAATATCTTCCACACCCAAAGCAGCTATATAATTGAATGTGCCATTTTGTAATCTTTCTTCTGTAGTTTTGGGTTTGTTCTTGAGAATTAATTCTTCTTGACCAGTTTCGGGATTTTGTCTTGTTGCCTGTAAATTAATTCCCTTACCAGTCAAGTATTCAGAATATTTATCCCAATCCCATCCATTTGAAAGTTGATGTCCTGTCATATTTGGAATGTCTGTTAATAAAACATTACCTGAAGCAAAATCAAGAGCAACTTTTCGTTGATTTTCTGTAGGAGGATTATTATCAAAAACTACAAAAAAAGAAGCATCGTGCGAATCTCTATAAGATTGCCACATATTATTTGGGCCTTTATAGCCGATACACCATCTTGTATCATCACCAACTAATCTTCTACCATCGTTGGCATCATTTATCTCAAATATCTTAATGGAATTATCTTTATTTGCTACAACAGGAACATCTTCAATTTCAGTATTTTCAGCCTGTTTTTCAGCTTGCAAAATAGGAAATTGAGCGTGGATATATTCTGTTAGTTTAATTGCATCATCAAAAACTTTATCGTTTATTTTGACAGCTTTTGCGCCAACTGAATATTTAGTAATTCTTCTTGAGTCAATATATTTTTGTATAGCTTCAATATATTCATTTGGTTCAATATTACGGGCCAATAACCAAGCAGCAAATACTTGATACTTTTGATCATATTGCTTTACTGTTTCTCTTAAGTCTTGATAATATTCTGCATCTTTGCCCAAATGATTACAAATACCTTGAATATCTTCTTTTATGCCAGCTGTAACAATCCTGAGACTATACCTTTTCATAACATTTTTATTCCATTATTTAGTATACAGTTTCCTATTTTTAGCTTATCAGAAGGAACAAATAATTCTTGAATCAAATGAATTAGTATGTGGTACAGAACAGCGCAATCAACTTACGAAATTCATCCAAAGGAAGATCAAGCCAGAAAATACTATGGTATTACTACAAATGCATACAAAGCTGGCTATATATTAAGAGATGGAAAATTTCTTGATTATTCTGAAGGGCAACCTGAAAGAACTTTAGACCATAGAGATATACAAAATATTATGGATGATCCTGAAGAATCTAAAGGTGATAGATATTCTGATTATGTTGAACCATTTCTCAATCTAACAGGTGCAATTAGAGCTTCTTATCAAAATGGTGAATGGAGTGTTGACTTTAATACAATTCCCACAAGCAATCAAATCAGTGAAATACTAAAATGGGTCATTCCAGGCAAATATTTCCATTATGATATAGAACCGCTTGGAATTAAAAGTTCTATAGAAAATGCTAATAAAAGAAAAGTTGAGAATAAGCTTGAGGAAATAAGAAATCTTTTATCAGGTGTAATGTAATTTCTTAAGTATACAATAAAAAAAAGAGGGGATTTCTCCCCTCTTTTTTTATGCTCCGCAGCTTTCGCAGTCTGGGTTATCTAGAGAACATACCTTTGCAGTAAAATCGGTAGAATCAAAATCCTTCATTTGTTCTACTTCTTTGGGTTTTTCTACTTCTTGGATTGATGCACTTGAAAGATCAATTCCAAGCCCCTTTAATGCTTGGGCTTTAGGCTTGACACGGAGATAATACATTCCAGTCTTCAATCCTAATTTCCAACCAAACATATGAGCAGAAGAAAGCTTGGATGCAGTAGGTTCAGCCATAAACATATTCAATGATTGTGACTGATCGATAAAGAATGAACGATCACGAGCCATTTCAAGAATAGACTTTCCCTTCATCTCCCAGACTGTCTTGTAAACTTCTTTAATATCAGTTGGAATTTCAGGAATGTTTTGTACTGAACCATTCTCATTGAATAACTTTAATCTAACATTGTCACTCCAGATACCAAGGTTGACAAGATCTTCTACAAGATGCTTGTTGATTACAGCGTATTCACCACTCAAAGTATTACGCTTGTAGAGATTGGTAGTGAAAGGCTCAAAACACTCGTTATTTCCAAGAATTTGAGCTGTTGAAGCTGTAGGCATTGGGGCAACTAACAAAGAGTTTCTCAAGCCAAATTGCTTGATTTCTTCTTTGAGCGCTGAAAAATCCCACATACCGGAGAGATCATTTTCAGTAAGTCCCCAGAGGTCATATTGTAATAAGCCTTGAGATGCTGGAGATCCTTCAAAAGACGAATAAGAGCCATACTTCTTTGCTAAATCCTTAGATGCAGTAAGAGCAGCAAAATAAATTGTTTCAAAAATATCTTTGTTCAATTTCTTTGCTTCATCTGATTCAAACGGCAAGCCCATCATAACAAAGGTGTCAGCTAATCCCTGGACACCTAAGCCAATAGGACGATGCTTGTTATTTGAATTCTTTGTTTCAGGTGTAGGGTAGAAATTTACATCAATAACTTGATTCAAATTGACTGTTGCTTGGTAAACAACTTCGTATAAGAATTTGAAATCATATCTGCGTAATTTTTTATCCTTCTCACGAACTTTGCCAGATGGAATGACAACATACTTAGGAAGAGCAACAGAAGCAAGATTACATACAGCAATTTCACTCTTGTCCGTATATTCTAGGATTTCTGTGCACAAATTTGAAGATTTGATTGTTCCAAGATTCTTCTGATTGCTCTTGTAATTACATGCATCCTTGTAAAGCATATAAGGAGTGCCAGTTTCAACTTGTGAATCTAAAATCTTTTCCCACAATTCACGAGCCTTGATAGTCTTAAGCGCTTTACCTTCAGCTTCATACTTCTCAAAAAGCTCAGTAAAAGATTTCTTGTCTGGAGAATCGTATGCATCAATTAAACCTGGAACTTGATCAGGAGAGAATAATGACCAATTACCATCAGCTTCTACTCGCTTCATAAATAAGTCAGGAATCCACATAGCTAAGAATAAATCCCTTGCACGTAATTCTTCTTTACCTTGGTTCTTACGAAGTTCAAGAAAATCAAAGATATCTCCGTGCCAAGGCTCAAGATAGACAGCAATTGAACCCTTACGCTTACCACCACCTTGATCAACGTAACGAGCAGTTTCATTGAATACCTTGAGCATTGGGATAATGCCATTAGAATATCCATTAGTACCCTTGATGTAACTACCCTTTGCACGAATCTTGTGGATGTTAATACCAATTCCGCCAGCAGACTGAGAAATTAATGCACAATCTGAAAGTGTCTTGTAAATGCCTGGAATACTGTCATCGTCAATATCGAGCAAGAAGCAAGATGAAAGTTGAGGACGATTCGTTGAAGCATTGAAAAGAGTTGGTGTAGCGTGTGTGAAAAGGCCTTGTGAAAGCATATCGTATGTCTTTTGAACCATTTCCAAATTGTCACGCCAGATACCAACAGCAACTCTCATATAGAGATGTTGTGGAGTTTCTGCTGAGACATTGTCGATTTTAAGTAAGTAAGATTTGCGTAAAGTCATAAATCCAAAATAATCAAAATTAAAATCTCTATCATGAACAATCATTGCATCAAGTTCTTGAGAGTATTTCTGGATGACAGCATAAACTTCATCAGAAATCATTCCAGCACTATCACCAGTCTTTGGATTGATGTACTCGTAGAGCTTCTTAGCAATTACAGAGAAATCTTTTTCGACATCTTTGTAAAGTGCCGTAATAGCAATACGAGCAGCAAGTTTGCCAAAGTCAGGGTGTACAGTAACCATAGAAGCTGCTGTCTCTGCACTAAGCTGGTCAAGCTCAGTGCTAGAAACGCCATCATAAAGCCCAGAAACAACTTTGGTGCTTACAATATCGGGATCTACACGCTCATTCAAGCCATATGTCAGCTTCTTGATACGTGAGGAAATCTTTTCTAATTTTACTGGCTCTTTAGAACCATTACGCTTAAGGATATCCATAACTAAAAGTCCTCATCAAATGAAATCTGTTCTTGAGCTTCGCCAACACCACTCTTTACATAGTCAGCAACACGTTTCTCAAAGAAGTTAGTTTTATTCTGCAGTGCAATGTTAGCCATAAAGTCAAAAGGATTCTCAGTATTATAGACCTTTCCTACACCTAAGTCCATAAGGAGGCGATCAGAAACATATTCTAGATACTGCTTCATCAATTCAGAATTCATACCAATCAAAGAAACAGGCAGTGCTTCAGTGATAAATTCTTTCTCAATTGTAAGAGCCGAATCAATAATTTCAAGAATACGCTCACGAGAAAGCTTGTTCTCAATATGATGCTTGTAAAGATGAACTGCGAAGTCTGTATGCAATCCTTCATCACGAGAGATTAATTCGTTTGAGAAAGAAAGACCAGGCATCAAACCACGCTTCTTCAACCAGAAAATAGAGCAGAAGGAACCGGAAAAGAAAATTCCCTCAACAGCAGCAAAAGCGATAAGACGCTCTACAAAAGACTCTGAACCAATCCATTTGAGAGCCCATTCTGCTTTCTTTTGAACAGCAGGAACAGTATCAATTGCGTTAAAAAGATGGTTTTGCTCTTCTTTGTCTTTGATATATGTGTCAATAAGAAGGGAGTATGTCTCGGAGTGGATATTCTCCATCATAATTTGGAAGCCGTAGAAAAATTTAGCTTCTGTGTACTGTACTTCGGCAACAAAATTTTCTGCTAAGTTTTCATTGACAATTCCATCAGATGCAGCAAAGAATGCCAGAACGTGCTTAACAAAATGTTGCTCTCCTTCATTTAGCTTTTCCCAATCAGTTAGATCTTGAGCTAGATCAATTTCTTCAGCAGTCCAAAAAACCTGCTGAGCCTTTTTGTAATAATCCCAAATGTCGTGATGTTCGATTGGGAATAAAACGAACCGATTCTTGTTCTCTTGTAATATCTTTTCCATAATGTTTCGACAATAAAAAATATCTGAAAGTAAACTATCAGATATTTTTTATCCCTTCCTTTTATTAGTATGAGGCTTTAAGTAAAATTTTGCAACTCTTCTGAGTCTATATTTTTGAGTTTTTGTATTATTACATCTAAATTCTTTTTATATAATCTATTTGCAATCATATAGTCTAAGAGAGTCTCTCTAATAATTTCAACATCTTCTTCCATACTACCGTCATAAATTTCACTGACTTTTTTATTAAAAGCAGTGTCTATCAAATGTTGAGCGTCTAGATTATCTGTCTTAAATCCACTTGGGTTCACATCTAATGAGGACAGCACAAAGAAACAATGAATTCCTTTAGCTTGTTCAATCAGAGTTTGCCAAGACTGGTTAACTGCACTATTTATATTCTGTTTTTTAGAAGAATTTTCCTGAAGATCAACCTTAATATTTCCGTCATTTCTTTTAGAAAAATAATCGGATAAGAATTGTTTTTTCTGCTGAAGCCAAGTATATTTGTTCATATCTATAGGGCAAATTTTATATCAATTGCAAAGATTCTTGTAGATATTCCCTTAGTTTTTTTTCCAGCAACTTCTGCATGATATTCTGACTGTCTGCACACTAATACAGATCCATTTGTAAGGCTTTCAACTTCTCTACTTGCAAGCCTAAAAGCAGACATTACAGAATTGAGAGCAGTAGGACCAACACTTAAAATTCTGACATATTCATGATCTTTCAAAACGTGCAAAATGCTTCTACTTAAACCTACAGGATCGGTTGGCCTTCTACTAGGGTCTTCACTGTTAGGATCTCCTCCTCGGGCCTTTAAGATTCTAGGGTCGTTAATTTTATTCTTTGATTTATCATTTGTTGCAATAGTGCTAACAGGATCTTCTAACTTTTCCATTTTTAATTTTCCTCTAAGCCAATAATTGATAATTTTGACTTAATATTTTCTACAGCGTTATTGAACTCTATAGCAGTGCAATTGTATAATTTTGAATCAAACTTCAATTTAGACGAACCGTTCAAAATATTGTTAATAATTTTTGTTTCGACATCAGACATTGTCAAGTTTAATAAATCATTTACTTTATTTGAATCTTTGATATTGTCGTAATAACAAACATCTTCATTTTCATCTTCCTCGGACATATAAACACTTAAAGCCCTTGGAGAAACTGTCTGATGGTTAGGATGCAACTCATTGAACTTTTGAAATAACATACTCGAGTGCTTTGAAAGAATATGTTTTTTAATTACGGCAGTTCTTTTTTCAATCATACATTTTTCACAAGCGCCATCAACTTTATCTTTACAATCATCTGAACAATCATATGATCTTGGCATTTTGTGATTTTTACAAAAAGGACATCTTTCTAAATCTTCTAAAATAATCCCTGTGTTCTTTAAGTGATCCCAAAGAATATGATGATGATGATTGAGGATATGAGTGGAAAGTGGATTTACCCATTTTTCACAAATTGGGCATTTTTGAGTTGGATTTCTTTTACCAGCATTGTCAGCTTTTACTAAGTTGATATAGTTATGCTGAAGCGCTCCAATAAAATAATTTTTGAATTCACCACTACCGCCATATCTAGAAATTTTTCTAGTATTGCGTGGTTTCCAATTTGATAAAACATTGCAGAATATTTTAATATAATCTGAGGCAAAATCTTCTTGAGAGTCGTACAAATAATGATACTGACTCCACCACTCTTGCATGTGTAAATAAGGAGGATAGAGCTTACAAACTTCTTTGTATCCTCTATCTATCTTCCATTTATTTCCGGTTAATAAAGAATCTTGATAACGAAGTATTGCCTTTTCTAAGTTTTCTTGATTTTTCAACTTAATTTGTTTTGTAATATCCTGTTCCACAGTAGAACTCCTGAATATTACAATTATACTTTAATAACTTTAAAAGTAAACTTATGCTGATTTTATATCTTCTATTATCATCACCAGATTATTATTACCAGACCAGTTATCAAGTTCAAGGGTGTAAACTACGTCAACTTTATCGCCTGGTTTGAATTCGTTACAAATATATCCACGTCTCCAAGCATTAGCAGAAACCCAAGTCTTTTCACCATTTGACAACTTAAGCTTAGCGTGTTTGCCTTGTGTAAGAGATTTAGCTTCAACAAGAGTCATATTCTTAGTGATGAATATTGGATTATGGTTTCCACTTCCAAAAGGAGATATTTTCGATAGATGAACATATGTTTTTATATTCAAATCACTAAAAGGCATACGAGCATCAATATCAATAATTTTCTCACTACTTGGTTCACCTAATTTATCTTGAGCATAATTATTTAATGCTTTTCTCATTGCTGGAATATTGTCTATCGGAAGTTCAAAACCAGCAGCAAAAGCATGACCTCCACAAACAGTACTACCATCTGCTCTTTTCTTAAATAATTTCCAAGCTTCTTCTGACTTAAGAGCATCCAAGATATTAAAATCTCGAGTAGAACGACAAGAGCCTTTAGCATATCCATCTTTTTTAAATGAACAAACCAGAGTAGGCTTATTGTACATTTCTGCAATTTTGCCAGCAATAAGACCAATCAATCCTGGGTGCCAATCTTCTTCACCCAAAATCAATATATGCTCTTTCTCTAAATCAAAATTTCTCTCAACAAAATCAATTGCCTGTTGAGTAGCTTTTTCTTGCTGTTCTTGGCGGCGAGTGTTAGCGTTGTTCATCTGCTTGGCTAGATTAGCTGCTGTAATGTCATCTTTTGAAAGCATCAAGCTCAAAGCAGTGCCAGCATCAGCAAGTCTACCTATGGCATTGATTCTTGGGCCAATTTGAAAGCCAATAGTCGTGGGAGTAACATCTTTTACTCCAGCTATACGAAGAAGTTCTTTGATTCCAGGTTTGTTACTGTTTGAAAGAATTGAACAGCCATAATTTACAATAACTCTGTTCTCATCAATCATTGGGGCAACGTCAGCAACAGTGCCTAATGCTGCAAATTCAATAAGTTCATCAACAAATTCATAAACATTAAGTTTACGATAACGGGCTAATCCGAGCATCAATTTAAAAGCAATTCCACAACCAGCCAAATAATCAAATGGATAGCGCTCAAAACTATCTTTCTTATGTGACTTAAAATGCTCTCCTGGATAGAAAGGATCGTCTCTGTTAGGATTGACTACTGCCATTGCTTCAGGCAACGATCCATCTTCACTAGGATGATGGTGATCAGTAATAATCAAGTCAAGATTTTTCTCTTTTGCATATGCCCCAGTTTCAAAAGCAACAATTCCACAGTCAACACTCATAAGAAGAGTTGCACCAGAAGCCAAAGCCTGATCGACAGAATGAATCTTGATATCGTATCCATCTTCCATCCTATGAGGGACTTTGTATTCTATATTTGCTCCCATTTTTTCAAGAGCAGTAACAACAATAGCCGTAGAAGTAATTCCATCTACGTCATAATCTCCCCAGACAAATATTTTCTCTCCAGAGTCAATTGCTTTACTTATGCGTTTTATAGCTATGTCAGCATCAGGCAAAGACATTGGGTTGTGAAGTTTTTTGATTTTCAAGTCAAGGAATTGCTCAGCTTTTTTCACTGAATCAATACCACGAGTCATCATAACTTGAGCAATTGACAATGGCACTTCAAGTTCACAGGCAAGTTCTTTGACTGAACTCATATCACAACTACGCATTTTCCAAACTGTTTCTATTTTATCCATTGTTTTTTCTTATGATTATCTTATCTCTGCCCAATTCAATAGTTTCTAAAATTACTTCATCTAATTTTGATAATGAGTTGTTTCTAGCAAGATCGTCTGGGTCCATACCATCACACAAATAAATACTAATTACATTTATTTGAAGATTTTTTATTGTTTCAATTGCTTTCTCTGTAGCTATTCTTCCAGGGTAATCACCATCCATCAATAAACAGATATTATCGCAATACCTTGAGGCTAGTGCTACTTGACATTCATGTAGAGATGTGCCACATATAGCAGCAACATTTTCTATGCCTTTATCATACAATGAATAGACATCAAAATATCCTTCGGTTAATATGATGTAATTTTTTTCTCTAGCTTTGTCTTTTGCTACATCAAGAAAAAATAAATTTCTATTTTTTTGATAAGGTTCATTAATCCATTTTCCTCTTTTCCACTTATCAATTCTATCTTGGCATTTAGCAGGTTCATTGCCAAAGCTATTCCACATTGCTTCGATAGTTATCTCTTCTAATTCTGGAATTTGTCTACCAGCTAAAGCAATAATTTCTCCGTATACATTTTTTATAGGAACAATTAATCTACCTTTTAGATAAGGAAAACTATATCTAGAGAACGGAGGACAAAAAGCTACCAATTTGTTTTCAGTAATCTTTTCTGAAAGATGTCTAGTTTTAAAATATTCTTGAACAACTTTATTTTCATCATAGTTGCGCAAAAATTGATTGTAGTTCAATTCAAAGCTGTTCATCAAACAAATTGTATCATTAAAGGTAAGAATAATCATCTACAAAGAAATAAAGAATATCATTTTATTCAAGGTTTAAGAATGGATAAATTTCAGAAACTTTCACAATTATCAAAAGAAATACAAATTTTAGAGACTGCAGGTAAAATTAAGGCAGCAGAAGTCCTTCATAAAAAATTCATCAAGGAATCACAATATATGATGCCACAAATGATGCCTATGATGATGATGCCTCAAATGATGCCTCAAATGATGCCTCAAATGATGCCTCAAATGATGATGGCAAGACCAACAGCTACTGTCGCTCCAGCTGCAGTAGCTAGACCAGTTGTCAATCAAACTCCAACTTCGGCACCTACACCAGTAGTTGCTCCAACTCCAGTACAGCAAGGGCAGACAGGGCAAACTGGGCAAGTTACGCCTCCTGCTCAATCTACGACACCTCCTACTACACAGCCACCTGTAGTAAACCCACCTGTGACAACTCCTCCTCCTATGCCTATTGATAAAGTTAAGAGACAATACGGTGATGGTCAATCAAAAAATGAAGAGTTGCAATATCTTGATAAAGAGAAAAGAAGACTAGAAGAATTAGGTTACAATGATCCCAAAAGCCCCTTTTATCAACAGTATCTGACTATTATTGGTATGATAAATAGAAATAAAGGCGGCTCAATAATCAAAAAGAGTGAAAATATGAACAAATTACAAAAGTTAGCACAATTAAATAAAGATATTGAATTATTAGAAAACGCTGGAAAGTTCAAAGCAGCTGAAATTTTACAAAAGAAATTACTTAAAGAAGCACAAACTTTTGGTTATGGTGACACAAGTAGTAATTTTGATGCTCCTGGATATTCTGGACCAAGACAAGATATGCCTGACACATATGCAAACGTAGAACTTAATGAACAAATAAGACAGAATTTAAGAAATAATAAACAACAAAATCCTTCAACTCAAACATCAAATCCTACTGAGTCTGATACAGCTAATGTAAATGCTTTCAATGAAGGTATGTATGGTCAAATAAACCCTTTATCTTCAACTTCACAGCTTGATTACAAGACATTAATCAACCAAGCAAAAAATTACATTGCGAGTGGTGATATGAATACAGCTGCTCAAATTAAGCAGCAAGCATTAAATTCTAGTATGACTCCTCAACAAAAAGCAGCGTTTCAACAGCAATACAACACTATAGTTCAAAATTATTCCAATACAGCTAATAACCCTGAAGCATTTCAGTCGCAAGAAAATGCTCAGAATGCAATCGCTAAAGCTGCTCAATCACTGGGCATAAACACAAATGATCCACAAGCAATAAGAAAGAATGAATTAAAACTGAGAAGCAAATTACAGCAAATGGGATTACTAAAAGATAAAAATGTCCAAAGTTTACTAAGACAAATTTCTTTAAGAGGTTACTATATACAGAACCCTAATAAGTAATAAAAAACCCCTCTTTCGAGGGGTTTTTTATTTAGTCTAACATTTCTTTTGCTGCAATATCAAAAGTAATTCCACCATCATCGTCATCGTCATCGATATCAATGTCGTCAGAAGATGGGCCTTTACTAATTGCTTCAACAAGATCGGTAAGTGGTTTTCCAACTACTTTCAAGCGACCACAGATAAATTCAAATGCTGTAGTAGAATTATCATTACGAGTGCGCTTTTCAGGAGCTGGTTGAGTCATCAAAAGTTTACAGAATTCATATGCATCTTTAGATTCAATTACTTCTCCAGTGTCAATGTTCGTGTAAATAAACTTCTTACGAACCTCTTTGACGTATTCAAATCCCTTAGCCTTAGCCTTATAGAGAAATTCATCAACAGGATTAGTAGTTTCATCATCAGTGAACATAATCTTGAATTCACCAGTGACACCAGGCTGACCATATCGAGTCTTCATAACAAGAACTTTGCTCTTGCCACCAATTACGACATCTTTACCTTCTGCATCTTTCTTGGTAACTTGTCCAGCAGCCCCATTAATCTTATTGATCCACAGACGCATATGAGTAAAGTAGTTCATAGCATTACCGCCAGAAGCAGTTTTTGCCATTGTCCCAGGCATTACTCCAGCACCCATATAGAGCTGATTGATAAGTACAACAATAGTGCCCGATGCAGCAGTTTTAGCAGTTAAATCTTTGGTTAATCTTTTTACAAATCGTGCATGTAGTCCAATAGTCTGAACTTGCTCCATAGATTTTACTAATTCGTCATTTGGTATCATTGCTGAAATAGAGTCAACAATAATGACAGAATAGTCTCCTGTCTCAACCATAAATTTGAGCAATTCACCATATTTTTCTGCGGATCCAACATTTTCAACAAGCAAAAGTTGAGCAGTGTTGACACCACAAGATAAAGCACGTAAAGGATAATATGAATTCTCAACATTGAAGAAAGCACACTTCTTACCCAATTTTTGAGCTTCAGCAATTAACTTGTAACCAAGCCAAGTTTTGCCAGATTGTGATTCACCACAAAATTCAATCAATGTACCAGCAGGAATTCCCATACCTGCACCAAGGATTGAATCAACTTCAAAAACACCTGTAGGAATAAATTCAATATTCTCTACATCACCAGACTTAACACACTTCTCGTCAATTCCAAGTGCTTTAAGTTTTTGCTTTAGTAAACGCTCTTGATCTTTATCAATAGCTTCGTTTAGTTCTTTTCTAGCCATGATTTATCCTCAAAAAGGGATGGAATAAATCCATCCCTTTTATCAATTACTTAGTGCCCATCCAACCTAATGACAATTCATCATCAGAATCATCATCATTTTCATCCTCATCAAAGACAGGTTTTGACACAGGCTTTTTCTTAGGCTCAGGAGCAGGAACTGACACTTCATCTTGATCTTCATCCACAGCAACAGGTGGTTTTACAGAGTAAGAAGATTTTACTGGAGCTTCAGGAACTTCAATATTTTCACCACGAGGAGGTGTAAATTTGAAAATCCTATCTAATGGATAACCATAAGCAAAGAAATCTTCCCACTTTGGCATATTAGAATCATTCTTCCTATCTGCCTCGTAACCAAGACGCTCACGCTCTAAATCAGCAACTGAAGGTTCGCCTGCTTTACGTAAAAGCTCAACCATCTCATCAGTGATATAAGTTGGTTTACCCTCAAAATATAGAGTGTAATCAACAGAAAGAGGAGGCTCTTTGCCAGTAGCAGCAGCAGTAATCTTTACACAAGGAGAATTTCGGGTGCCATAATGACGGCCATCACCATCTTCATTTTCCTGATCTTCGTAATTCTGAATGGTTTGTTCAGCAACACGATTGAAGATGCTCTTACCTTTCTTGAGAATCTTAACTTCCCAGGTACCATCTTCTTGCTTTTCAAGAACATTCTGAGCATATTGAACATTTCCAATATAACCCATTTTCTTCCAAGGACATTGAGAAACGTCATCGTTGCCAATTCGATTGAATGACTTGTTAAGATGAGCATCTGGAAATGGAATCTTCATAGTCTTTCCACGAAGTGAAGGATCATTGCCTGGGTTTGGAACATACACTTTATCAGTATATTCGATGAACATATAAGGGTCGCCAATGAGCTTTAGACGGCGAACAACCTTAGGTGAATCTTTGACTGAAAGATTTACAAGAATATCTTGCAAACGAGGAAATGAGTTGCGAGGTGCAGAGCTGGCTGCTTGTTGTGCAACCATCTGAGATGCTGAAACACGTTTAATCATAATTTTCTCCAATTGGGCTCTTCCGTCCCACACTTATAAGTTTACTTTGAATTTTTGGCTTTAGCAATAAGATTTTCAAAAAAATTAAATTCTTGAATTTCTAGTCCGAACTGTAGCCTGATTCCTATTTATAGGAGTTTTATCTTTCGAAAAAAGATTGGACATACCCTCTTGATTGAAGGAATGATTGATTCTTGAAAGCGCTTGATGCTCTCGTAAAATTCTGTCCATTTGACTTGCTGCAAATTCAATATTTTTTAGATAATGCTCCAAATATGTTAGCAGCCTTTTGGAGTTTGTCATCGGAATGACAAATGGGTGAACAGTGAAAGCAGCATTTGCTTCTTTATCTTTCGCTGTTCCTGATGATAATCTGATAGCCATTTCTCTAAGATTTTTATGTGCTTGAGAAATCATTTCATAATGTGCATAAACTACAGAAATTATTTCTGTCAATCTGTTTCTATATTGAACTTGTAATGCATATGAAGCAGAAAATGATTCAAAATCATAGTCATCTTTAGTAGGAATTGCAATATCCCATTTTCTAACTTCATTTCTAATCTCAAGTTCATCATAAATTGGCAAAAGACTAATAGCATCTTGCCAATTTTGCACTTCTTTAGCAAAACTTTCTTCGCTAATACCTTTGAGACGACTAACTAAATCTTTGGAAAAGTTAGGATCTTGCCAGGAAATACTTTCTGGCATAGGAGCCCAATCTAAATTAGCTACAAGGATAGAATTTTCTTCATCATATCCCTCTTCGCCCTCAGACTTAATGACAAAATCTTCATTGGCGTAGTCTGCATAATCATCAAAATCTAAATCTTCCATAGCATCCTCAATCGAATAATTCATCGCTCAAAAGGTGATTGGAAACTCTTGCAGTGTTTAATTGTTTCTTTTCACCACTTACAATACTATCATAGGACATTGAGTTTTTTTCAGCAAGTTTTCTTAATCTTAAGGCTTGTTTTTCCTCACGAGATCTATCTAAAACTAACTGGTCCCAATGTAAAAGAAAATCTTCTACATACTCAAATTCATCAGCATCAGGCAAACAGCACAAAGCATTAGCTTCAGCTAGTGCAGCAACAGTGCCTCTATTAGGTCTTGCTCTGTAACAAAAATCTTTAATGTCTTCATAAGGCTGGCTTTCAACAATTTCAACTGATCTTGTTCCAACTCCTTTGATAGTCGATAATGGAAGTAAAATTTCACCTTTTTTATTGACACTTGTCTCAACACCAGACTCATTAATGTTTGGGTTTTTGATAGGTATTCTTTCCATATCGCATTCTCTTCTTAAGACTGCAACTTTATCTTCATCAAGCCTATCAATTTGTATACAAGCAGCAAGCCACTCAGAAGGGTAATAATTACGCAAATAAGCTGTGTAGTATGATAAAAGTGCATATGAGCAAGCGTGTGACCTATTGAAAGCATATCCTCCGAATTTTGCCATCAATGCAAGAACTTCATCAATCACTTCTTTAGATATTCCGTTTTCAGCACTTTTAGAAGCAAATAAACTACAAACCTCATCAAAATCCTTGCCAGATTTTTTAGAAATAGCTTTGCGTAATTTGTCTACTTGCTGCCAAGTAAAGCCTGCCATATCACGAGCCAAAAACATTGCTTGCTCCTGATACACCATAATTCCGTATGTCACTGAAAGATGTTTTTCAATAATGGGATGAGCATATTGAATTGTTTCAGGATGCCTTTTACCTTCAGCATACTGTGGAATATAATCCATAGGACCTGGACGATAAAGTGCTGCAACAGCAATTAAATCTTCAACACTAGAGGCATTGACATCTCGTAAAGCTTGTTGCATTCCTTTAGAAGCAAATTGAAAAACTGAAGCTGTTTTACCTTTCGCATAAATATTCTTGAAAATCTTCTGGTCATCAAGATTTATTTTTTTGAAATCGATTTCTTTATTGTGAAGTCGTTTGATATGTTGCAAACACAAAGAAACTTGCTGGAATGCTGCTAAGCCCAAAAAGTCATATTTTACAAGGCCTACACGTTCTACATTCTTCATATCGTATGCAGAACACAAGTTGCCTTTTGAGTTTTCGATAGGTGCGTGATAAGAAATTGGTTCTGAAGATACAAGCACTCCAGAAGCGTGGACACCAAAGTTAGAAATAGTTCCAACTAAATGAATTGCATTATCAATTTCAGGTTTCCATTTCCTGTAGTACATCTTGAAATCTTCATTTTCAATAAGAGTATCTTCAATAGTAGAGCCTGGTTTTTTAGAAATCAATGCAGAGATATTTAGTGCCTGGTTATGAAAATCATCAGGATATTTTGCCTGAAATCTTTCGGATGATTTTAGACAACCAACAACAGCGGCTTTTGCACCATATCTTCCCCAAGTACCAATTTGCGCAACGTGGTCATCACCAAAACGGTCTTTGGTCCAATCAATAACTTCTGAACGCCTAGAATCGTCAATATCTGTATCAACGTCAGGAAGAGCAGCAACTTTAGAGACAATTAAACCAGACTCAGGCTTTTCATCAGTTATTCCTAATATATGAGCGGTCCAAAGTTGTGATTCATTCGTTTGGGTTTTTATGCCTAATTTAGCTAAACCATAAATATACGAAGACAAGCCTTGATTCTCTAATACCCACAATTCTTTTTCGATATCAGGTTCATACTTTTGATATTGCGGAAAATGCTCAAGCCACTTTTGAGTGTACTTCTTGAGTTTTTTAGTGTATGGAATTTGTTCTTGATCACCATATTCAGAAAGAAATTGTGAATGTGGGAACTCAGAAATATCAATCTTGTATTGAGTGCCTCTTCCAGGATTCAAAAAACGTTCAAACATCAAGTTCCAGCGAACAGGATCTACATTGCAAACTTCAAGACAAAAGTTCACTAAAGAACCTACCCCAGAACCACGAATTCCAAAGTGAATATTCTTTTGTTTTAAGAATTCAACCATTTCTCTTTGAATTAAAAAATAGTCTGTAACACCCATATACCAAATTTGTTTAAGTTCATAATTCAAACGTTCAAGATATGTTCTATTAAATAGACCGGCAGCTTTCAAACCATTCAAGCACAAGTAAGCAAGATACGCCTCATTATCTTTATGATAAGGAAGCTTTGAATTCTTAAATGCAGCAAATTCTGGATTAGTGACTGGTACTTTTGCCGATGGTAATAAGTGAGGTACATCAAGCTTGAAAAAATCTTCCACCATCTCTGATATAAGTACAGAATTCTTCAAAGCTTCAGGAACTTGAGCACCAAATATTTTATGCATTTCATCATAAGACTTCAGATAAAATTGATGGCTGCCGTAAGCTTCTTTCTTACCGCCACCTTTTCTGTCAGTCCTAGAGTCACGTTGATCCCTCATTTGAATTAAGACATCGTGAATAGTCCAGTCTAATTTATCTAAATAATGAACATCATTTGAAGCGACCAATGGCACATCAAACTTTTTAGCAACATTAAGTAAATGCTGCATATTGTGTTTTTGTTCTTCTATTCCATGATATTGAAGTTCAACAAAATATCTATTGCCAAAAACATTCTTGAAACGTGACGCAATTTTATTTGACTGTTCTAAATCTTCCTTGATTATAGATTGATTAAGTTCAGATGCTAAGCAGCCAGATAAAGCAATCACACCTTCACTATGCTTTTCGATGCATCCCCAGTCTACACGAGGAGAGTAATGAAAAGCATCAGGATCATTACCAATAGCAGATAACGCTAATAAATTTTTATATCCTGTTTCATTTTGAGCAAGAAGGGTTAGGTGATTGAGTTTCTTTCGACGACCATCTTCTGTCTTGCTTTTATCAAAACGATCTTCACAAGTGTAAACCTCAATTCCAACAATTGGTTTGATAGTTTCGTAGTCACATTTAACACGGCAAGCTTCAACAAATTCTACTGCTCCACCAAGTTTTCCGTGGTCAGTAATTGCAGTAGCTCTAAAGCCCATTTCTCGTGCTTTAAGGGCGTATTTAGCAGGAGTAGGAAGTGCGTCTTGTATTGAAAAATGTGTGTGTGCGTGAAGATGCACAAAATCTTTATTACTCATAACAATCCATTCTATAAGCGCCGTCAAAGACAGTCATTCACTTATACGTAAGAGGACATCGTTTTATTATTATCAGATGTCAAACATCCATTTTTTGTATCATACTTCTTCTTGCTTAAATTGGCAAGAATACACTTATCAATTTCCCTCAGACATTTAGGCCTATACTTAAAAGGCAATCTATCCAGTCCATACAAATGGTAAGAATTGGGTATTTGCTTTATCAGTAAAAAACCATCTTCTTTTTTTATAATGCGAAGATTATACGGATGATTGTCATTAATAATTATTTTTGTAAGATTTTCTCTTTTTTGATCAAAAGACAATATTTCATAATTTTTCTTAGTCTTTACTAAGTTGCAATTATTCAAAGCATTCCTGATTGAAGATTCACTAATATATAAAAATTTTTCTAATGAACTAATACTAATGGGAGAATCATTTTCATATCTAGCGGCAAAAATTGAAATGTAAAGCTCTTTGACATTTTTGGTACTAAAACCATCAATTACCGACAATGGGATTGCTACAGGTTTAGACCTAGTTACATTCGGATTTAGTCTGGATACTATTTTAGAAATAGAAAAAAGACAAATCTTTTTATTTCTGATTTGTCCGTGAGGTTTTGTCCAATATAAATCTATTCCTAGTTTAAGTTTTTCATAAACAAACTTTGACTTATAATTGAAAAGTTTTGTGCAGATATTAAGTAATTCCTTAACTTCAATTATGCCAGAACCATTGATATCAACTAATTTTGCAACATTCCAAATAGTAAAAATATCGCACTCATTCTGTTTGATAATTTCTGGCAATAACTCAGGATTTACTATAAATGTTTTCTTAATCATCTTCTGCAAATTTTTCTAATTCTCGATTTATACCAGAAGTTAATATATATTTATAAATTGATTCTTCAGTTAAATCTGGGAATGCTGTTATCATTATTTGCCTTAATAGTAACATTTTTTTAGCAGCAGAACCAGTCAAAATTAAATTGACCGCAACTTCATCAGAAATATCTTTTAGTGATTCTTTAATTTGATTAAGATTGAAATTTGGTTTTAGCATAATTTTAACTCTTTCGCTTTTTCAGATGACAAATTATTAAACTTCTTCCATTCATTACGAATTTTAGTATAATTTTTTTCAATGATTAGTTTATCCATCATTTTATAATAATCTTCTGTCCAAGATAATATATCAGAATTAAAATTAAACTTTCTTTCAAACAGTTTTATCTTTTCAGCCATCAAAACTAAAAAATTACCTTCATCCATACCACCAGGAAAATTATCAGAATTTTCGTTTCTTACTAAATAAGTTTTTATGGAATCTGAAAGTTCATTGACTAAAGACTTGAGCTCTAAATCAGAAGTTTCTACATCTAATTTAGCAAAGACAGAAATCTTTTGTATTGCCTCAATGAAGTTAAGATTCTCAACTTCTTGAACTAAACTTATTAAGTCACCCTTAGCATTACATCCAAAGCAGTTGTAATTGTTGTCTTTTATGTTAACACCAAAAGATGGGCTTGAATCTTCGTGATTTGGCAAAGGGCAATTAGTATTAGCCCAGTCACTACCATTTGAAAAGCTAAATTCACTCCCATAACAATCTTCCATAAACTCAACAATATTTGTGTTTTTGTTGAGTTTATCAATAAAAGAGCGAGTAATTTTTTCTTTCAAGACAGCATCCAATCTGAAACATCTAATTCTTCATCATTAGACATATCTATCTTCGCAATTTCTTCTTCGTCTATTTCTTTATTGTCAAACATTTCTTCAGAGTTGAAAGCATTAGTTTTGTCTTTGATTGGTGTTTTATCACTTGTTTCCTTGACTATTTTATTGCCTGTAGCTACTCCGTGAAGTCCCATAATCTGCTGTTGTTCTTCTTCGTCAATTTCTTCAACTTTGTTGAATATACTATTGAGTCTGACAGGAAATGGATGAAACCAAGCATCACGCATTTTTACAGGATGTAATACACAATAGCCTAAATCACGATTAGGCTCCATAGCGATAGCATAAGTACAAAGGTGCATCAAATTTTGACCACCTGAAGCTGCTGCTTGATCATAACTCATAAACTTATTTGCGTCTTTAGATTTTCTAGAGTCACGAATAGTTTCTCTGTTAATCTGCTGTGCTGTAATTACTGGAATGTTATATCTTTTAGCAAGCAAGAATAATCCCTGAACAGCTTTTGATTGATTTTCCCAATCTTTTGAGCCATTAGGTGCATTTCTTACAGTCATATTTCCAATATAGTCAACCACTAAAAGATCTGGTTTACCTTTTGTAGCAATAAGTTCTCGAATTTTTGAATCAATATAATCTGGAGTAGGATCTTCCATATTGACATCATATTCAAAATATGGTCCTTGCTCTTGTTTTTTCAAGCCTTCTATAATTGTTTTAAGCTCGTCTTTTGATAAATTTGTACCTTTGATTTGATCATAAGGAATTTCAAAACTCAATGCTATATGGCGTAACATACAAAGCCAAGCATTCATTTCAAAGGACATATATAGAACTTTTTTCCCACAAATCTTATTAGCGTGTAAAGCTGAATTAAGCATCATCACGGATTTACCTCCAGATGATGGCGCAAGAAAAACTACAATCTGTCCAGGCATCCATCCAAAAGTTTTATTGTCTATATTGGAAATGCCACAATTGATACCCTTAAATAATTCAGGACTGTTAAGTCTCTTATTGTATTCATTTTCAAAGAATGTACTAGATTCAGTAACGTCAAAACTTTGCTTTTCGTTTACATAATCTAACAATTCATTATTGATCGATGCTAAACTGTTTTCGATAACATTAATAGCTTCTTTGATAGTATTGGTTTTAAGTTTACTAGCACTCTCTTGCAGTGAGCTTGAAAATATTTTTAAAGCTTGTCTATTTTTAAGTTGACTAGTAATTTCATAAAAATTATTTTCGTCTACATCGCAATCTTCTAGCAATGACCACAAAGAAAAAAACTTCTTCCTATGACCAGACGGAATTTTCTTAGAATCAAGTGTGGACTCTAAGACTAAATCAGTAAATAAAGAATTGCTTACTTTCCAATAATCCATAATAAATGTGAATAATTGCTTAGAGTAAGAAATTATGTCACCATCTGCTTGAAATTCAAAATGCTCATCAGTTATATTTTTTGAAAGCAAACTTTCCATACACTTGAAGCTTTTAGTAATAGAGGCTAAGCAGTAAATTTCTAAATTTTTATTATCTAATTTCATCTTATATGCGGCAATCTAATTGACAAACAATTGGTGACTAAAGAATTCCATCCAGAGCCAGAACTAATATTTGAAGTGCTTCCTAATACCATTAAAAAAATGGGTTTGCCAGAATTGAGTCTTGATTTGGCAAGTCTGTCCAAATTTTGAACAAAGTGAGGATGCGTGTAGCTATATTGTTCGATGCCATCTATAACAATAAAATCTAAGTTTTTGAATTCATCATTGATAATTTCAAATTGTTCTTTTTTATCAAAGTCAGTAATGATGCTTATAAGGTCTGACCACTCGTAATATTTAGCAGTAAGATTTTTTCTAATTGCAGCCTGGACTAAGACAGAAGCAATAAATGTTTTTCCACTGCCACTTTTTCCATCAAAAAGTATAGAATGCAGCTTTGAAACAAGATTGCCAGAGTGTCTAATTTTGGGACATTCGTTATCTGCAATTAACTGCAATTTCTTTTCGTAAAACTTAAGAATTGTAAAAACTCTTTCACTTACTTGTTCTTCAGCTCCCAAATCTTTACCAGCAGAATCAGTTCTCGTGTTCCAATCATCTAAAGTTTTGCCTATGTATAGCAATGGAACATTAGATTTACGATAGACGCTTTTGTAAAATCTTTCTTTTTCACAAGAACATAATACAGCTTTATCATTCTCAGATTTTGTATATCCTGTGTAGTTACAAAGAACGCAGCCTTTGCCTTCACTCATACGACGTAGTTTGTCTTTTTCGTTTAAGTTTTTAGTTGTGCGTTCTAAACCAAGTATTTCATCAAATGACACATCAGACACTATAAATCATCCTCATCATTATTATATCTTCTTAAATCAGAATTACCATTACTAGCATTTCTAGCTCTTTCAGAAGCCCAAGCTCTCAGCAATTCAATTTCTTCTTTCATAAGTTTGGATATAGGTACAGATTCTTTCAAGGACTGAAGTATATCATAGGTTGTAATGTCTCTTTTATTATCACTAAAAGCTTCATACAATGCACTTTCTATAGCAGCTTCGATTTCAGCTCCAGTGTATGATTCGGATACATCTGACAATTTATCTAAGTCATAATGTTTTGGATTTCTAGCTCTTTTTTGAAGATGTATTTCAAAAATTATTCTTCTCTCAGAAAACTTAGGCAAATCAACAAAAAATATTTCATCAAATCTGCCTTTTCTTAAGAGCTCTGGAGGAAGTGTTGTTACATCATTGGCAGTAGCAACAACAAATACAGGCTCTTTTCTGTCTTGCATCCAAGTAAGCCAAGAGCCTAAAACTCTACTAGTAGTTCCGCCATCAGTTGAAGAAGATGCTCTACTTCCTGACATACCTTTATCAATTTCATCGCACCACAATATGCAGGGAGCAACACTTTCGGCAACCTTAAACACCTGACGCATATTTTGTTCAGAGCTTCCTACAAGCCCTGAAAAAACTTTGCCCATATCCAGTCTTAGCAATGGGAAATTCCAAAATGAAGAAATTCCCTTAGCAAATAGAGACTTTCCAGCTCCTTGAATTCCTACAAGTAAAATGCCCTTAGGATTACTAGGTAAGCCATATTCGACTGCTTCTCTTGAAAAAGCATCTTTACGCTTACTTAACCATATTTTCAAGCCTTCAAGACCACCAATACTATCCATATTGATACTCTCATCAATCCAGTCTAGAAGACCTGATTTCTTGATGATGTCTCTTTTTTGTTGAGATATAGTTTCAGGCAATAGAGAGGAATGCTTAATCATACAATATGTGCAAACTTGTTCACACTCAGACAAAGTAAGACCACGAAATGAATTTATAATATTGTCCTTCTCTTCATTACTATAAGTTGTTTTGAATTTAGCAGACAAATCAGCTCGTTTACTTGCTCTTTCAAGCAAATTATTGATTTTTGTATTTATCTCAAACTTGGTTGGCAATGGGAAATCAATTAATGGCACAATCTTTTCAAGGTCATTAGGTAATTCTAAGACTGACGAAAGAATAATGATTGCTTTATTTTGGACAGTGAATTCATTCGTAAGATTTTTGAGATGTCTTATGATTTTAATTTCTACTTGTCCCTTATAATTTCCAGACCCAAAAAATTTATTAAAGTCTTTAAGAACTAAAATACAAAATTTGTTTTTAGGAACAATTAAGTTTTGAAACCAAGAAAGAACTTCAGATTGGTCTAATTGTTTTTCAACTTCTTTTGTAGGCAAAAATTCAGGAAAAGTAGATTCTAATCCTGAAACAACGTCCCACTTTATAAGATCCCACGAAGTATCAGCTTTAGAACACATTTGCTCTAAAGCTGACAATACTCTGTTTTCCTCTTGAGAAACGATATAAATAACGGTTCTTTTGGACCTTACAAGAAGTTCAATTTCTTCTAACGTACTTATGCTATCCATTTAGGAACATTTCAATTTTAAATCTTGGTTGTCCTGGGTAATCATCAGAGCGCCACCAAATTTCATTCTTAAATTTTGCTATATCTTGTTGAAATAAATTGCGCCAATCAAGAAGTTTGAAATCTGAAGGGTAAGGTGAACGTGAAATAGATTTTTGGATAATGTCACTGAGTAGTTTTTTCTCTTGTGCGTTTCCCTTAGACATTTGAATAAATAAATTCTTCAATCCATTAGTTAAGTCTTGATCGTTAACTTTTTTGTATTTAGCATAATATGTGCTTGCTATTGGAATGCCATACTTGCTAAATAATTCCTTAGACTTACCCTCGGATGCTAATAGATGAACTTCTGGGAAAATATCTATAAGTGAAACAGAAGAATTTGACTTGATGACATCTTGAAAAAATCTATTTAAAAGATTAGGAAATTCAGCAAGTAAAAAATGGCCTGCTCTTTGCAAAACAATATTTTTATTTAAGAAACACCAATCAATAAATTTCTTGGTCCACTCATTCTTATCAAGATTATTTTCGGCCATAAAGTCCATAATGATATTGATTATTTTGTTGTCAGAAGTGTAAGTAATTTTGTATGCACCATCAAAAACTCTTTTATATTCTTGAGCAAAATAATCAGAGAAATGCTTAGGTGTCCAAAGTGCAACATCTTCTGGAATGTCTTTTGTTTTTACGGGTACAGTCTTTTTTCTTTGCCTTTTGTTAGCATTGAAAGGATTTGACAATTCACTTTGAAGAGGAACGTGTTGCATATAAATCGCCTTTACAAACTCAAATGTCGGATCGCTAACTGGTTTCAAGGTATACCCACCGTTTCATCTTCAAGCCCAAAATTTTGCATTTCTAAAATTTCTTCATGAGAAACTGATTTAATTTTTGCTATTCCATCTTCTTTGAAAGTCAAATAGTTGACACTTGAAATCAATGAAAATTTGTCCGCAGAGTGTGATATCAATATAACTTGCAAATCCAATTCATCTATGTATGATTTCAAAAAAGCAAGCATATTTGCCATTACAACATCTTTTGAAACAGCTGCTAAAGCTTCATCAAATATATAAATGCCTTTGTAGTCATTGTAAGTACCAAAAGCTATACGCAAAAGTACACTAATAATTTCCTGAAGACCACCACCATTAGAGCCCTTAATAGGTCTCATTACTCTTTTGCCATTGATGGTTTTTTCAATACAAGGCAAGATTGAAAATTGGCCAGAAAAGTCATCATCTTTAGAGTGAATTTCTTTTATCTCAAAAGAAAAGACATAATCATCACCATAAATTTTTTGGATAGCGCTTGTTAATATCTCTTCAATTGATGCAAGAGCTTTGAGACGAGTATCAGAAGCTCTTTGCCTTAAGAAAATTTGAGCTTTTTTTGTATTGCCCTTTTTATTCTCAAGATTTTTTAAGTTATTTTCTTGCTCAGTTAATATGTTCTGTAAAGTATTACGTTCCGATTCCTGACCAATCAAATGTCTTTCAATCTTATTAATTTCTTTTTTTATTTCAGAAAATTCCAAGCTAATCTCCTTGCAATTCTTCTAATTTAACTTCTATTTCTGATAATTTAGATTCTAAGTCAGTTTGCTTTCTGACAATAAGAGACTTTAATTCTTTTGGCTGGCAGTTATAATCAGTTTCACATTTTTGCACCAATTTATCGTGCTCAATCTTATACTTATTCAATTGCTCAGTAAGCAATTGAACTCTTCCCTCAGCAGCTGATTTTTTTGATTTAAGTGCTTCAATTTGATCTAAAATTTCTTGTGCCGTCATTGTGTATTTACCTTTCTGACTGCTTCAACTGCTATTTCTGCAATATCATCAGAAACATCAGCTTTTTTAGCCATATCCTTAAGAGCCACCAGTTTATCATCAAGAGAAGTAAATTGCCAAGAGTGAGTTCTCATACTAGCAACTTTGAACTTAAATTCTTGAGTGTCTGATTTTTGTTCTTTAGCGATTTGAATTTCTTCCAATTTAAATACCTGATCGTAAGGCAATGCAGATTTGAGTTTATAATATTCTTCGGAAATAATATCCCCATCCAAAGAATATTCTAATAATAATATTTGAATGTCTTTTTTCAAATTATCTTTAGAGGCTGAATATCTACTAATTGCACCAGGATTTATGAAGCGTTTTCCGTCACTTCTAACTTGCTCCATTGCGTGATGTATGTGACCTGAAATAACTAAGTTAGTATTTGGATGTAATGGAGTATTTTCAAATAAGAAAGTAAATTCTTCAAATCTATCTAAAGCTGTTGATATAGAAGCATGACAAACCCATATGATAGCCGAGGATGATGTCAAATAGCCCTCTTTTATATCCTTATCTAAGCTTGCGGTGTAATGAGCAAAAGATATACCTAGAGATGGTTCATAGCCTGTTTTGATTAGATATCCAGCGTTTATTAGAGTACCTAAAGTTGTTTTTTCTAAATTACAAGAACTATCTAAATCGTGATTGCCTACACACACATAAATTGGAAATGACCAAGAGATATTTCCATTAGGCACACCCTTGAGAATGTCTAATGTTTGATTGCGTAATAATGGACCTACTTCATATGATTCGAATAAATCCCCGAGCAAAACAACAGCATCAAGTTTTCGTTCTTCAGCTAACAATAAACACTCAGTCAGCTTTTTTTTGATTGCTTCACAATAATTATCAAGTCTGTTTTTTGGCTGTCTATCTGATAAATGAATATCGCCAATAAACATAACTCTCTTTGTTTTTATTTCGTTTTTCATACAGGTTTTCCACAAGTATCACATAAGTCAAAATTTTCAGAAAGATATTTTTTCAAACGCTCAATCTCTTTGTTGCTTTCTAAAATAATTTTGTTTTCATCAGACGTGTTTTTTTCAGTTTCGCTAATACTATCAGATACTTCTTGCAAACATTCTTTAAGTTCATTAGCTAGAGTGTATTCTAATTGAAGTTTCACAGATTCTGAAATTAAGTTACCAATGGTTCCTTCAGAAATTTCAAAATATTTTTCGTATTGCTTTTTGGACTTGAAAAAATTATCTCTTGCTTTAGAAATTTCTTCAATCATTTTCAATCCATCTTCTATATCACTGAATGAGTCTTCCAAAAGTGGTATAGATTCTGAGAAAAAATTAATTAGTACGCTCGTATGATTTATTTCATTTTTGCAGTCTCTAACTCTATTGATTAAGGTTGCAATATCATTGAAAAAAGATTTGGCATCGTGTATGTATGTTTCACAATCTTGATATTTATTTATCAAATCATTTAGTTTTTCTAAACTTTCTAGCTTTTCATCAAGTCCTTCAAAAGGTTCTAATTTCTTTTTTGTATTTTCGATTTCAGTATTTGCTCTTTTAATATCACCAGAAATTTTATTTATATCAGAACCTAAATTTGATGCAGCTTCTTCTAAATCGTGAATGCCTAATAATCTGGAAATTTCCTTTGGTAGAGCTTCGTCGCTTAGATTGATAAGGAAAAGTTTATCTTCTTGATTGGCAAAAGAAAGAGCGCCAGTTGAAGTTTTAGGAATGTGACCGAGAAAGTCTAATGCTTCTTGTGGAAATTGTTTAGAGAATCTTGAATGTTTTTGTAATTCTTTACCAGCATATTGGAATTCAAGCTCATTAGTATCGCCCTTGATTCTTTTGTAGTAATCACCATTTTTAAAATTTATAGTGATTTGAGCGTTCTTTTGTCCATCTCTTACATCTTGTTTTCTAAAGATATCAAGAAATGCTGTTGAGAGGGATCTGAATAATCCAGATTTGCCACTATCGGAGCTTCCTGTTATCAAATTCAAACCTGGATATAGTTTGATGTGAGTATCTTGGTGATTTTGAAAATCCTGTATGCGTATTGATTCTATATGCCTATTCATCGCAAAATTATTGTAGACAAAATATCTGGAAAATGCAAGTCAACAAAGTTAGATCTTGCCCTTAATATGCTAGAATTAACTTGAGTAACATCTGGAATTTCGATTTTGTACAGCTCTGCTTTATTAATCTTTATGGGAGAATTTTCTAAAGAGCAGCATTTAGATGATTTGCCATTGTGTATTTTATTGCAAGACATACAAGTAAAGTCATTGCTTCTAAAATGTGGAATGAAATATTGGACACTATAATTAATTTCTATCTTCTTAAATCGAATATAAGAACTGCCAGAAAAATCTTTATTAGTGCTGCAAATCTTACGAAAGCTTGTTCCACTACATTCTACCAATATCGTTGCTGGAACCATTATAGAATAATCTTTTGTAAAAACAAGTTTAGTATCTGACAAAATTCCTGGGCTGGCTAAGCATCCTAAAATTTCGTTATTTGATATTATGAATCTGTGCAGAGATGGCAAAAGCATTATGAAAATAAATATAGACAGGGATATGTTGTTAACTGAATTATACGATTTACGGTCAGTTTTGGCTGAAGCATCATTAATTTCGGATGAGGCTAGAGTTGGCAAAGAAAAATTAGACAAAATTATAAATCTAATTACAAATTGTCCTCAAGCTGAAGGCAACTCATCATATCCTAAGCCAAAGTTAAGGAGAGGGTAATGACACAGAATAGACTTAATGATTTGAATGAAAAAATAGAGAAAGAAACTATTTCTCTAAATGAAGTAGCTGAAATTTGTAGCGCTGCTTTAGAATCTTCCAGCAAGCATTCTAAAGATATCAAGAATATGCTTAAGAGTTTCGAAGAAAAATTATGTTCTTTAGAACAAAAAATCCAAGAATTAGAAGATAAATCTAATCTTGGATTTAGTGTAATTTTAGAAGATGAGGAAGACTAAACTTCCTCATCTCTAGTTTTAATTCTGACTACAAAAGGCTGGTCTGTTTCATAACTCGCCCAAGTATTAGAATCCAATTGATATACATCTGAGGATCCTGTATATGGACAAACAATATTGATATCGTCATCCATACTTTCGATAACTAAGTTTACAACTGCAATCCTATCTCTAATTTTTCTGTCAGTTGCTTCATTTGATGTTGAGTCATAATCACTATCAATAAGCCCCAAAGAACGCTCACCTTCTTCTGTAAGGTCTTCATCATCAAAGTCATCTAATAAATCAATGTCATCAATAGGCACTTCTATTTCTAACATTTGACCATCTTTCTCTACTAAAACAGTGTGAGTTTTCATATTGTGATAAGTATTATCAACATCCATCAATTCTGCTAAAGCTTCTTCTGATTGACGCTTAGCAGTAAGTTCATCTACTATAATGCCTTCTGTTTTTCTTTCCATAATATTCCTATGCCATATTATCAGTAAAATAATTTTTTAGTTGAAAATCTAATCTTATTGGGTAGTTCAATCCACCTAAAGGAATGAACGTAAATGTTTCAGCTTTGTTTTTTTCAACATAGACTGACAACACTTCATAAGTTTTTTTAGCTGGTAATAGTTTTGTCGTATGTATTATACCTCTATGAGAAAAAACAAGTATACCTTTTCCACCCCTTGGGGAAAATGAAAGTTTCAAAATTCCAGTCTGTTTTGGATATACTTGAATATTTATATTAGAGCCATACTGTCCATCAACTTTACCATCAATAATTTCACCAATATTAAAACTATTTTTTTGATCTAATGATAATGCAAAATTTTTATTTATTTCATAGTCAAGCTGATAAACATCTAGGCTATTTATTTTATTATTTTCATTACCGATTTTGCATATGACATTTGTTCCCTTTTCAATTTCTCCTTCAAAAATTCCAGAAATAGTTTCTTCTGGTTCTAAGACAGAATATATATTAAGAAATGTGAATATGACAGGATTTGTAAAAAAATTTTTTACCGCAAAAGCTCCTGCATATTCTGGGCTATTATGAGAACTAAATGATTTTTTCAGATTCTTTATTTTTTTATCTGATGTCATATAAAATTTCTGATTTTTGTCAGTCCCATTTTTGTAATGGACAAAGTATCGAACTTTAGAATTACTTGTATATTTTTTTTGATGAAGTATTCCAGAGATTTTAACTGTTTCGGGGTTATTCAAGTATAATAAATAATTATTATCCAAAGAATATAAAGATAATAGCAATACGACTATCGCCTTTACAGATAAGAAAAGTTTGTGAGTTAACGCCATTGTTTCCTCCCTTAAGAATAACCTAACACACAATTATTTATTCTATATTGTAGGAGCAGAAACTTAGGGAGAAGAAAAAATAGATATATCACTTTCGAGTTCAACTATGTTTAATTTCAAAAATTTCAAAACTGCCGCTGATTTAACAAAGAAAATCAATCCTCAAGACATTCCAGGAGCCACTATTGAACAAAAGGCTGCCTATATTTCTGAGTACTTAGATAAAGAAATTGGCGAAAGATTAAAGTCTGGTGAAATAGACATTGATACCGCTTACAAACTTTTATCAGAGACTAAAGTTACTGGTGTTGCTGCAGACTTAGATTTTCTTGAAAAATATCGTTTCAACATTGCTCAATTACTTCAACAAGCAAGTTTTATAAAATCTGAAATGAGTGACACAGGATTAAATGTTGAACAAATTTCACAGTTGATTCTTAAGAAACTTCTGGAAAGAGTAAATCAAGTTTTTATTCCTGAACTAGTTGAGCTTAACAGAACTGCTAAAAGGTCATCTGAAGAAGTTTTAAGACTGCTTTCAAACCTTACAACATACGAAGAGCCTGAACAAATCTCATCTATCAAATTGTTTATTTCAAGAGAAATTGAACGTGAAATAAATGAAATAGTAAATGAATTCAAAGATATTAGAGAAAGAGCATTGAAGATTCGAGACTTCAATGATTCCGATCTTTTGATTATGCTCACTCACACTCCCGTTGAATCTTTAAAAGTAATTTTTCCAGATAGAAGAAAAACAGGCGATACTCCATTACCGTCCAAATTTAATGATCCTGAAGTAGTAAGACAAGTAGAATTTGCCAACGATGAAGTTCAAAAGTTAGCAAGAAAAGTTACTTTAAAAGGCGATGCAGGATGGGCTAAAGTATTGGGTCTTTCTGAAAAATTACCTCAGGAAGAACTTGAAAAATGGAAGCGTTTGATTGAACATCCAATAAAGTTTAATCTTTATGAGATTGTAAAGAATGCTGGTTTGATGAGTGCTGGTTTAAGTGAAGACAGAACAGAAAAACCAGAAGCTGTAAGAAATGCAGGATTCAGAAATCCTGTGTTGAGAGAGAGATACTATTCTGTGTTTAGACCACAGTTAGATCCATCTACGGGTAGACCATTCTTATCAGAATCCGAAATGAGATATATGGATGAAAAATTTGGTGGTAAATCTCCAAGTGAATTACCATTTGATATAGACGATAGATTAAACTTCATCAAAAGATCGCAGTCTGGTCTCAGAAATAAATATACCCTAGACAGACTGTACGAATTTATTTCAGAAGGTTATGATGGGCAACAACTTAAGACCTTAGTCTTATCTAACAATATACCATTAGATCAAGCAGGATTGGCTATTCAGTTTTATTTTAGAGTAATTTGCAAAAGCGACAGAGACTTGTTCTTGAGAGACTTACGAACTTTGGGCCTTGAAGAACATTATGGCGCTTTGTCTGAAGTTGGATTAGAAGTAGACGAAAGTTATGAAGCTGTGAGATTAACTGTCAACTCCAATCAAGAATACAAAATAATCAAAGTTTTAAGAAATGAATTTGGCATTGATGCAGTACCTTTTCCTGTTTTGATTCCTGTTCCTACTGACTGTCCAACAAATACTGAAAATTTTGACATCGACTTTATGATATTTGTAGATGTATTAGATTACATTGACCCAGAAACATTTCAGCCAAAGATTACTCAAAAGGCAGTTTTTGTCGGAGAATATTTTGGCTTTAACAGTGACAAAGAAAAAGAGATAGTAGATAGGGGGCGTCCTTGGGTCACTCCTGAAGGAAAAGTTTTCACACCGGCACCTAAGATTAGTACAGTCACAGGAGAAGTCTTAAAAAGATATTCTCCATTAGAGCCTGGTAAAAAATCTAGAGAAGGCCATATTTACGACTTGAAGACTATGTGGAAAAAGTTTACTTATAACACAGTCTCTCACATAATGGGCGCAGATGCATTATATTTTGATGATGCTGACTTAAAAATTCCTTATAAGTCAATTGCTCAAAAGTTAGATGATAAGGACATTATTTACAATTATTCTGGCTGTTCAAATGCTAATGACTTATGTAAGGCTAAAAAGATGATTGAAAACAGCACTGCATTTGAATTAAAAGAAAACTTAAATAATCCAGAATATCATCAAAGAAATGTTTATAATGAAAAAAATAAATGTATTAGGCTTGTTGACAGTATTGTTATAAACTTCAAATTTCAAAAAGTATTGCGCAGAGTAAAAAAAGAATTTATTGGAAAAAGTGGATTTGATAGACAAACAATGTTCTTTCACAGAGAGTATATGGACTCTCTACGTAATAATGTTCAGAATGCGCTTAGAATATTAAGCAGTAATAAAGCTAGTATGCAAGAAAAACTTTCAGCTCAACAAGCCATAGAAAGAAATCAAGCTGAAATGAGAAGCTTAGAATATTCACCTCTTTATGCATTCAAACAAAGATACGAAGAATTGCTAAAACAACCTGAAATTGCTGGAACTCTGAATCAATTAAATCAATTAAGAGAAGCAATTTTAAGTGAAGATGTAGAGCCAACTCTTAGCAATGTTAGAGGATTGATGTTGCAAATTGATGAGGGAATTTTTGGTTTTGTGCCTAATCCTGAACAATCATAAAAATGGGAATTTATACTTCTACTCATATTGGTAAATGGCATTGGCTAAAATATGACGGCTATGCAATATTGACAGAGCAATTTTCTAGTCAAATTCAAAGAGCAATTCAGCCAAAGAAATTACTTATGGGTGATGGTGGAACTCACGTAATATCTCATAATGGAATTGAAAATACTGTATCTCTTCAGTCCAGCGTATTACTTAGAAATAGCCTTAGAGATTCTTTTAAGGGGCCAAACAATAATGATGGGCAATTGCATATTGTTGAAGCTCCTATGCAATCATCTTATTTATATAGAGATGTCTTTGATTTACTGATATCTGATTTTGAAAGAATCAGAGCATTTATAATTACATTTAATCCATACAATAATAGAACTTATGGCACTGGAATAGGTTCAAGAAATTTATTAACTTCTGCTTCTATCAATATTTCTAATGGCGTTACTTGTTCACTAAATTACAATTGTTTGTTTGATCAGTTTGTTGAAATACAATTTGCAGATGTTTTCCCAACCAATTATGATTTTTTAGCCAGAACTGCTAAGAACTACGACTGTAAATTCTTTGTAACTGATGATCCAACAACATCATATAAAATTCTTTCTGCAGACATAAATATTAGTGTGAATTACAGCAAGATTTATCTAATAAATCAAGAATCAGAGTATCCATTATATGGACCAGAGACATATGATGTTTCTGGAACATTAAAAATACCTGCGCAAAACTGGTACACAATTAGAAACTTTTTCAACGCAACCAACAATCGGCAAATGATAGCTAAAAAGGTTAACTTCTCTATTTTAGTAGGCACAAGATATTTAAGATTAGGGCAAGTATTAGTTGAAGATAAAGTGGAATTCTCAATGTCTGATGGATTGATGACAGCTACAATTTCTTTCAAGGGTTTTGCGAGATTATAATGCCAATTTTATCAACAGAATTATTAGCGAATTACTACACTCTTCTTTTGAATGGCAAAAGATATATTCTTGATTCTTGGAATGAGAATATGCAACAAGATGTTTCCGAAAAATCTTTTATTCAAGGAGACATTGGATCAAGAATAGTTGAGTTTTCTAATCCATTTCATCAAGCAACAATGAATGGGCCAATATTGATTCTTAAAGATTTAGATGCTGAATTAGATTATGCAGGAAATCAAAATCAAACTCTTAGAGATCAACCTACTGGTCTTTACGATATATACGACTTGATCATAGACAACTTAAATACTATTTCAAGACCACTTGTAAATAATAGCAATGAATATATTGCACCAGAACTGCTACCCTTTTTTTTAGACAGTGCAACCATTTCCCTTAATTCATCCGAAGTTAGTACTACTGCGACTATGACAAGTATCTATCCTAGAGGATTTATGGCAGATGACTTCTCGCTTACAACTCCTTCAACTGGCTATAAACTCTACGGAGAAACTAGAATTATGGGAAGATTTGTAAAATTTTGGGATTTTAGATTAAGATTGTTTGGTGATCATTACGCTATGACTCAAGCAACAATTAATGTAAAAGTAGTTTCTGAAAAAGTTACAAATATTGGAAATAATTTTACTAATGGAAACGTCACTCCTGATTTCATAATTACTGGATATTCTATATCAGGGGATGCAATGATTTCTATTTCCACACAACAATTACAAAGTTTAAGGTTATATCAAGGCCCAGGATATTTTAGTGTTTTTCAAAATTCAATAGGCTTGGGTTTGATTGACAATTATCGAGGCAATAGAGTTTTTGATTTTGGTAGTTTCTTAGTTCCTCCAAGAGTTGAATTTGATATGCGTTCAGGTCAATTAAATCAAGCACGAGTTTCATTTCAAGCATTTGTACGTCGGTCTTATTAATGTACAAGTCTTGATATGGACGAAATATTAAGATTTACAATTCCTGGCAATCCTGTTACTAAAAAAACCCATCAAAGAATTATGCGTGTTGGTGGATATCCTCGCATTTTTCCCTCAAAACAATACGAAGAGTATGAGAAATATTGTAGATCTTATTGTTTGGATGTTTGGAAAAATCAAGGCAAAGAACCTATTAAATATGGTGTTGCAATTCAAATTAAAGTTTGGCTTTCTCGATGGATTCTTCCAGATCACGTTGGTATTTTGCAGTCTATTGGTGACATTCTAGAAAAATGGAGTGTTATTGATAATGATAAATATATTCATTGGACTGACACTGATGCAAATAATGTCCGTGAGCATTGGTTCCAAGGTATAGATAAGGAAAATCCAAGAATAGAAATAACAATCTTTCGCTTTAAACATCTTTACGAAGACTACACCCAGGAAAAAGATGAAAAAGAAGCTGCAAAGTTAGAAAGAAAAAAAATTAGAGAAAGCAAAAAAACTGGATAATAAAAATGATTATTATAGTAAATTTCGGAGTCAATGAAGACTTTTCCGAAACACCTCTATTAGATAATTTGTGGCAAACACTTTCAGTATGTAAATATTTTGAATCTTTGCCTGAACTTTGGAAATTAAATGATTTATATTCTGATAGTGTCTGTAAATATTTAGATATTAGAAAAACTCAATTAATTTACACAAGGCTTTGGGGAATTGATATCGATCAATCTAATAATGTTGGTCTAATTGCAAAAGAAAAATTCTATCCATTAATTAAGACATAAAAAAAAGCAGACAAAAGTCTGCTTTTTTTATTTAGAAAAGAACCTTATGCATTTGGAACAATGAAGTGAGGCTCAGAATCTACAATTGTAAACTCTCCGGCAATTCCAAGAGGAGTTACAATTTCTCGCATTCGCTCTTGGAGAGCTGATGAATTCTCATTCAAAGCTTCATTAAGAGCATTGAGTTGTTGCTGAGCTTGTTGCAACTGGGATGCATATTGCTGAGCAACATTGACAAATTCAAGAACATCAGCCTTCTGAGCCTTAAGCTCAAGCAATGACTGGCGCATAGAAACCAACTCTAAATACTCATCGTGAGTAATTGTAGGGCGCTCTTCGCTTACTTCGACTTCTGAGTCAACTGCATTTTCATCCATTTGTTATATAACCTCGAGATCAATTGATCAAATTTATGTTACCTGATTTTTTTGTAAATGTAAACTTGTTTTTTGTATTTTTTTCAGGTATGATCGACATGTATGTTTATACAGAAAGTTGAAATATGAAAACAATTTTGCTTAGCCCGTCCGATTTAGCGTTCTTATATGAAGAAAGTCACTGGGGGTTTTATCAAAAGTACACTTCAGGTATCAAAAGACCTCCAGTCATTATACCCAAAGTTTTTACTACTATAGATGTTCTCACTAAGTTGACATTCTTGAACAAGAGTATGGTCAATTTTGACTCATCATTTCCTGATGCTTTACTTGTAGACGCTGACAAATGGGTTAAGAGCAAGTCTATTAGCAATCCAGATTATCCTGATATCGAAATTTGTGTCAGGGGTAAAATTGATGGTTTATTGCGCTATTCTGATATGTCTCACAGTGTCATCGATTTCAAAACCTGTGAGATTAATGAGATAACATTAGCCAAATACATCAGGCAATTGTCTTGTTATGCATACGCTTTGAGATACCCAAACTCTTCAATAGATTATTCAGTTTCTGTGAATGAAAAAATTGGATTGTTTGTTTTTCAACCCAATTCCTTTGATGTGACTCAAGAAGGAGCTGCGAATTTAAGTGGAGACTTCAAATATATCGAATACACCTGGGATGAAGATGATTTTGTAGAATACATTAGAAATAAAATTATCCCTTTACTGGCTGGAAAAGAACCTGAGCCTAAAGAAAGTGATCCTTGTTGGGCTTATCTCAAGCAATTTGGATTTGCTTACGAGGAAGAATAATTTAGAAAAGAGAATTGAAACTATATCAATTCTCTTTTTGTTATAATTTATTTAGTATGAAAACGACAACCAAAATTACATATAACCACAAACTTGCTCAATCTAAAGAAAGTTGGGAAACAAATTTCTTAAGTAAAATCAATAACGCTAATTCACTGTTATATTTAGCAGCTATCAAATCAAATAATTATGCTAAGATAGATGATAAATATTACACAGAAGAAAACAAGCCAAAAATTTTATCAACTTTGGATGGCATTGTTAGCGCACCTTACAACCAAAGATTTCACAAAGTATTTGAAACATTTTTAGCAGAAGCTAAAGCTAAACTTGATAGTAAAATTGCTGGAAATGCATCTGCAACTCAGTCAACAAAACAGCAGCCAGCTCAACAACAGCAACAACCAGGTGTCGCAGTAAGTCAAACCCCAGATGGCAAAACTAAGTTTACTTCTAGTGTTCAAACATACGAAGGCGATCAAATAAGAGATATCTTTGCTAAAGCTCAACTTATTTTAGATAACGATCCTCAGCAGTTTAGACAGCTTTGGCCAGGATTGAGGAAACAGGTTGTTGCTCTTTGGCAGTATACTGACGATAATGAAAAAATTGAGTTTAATTCACAATTAAGAAATTTTGATCTAAAAATAAACTTGATGAATAATCCTCAAGGCGGAGACACTACATCAAGAGGTACTTTCTTCGCATACAGGTTTGAAGATCTAGTCCCTCAATTATATAACGCTCTTAGAATGAATGATGTCACGCAGGCTAATGATGTTGTCTCTAAAATTCAAGTATTGCGTGATAAAGACCCTCGTTATGAGCCATATATTACTGAAAGCAGAAAGTTGAATTTAGATATTTCCAGGTATAATGGAAGAAATATAGGCACTGATGCTGCTAAAGTTAACACTATCAGATAATGCCTAAGCCAGTTGACGATTTAGTCAAAACTTTATTAGACGACCCAGATTTTTACCCCAAAAAAGGTACAGATGATAGGGAATCTACCGCTTGGGCAATTGCTTATTCACAATATAATAAAAATAAGAAAAGAAAAAAGAAGTCTTTTAATATGAAAGACTATCGTACAGCACAAAAACCAGACTAAGTCTGGTTTTTTATTTATAATACCCTTATGAGTACACTTTCAATTATTATGCTTACTAATACTGTCAATGAAGATATCTTCAAGATGACTCAATACGCTTTAGATTCCTTGAATCAATCAATTGGTTCAGAAAATTTCAACGTAGTTTTAGTAGAGTCTAACAAAGAACATAATTGGAATTATAATCACGTTAATTTTTATTTGAAGCCTACCGTTGATTTTAATTACAATACCTATCTCAATATTGCTATAGAAAACTGTGATTCAGACTATATATGTATTTCAAATAATGACGTAAATTTTCACAAAGACTGGTGGCAAAAATTAGAAAAAGCTATGATAAGCAAAAATCTTGATACAGCTTCTCCTAGATCGCCAACCGAACAAAAAGGCATCGTCCCTCACGCAGAAATCAAACACAGATATACGCCTGATTGTGTAATTAGGGAAGGATTTGAATTAATTGTAAATTTTTGTGGTTGGTGCTGGGTGATGAAAAGGGAAGTAAAAGACTGGCTCTTTCCTTTAGATGAACAATTCTCATTTTTCTTTCAAGATAACGATGTTATTATGAGATTAAAACAAAAGGGCTGCAAGCACGGACTAGTAGGTGGTTCTAAAGTTAATCATTTTGGTCAATCTTCTCACGGAATTTTTAAATCTAGGGAAGACTGGTACAAAAATACATTTGGATTGGAAAAAGCATTTATAGAAAAATGGAGGAACTATTTATAGTTCCTCCATTTTGTTTACTTTGTGTGCAGTTTGATTTCTTTAAGGAAATGCTCGGAATTCTTGACTGTAGTATTATATCTAAGTAAATGTTCCATCATTTCATTTTGGAAATACTCGTAATTCTTATCAAGCCACTTTGGATCGTTCTTCTCGAAAAATGCAACCTTTGTCCATAGTGCTTTTGGAGCTCGCATCATTACATATCTTGGGCAGTGTGGAATCTCCTCAAAAAGAGGAACGCATCCATTAGCCATAATTTCATAATGACGCATACAGTCCCAACCAGCCTTCTTAGTTGTACGAGCGTATTTTGAAAATTTATAATCCTGGTAGTACTCTACTTCTGTATTGTAAACATAAGTATTTTTGTTTCTTGGATCAATATATGCAATTCTTCTCTCTTTCTTTGCACCACTAGAGACTTTTCCAGTAGGCATTGCAAATTGAATTGGAAGAACATTCTTCATATGCTCTTGCAAATGAGCTTGCTTTTGATCTGGATACAACTCTCTCTTAAAATAAATTGTCTCATCCTTGATTCTATCGTGGAATAAGTTTGTATCTTCACCATCAACATAAATGATTTGCTTCTTGTCATAAGTATCTAAAACAAGCTGCAAATGATCCTGACATCGCCAAATGCTTCCATAAACGACAAGATCAAAAAATTTATTTTTAATCTTTCTGATGATATCTTCTCTATCAGTATTGTCTGAGGTGAGGTTTCTGCAAATAGTAAAACCCTTACCATATTCTGTTGCAAATTGATCATCTGAATAGTCAGAATACAAATGGTGTCGTTTATTACAATCTACAACATCGTCGCCATGCAATTCCTTAAGGCCCAAAAGCAAACAGTCATCTTGATAGTCTGTAAGCCAAGGGAATTGTGGAGACCTTTGATTGCCAGAGATATATAAAATTTTCATAAAGATATTGTACACTCCAAAGCAAAATTAAGCTCTTACTTCAATTGTACATTTTATATCAACTTCGTAATCTATGCAAACAAGAATCAATCTTTCTAAAATTTTTAAGTTGTTTATCATTACAAGATTAGTCGGATCAGGATTCGATATAGAAATTAACTCTAATGCGTTTTGTATTTTTTTACTCATCACAAACGGATTATAAGATTTATTTTTCATCAAATCTAATATAAACATCATTGGTAAAATATATTCAGATGAGATTTCTACTTTGTTTTTGGTGCTTGATAAATCGCAAGCAAAAATTTGAAATGAATAAGAAACTAACTCACTATCTTTGATTATATATTCCTTGCAGTATTCATGATCAAAATTTAACTCATATTCAAAATTATTATCTTTCAATATACTAAGCCATTGTTCTAAAGTTCTTCGATTGTTTAATTCAATTAAATCTCCTAAAAGAGTTATCATAATTGAATTGTAATTAGGAGGAGAACTAATTTGGCCTTTCCATAAAATAAATTTTGGATCTACTTGAGTGACAGTATAAGGTTCAAAAATAAGTGAGGTGTAACTCATATATTTATTTTACATTTAAGAAATTATTTTTTCATAAGTCTCAAAAAATTCTTGAGCTGCTATCCTGTAAACTTCTTGATATGAAGGAGACGGAGAAACTATATAATCCCCAGTTTTTAGGGTCATTAATCTGCCCCATTTAGCTACAAATTCTAATTCTGAGCCATAGTATCTACAAGCTATAATTTTGCCCTTAGGAATATATACTGCGCCATTTTCATAAAAGTAGAAAAATTTGTATCTACTAAAAAGCATATCACAAGGAACAATATATTCTTCTTGACATTCAGTATGCAAATTCTTAACTACAAAATCCCCTTCTTTTGCATAATTTGTAGTTTCCAGGCCATCAGCAGTCCAAGTCTCTATATATTGATTTAAAGTGGCAGGATAGGCATAAATTAAACAAGTCTTGTAATATTCTTGCCCATTATCTCTTATTTCAGGAAAAAAATAAGAGTATGCTTCCTGTTGTGTCATCAAAGATCGCTTATTTTTGATTCAAGAGAATATAAACTTGTTTCAGCTTCATCTTTGGAAATTGCTAATTTTATTCTTGAGTACCACATAACTTTTATATACTAGTTTGTTTCTTAATAACCCTAACAGAAGGAAAAAGGATTTGTTATTTTATAATAAATACTATATCTCTGTTTAGGATTTGTGTATGTACAATAATCGAAACTATAAATTTTCTCAAAAATCAGTTGATGAAGGATTAGCTAATTTAAAAGATTACTTTCAGGGCGCAGGTGCAAAAACTGTTGAATCAACTGAAGCGCTTGCAATTTTGAGCAAAAATGGATTTAATGATTTCCCTTCATTTACCAAAGGTCTACAAAACGGAGAAGCTAATGCTATAACTGCTGCAAAAGAACTATCAGAAAAAGTCTATGGAATAGCAAGTTATTTATTGCCGTTCTACGCTGGAGATAGAGCTGTATCAACCATATTAAATAAAACAAATCCAAGAATAAATCCAACTACCAAAGTAAAGCTTCCATTTGAGCCACCAACAAAAGGTGGTCCAGGATTACTTAAGAATATTGGCCTTGGAATGGCCGGAACTTTAGGCGCAGAAGGCGTTATGAGTGTTGCTGAAAATCTTAAAGGGGATTTGGCAATTTATAAAGACTATTTAGGTGATTATAATAAGGATTTAAATGCAATTCTTGAACAATATCCAAAAAATGAAGACATCAGCATACTTGTAGATTTGTTGAAAACTAAAGGACAAAAAGGTCTAAAAATTATTGAAGATGCAAAAAATCAAGTTGTTTCTAATAGAAAACGATATAAAATTGCAATCAAAGGCGAAGCTAATATTGGATCATACTTACATCAATTCTTATCTGGTGCAGCTGGTGGTGCAGCTGCTACAAAAACCTGGCAAGGCGCTCTTATAAGTGGCTTAGGAGATATGGCTTACGATATTGGCAAAGACGTTTATCATAATTTGCAAGACACTGATTATAAAGCTACAGCATATGCAGCAGAAGTTGTTGAAAAAGTAGAAAGTATGGCAAACCAAGTAGAAAAATATGACAGAGAGTTTGCTAATGATTTGAGAAATACTGCAATGCAATTTGAAGCCTGGTTTAGAAAAAATATTTATAAAGTTTCAGAAAATAAATTAAACCCAGATTCCTGGAGAAATTATTTAGAAAAAAATGTATTTAATAAAAAAGACGAGTTAGAAGAAGTAGCAGATACTTATCAAATGGATGAATATTTGAGATTAAAAAAAATGAATAAGGATATATAGATATGTCATTTACTGGATTAATAAAACAAGCACAACTAGCAGATAAAGTTGGAAATTATAAGTTAGCAGATATTTTGACTAACAGATTGATCAAAATCGCTAAAACTTCTCCTGTAAAAGTTTTTTTAGATGCACTGGACTTAAAAAAAGTAGTTGTTGATGCTGTAGGTGGTGCTAAAAAAACTATTGCACAAGTAGCTCAAAAATCAACATCAGACTTAATTTTATTATATTCAAAGCCTGCTGGCAAAGCTGAAGCCTTAAAAATCATAGATGAACTTGCCCTTCCAGTTAGAACTAAAGCTTCATTGATTAGAAAATTAGATTCAGGCGATGACAAAGCAATTGAACAGCTGAATAAAATTTTTACTGCTAAATATCAAGCGATGGCTGATGCTGGTTACAAAGTTGAAACCAAACTAGATCCTAAACTAGAACCTAAACCAGAAACCAAACTAGAGCCTAAGCCTGATGAATCAACTATTATAACAAGGTTAGACGAAATCACAAAGACTTTCAAGGGTAATAAAGAAGAATTAGTGGCAGAGCTCAAAAAGTTAGGGTTTACAGATGATGAAATAAAGGCAGCTGGAATTATTAAAGCTGATGGAGGACTAAACATTGTTAATGTCAACAAGCTTATCAACAATGCATCTCCTGAAAGAGTTGTAGAATTAGAATTAAATGCTAGTACAATAAATATTGGCGGAAGAGCAACATCTTTAAGCGGTATGGTTTACGCTCAGTTAGCAGACTTACTAAGAAGAACTGATTTAAATCCTGCGGACCAAACGAAGATTATTAATAAAATTAAAATTCAATTGAGAAAAGATCCTAATTTGGTTGTTGACGAAGATTTAAGAAGATATTTCTCAGTTGAATTCCATTCACCGAGACCTCCAAAGCCTGACGCTCCAAAACCTGACGCTTCAAAACCTGACGCTCCAACTACTCCAGGTTCTACTGCTGATGAGATAGCTGAAGGTGCATCCAATACTGGTAAAAAACCAAAAGACTGGAAAGCTTGGGCAATGCTTTTAGGAATTCCGGCACTATTAGCATTAGGATGGACCGTGTATAATGGTAAAATCGTCAATAAAGATACAGGTAAACCTATATCTGATGAGGAAGGAAACGGAGCTATGAATAGGGCGGGTGCGGGAACAGGAGCAGGGACTGGAAAGTTCGACTCTAAAATGTACGATGATCGTATGAAAACAACTCCCAATCAACAAATGATGAAAGGTAATAAACCTCAAGAGTTTGTTAATGCAAATAAAGACAAATACAAAACACAAAGAGAATTTTATAATGCAGCTCTAGCAGCTGGAGATGAAAACTTCGCAAATAGTGTTATTGCTCTTGTTAAAAAAGATATGTCTTTGGACATTGAAAAGTAAGATTCAAATTAACAAAAAAAAGACCCTGATTACTCAGGGTCTTTTTCGTTAAAATCAAATTTCTGCTGTCCAGTAATTATTTCATCTAAAGTTTTACTATTATCAATTCCGTAGAGAAAAATACGCTTCAAAGAATCTAATTCTTTTTTTGACAAATCAAGCTTTAAATGAATAACAAGATTATTGAAATTTTCTTCAATTTCATCAGGAGTAAATATAGCATTATGAAGAGCAAACATTCCGCTTGAATATCCTAAACCATATACCTCAGGACCAAAATCAAATTTATCATATAATAAGCCTCTGTATGAGCCTTTATGATTAAAATAATTTTCATATATGGTGTTAGTTATATGATAGAACAAAAGATGCTTAGTATCTGTATCTAATGTTTCAAAATATTCTTTAGCTTTTTTCTTATAATCTAATTCTGCGTTTACTTCAGCCTCAAGAAATTGTTGATACTCTTCTGATTTTAAATATTCAGAATATGATTTATAAGTTTTGCCATTCTTTTCAACTGGATTAGGATTCTTCACCATTGGATTACCTGTACTTTCTCTTATTGAATCTTCTTTACGTTGTCTAATTTCTTCCCAAGTCATATTAATCTTTTACAGGAGTAATATGAATGCACTGAGCTTCTTCTTTCCTCAATGCAATGTGACTTTCTCTACAGTTTACAACCATCATATCTGTGTGTTGTTTGTTCAAAATTTTAATCTCACAGCCAGGATTGAAACCTAATTCAGAAAGTCTTAATCTGACAGTTCCGCAAATTGATTCAATCCTATAAGTTTCACCAGCAGAACCATCAAATAATGTCATCTCACCACCACAATTCAAACCAAAGTTTAGAAAGATATTCTACCGCTAACTTCACATCATCAGTAAGTTTTTTTCTTTCTTCAATATCTACTGAATTGAAATATTTATCAGAAACATAATAATTTTCAAAAGCTTGAATGATAAATCTCAATTTTTCATCATAAGATTCTTCAGTCTCGCCAATAGGAATACCATTATTTACTTCAATAAATCTTTTTAATCTAGGAATTATGAATAATGCCATAGTGCGATCCATATGCCAAGTTTCAGTGTCGTCAAATCCTCTTTCAAATCTTTGTTGACGATACTGCTCTTTTTTCACAAGATCTTTTTCATAAACATCATCAGATACACTAAAACAAATATTATTTAGTCCCTCTGGCTTTATAGATAATTGCAAGTAGTCTTTTGATTTCTTCTGGGTCGATTTTGATTCTTTTTGGCTCATCTTTATCACTCATTTCAATTCCATTATAACATAAAAAAGAAGGCTTTGCAGCCTTCTTTTTATTTACTGAATTCTTGAAAATATGGACAAGTTTGAAATCCAGCACCATCTCTCACCCAGCCATTGCCTTTACACTTTTCTTTACCTTTTCCCAAGCACTCACAAACTCCAATAGGCTTGCCATTTCTGATAATCATATAATCAATTTTAGCTTGCTCTTCTGGCGTAAGGTCAAGAAATTCAGCAATTGATCCAACACGAAATCCAGCTTCTTCTAAATGCTTCTTCTTATCATCAGTCATCAATATCTTCTTCTTCATCCTCTAGTTCATCTGCCATCAAAACAGCAGATAAATCTTCAGGGACATTATCTACAGTATAGCCTTTTTCATCAATTGATTCTGTATCATAAGAGTCTAATTGATCAAGCCAATCTCGATAATCATCATAAGTGTCATCAAATGCTTCTTGTAAAGTATCAAAATCGAGTGTGTATTCTTTTTTGTAGAACTTCATTGCTTTATCAAAAATTCCACAGTCTGAATCAATCTCAAGATAAGCATAACCATCTTCATTAAGTGGTTCTTTGCCATTGCCTAAATAAGAATATTCTGAAATTGCATCAAAAATATTCAAACTATCAAGTAAATCTAAACTTACTTTCCAGTAGTCATGTCGATAACAGTCAATTGCTTGAACAATAATTTTTTCCATAATTATTTATTTCCCTTTTTGGCTATTTTTAATGAGCTTGCTTATAATCTTAACTAGCAAGGCTATAATTACGCCAGGTATTGCAACTAAAACAACTAAAATAAAAGGTCCGAAAGGAATCAAAAGCATAGCAGCTGTGTTGAGAAAATCTTCATCAAATGCATTCATAATTATTCCTCCTTATCTTCTTCAGTATCCCAATAATCAATGTCCCAATCATCAGCAATTAGATCACTGGGGTATAAATCAAGAGTCAAAGACCATAATTCATACCTGCTTTCAATGTCATCCGGAAAACGTACAAGCACAAAACAAATTTCATCTTTGTCGTAATACATATATTTTTGTTCCCAGGAAGTTCTTGTGATTGGCTTGCCTTCCATTAAAGAATCTAATACTTCAGTGAATTTCATCTACTATCTCCCAATCATCTTCAAGAAAATCACCACTATCAAGAGCATCAAAAATACTAACATAGCTCTCAAATTTAGGATCATTTGGAACATATTCTGGGACTTCTTTGACATCAGAAAAATAAGCCCTGCACTTTATATCAGGCTCCCAAGATTTTCGCCTTAATGTAAAGCCATCTTCTAATTTATCTAATGCTTCTTTACCAGTCATTCTTCAATAACTTTCTTAAAAATATATTTTGCTTTCATTGGCAAAATAAGATATTGAACTGTAAGCCATTCTGTGACGCCTGATTTATGTTTTACTTTATTTTGAATTTCGTTATCTTTAACACGCCAAGCTGTAACGTTTGTACCGTCATCAATAGCTAAATAATATCCATCATTTAGTTTTTCAACAACATCAATAGGGATAGGTAGGCTCATTTTGTTTCCTGAAAGTTTCTCTTACATTTTTATCCCAAAGTAATTCAGACGCAAAACCAATAGTACCAGAATCAAAATGAACCCAGACAGTTTTACCATCATCAGATAGACTTACTTCAATAATATCATCTTTATCGTATTGAAATTCTTCACAAAAAATAGATGCTATTTCGTGTAAATATTTTCTGAATCTGACAAAACTATAGATACGACCCTTAACATATTCTTCACTATAAATTCTTTGATCAGTTTGCATAAGTGTACCTAACCAGTAAACTAACGATAAATAATAACAAAGATATAATAATTAAGAGCTTAGTATTCATTTCAATAAAAGATTTGTCTTTTTCGAAAATAATTTTCCACACTCCAGCCATAAAGTAACCAACTAAAATAAAACATATAAAAGATAATGCTAATAAAAGAATAGTCATAAAAAAATCCCTATAAACAGTATACTGCCTATAAGGATTTTGTCAAGAAAATATATTTTAGACAAGTTGCCAAGTGTCTACTTTTACATCTTCATCATTTAGATTTTTCTGCACCCAATTTGAGTTGCTGTCAAATTTCTTCATAATCTTGTTATCTTCAAACTTTATATAAACAAAATCAGAATTTACAGGTCTTTTTGCAACAGAGCCATTCTTCACAGAAACCCACACATCATAAAAAGTCATTTGTATCCACCTCTATTAGTATATTTTCAGAACAACACCTACTAACCTTTCCTGTGTTCTTCTTGTATTTTATTTACTTCAGCTACAACATCCACAACTTCCCAATCATCAGCAATTAAATCTAAATAAATAATTTTACCATATCTAGAATATTTACCGACACCCCAATCAGGATGCCAACTTTTACGTCTAATTGTTTTTCCCGCATTTAAATCGTCCAAAACATCTTTGAATGATTTACTCTGCACCACCACCCAATCCTCAGCAAAAAGATCTACTGTGGTTATTGTAGATTCAGCATGGTCATATTTTTTAGGAAATAATGTAAGACTAGGATTGCCTTCTCTTGACATCATTTTGCCGTGCTCCAACATTTTTACAGCCCAATTAATATCTCTTTTAAGTTCTATATTATTTGTCTTAAGAAAACTATCAAAGCTACTTCCTATATGTTTATTCTCAACAGCATAAGGTAAATAATCTTCACCTAGATCTAAAGTATATGGGAAATTAGTCTTATCCAACTTAGCAGCTTTCCAAGTTTTGTCTTTATTTTGATGATGTGTAAAGTCTTTAACTTCAGCACCCCATTGTTTGGTTTCATAATAATATTTGTATGTCTTACCATTTACATAAGCAAAACCATACATTTGCCAGTTTGTACCATTTGAACGAGGATCTTCTTCTGCTAATAAACCATGGTAAATGTAGCATTCATGTTTTTGCATCATATCCATAGCAGCTGGAGTGTTATATTCACAATTTTCAATATTGCAATCGTAAATTTTACTCACACCCTTGACATTCATACTTTTACCTGTACGCTTCTCAAACTCACGAATTTTGTTGTGATAATAATCTTTTTGATTTTTAGGCGAGTTATCCATATCTTATGATACCATAAAAAAATGAACTTGTAAGAATTTCTTACAAGTTCATTAGGATAAAGAAAACTAATAACTAAAACAATTTTACATTAGGAAAGCTTGTCAATACTTCAAATCCCATATTGTCCCAGTGTCTTTCATCAGCAAAAGGTCTGAAGTTGATCCAATATGCATTGTCTGGATTCCAAGTTCTTTGTTCACCAATTTCGTTCCATGTATGGTAAATCAAGTGAGTATAGTTGACATTGATTTCTTCAAATGGGAAATCAACTGGCAATGGAGAATCAGCTACTAAATATCCATCTTCAACAACTACTACTCTATTTTTTGAAACATATAAATCAAATTGAACTCTTCTGTCCAATCCCTGCCAAGTTCTATTTAGGGGATAATCTCTTCTTTCAACACTTGGTCTAAAGAATATTTCACCCTCGTATTTACCAGAAATAGCATTCATAGTAGATCTGTAAATGATTGCTCCTGAACGATTAGAAGAATAAGCATCCATCAATTTATTCAATGATGCTTTTGATGTTTCTTTAATCCACCAATTATTAGGATTAAAATCAATGTCATCAATCATCTTGAATGTTCCTGGTGTCCATTCATATTCAGCAGCACCACCAAATTCAGCAAATCTAATCCAGCCAGATTTAGGAGAATAATTTGATTCTAAATTGAAAGCTGGAAATTTATTGCTATCAAAAAACTTAGAAGATAATTTGACATTAACATCATTACCATTTTGAACTACAGAGTTAGCAACAAATGTACCAACCTTATATTCAGTGAGATGATTAACACTTCTATAAGGAGCTGGGTAAGAATAAATACTTTCTCTATCAGCAAACTTCACTGGTACTCTAAATGATTTTCTTGAACCATCTGTATTGTAGCCAGTGTCAACATTCATAGAGTGCCCACCAGCGCCAATCGCCCATCTAAATAATTTACCTGATTTTGTATTCTGTCCAATTTTATCTGCTGCTTTTCCAGAATATACAATTTCTCCAGCAGGTAATAAAAGAATATCGCACCATCTTCTGCCACTAAAATGGGGATCAACTTCAAATGTTAGGTGTAACACTTTGTCTCCAGATATATTTGCAGTTTTCTTTGGGCTCATCAACATTACACCATTGCTTACGTGAGAAGGTGTAGATGACTGTCCTAAAGTTCCACCATCATATATTGTATCCATGAAGTGAGAACCCATTAAGAATACAGTTGAAGCAGATGTATCAAGATCATCTAAGAAGAATGACCATTTATCATTTTCATACCATCTTAGAATGACATCACTTTTGTTCCAATATTGCCAATTTCTTCCAAATCTTTGTTCAACCACATCCATCTTTTGTGGCATTTGAACAATAGGTTTGAAGTCTCTAAAGTTGTCAAAGAAAACTTGTTCACCAGTTAAGGTTTTTTGTATCGTGATTACTTTGTATGGTGCTGATTTTGCAAGCACTATTGGATTATTAGATGGATCACCGTGTCCATTAACACCAACATGAACTTCGCCACTTGGACCACTTGCACCAGGTCCAATGACACCATCAATTTGTTGATATGGTCCAAACTTATCTAATGCTTCAACAATTAGATTATATGATTGATTACTTACCAAACCATTCATCTCAACCATATTGTAGCCAGAAGAATATTTGACTGAATTTGGATTGTTTTCTACATAAACTTTGTAGTCAACAGCGCCTGGAACTAAATCAAACTTCACAACAACACTGTCATCATTAGGAGTATATCCAGTAATATTGACAGGAGTTGAGATTGGTTCAAGTGGACCAAATCTAGTTATAATGTCTGCTGCTGGACCGAATGTTTCTTGTGTTGTAAAATGATTTCTATTCACAGAAGCAATAACATATCTATAAGTTTTGCCAGAGATAACATCTTTGTCTATGTAATATTGAGACCATAAATTAGATGCAATTAGTTTTCCATCTCTATAAATATTATATGCGCCAGGAGCATCTTGGCCATATACTTGTTGATCTTGCCATTTGATGAAGTTTCTTGGCTTGCCATTATTCCATTCTGCAGCAGTGACATATTTTCCAGGAGTTGATGGTGGTCTTGTAGTCCATCCAAAATTATAATTAGGAGCAAAGTCACCTCTTGCTAAACTTAAAGCAGAAGGAAAAGATTCTAATCCATTTTTGTCAACAGCAGTAACTGTATATGTCCAGCCTTCACCAAATATAAGCTGGCTTACTGTAAATGAATTAGTATTGGAAGAACCAATCTTTTGACTATATCTATAAATATTATAAGATACAGCATCAGAATTAGCGTCCCAAACCAATTGATCATAAGCACCATAATTCCATAATCCAAATGTTCTTAAGTTAGTGGGAGCTTCGGGATTCTTAAGATCTAATAAAGGAATAATCGCAGTAGATTTATTTGATAATTGTAAATATCCTGATGGGACTACACCACAAACATAGTAATCCCATTTTTCCTGATACTTTACATTTCTGTCAATAAAAATATTCTCGTTATTTGTAAGTTTGGCATAAGGTTTATTGTAATCAGGCTTCACACCTTGGCCAACTCTATATACAAAATAGCGAGTACATTTGGGTATTAAATCCCAACGCATCTTGACATGATAATTACTAGGAGTACCAACGCAATAGCATAATTCTACTTGCGTTGAAAAGTTTTTTACTTGTGGTGGTTTTTGCCCCAGCGCACAAGAAATAAAGGTGTATAAAAACACAAATAAAACAATAGCTTTCTTCATTTTAATACCTCCCCAGGTTTATTTTTTAAGATGAGAGCTATTGTTTTATTCTTTTTTTTACTAACAGCAAACTTGTAGATATATCCTTGATTGACTATCTGTAAGCGATGAATCCAAAGTGTTCAATGTCTTCATACAGATTGTAACCGTGAAATTTAAATTTCTGTGTAAGTTCAGCATAATTTTGCTGCATAGATTTGCCATTGATGTGAGCAGTGTGATGACACTCTACCCAGTATCTTCCAACTTTATCCTTGAGTTGTTCTATTAACTCATCAGTAAAGATGTTGACTTCTTCTCCTTCAATATCCATCTTACAAACGTCTAAGAAATCAATATTGTTTGCTTCAAGGAATGATGGAAGTGTGAATGTTCTAACAACTAACTGAATTTTAGTGTTACCTGCTGGAGCTCTGTTGTGAATTGTTGACTGCCCTGTTGCTTCTGGAAAAAAATAAAAATTAGTTGAACCATCTTGTGTTGAGATAGCACAATTATGAATTTTTACATTGTCAACTTCTTTTGAAAATTCCTTAATTGTTCTGCATAATACTGAACTTGGCTCAATTGCGTGAACAGTTTTGCATTTAGGGGAACAATAAAGTGAAAAAAGACCACCATTAGAACCAATATCCAAAACTGTAAGATTTTCTGATAAACCATCAAACAGTTGGTCAAAAATATATTTAGATGAACTAATAAATGGTAAATATTTGCTTTCTGGAGAAGCAAATTCATCTAAAATTCTTTTAGTGACATCATTGTATGATAATTCTAAATCAGAATCATCTATTCTCTTAATTAAATAAAAATCTTCCATAAATAAATTATACTCACAATTTAGAGATTATCAAATTCCACTTCTTCGTAAATTTCCCAAACAGGCCCAGCATTATCTAAAATATGTGTATGTAGTTTAATGAAATCTTCCCAGGAATAATAAAACAGATTTCCTAAACTGTCCATAAGTATTTCTTCATCCCTGTAAATGTAATAAGCTTCAGGCCATCTTTTGTATCTAACTTTTAAATTAAGCGCAATTAATGGACGAGTTATTTCACTAAATAATTTCATTTCTTGTTTTCTTTATGAGATTTACCAACACTCTTGCTGCATTGTAAGAGTCCCAATATGGATCATGCTTATCTCCATCAAACTTGCAACCCATTTCAGCCAAAGAACGATCCAAACCATTGTTGTGAGATTTTCCAGAGAGCACAGAATACAACAATGATATATTTATGTATTCATTTGAGAATGGATATTTACAATCTTTATCCCTACATTCATAATGCATGAACTCATTGTCATTTCCCCAAGCTGCACAAGGAAAAGATTTAGTTTTGAACTTATCCGAAATACTCTTGCACATAAATTCAAATTCAACACCATTTTCAGCTTGCTCTTTAGTAATACCTGTAATACGTGTGCAATATTCAGAAATTTCACTTCTTACAGGCTTGCACACCATATGAAACTTATCAGAAATTGCTAAAGTCTTGAGGTCTAAAATACAGGCCCCAAGACTTATCACCTCTCTCCACTTATAAGCATTGTCTCTTCCCTCCCAACACGTAGCTTCAAGGTCAAAAACAATGATTTTCTCACAACTAAACATCAAAAATCCTATCTATGATCTAGTAAAACAAGATCATAATCCACACCAGTACCATTCCAATATTGATCCCTAAAGTTATCAATAGCCTCATAATATTCCGCTCTGTCATCAAACCTTATTATTATAGGCTCAGCTCCAAGATCAGTCAAGATTTTTTGTATTAGTAATCTTCCAGTTCTTCCATTGCCATCAATAAAAGGATGCACAACCTCAAAATAATGGTGTGAAAGTAAAGCAGCGTCTAAAGGGCTGATTTTATTATCATTAGCAGAATCAATTAGTCTTTTGGTAAAGTCATACCAATTATCCATCAAATTAGGAATGACAACAGGATTCGGACATATGTCGTGACCAATCCACACATCCACAGTTCTATATTGTCCAGAATTACCATTTTCAAAAAATGGAATATTCTTTGTCAAAAACCTATGCAAATCGAGAGGAGTGTGTTTCGTCAATTCCCAGCCTGAGGATAGTGCGAAATTTAAAGCACTCATATGATTATTATATAAGGTACAACCAGAATGAGTTCCCACATAACCAGGCTGAGGATCAATCAAATTACTCTCATAAACAAATGTATGTTTCCAAGAATTACAAAACATTTAAATACCTCATTTCTTAATACTTTTCGAAAGCAATTCTTATTATATCGCAGAATATAATTAAGTGACACATTAATGTAAAGGAGAAAAATTTATGTCCTTGTTATCAAAATTATTGAAGAAAACTGTAGGCATTCCAGAAGTTAATATCAACAAACTTCCTTTCGCAAACAAAATTGTCGGCGATTGGGAGAAAAAGTCTATGGAAGACTTAGTAAAACAATTACCAAAAGAAACTATCACTAGGCTAATAGAAGTTTGTAACTCAGAATTAAAATCTAGATTGTAAAAAATCAGTCTATCTCATTGAAGTAGTTTGGAGGGAAATTATGGACAATGACAAAAGACGTAAAGATGCTGTTTTTGTAATACTGTATAGCGTAGTGGGATATTTGCTTATTCTACTAGTAGCAAGATAAACTTTAAGTATAAGTAATCTATGCACGAGTACTTAAATGAAGATTGTTTAACTTATATAAAATCATTAAAAGAAAATTCGATTGATCTTATTCTCACCGATCCGCCTTACTTTATTGGGTTTGATGGTGGTAAAGGATGGGATAAACAATGGAACTCAGATGATTCTTATTTAGATTGGTGCGAAAAATGGTCAAAAGAATGTGCCAGAGTACTCAAACCTAATAAGATGATGTGTGTATTTGGAACCTTAAAATACAATACTTTTTTGCGTTATAGATTAGAAGTTTTAGATAAACTTCCAAACTTCTATCAACAACCAGAAATAATCTGGTCCTACAATTGGGGCGGAAGAAGTAAAACAAACTTTGCTAGAAAACACGAATTTATTTGGTGCTACTCTAAAGAAAAAACTTTTACTTTTAATGCAGATAGTGTAAGAACAGAAAGAAAACAAAAAGTTAATATCAGAACAGGAAAAGAATACGAACAAGGTACTATTCCAACTTGTGTCTGGGAAAAGAATAATCACACAACAAGCAAAGAATACTGCAATTGGCATCCTACTCAAAAACCAATAAGCATACTAGAAAGATTTATTCTCGCATATACAAATCCAGGAGAAACAGTACTAGACCTATTTAATGGCGCTGGATCCACTATGATAGCCTGCGAAAATACTGGAAGAAATTTCAAAGGATGCGAAATAGATACTGAGTATTATGAACTGTCAATTGCAAGATATACAGAACTTACTGGCAAACAATATAACAATAACTTAATAAAATTACCAGGCAACTAAAACCAAAGCAAGGTATTATATATATAGAGCATTGAAGCCCTATCCATTTTCAGGATAGGGCTTTTTTATTTAGAGGAGATTATAATGAAACTAAACTTTGAAAAAATATTTTTTTACTTTATGCTTGTAATTGTTAGTGGTAGTATTGGATATGCAATTAAACCAGAACCAGTGAAAGAAAATTCAAACTCATCTCAAATTAGAGAATGTGTTCAAGCTATGCATATGATGTCTGACGCATCAAAGAAAAATTATTACACTTCAACAGCCAAATCAAAAAAACAAGTAGCTATAGAAAGGATGATGAGTAGATGATAAACAATTTTTCTTTATTCTGCTTCTTATATGCAGAAGAATTTGAACATAATCAATTAAACGAACTTATATCAAGTTTTTTCAGTTTCAAAAACAAATGAAAAATAAACAAGATATGTTAGTAGGAATAATCACAATCATTGCAACAATAGTAGCAATGATTTTTTCCCTTAACTATACTTCAAAAGTCTTAACCGAAAATGCACACAGAAATACTGTCCCAATAATAATAGATAAAAAAGATCCAAAATTCCAAATAAAAAACTGGGGAATGAATAGAACAAGGACAAAAAAAGACGCTGCAATAGAAAGAATGATGAGCAAATAAATACTTAATATGGTATTATGAGAATATGAACGCAAATCAATTCAAAAATCTCAGCTTAGTATGTTTAGTACTAGGCTTCGTCTCAATCGCTGGATCAATCGCAATCTGGTACCTTACTGGCGGAAAATCAATGGAAGCACAAGCACACGGAGAAAGATTTGGAATCTTTGTCGGACTCTGGGCTCCAACATTTATGATCCTCTCCAACCGATTTGATAGATATTCTGAAAGCAAGAATGATACAACAGCGTAAACTCGTAGATTTTATATTCGGACTAATCGTAGTAGTATCAACAATTATTATCCTAAAAGTTGCTTGCGATTAATTTTTAGGTATAATAGTTTTGATGGTCCTCAGTAGCTCAGTGGTAGTTCAGCATTCGCCTGTTAAGCGAAAGGTCGTTGGTTCGATCCCAACCTGAGGAGTTCGATCCCTACTTATAAAGTAGGGATTTTCTTTTTAAAGGAATATATTTTCTTTTTTCAGTATAAACATAGTGGTTGAACAAAAATATAACAACCACTAGGAAAATGAAAATGAGAAAATGTTTGAATTGCGAAAAACAAGTCCCAAGATTGGCTTGGATTGATGGGAAAAAAAGAAATTTAAATAACAGAAAATATTGTTTTGAATGTTCACCATTTGGTCAACATAATACAAGAAAAATACACGATCCAGCTTCAGCTAGTACTCCAATTTATGAATGTAGAATTTGCAGCAAAACTTATCAAGGTGGTCATGGTCAATCCAAAGGAGTTTGTTCATCTTGTAGAGTTTCTGCATCTAGAAGAAATAAAAAAACTGCTTTAATTGAATATAAAGGTGGGAAGTGTATAGTTTGCAATTATAATAATTGCCAACAAGCTTTGCAGTTCCATCACAAAGATCCAAACGAAAAAGAATTTGCAGTAGCTAACTCTGGTACATTGGATATTGAAAAATTAAAAGCAGAAGTTGATAAGTGTCTTTTAGTTTGTTCAAATTGCCACGTAGAAATTCACGCTGGATTAGTTGACATAAGTAAATTTAGTTAGTATAATCTTTGTAATGGTCTGTTAGTCGAGTGGTTAAGATGCGTCCCTTTCACGGATGAGATCAGGGGTTCGATCCCCCTACAGACTATTTTAATTTTTCGAGGCTTAAAATGGATCATAAACAAAAATTAATTACAGATGGCTATACAATAATTGATAATATTTTGCCATTAGAGCTTGCAAAATCTATTAATGCTGCATATCAAAATAACACTCAATGGGAATATATGGATCAAGTAAGACCAGATCATTACGGCCATGTATTTAAGAGTGAGAATCCTAATTTACCACAAGAGGGAGAAGTTTACACAGCAAAATTTAATAGATCAGATATTTTGAGAAATTCTGATATTGTTAAAGAAGCTTTTGATAATTATTTTGGTCCATTACTTAAAGAATTATCTCCTTTTCCTGTTGACGATTTTGATACCAGGTGTTATAAATTAGAAGCTGGCGATCATTACAGGACTCACTATGATGGTTATGCTGGAAAAATTAATATTATTTATTATGTGAATGATAATTGGAGATGGGACTGGGGTGGAATATTAAATATTTTATCATCCCAGGACACAGATTATTGTTATCCGATCTTTCCAAAGTTTAATAGAGTAGTGCTTTTAAATAATCAAAGTTTTTCAGCTCCTCATTTTGTTAGCTCTGTAGAAAAGTTTGCTCTAAACCCAAGATATTCTATTGTATCTTTTAATAAATAGAATTTCGAGGTATAATATTTTATAATTTCCGGTCGTTCAATGGTAGGACAGAGGTTTTTGGTGCCTTTAATTGGAGTTCGAATCTCTACCGGAAAATTTACCAGCACTATTAGTTTAGGGGTAAAACATCACACTTGTAATGTGACTTCAGGCGTTCGATTCGTCTATAGTGCTCCTTCTCCTTTTCTGTGATATAATAAAGATATGAACGAAACAATTTTAATTTCAATTTTATTTGCTTTAGTGGCAATAATTTTCGTCTTGATATTTGTCGTAATTTTTCAGATTAAAAAAATCTTGAAGTCTTACAATAATAATTTTGAAACATTGAATAAGAAGACAGCGAAAATAGTGGAGTAGATATGAATTTTATAACTGTAACTTGGATTAACTGTTCTGTTATTTTTGTATCTGTTATGGCATTTTCTCTTTATTTTAATTTTCGATTAAATAGATTGATAAAGATGCTTGACTCTATGATTACAGATCGACCAGAATGATTTTTAATCCCATCGAATTCGATGGGATTATTTTTTTAAGGTAAAATAAATTATGACTGAACGTGAGTGGGTTGAGAAGATAAAAAAAGAATGTGTCTTGAATGTTGGTAATTTTGACACTAGATATGCGATTCAATTAGTTGGGAGAAGTGGAAGTAAGTTAGGTATTGTTTCTTTGAATAAGCAGTTTATGAGTGTTGACATAATTGACAAACAAAAGTATGAGCGTTTTTATGATCAATTTTACTCTAGAAGAAATAAAGAATCTCGTCCACCATTAGTTATAGATTATCATGTTGAACATAATATAACTAAGAATGGATTTAAGGTACTTTGGGACTTTTATTATAAGAAAGTAAAGCTTAAATATTAAATAAAAAGGGGAGCTCTGCTCCCCTTTTTATTGATTTCGATAATAGTCTAGAAGAAGTTGAACACTATCTTCTATATTGTATTTAGGTTTCCAGTTTGTTTTTTCGTAAAACTTATCTACGCTTGGAATTTGTAATGTAACATCTACAGGTCTAAGTAAGTTAGGATCTTCTTTAGATATAATCTTGCAGTTAGCTTGTTTCTTCAATTCTTCTAAGAAATCACCAACTCTGACTGGAACTGTAGAGCCAATGTTGTAAGCTTCTCCAATTTCACATTTTTCTGCAGCTACCCAATAAGCATCAACAACATCTCTTACATCTAAAAGAGTGCGAACAGAATCAAGATTACCGTGAAATAAAATATCCTGTTTCCCTCTTTCAATATCTACAATTTGTTTTGCAAAAGCACTTGAAAAAATGTCAGGTCTTCGTGGGTTAATATATCCAAAAGCACGAGTAATGACACAAGGAATATCATAAGATCTTAAATATGATTTAACTAATTTCTCTTGTGTTAATTTACTAATTGCATAAACATTGACGGGGTCGATTGATTGAGTTTCTTTGATTGGAATCTCGTCTTCTTTAACTTGTCCGTATACTTCAGAAGTTCCGCAAAATTGAATCATTGGTTTCTGATTTAATATTCTCAATGCTTCTAGTAAATTTAAAGTTCCATTTACATTATTATTGAAAATTGAGCTAGGACTACTAAAAGAAAGTTTTACGTTAGCATTAGAAGCTAAGTGAAATATATAATCTGGCTGTGCAACTTCAAGAGTTCTAATGACGCTTCCAAGATCATTCAGATCACATTCAAACATTTGTACTTTAGAAAAAACTCCTGACTTATTTTTTCTATCAGTATGCCATCTTGAAATGCCTTGAATTTGTATGTTTAAAATGGTTGAAAGGTGCTCAGCTAAATAAGTTGCGCCACTACCATTAATTCCTGTAATAAGTGCTTTTTTCATAATGTTATTATACTCAATCATCACATTCATTGTAATATCCGTTATCGTTAGGGCATATTACATTATCTTCTTCATTTGCTGCAAAATGACAATAAGATAAATCTGAGTGAGCAATTAATAATTTCATCATTACTTCATACAAAATTGGGTCTGTGCAATATGGCGTATATATTTGCATTACTTTATCGTAATTGACAAGAATAAATTTCTTATCGTTTAAGCTGATAGTGAAAAATTTATTAAGTTCAGTTTCAACAAAAAATGCTTGTAATCCAGGAACATTTTTCTTTAGTGAAGCCCAATTTATTCCGATATTATTTTGTGCTGGAAAAATACTCTTGCCCCAATCTTTGAGACGTAAAATAAGTTCAACATCGTATGAAGATTGTCTTGGTAGATTATAGATATCAATTATTTTCATTTCTATTTGCATTATACCTAATCTATGGTACGCTGTCCGTATGAAGCATACAATTACTATCATTGATGAGAACTTTGAAGAGAAAAGTCTTGAATTGACTTATGCTCAATTACAAGAACTTAATCGTTGGTTAAATATTTATTTAAACACAGGCAGAACGCTTGAATATAAGTTAGACAAAAGGACTAAAAAAGTTATTGATGTAAAGCTTGCACAGATGTAAGTTGTGGTATAATTAGAGAGTAAGAGAAATACGGCTCCATAGTTAAATGGATATAACACGGACCTTCTAAGTCCATATTTTAAGTTCGATTCTTAATGGAGCTACTATTTATACCCCCTAATTATTTAGGGGGTATTTCTATTAATCTACCGTGAATTTCTCTATGGCAATTAGCACAAACTAAAAGACATTTATCAAGTTCTGACTTTACTTTTTCAAAAGAATACATTTTTGCGTGTCCCAAAGAAAAATCTTTTATAGAAGGATCTTTGTGATGAAATTCTAATGCACCATTGTATTTATCATAATTGCAAATTTGACAACACCCACCTTTGTAATCTATTGCCTTTTGCTTTAAATCTCTTTGCCTTTGAATAGATCTGATATTTTCACAAGATTTACAATTTGAAGAATATTGTTTTCGAGCTTCGTCTCTTTTTTTATAAAATTCATCTTTGTTTTTTTCTAATTTACAAATTGAACATTTTTTTGTTTTGCCTTCTTCAAGAGAATTTACAAGTAGATTTGTAGTATTGTGCGCTCTAAAAGGTGAACACTCTAAACAAAATTTTCTATTACATATATTGTGTCTTTTGCCATCAATAACAATAATGTTTGGCAAATCATTATTACATTTTAAACATTTTTTCATAAAACTATCTCCTATTAGCTTTATTATACAAAAATTTATTTTTTACCTTTGAGCTAAATATAAGATTTTTCTTGTTTAAAATGGAATAAAAATATATGTGGTATAGGTATTCAATGGTTAGAAGAGTTAGCCTGGTAATATTGTTTGATGATGATAAGGTTTTGCTCGGTAAAAAACCTAGTGGATTTTGGATACCTGGAGGTCACGCTAACTCTGGCGAATCTTCAAAAGATGCTGCAATAAGAGAACTCAAAGAAGAGACTAATCTTGATTTATCTAATTTAAAATTATTTTATTCTAAGATTACTGAAAATAAAATTGTAGATGTTTATGTGTGCAACGAATTTTCTGGAGAATCAAAGGCGGATGATGATTTAGAGGAAGTCCATTGGTTTAGTGTCAACGAACTTCCTGAAATGCGATTAGATGGAAATGAATTAATTCAACAAGCTTACAAAGAAATATGTTTGTAACCAACATATTCATAAAATTCTAAAAGCTCTTGTGCATTAAATCCTCGCATTCTTCCTTCATTTAGTAAGTTATTCTTTAATTCTTCTTTCCAAGTTTTGTAATTTGGACAATCTTGATCAAACCAATAATTTTCCAGCAATTTGTAATTTATAGCAGTTATGTCGTGTGACTGGCCATATGGAAATTTATAAAATCTAAATGTATTTTTATAATTTGTAAAGTCTGTATTGAAATATAATTGATTTCCCATTGCAGCTTGCGCAAAATTTATTTTATCTAAAACATAATCATCACAAAATAAATAAAAGAATAAAACTTCTGTCACCCACCCCAAATAACCATAATTTCTTCCAGGGATTTGACCTAGCATTTTTTCATACTTTTCTTCAAAAGTAAGATTTTTTAACTCAGGATGAAACTTATTTATTTGACTTACAAAGAAAGGTGGAAATTTTATTGTTTTTTGAAAATTCATAAAATTTTCTGTATTATCAAGAAACAACATTTTTTTAAAAAAATCTTTGCCCTTCTCTAAAATTTTTTTTCTTGAAATAAAGAAATGGTCTCCAGGAAAAAAATAAAATATTGATTTAGATACGTTGTGTGTATTTATAAAATTGCATCCAAGCTCATTTGCAACTTCCACCATAGGCAATATCCTAGCCCAATCAAAAGCGTATTGAGTGTAAATAGCTCTTCCAAAACAAAGACTTCCCCAATCTGAAGTAAAAGTACTATCCATAGCTAAATGAATCTTGTGTACGTGAGCATCAGGATCGGATTGACAAGTTATCAAGTATTCTGGAAGATTATCCCAATTTTCTAAAATCCAAGTTGAAAAAATTCCAGGAAAGCCAAAACTTGAATCCATTTTGATATCATCTTTATGCGGATTGTCACCAACACAAATTACAGTTTTTGGATATTTTATTTTGTCTATAAATTTACTTCTGTCTTCATCTTTGTAATATACTAAAACGTGTTTATCTTGCATTTTTTTCCTCTTGTTCATTATACATTTTACAAAGATGTCTGATTGATGATAAAGAACATTACATTTGGAGGGCAGTAATGAAACTTAAATTATCACCAATGGAGTTGATAATTTGCTTAATGGTGATAACAACACTATTAGCAATTTTTATTCCAATATTTCTTTTAGCTTGGTCAACATTCTAATTATCAACAATAGTATAAGAAATACAAGTTGTAGGAGGACCAAAACCTTGCAAATATCTTACTTTGACTGATTCAACAAATCTACTTGTGTCATCAGGAATAATTTCAGCTCTAACAAGAAGATCAACAATAGGCTTTACAATATTGTCTGGGTCGCTTCTCATTTTCCATTGTGTATCAGCAAGAATAAGAATTTCTATTTCTATTGGGTAATTTGTTGCTGGTAATAAATTATCTTTAATGATTAGGACATTCTTTTCTATCCAATCATTATATTTTTTGCTTTTCACCATTTTTCCACGAGCAACAGGAGCATACATCTTATTTGCGGAAAATGGTTCTTGGATAGTACAAGATTTTTTAAGCATATAAGATTTGTACAGAGATAGTATAGGTAATAAGAAAAAATTATGTGGTATAAATTAGCACAACAATTACAACTTCCTGGGTTAGATATAGAACAATCCCAGCCAAAAATTAAAGAAAAACCAGAACCAAAAGATAAATCTCCAGAACTTTTAGAAACACAAAAAGAACCTCAAAGTTTATTCTTTAGTGATTGGGCTAAAGGTCATTATGTGCCAGAGCAACCTGTCTATCACGGAACAACACACGAATTTGATAGATTCGATATTGACAAAGGTTCAATGAGTAATTATTTTGGTCCAGCATTTTATTTTACTAGTGATGAAGAAGATGCTTCAAAAAATTACACTGGTACTGGGCCTGATCAAGAAAGAAACATTGAAAATCTTCAATATGATTTGCTTGATCAATATGGTGAAGACGAATATTATCTATGGAATTTATATAGCGATGATCCAAGATACAGTAAAGATTTCAATGAAGATGGCAAACCATATAACCCAAATTATCTAGCAGAAAAAATTGCCAAAGATACAATTTTAGGACCAAATAAGCCTAGAGTAATTCCTGCTCACGTTAGAATGAAAAACCCAATTCATCTGACTAGTTCACAAGATGCAGAACATCCTGAAAAAGTTTTCATTGATGATGTAGAAGGTAGTATGGATTTTTTAGGTAAAAGAATCAATCCTTCTGACAACCATAATTTTAGTACAGTTATATCAAAACTTCATAATATTATAGTGGACTATTTGGATTTTGATATTGCTAATGAAATTTGTGAAGAATTAGTTCAAGAAAATTCTGTTGGGTTTGATGAAGAAATTTCAGCATCTTCAATAATTATGGACTTGATTAAAAAATTAGAGTTTTGGGACCGGGATCAAGATACACATTTTAAAGGTGATATTGTCAAAAGATTTGTAAATTCATTAGGATACGATAGCATTGTTATGGATCCTAATGAATTTTTCAGAATGTACTCTCAAAAAAGACCAATCAAGCATTTCATCACTTGGAATCCTGAAAACATTAAACACGCCAGAGAAAATATAGAGTTTGACCCAGGGAATCCAGTTATCACTGCAATGAGTGGTAAAATTAATTTATGGAAGAATTCTTTGCTGTAGTTTTCATCGAGTGTATGATGGAAAATAATAGATGTTTTTCAGAAAAAGATTTTTATAATTTACTCAAAACACAAAGGTTGGATTCTTCAAAAATAAATTTCAATGAAGTAATGAAAGAATTTCTTACAGAATTTGAATTAACATCATATGAAAAAATTGATAATATTTGGCAGCCTAAAGGAAAATTTATTTCTCACAAAGCAATTTCAAATATAATAGATGAATTAGATTTACATTTAGAAGTTGAAAATTCATTAGGTGGATTTTACGAAACAAGTTGTGATGTAGTGCAAAAAATCAATAATTATCTTTGGTTGTGTGAAAAAGAAGCTCTCCAATAAAGGGGGGCTTATTTTTTTGATAGAAACATAATGTGAGGAACTAAAAATGAAAAATCATTTGAAATTATTCAAACTTTCACAAAGGCTTGATAAAAATAATTTATATTCACTAGCTGACAAAATTGATAGATTGGCGCAAAACCAAACTAAAAATTTTGAGAATAAACAGCAAGCTACAGATTATATAAAGAATTTAGGTATGCCAAGCTTTTCTCAAAATATGGATAAAGCTGCTGATGAAGGCGTTACAATTAATGGTATTTCTATCAAGAACGATCCAGAAATGCAGAAATTATACAAAGATAGTTTATCATCAGGAGGCGCAGTTGCAATGCCAGCAATGGCACCAATGCCTATGCCTATGCCAGCACCAATGCCTTCAGTTCCGCCCGTAGTTTAATTCGCATCCCAAACCAAAAAAAACAGGGGCTACTTTTTCAAAGCCCCTGTTTTTTTTGGTTATTGGTCTGCTTTAATTACTTCGATAGAGGATCGTTTCGACGGCCACCTTCACGACGATCATTAGCTGGAAGAGTTGTCTTTGTTACAAGCTTTAACCCGTCAACACTAAATTGATAAAGAGTGTTGCCAGAAAGAACATAAACAAAATTACCAGATGCAGCAACAGAAGCAGCACCACCACCTGCTCTCATCCCAACACCCTGACCAAGAGGGAATGGAGTTTGACCTGGGCGTGGAGCTTCTTGAATTCCACCTGGAACCTGTGCAAATGCTAGCCCGAAAACAGCCAATGAAGCTGCAAGAGAAACCAAAATTTTATTCATAATTTTTACCTCTGTTCAATAGACGAACAATGTTATTATATGTTCAATAAATGAGTAAAAGATTAAGATAGATCTATAACAAAAAAAAGATCTACTTTCGTAGATCTTTTTTAGAATTATCTTACTTGAAATCCGTTTTGATCAAGTACTGGAAGATTGCCAGCAGTATATACTTGTTTACCCCAGAGGAAATTATTTGGATTTACTGTGGTTTCAAATCTCATAAACTTTGAGTGGCCATCTGCAAAAGTATAATTTGCGCCACCTGTATGTCTGTCAGCTTGAATGTATGCAATTTGTAAAGCACCACCAGCATATCCAGATGATTTGCAAGTAGCCCAGGCACTTGCAGCCAAAGATGGAGTGACTGCATAAACTGCTGACAGACTTGGCGCAAACTGTGATAAATCTTCACCCTTCCAAGTTCCGCCACTCACACTAGTCATAAATGCATTAGTACTTCTGTGGCTCTTGTTTACATAACCACCAGAAGAAGTACCAGCATTAGAAGTGTCATTAATACAAGCTAATGTATTTGTCATCTCTGCTACTACAATTGTATCTGCTGCAAACTCAATAGCTGAAACAGAAGCAACATTAGCAGGATCAATGCTTCTACGCTTTCTTGGTAATACGGAAGCATTAGCAACATAAGAAATTCTTGGTGCTTGTAAATCTAAACCTGGGTTAGTAGGAACAATTCCCTTATTTGGATCTGATGGACAAACAAATACTGACCAATTCTTTACGTATGGATTAATAAGTCCTGACCATTGATTATATCCATTAGTACCGTTGGAATCATTTGTATACCAGTATGCTTGTGGATAAGTTTCATCATAGTCTTGAGCATACATAGTAATACCAAGTCCCATTTGCTTGGTGTTTGAAAGGCAGGATGCAGAACGAGCCTTTTCACGAGCTTGGGCAAAAACAGGGAAGAGAATTGCAGCCAAAATAGCGATGATTGCAATGACAACGAGTAATTCAATAAGAGTAAACGCTTTTTTCATATTAGTTTCCTTTTAGAAATCTTGTTATTATTATTCCGCTTAATAAAAAGACGTATATTAAGGTTTTAGACAAAATTCTTAACATAAAGGAACAGTCTTCTTTTATTCCCTATAATAAAAATATGAATTACAAAATCAAACTCAAACAAAAAAAATATTTGTTCTTAGATATTGATGGAGTATTGAATTCATTTGATGATTATAATATGACAGGTAATGAATTCATAAAAAACTTAAAGAATATTTCATTTATTACTAGCAAAAAACAAATGTCTATATTGAATAACATAGTAGAAGAATATAATCCCACAATAATATTATCATCATACTGGAGAACAAGATATTCTTTAGAAGAATTGAATAATATATTTAGGGAAAATGGTTTTGTGGGCAAGATATCTGGAATTACTAGCAAAGAGGGCGAAGAACACAAAGATAGGTGGAATCAAATCAAACTATATATAGATAAAAATAAAGTTAAAGATTATATTATATTAGATGATGAAGAAATAACCAGAACAGAGAGAAAAATAAATAACTTTGTAAAAACAAATTCTTATGAAGGTTTGACAGAAAAACATTTAAAAGATATAGGAAAAATCTGGTAGGACAATATGGCAAAATTTATTCGTGCAAGTAAAAAATTTATCAAGATATCTCAGAGTGAAGAAAAATATTATCATGGCACAACTACTGGTGAAAATGATTCAATTCTTAAAAGTATTATATCTTCAGGCATAGACCCAAAAATTGCACAAGGATTTGGGCAAGGAGCTGGGTTTTATGTTTTCAATAGCATAAATCAAGCTAAAAGGCAAGCTATGTCACTTAATAGTTTCTTTAGTGGCAGTGAAGTAACATTTGAATATGTGGGAAACCCAGATACTATACCAGGTGGATATCCAATGGTGGTTTCACTTCCAGTTGATTTAAAATCAGAAACATTTGATTTAGATTATGAGTCATTGCCACGATTTGGATTTTTTATAATAAGAGAAATGTACGACTTGATAAAAACTTTGCCGCAAGATGCTTTTGCTGAATTGGATCTTTTGGGAAATAGGCCCTCCGCAATACCGGAGCACACTACTATAGATTCTTCTTTATTAGGCGATGGTGAAATAATAAGATTGAGGTCAAAACCAAAACCTATTCAAAAACAAAAACGCACACGTAAACAAAAAATAGCATTTTATGTCAAAGACACGCTAAAAGAATATGAGACTGGAGATGTCGGAACTGGTTATACTTATCATAAAATTTTAGAAGTTCTTAAAAAATATTTTCCAGAGGAATTCAAGAAAGCAGAAGAAAAAGTTTTTGAAATTTTAAAACCTCTTGAAAATTATGATTATAAATCAGACCATCCCGATGTGGATTGGAAATATGGGACTCAACCTGTAGCTTTTAAATATAACGGAAAATACAATATTCATATCGACCCAGCTTTAGACATTATGGTTTACTTTAACAATAATTGGATAAGTGGTCAAGAATATATGCAGCAAAAGGATTCTACTAACAATACTGAAAATAGCACATCAGATTCTCAGAACACAAAGACATCAAGGAATAAAAATATGGCAAAATTTATCAAGACAGCATTATTAGAAGTAAGAGAAAGAACTGAACAGCAAGAAGTTCAATTAGAAGAAGTAAGAACTGGTGAAACATATACTTCTCTTTATGACGCATTACAGAAACAACATAAAACTGTAGATGCTCAGACACTTTGTGAACTCTTTACTCCTCTCCATAAAAATACAAACTACAATTCATTAGAAGAAGCTTTAGGTAATAAGGCGGGTTTGTATGGTAGAAAAAACGAAGAATTAGCAGAAAAATCATTCTCAGAAATATTAGAAGAAATTGAAAAAGGTTTCCCAGAAGAAATTCTTGAGTTACAATTAAGAAATAAGAAATAATTGGATTTATAGCTAATAGACAAAACTATTAGCTATAATAAATTTAACAGGTGTAATAAGATGAAAAATAAACTTTCAAAAGAACAACTTGATCTTTTAAATAAATTTAAAAACACAAAAGATAATAAAAGCGCTGCAAACTTAAATGAAAAAACTGAATCAAAAATTAATTCAGTTTCTCATAGACCAAACTTAAGAAGAAGCGGATCAAGGGGTAAGTGACGGACTCCAATCTGGGCCTGCCAATACTTCCAAGAATTCTTCATAAGTGTAATACTGAGTTTTAGTAGTTAATGATTCAACACAGTTAGGTACAACTTGCCCCTGCCACTTTACAAATGTCTTTAATCCATCAACACTTAAACGCAAAGTGTCAGCAGATGTTTCAAGTACTTGTGTAAAATCAATCAAGGGTATTTCTGTAACGTGAAAAATAACAAATGTTCTGTCCATATTTTTATTATAAAACAAAAGGTAGGGTTAGTTCCTTCTTTGAATAAAAAAGAATGTTCGGGGACCAAATTATGCATAAAAAAATAGTACTTAATAAATTGCAGAAAATTGCAAACTTATTTGATCAATGTCAACATCACAATCAAGCAGACCAAATAACTCAAATAATGCATAAAATAGCGCAAATTGGTAGCGCTGGAATTTACAAGCCAAAAGGAAGCTCATTCCTAAGCTCACAACCTGACTTGGCAATTATTGAAAGCAAAAATAATATTCCAAATGATTTATTATATTACGCCGCATCAGTAACACAAAGAACTAAAACCCCAAAATATGATCAAGAAAATTTTGAAAAAACATTAGCAAAATTAAATTCTATTAAAAATAATCCTAAAGTAAAAGATAATTTTCCAAATATTTCAAGCAGTGTAGATTCTGCTATTGATTTGTTGAATTCAAAATCAAATCAATCTGGTGAAACTAAAACTAAAAGCACATATATAGAAAGATTACCTAGTTCAAAATTAGGAGACTATGCTTCTCCAGCTGATACAACTTTTAAAACTCAAGATACTCCATTTGATGATTTAGGACAATTTTTAGATCCATATCAAAATCCGCTTTTGCAAATGGGCGGTGGTTTTGGCGATATTGTAGGCAATGATCCAGAAGATAAAGCAAAAGACTTTATAAAAAATAAATTTAATCAAGCAAGCTCAAAATCTAAAAGACAAGCCTCAATACTAATGATGGCTATAAAATTAAAAGAAGATTTAGAAGATGGAGTCAAAGCTTTATTTAATTATTATGATGAAAGAACTTTGATGAAATTATTAAAAGAATCAAATATTATAGAACAAAATGGTGATATTACAGCAAGACCATTTGATTATTCTGAACTTATTCAAAAATTATCACAGTTAGAACCAACTTCTCCGCCAGATATGCAAACAACTTCTGGAAATAATAGTTATGGCAGTCTGGAAGAAGTCAAACAAAATTTATTATCTACAGTAGAAACTATCGATAAATTTCAAGTGTCTATATCACACGCACACGATGTTCAAAGAGAACAACAAAGAGAATTAAATGATTTACAGGGTGATACTATTCCCGACGAATGAAACAAATCTACAACAACTTATTACTAAGAAAATAAATAAACTGTAAAGAGCTATAGCAATCCTATAGCTCTTTCTTTTTTCCCAATTATATTTGTGTAAATAATATCCACTTGTCCACATCAACATAGCATACAAAAACCACTGGATTATAGTCTCACTATCAAAAGCCCAAAAAAAATAAAAACATAGTTGAATAAAAAATACAATTCTCACAAGCTTATTATAAAAGGATAATTATCGATATATTTGTAAAAATAAATTAATCACCTTTGATAAGGAAAAAAAATATGAACAATAAACAAATTGTAGCTTCACTAAATCAAATTGCTAATGAACTTGATAGCAATGGACTTTATCAAGAAGCTAATGTTGTTACCAATGTTATGGTAAAAATTAGTCAATCTGACTTACAATATTCTGGTTCTTCGAAGTATAAGCCGTATGCTAATTTAAGTCCTCAAAGTGTTAATGTCGGCAACGCTGCAGGAAGCACTGCGGGTTCATCAACGACTGATGAACAAACTTTCAATCAGGCTATTGAACATATAAAAACGCTTTTAAATATGGGCGAAAAAGAAGGAGCAAAAAGTATATTTTTCGATACTCTTGAAAAACTTACAGAACCTGCTCAACGTGAAAAGTTTAGAAATACGTACTATGAATTAACAGCTCCTTCAGCTTCTCCAAATGCACCAGTCACTAAGCCAAATGCACCATCTACTCCAATTGGTACACCTAAGCCATCAGTGCCAGGTAAACCATCCCAGCCAAGTTCCAAACCTGGTATGCCATCCAACCCTGGTAGCTCAAAGCCTTCAGCACCAAAAAGCGCAGATGGGTTAGACAGATGGGTAAATAAAGCTGAAAATATTTATTCAGCTTGGGTAACAAAAGGGGCAAAGCCAGGTTCATCAGCATTTGGATTGATCAAAGATGTTGTAGACTATATGCAAAATGTTAAATCAAGATTGCCATCATCTTTGCATAGCTCTGCAAATGCAAAAATAATCAAAGTACAAAAAATGATGCAAGATATATTTGATGGAATGCCAGACCCAACTAAGACTGTTGGAGTAATGCCTTATTATGGTGTAAGTGGAGTTAAGGGCAAAAGTGTTAATCCTTTTGCAGAGGGCGATCGTCTAGAAGGTAAAAAGCTAGATTATCAAGCCGACTACGAAAGTAAAAGATACTAATAAAAAAAGAGGAGCAAAGCTCCTCTTTTTTTATTTAAAATCAAATTATAATAAAATTAATTTTTCAGCTCTAATTGTAAAGTATCTACTTAATAATTTTCCATTTTTAATTGAACGTACAACTACAAAATCTTTTTCATCTGATACAAAATCATCACAAACTACGCCAAACTCTTCCTCGCCTTTTCCATCAATCCATTTTACTTTGGTGCCAACAGTAAATTTTTTCTCTTCAACTAAACTCCAAACTTTGCTCAACTCTTCTACCTGCTCATCTGTCAATAATCTTAACTCGTTCAATTTATCCAACAAGTTTGATTGACTAACTTTGTAATTTGTTATCTGAGTGTCCAAATTATCATTAAGTTTTATTAACATTTTTCTATCATTATTTTGCTTCCATATGATAAAAAATAAAACCAAATTTATTAACACAGACAATACTAAAAAATAAATCATTTTTTTGCACCTTTTGATTGCTTGAAATTTTTAGCAAACTTTATCATTTCATTTACTTTTTGCTTACTATAAATTTCAGAGCCATAATTCTTCATCATTACATCAACTGTTTTAGAAAAATCTTTTGCCTTTGTTGATGAAGAATAAAAACTTTTTGCATCGCCGTGACAAGTCTTGCAATAATTATTATAGTCAATCTTAGAATCTAATAATATCAAAAAATAAATAATATTAATCATATTACTTCTCTCAAAACCTCATATATCAATTCCCAATTTTCTTTTCTTGTAGAATCACTCTTTGCATTGTTGAATATCTCTATAACCTTTCCATCATATTTTGCAGTTATATAAGTATTGTTGTCAAATAAGCCATCTAACAAATTAAACTTTGTTTCATCATTACAGATAAAACCAACATAACCAATTACTTCGTATCTTCCAGAACAAATATCCCTAAATTCTTCATACAAAAATGGTAATTCCCAATTTGGGTCATAAAGATAATATTTGTTGCTGTTTTCGCAGTTATTCAACCATAAACCAGTAGTCCTAATTTTCTTCTGATCAGATAATAAATTTTTCCAAGCTTTCTTGCAAAAATTAAATGTCCTAGTATGACCCTCACAACTAGGTAATGTTTTAAAACCATTTTTATTTAAGAAATTCACAATCTTGCTTATTGCCGGATCTAATGTTTCATCGAGTTCAGTAAAATTATAGTCAGAAATTACTCTTTCTTTATAATAGTACCAGTAATTATGATCTTCACTGTAAAACCAATCATAATTTTTCAATTTATCAACAGTAATAGGATTTATTCTCATAATATATTTTTACTCATAACAAAACAAGATTCCTAAAAGGACCTTAAGAGAAATAGATAAAATAATAAATATGGAGTAAATTATGAACAAAAGACAAATAGTAACAGCATTAAGTAATATTGCTAACACTCTTGACAATAATCGCCTTTATCCAGAAGCTAATATTCTTACCAAAGTAATGAATAAATTAGCACAAGAAGATTCAAAACCAGAATATGATTATACTAAAGAAAGACTATATAATACTTTATCTGATTTTGGTAAAGAGTATGTAGCAGATAGAAATAGGGAAAATCCTATTACATCTTATAAGGAATTTGATGCTGCTATTTATCATGCTTTTCAATCACCTAATCCAAGAATAAGTGAAATGATGTTCCTAAGCCCATTTGAACAAAGCCAAAATGTTTTCACACAAATAAATCCAGATGTCTCAGAACTACTAAGAGGTATGTTTATGATTGACAGAGGGATTGACAATGATAAAACATTCCAAAGCTTCAAAGGTTCTATATATCCTGCACTAAAGAAAAAAATGCAAGAAAGACCAAGCACTGAAACTCTTGATTTGACCACTGGAATTGTACCTTTTGGAAGAAAAACAACTAATAAAAGTAATGAATATCATAAACTTTTGAGAAGAGCAAAATCATTACTCAAAAAAGCTGCTGGTGAATATTGGAATCAATCTGGCGCACAATCTTCTATGGACAATTTACTCCGATACATTATAGATGATAGTTATAATTCAGAATATAGAGATGAAGCTTATAGTATCATGGAAGAAGCGCAAAGATTACATGATCAATTAAAATCAGATGAAGCTAATATGCCAAAATATACAATAGATGTACCAAAATTTTAAGGAAAAAATAATGAATAAAAGACAAATTATAGCGTCCCTCAACAAGATTGCTAATGAACTCGACACAGCAAAGCTTTACACAGAAGCAAACACAGTAACCAAAGTTATGTCCAAGATCGCTATGGACGGAAACGATGAATATGGCAGTATGGAAGATATGGGTTATTGCCCAGAATGCGAAGAATTCACTCTAATAGACGGAAAATGTGAACAATGCGGTCATGGCGAAGATGAAGATTATCCAAACCGTAATCTTACAAATAGATTAGATGAAATTAGCAGTATGATGGATATGCATGGAAATCATCCTGCTGACAAACTTCGTGAAGATTACTCCAAAGATTATAATAACCCAACATTTTCAGAAATGAAAGATGTGTTCAGAGATTTAGATGAATTAGTTGTAGAAAATATGACGATGAATAGAGAACAAAGAAAAAGATACGAAGAAATTAAAAAGCAAATAATGAATGCTTTTTGATAATTTGAACTACTAAAATAAGTGGCAATAACATTTTGTCACTTATTTTTTTAAGGAAAATAAAATGAATAAAAAATACATACTTACATCACTATATAAAATAGCTAATACACTTGACAATGATGGTCTCTACAAAGAAGCTAACACAGTAACTAAAATTATGTCCAGATTAGCCATCGATGAAAATGATGAATATAATACAGAAGATTATTTTCCATATGGCGATCCAGACGAAGATCCAGACGAATTCTTAAACGAAGACGAAGATGAAAGAGACGATTGCTGTCCAAAATGTGGTAATTGCGACGAAAGAGAAGGCAGCACAATAGTTATGGAAAGATTTAGCAATGGAGAAATTCATTATTGTTCTAAAGGATCCTGTGACTATAATTATTGGAGTGATGCAGAAGAAGGCGTAAAACCTCCAATTTGCCCTATCTGCAAAGGAAGAGACTTCTTATTTGACGATTACTCCAACCCTCTCGCTCAATTTGAATGCGAATCTTGCTCAACAGTATTTGTTGACGGATCTGAGGCTTAGAAATGAACAAGAAACAAATTGTTGCATCATTGAACAATATTGCTAACGTTTTAGATAATACAGGATTATATAAAGAAGCTAACACAATAACTGAAATTATGTCCAGGTTAGCTATGGACAAAAACGATGAATACAATACAGAAGATTATGGTTATTGTCCTGATTGCGGCGATTGGATTGGAGATTATGATTATTGCATAGAATGCGATTGGAACGTTGAAAAAGATGACGATGGACCAGATTTTGGTGATATAGATTTTTATGATTTTATAGACGAAGATTTTGGTGAAGAAGAAACGCCAACAAAATATACACCTGAAAAACCTGGAAAATAAAAATGAATAAAAGACAAATTATCGCATCCTTAAATGAAATTGCTAACCAATTAGATATTTCGAATTTGCACTCTGAAGCTAATACTATAACCAAAGTTATGGTAAAATTAGCCGAAGAGGAAAAAATGAAAACCAAACACTCAGAAGAAGAACTCCAAGAAGCAATGTCCGAACAAGGCATTGAAAAAGCATTCGAAACTTATAAAGAAAAAGGTGGAAGCGCAAGCAAAGAATCATACTCATCACAATGGAAATCACTCATAGGAAGAATGATTGATGGATTCACAAACAATATGGGCGTTTCAATTGCTGAAGAAAAATATAAAAGAAAAAATCCATTCTGGGATCCAAGAGACTAATTAAAAAGAGGAGCTTTGCTCCTCTTTTTTTATCCCAATTTTTTCCTAGTTTGATCACTAGCTACCTTTATGTGAGCAAGCCAATCTAACATATGACCTAAAGCTACAGATGCTTTTAAACAATTCATTTGCAAAGTTCCTGAATTACTCATCAAATGGTTAAAACTATCATAAAATGTTTTACTTATTCTTCTGCCACGTAATACACCAGAAACATCGTGGGGATCTTCATATACTAAATCAACTAACTCAACAATATCTTGAGGCTTTATACGCTCTCTATAATACTTAAGAGCATTATCCCTGATTTGTTCATGAGTTAAATCTTCATTCTTTCTCATCAATTCAATTACATATTTATGTAAATCTCTAATCTTAGGATTCTTTTCAAATAAGAATTCTAAAGATGGATTTATAACTCTTTTCTTAATAACTTTCAACCCAGACTTATCTTCTTCGTCTCCAGATTCCTCAAATAAATACTTGGCAATCGGCGCACCATAAAAATATGCCATAAAAGTCCACTTATTATCTATATCTAAACCTGCAAACTCTTTCAATCCCTTTGCTAGAGTATTGAAAATCATTACAGAATTTGCAATAAAACCATACAACCCATCAATTTTTCTAATACCACTAATAAACTCTTCAACACGCTCACGAGGATCTTCTATAACCTTTACTTTATTGCACAAACTTATAAAATTTTTAGTGTCCTCAATTACCCAATTAGCACTAGTAAAACGCAATAAAATAAAATTAATCCACTTCAACGTATGACCCTGCTCAATTGTTCCCAAAATACCCTCAAGAGCAGGTACAACTTCCCCAATAATTAATAACAACTTTTCAGCATAATCTACTATAAATGGAGAATCAGGATCTAAACCACCAAATTGCAAAACATTATCAATCTCATCTCTATCTTCGTGAAATTTTGTAACCGATTTATGAAGAGGGCGATCAGTGAGAGGTTTTGAATCAACGCCCTCCACAGATGTTTCTACCGGACTAAAACCTTTCAAATTAGATAAATCAATAGCTTCTCTATACCACATACATATATAATACTAGAAAACAATCAGTCTCCCCTAAACTCTGATAAAAGTCTGACAAACATAAAAGTAACAGAGATTATAAAACCTTTGTCAGAAACTTTATCAGAAATAAGGCCCAAAAACTATATACTAATTACAGGGCAAAAAGGATGGTTATTCTCAGGGGAAAACGGAAAAAATTAACCACCCCCCCCTACTCTTCTGGGCCAAATTTAGGGGAGAAAAATAAATATATATAATAGGGCAAAAAGGATGTCTAATATTTTGGGCAAAGGGATTTCTTTTACCACCCCCCCCCACACTCCCACCAAAAATTAGGGGTAAGAATATTCCTACAAAAATTTATATATATAATAGGGCAAAAAGGATGGTTATATCTGGGGGAAAACTGTTTTTCTTACCACCCCCCCTATGTTTCCCAAAATATAGCCCACGATTTGTTCGCATATGGCCTTTTTTTTGACGGGGGGAGCGGGAACCCAACGATTATTCTAACATACCCCCCCCACCAGCTAAATAGTAAAGGAGAGAGTAGTCTTATAAACAATAACGAACAAGTGCTTCACTCATACATACTAAACTCAAAGCAGCAAGACTAGTATACTTATCATCTCTAACTATAGGATGGTCTAAGTAACAGACATCTTCTCTATACTTGGTCTTCCATATGAACAAGGCTACTTCTCTCTCAACAATGATAATAGTACCTAATTGTCTATCAGGTAATTCTATTACACTATCATAGCGTATAGGGTTAAACTGTATACCATCTTTGACCACAGGTTCTGATTTAGTAGCTTTTAGCTTACACGATAAACCATAGGGCATAATAGTTTCCCATTTGCCATCTATCATCAACGCTACAACATGATCCGTCTTATTTATTATCTTTGCCATTCTTCCAAGCCATATACCAAAATACAAACAGCCACATAATCAAACATACAAATAATACGTTAGTTACAATGATTAGTAAAGAGTTCATAGGATCCACCTGTTTGCTTGTTCGCTATATCAATCATTTCATCCCAACTGGCTGTATATCCTATCATTCCCGACAACGCTGTAGACACTGTTTCATAACTACGTCCGATCTTTTCACTTACAAAAACAGCTAACCGTCCATTATTAGTTGTTTTAGCATGTTTACCAGTTAATGGATTAACATATAACCATACGTCAGAGATCATATTATCATAATCTACAGGGTACAATTCTGGATCTGCATTGTTCATATATCTTTTATAAAATATCTTGACATGTATATACAATATGATATAATACTTGTATGGAAAACACTACAATCTCCCAATTCGTAAGCGACAACGTAGAAGGCGATCCAGCATTCAAAGGATACGTTGTCAGTGAGTTGAAGGATCTGGTAAAACAGAATCCTACAATGTCACTTTCAGAGTTGCTTCAGGATGCAACGGAATCTGCCCTAGAACAATGGGATACAGACCAATATACAGACTACTACCAAGAGTAGTCTGTACACAGCCCTTGACATTTGTCAAGGGCTTTATTATTTATTTTTTTATGCAAAGTGTTTATAGGAATGGTAAATACCATTCCTGAAAAAATTTGTCAAATAAATTTTTTTACTTGACAAGATATTGGATATGTGGTAAGACCTACATCTCCATTGCTTTTGCTTTTGCTCTTTCTTTGGCAGTTTGTGATTCTGCAAGTATACGGTCTGCTTCAGCAAGGGTAAACTGATTCTTGACGCTGTTTTTAAGCATCCTATGCAGAATCTCCACATATGCTTTCTGCATTCCAACTTCCATGGCGAGTTCTGTGATGTGTTTCATTTCGTTCATGTACATAATATATCACTTTGTATATATTATTGCAAGGCTTATTTAGTTAATAGATCATACATAAATAAGTATTGCAAAAGTGCATATTGTGCTGTAATATATAGACATGAACAAAGATACAAAAGTAGAACTAGAGTTTTCCACCAATCGTTTCTGGGAACTCTCCATGTCCGACCTTGGTTATACCGAAGGTATGACAGAAGAAGAATTCAATGCAAAGATTGCAGACTTCATCAACTCTGACGACTTTGAAACCAGGTACATACCTGAAACCAATGAACTGAAAGTCTACGCAGAGTAGACTTATCATATCTCTTGACGAAAGTCAAGAGATATTTATTTAATTTATTTTTTGTTGTTTATCTTTAGGCACGGTAAATACCGTGCCTATAAAATTTTGTCAAATTTATTTTTACTACCACAGTCCAGACCCGTTGTCAAGAAAATAATTGTTTTTAGTTAATAACTAAATAAGTATTGCAATGTGATATAACTTGCTGTAATATATAGACATGGAAAACACTACTATGCAACTCTGGGAAGTCAAGGGCTTCGAGTCTTCTGCTGTCAAGGCTCTGCTCATCGGTAAGACCGCCAACGGTCAGGATTGTATTGGATGCGCTTGGGACGCAAACACTCTCTACGTTTACGCCTATGAAGGTATCGTAGACACCTTCATGTACTACATGGAAAGATTCAATTCTGTAGGCAAGGCTATGGCATTCACCAAGTTGAAGGATGGTATGGAAGAAGGATTGTACTTTTCCCCTTACGCTTCCGGTAGAAAACTGCAAAACCATAACCAACTGTATGTCTTGCGCCGTTATGAGATGAAAAGTGCTATGACGGCTCACATTGTAGTACATCAAAACGTGTGCTTTGATACACCTGAGAATGCTATCAAAAACCTCATCTCATCTGGTGACCTTGAGGCAGAGCGTAGTTACTTTGTAGACTGTATGGCAAGACGGGTAGTCTAACCACTACCATATCCCTTGGCAAATGTCAAGGGATATTTATTTAAATATTTTTTTTGCAATCTATCTTAAGGTACGGTATTTACCGTACCTGAAAAATCTTGTCAAATAAATTTATTTTCTTGCATAGTATATACAATATGATATACTAACCCTATGAGCAAAGTATACAGAATGATTCTTGGTCAAGACCCTAACAGCACTAGACCTATTGGCACTGAGAAAACGCTTAAGGAAGCCAAAGAATATATCCTATCAAGGGCTTATAATAATGACTATTGTGCTATTTACGTAGCAGACAATGAGAATCCGGCTGGTGAATTGGTAGGACGTTGGATTATAAAGAATAAGAAACTTACATCGTTTGAAAAAAAATCAAAGCCAATTGATTATAAAAAACAAATCTTTTGACAGTTATATAAAAGGTGATATAATAACAGTATGAACGATTACAACGGTTGGAAAAATGAAACTACTTGGACTGTCAATATCTTATTTATGGAAACTATTGAACAGCTGATAAAAGATGGATACGAGCTTGATGAAGTAGCCACACATATTTATCGTAAACTTGGCGCAGATGAAATGAATTGGTACGGTAGTCAGATTTTTGCAAGTGCGTGGAAGCAAATTGACTGGTGGACGCTTGTTGCCAGAGCAAAAGAAAATGTAGAAAAAGATGCTGTAAGTATTGCAGAGTGATATAAATAAGGATACTATATAGACATGAACAATTTAGTACATTCTCTTCTCGTAGGTGCTGGTCTTTTGGTTCTTATGCTGGGTTTGCTTTCAACCCTAACATTGAACAAGCCAGCTGAATAAATAAATCCCAAGAATTTTTCTTGGGATTTATCTTTAGGTCTGGTAGAGACCAGACCTTTAAAATATTGTCAAATTTATTTATTTTCTTGACAGGTATATACTTTATGATATACTGACTGAGTAAGGAAAAAGATATGGAAATTAAAACTACTGACTACGGTGTTTGCAAAGTGTCTAAAGGTTATTACCCTAGCAATGGTAATATGTGGTTAATTCTCACTGATGCTGATGGACAGCAAGTGACAGTTATTACCTCTAACATCATTCCTATGGCAGATGGTGAATTCTGTGGAAACATTACCAACATTGGCAAAATTCTGTGGAATGATATTCTTGCTTCTGGTCTTATCGAAGAGACTGGTGAGTTGGTTCAGTCAGGATTTGTCCAATTTCCTGTATGCAAGCTGGTCAAAGAACTAGCATAACTTCTACAACAAAGATAAATCTCAAGAAAAATTCTTGAGATTTATCTTTAGGTCTGGTATTTACCAGACCTTTATTTTTTTGTCAAATTTATTTATTTTCTTGACAGGTATATACAGTGTGATATACTATTCTTGTAAGGGAGTTAGACAGATGACATATTCAGAATACATTGCGAAGTGTGAAGTCGCAAAGACAGCGTTTCAGTGCAATGTTACATCTTCACTTATAGTTGATAATGCAACACCAGAAAAACGGTTGGAGTGGATTGCCGAAGACCTTGCAAAACTTAATGCAGAGTTGGAAGTGATTGGTAAGGCGTTTGATGAACAGGATGAGGTTGGTGACCCGTTTGTAGGCTTGGAGGCAAAGTAATGGCTGTTGAGACTATTGGTTATTGGAACGCTTCTTACATCTTTGAAAGTATTGAGTTGAAAGATGATGAGCAGGAGCAGTTTTTGGAAAAGTTCACTACAGGTGATGATCACACTTCATTGACATTGGTAAGCAGATACAAGTTTTTTACAATGTTGAAAGACTTTGTGAAGAATCTTGATGATCAGGAGCCACAAGAAGCAGTACTGGCAGTTCAACACTGGTATCCTGAAGCCAAGTATGTTAACGTAGAAGCATAAAAAGAAGATAAATCCCAAGAAAAAATCTTGGGATTTATCTTTAGGTATGTGAATTACATACCTAAATTTTTTTGTCAAATATATTTATTTTCTTGACAGGTATATACAATGTGATATACTATTCTTGTAAGGGAGTTAGATATGAACATTCAAGATTACGACAAAGTGAGAGCCACAGTTCTCAACGCATTGTACTGTAGCGTACAGTCTGCATTGGAGATGAACTATGTATCGGAAACCTGCAAGTTACACTGGATTGCAGATGACTTCAAAGTTGCAAAAGACAAGTTGCAAAAGATTGAAGAAGAGATGCGAGTTTTGCTTGGAGACCCGTTTGTAGAAGAGGTAAAGTAATGGAAACAGTAGACTTTGTAAACGCAACGGAATTTTTTGATGGAATGGAACTTGGTCATGGTGAATCAGACGAGTTCCTTAGCAAGTTCACATATGGTGATATCCGCACTACATTCACCTTGGTAAGCCGTGGAACATTCCTTTCATATCTTAAGACCTTCATTACTGATTGTGAAGACATCTATGAGAAAGATGTTGTGATGGAAGCATTGAGAGATTACAATCTTTCAGTTGATGTTCGCATTAAGTATGTAAACATCGAAGCGTAATAAATAAATCCCAAGAAAAATTCTTGGGATTTATCTTTAGTTATGGTATAACCATAACTGAAAAAATTTGCAAGAAAAAAATCTTGCAATCTTTTCAGAAAGTTAATGGTCTTGTTTTAATAACCAATTCCATATCTTCAATATCACCTTGAGGAACGAATGTGCAAAAATTCTCAAAACACTCGCAATAAGGTGCCCAACCATTCCACCCTTTACATGATGGTTTACAATTGGTGCTTTCAAACTTATGCCATCTCTCTTCAGCCAGCAAAGCCGACCAAAGAGAGAGAGCCTTTTGCCTGTAATTGTTCATTTAAGTCTGTAACTCTTGTCTAGTCTTAATTCTATCACACCATTGTTGTCTTCGGTAGCACCACGGTAAACATTATCGCCAACACGAACATAACAACGTACAAAGTTTCCAAATTGTTCCCAGAATAATGGTTTGCGCATCTTGCTGTATCGTTTACCATTATGAATTCCAACGACTTGAATCTTGCTGTCAGTTACCCAACGTGTACCACCATTGTTCAAGTAATAATGCGCCATTACTTATTAACTCCTCTTTGCGTGTAAAAGTTATTGCCATCGCACAGAATCCATTCTGTGCAGTACTTGGATGCATAGTACTCGCCCAAGTCGATTGGGTCACGTCCTGATGCAAGAAGGATTCCATTGTAGTGTGCAGTGTAGAGCATCTTTGGCACACGGCTCTTGAATTTTACGATTACCTTGTCTGTAGTGTTCATAGCAATAGTATATCATCTTGTGTATAGGATGCAAGATATATCTTTTAAAAATAGTTCTTGACACCCTATATAATAAGTGTTATACTTAAGCAGTAAGGAGTTAGAACAATGGATTATATTGAAGCGGAGTTGGAAGCAAGAATTTTTCCTAGCGTTGATGTTGACCCAATGGATTATATGACGGATGAGGAACTGGATGAACAGTTCGACAATGAACCAGATTGTGATGACCAATGGGCTGATGCAAACGCTTTGGCATCAGCAGGCTGGGGAACTGATGAAGACTACGGTGGAGGCGATATCGAATGGTGATATCATATCCCTTGACAAAAGTCAAGGGATATTTTTATTTAACAATATTCGTAAGGAATGGTATTTACCATTCCTATAAAAAAACCTCAAGAAAAATTCCTGAGGTTTTTTTTGGAAGTAATGCAAGCCCAAGTTTATTATACGTTAATAAACCCTTGATGTATGGCAAATTACAACATCACCAAACAAATGCACATTATCTCTCTTACAAAGTTTTTGGTAAATTGCACTTGCTATCATGTTATAGTTACCAATCTCTACATCATCCTTGAACTTTGTTTTAAGCTGTCCTTCTTCATCACAAATGAAAATCACGGATTCATCACCTGTGTATGCGATTTCAAAGTAATCGTAGTTAGCATCTGACTTGATTTTGTCAATATCAAAGTACTGGTTGCCATCTATAACTTTGTCAAATTCACGTTCCTTGATATCACCCTCTATAGAAATATAAAAGCCTCTGATGTTGTTGCGTACTTCTTCAAGAATACGCTCAATGTTTACCAATGCTACAATGTTCATAACTAACTCCTTACACTATGATTATATCAGGCTGTATATATTGTGCAATATATTTTAAATATTTGACAAAATTTTATAGGTACGGTATTTACCGTACCTTAAGATAGTTCACAATAAAAAAATTCCCCATTTCTGGGGAACTTTTTTTACTTTGCGTAGTCAGTGCTTTGTCTGGTAGTGCTTCGGAACATTTCAGCTACTTTGAACGCTTCAGACAAGTATGCATGAATTGCACTAGTCAAAGCCAAAGATGATATGTTATTATCAGTGAGGGTTTTGATTGGCATAGAATATTTCAATTCTGTGTCATCATTGAGAAAATGGTATACATCTGCTTCTATAGCATCCATTGTTGGACTTATGACTATATCAATAACACCATTGCCATGTGCTACACTTAAGACTATGTCTTTTTGACCAAATTCTATCGCTTGCTTTACAAACTCTTCGGTAGTGTCAACGCTCTTAAAACCGTTCTTAGAGAACAACATATTTGTATTGCTTCTTTCCTTGTAACTCTCTTGATGATTGTACCATAACCATCCACATAGTAGACAACAAACTAACTGTAGCAAGACCTGCTACAAACATCATTGTGGTGTCAATGTTGCCACCCAAGATGTATTCAATAATCATAGAAAATGGCGTGAGCAACAAAACGCTACACGTCATAACTGTTATACACTCAAGCAATGTATATAGTGCTTTAGGCATATGCTTTGTAATCTGCCAAAAAGCAACAATGCCACCAGTGTAAAGAAAAACCTGTATTGTTCTATTAATAATCTCTTCTGTCATCCTGCTACCTCCCAATCTTCTGCCAATACATCTTCAGTCTTTAAAGTATAACAAGCCCAAAAACTCATTTCTTCACCAGTAGACCAAACACATTTAAATTTAAGTTCTGATTCTTCTAGTTTTACCAAGATAACATTAGTAGAATTAGGATTCCACTTTTTGCTTCTTGTGATAGTCTTACCATCACGGAGCATTGGCAATACCTGTTCAAGTTTCATAGAGTAAGTATATCATCTATCATATACTTGTCAATAAGAATTTTTGCCCCATTTTTACTGGGGCATTATTCAAAAATTATTCTCTTGCTTAATAACTTCTAATTTATTTAATAATTCTTCAGGGTATTCTTCTAATATATCTGCTAACTTAACTAAATTAGATGCTGTAGGAATTCTCTTACCATTAAGCCAGTTACTTACTTGTGGCTGTTTGACTCCCATCATCTCTGCAATTTCTACCTGTGTAAATTTAGTCATTATAACACTTTTTTTCTTCAATGTGTCTTGAATAATATTTACCTCTTCATTGGTATAGTTGGTATAGTTGGTGTTAAAAAGAATTTTTTTCATAGAGAAACCTTTCTGTTGTTGTTACATCCTGTAGTATATCACATCGTACATATGATTAATTTTGAGTAAAAATTTTTTTTGATAAAATTTTGAAGTTATGGTAATACCATAACTAAAGATAAATCCCAAGATTTTTCTTGGGATTCTTTTAGTTTATTCGCCAGCAGTTACATATTCAGCTGACCAGTCAATTTTTGCATCGTCACTCCAATGTGCTGGTAAGTTTGATTCTACAAAGAATGCAAACGTTTGGGAATCAGTGTCTTCAGTATCCCAATAAACAGCCGCTTCAAAGTAAGTACCGAAGTCATGGCTTTCACGCTTGATACCAAAATAAGCGTTTTCAGGGATGTTAACAAACCGTTCTTTTAAAAGGTTGACAAACTTGAAAACTTCATTACGCATTTCAGTGTAGTCAACTTCTGGGCTAACTTGGATGCATTCTTCTTCAAATGGAACTGGTCCAAGGGTCATAAAATCTCTCATATCAAACTCCTTACACCAATAGTATAACACAAATTATATAAGATGCAAATTTAAAAAATATATTTGACAAAAATTTATAGGCACGGTAAATACCGTGCCTTAAGTAAAATGTCAAAAAAATAGGAGGCCTAAGCCTCCTTGTCTTCATCTTTGAACTTATCATCCAAACAACTCTGGCATCCAACCCACCATTTATCATTGTAGCTCCAGCACTTACCTTGACCTGGCTGAACCACTACTTTGCACCAACAGCACTTCTTAGCATACAAGTTCTTCATAACAACCTCCACAGTAAATATACCAGATTGTATATATAATGTCAAGAAAAATACCCCATCTCTGGGGTATTTATTTAATCCATGATGTTGGCTAATCGGTCTTCTTTGGTTTTGAAGTGACCAGAAAGCCAACCTTCACGCTTTGGCTCTACATTCTCTGCCTGTGTGACAAGCGATAGTTGGTGCTTGTAAACTTCCTCAAGAGCAGATATTTGTGTTGCGATTTGATTTGCCACTTTACTGTCGATACGCATCATATCCATCTGAATGTCCTTGAGAGAAACAATCTGATTGCGTGTACAAAACAAAATCTCACGAAGCCTATCCGAATTCCTTGTAGTTCTCATAACTACCTCCTTACTTACAAAGAGAGTATATCAAGTAGTATATGACGTGTCAAGTATTATTTAATTTGAATACTCAGGTGTCACACGATATAATACCTTATCAATTGAAGGGTATAGGACGATGGTTTGCTACAACACAGAATGGGAAAACCCACTTTATTGGTTTGACAAGTTACTAACTTACACGGAACACGCTGAATTACGTACGATTGAAAGAGATTTGCCTTTAGTAGATTTTCTTCCACTAGAATCAAAGTTTCTGTATCGCACCCTTAAGAGGGATGTCTATTCAATGACATTTGAGACTGTAGTGAATCACAAAAGAATGGAAATTGCAATCAATTCGTTAGGTTACGTTATGACTGTGTATCCTGTGCTAATCACCAAAGCTGACAAGTTTCAATATAAGTATAAGCAATATCTTGGTGCATTCAAGCAACCTGATGATTATTGCCCGCCAGTCATCAGCGATTTCAATTTCTTGGAAGGAACAATATGATAGGTATAATTAAGTTAGAGTTTGGTATGTTCAATCTTTATATAAGAGATGTTTGTGTAGTTTCAACAACTACTATGGCAGGCATCAAACACGCAATCAAAAAACACGGATTGCAAGGATATACATATGCAACAGGGTGAAAACCCTGTTTTTTTATTTGACAAATTTTTTAAGGTATGGCATTTACCATACCTTAAATTTTATGCAAGAAAAATCCCAAGAATTCTCTTGGGATTTATTATTTATTCAGATTCCTCTAGCAACTTTCTCTCTTTTGCTTTGTGTCTGAAGAATGTAGACCTTGATACATTTAATTTTTTCATTGCTTCACCAGAGGTAGAACCATTATAGATGCATTCTTTGATATCAGATTTTTCAGCTCTATTAGGTGATTTTTTTGCAAGGGGAATTTTTTTTGCGATGTTAAATTCTCTTTCAATTAAGAATTTAACTGTTTCCTCAGATGTTAAATCTTTGTTTAATTGAAAAGATAACTTTCGTCTTACAACATCAAGTTCTTCTACATTTACTTGCACTTCAATACTACTCATTTTCGGAACCTTTCTTGTGCTTCTGCTTTCTGGAGTACTTTGACTTGTCCTTGAAAGTACTTGGACGCATCTGACTTGCTCGCATCATTTCTGTGCCTGATGCGATAGCCAGTTCTTCAATAAACTTCTTGAATTTTTTCATCATGCTACCTCTATCTTTCCGTTATTGTCTGCTTGATTGTTGAATTTTTCAACAAGTGCATTGTATTCATTTTCGTAAATGGTATACAATGTCTTAAACCGTCTTTGATATTTAGTCTCTGATAATCTTTTTGCCATATACTTGACAGATTGTTCACACAGGCTTTTCTTCAGGTCAAAACCAGTGACATCCTCTATCAATAGTTCATAATGGTGATGATTGAACCATCGCTCTGTATTGTTCCAAAGTACTGTTCTCATAGCACTAATATACCAAAGATTATATACGTGTGCAAGTATTATTTTTCTGATATAATAACGGCATGGGAATATTTAGCATACTCGGTTTGATGGAAGAGACAAAGAATACAGTCCTTTCTCGTGGGCATAATGTGAAAAATTGGCTTATTCTGGGAAATGATTGTTATGCCTTGGAATGTGCTGATTGTAAGAAATCTGTGATGATTAAAGAAAATCCACTACCAAACGAAATCAAAGTAGGTGGAGAAGCTGCAACAGTAAATTGTGTCAAGCCAGTGAAAGAAAAAAAGTTGAGGAAAAAATAAAGGGATGGTAAGTACCATCCCTGAAAATAAATCCCAAGAAAATTCTTGGGATTTATTTATTTAAGAATGTTTTTGTCTTACGTACTTTTCAATAGTACAAGCGATTGTAAAGAAGCCACAAGCCATAAAAGCAAAAGGCAAAATAAATAGAGTTAGCATTAGATATATCCACTTCATTGTCGTTACCTAATTATACCATTATAATATAAATAATCAAGCCCCTTTTTACAGGGGCTTTGCTTTAGTTTACTTCCAGCAGTTCATTGCCAACAGGAATGATATGCTTTACACCATTACGGTCTAATTCAGCCTTGTATAGAGTGTCATAAAGAGGAGTATTTTCCTTACGAGCATTACGATACGCAACTTGATAAGCGGCTTGTTTGCAAGTGCCATTCCAAATGATGCTTGAAGAATTCTTGCTCTTCTCAAGAACATAGTAAGTGCTTGTGCCATCTACTGTAAGATGGCGGGTGATTTCGATATGCTTGTTCATAGCAATATATTACCTCAGTTATAAAGACAATGCAAGAAAATAAATTTATTTGCGAAATAACTTTAGTTATGGTATTACCATAACTAGAATAAACCCTCAAGAAAATTCTTAGAGGATTTATTTGGATTTGTGGCTAGCTGGATTTCAACCAGTACGTAACACAAGGGCAGTTCTTTCGATGGTCTCTGCCTACGATGATGCCCGTGTCCTAAAAGGAGCATAGCACCCAACCACAAATCATTACACTTGGATAGATTGTTTGCGTCAACCATCTCCAAGGTTTCAGTAAAAGATTGTGGACTTAACCACTCCAAGGTTGCTACCCTTATTTGAATCTCGCAATAGATTCTAGCCGTTCTGGTCTTTTACTGTAATGCGGATACTGACCCACACCAATATAATACACTATCTATGGGTAAAGCACAAGAACTATTTAAACTATTTTTAGATGAGAATTTTCTTGCAATCATATAATACAGATGATATATTACAGGTATGGAAAACACTACTGCAAAACGAATGGTAATGAGAGTTCGACTTGAGGATGTTAGCGATAGGTCATCCTGTATTGCATATGTAGGTCAAGGTACTTGGTTTGATGGCAAGCACTTTATCGTAACACAATACAAAGCAAACCCATCAGTCTATTATTTCTTTGTTTACAATGACCAGATTCCTTATAATTACTTTGGAGATTTCAAAGGCTCCTATGGTAAAGAAATCTGGACTGCAAATCCTGACAATGGTGAAATGGCTGGAACCACTTATATTTACAGCCCAAGTTTAGACCGCTTGTATAAGCCTTTTAGCCCAAATCCAAATTGGGATAATTCACCAGCATTCATTTTTGAAATGAAGTAGCCTATATCATATCCCTTGACGAAAGTCAAGGGATATATTTTTATTTGACAAATTTTTACAGGTGTGTGATTTACACACCTAAAGATAAATCCCAAGATTTTTCTTGGGATTTATTTTAAAACTCTTCTTGAACTTCTATACCATTATCATCACAATATTGGTATATTTCTTTCTTTCTTTTTTCATCTCTTCTCATTACGAGCTGATTTGCAGAGTCAAATAATAAGTAACTGTTTCTACTTTTGCGTACAAACCAGATGACAATAGGGTAATCATCTAATAACATAATCAAGCTTGGAGGGACATAGTCCCTCCATTCCTTTCCTACAAAATTTCTACAGAACCTGTCTTACGGTTTTCTTCATAGTAAACAGTGGTCATCTGGTCACTGTCATCAATAGTCAAAGTATCAGCATAAACTGTACTTTCTTCGTGGATTTCATTGTAGTCAATATCTGCTTCGTTGTCAATCACAGCCTGAACAAAATGAGGATTGAGTTCATCCCACTGGGCTTTGGTGAACTTCTTAAAGTTTGCTGGGTCAAGACCAGCCTCTTCACAGCACTCATTGAACACGTCTTCGTCAATCACCAAATGATAATTAACTTCGAAAGAACCTTCGATTGAAATTTCCATATCCTAACTCCTTACACGAATAGTATAACACATATTGTATAGATGTCAAGAAAATAAATATATTTGACAAGTTTTTTAAGGAATGGTATTTACCATTCCTTAAGTTTATTTTCAACAAAAAAAAGAGGGCTTTTTAGCCCTCTTTTGCACAATTATGCTTCTTCTTTCGCTTCCAAAGCACGAATGATATACTTCATCTGGTCTACTTCTGCTTTGATACGAGATTCATTGGCACGAGCTGTCTCTAATAGATATTCTGCTTCACGCTTTGCAACAATCAGGTCTTGGGTCTTTTCAGAAACCTTAGCATTTCGTGCTTCTGCATTGCTTCCAAGTTCTTTTGCATCAACATTACGATAGATGAGATTTACTGCATCTTCAAGAGCATAAACGCTCTTCTTAAACTGAATGTTCGATTCTGCTGTCTTGTCGATTGCAGAGGTGTATTGACCAACAGCACTCATGAATAGATTGATAACTTCTTTTTTCGTCATTTCAGACTCCTTGGTTTGATGACTTATTATATCATCATGTATATGGTGTGCAAGTAAAATAAAAATATTTGACAAAAAAAATTAGGGATGATATTTATCATCCCTAGAATGGTTTGTAAGAATAATTTCCTTCATAGTATGTTTTAAATCTATCCCAAATGTCATCACCTATGTTACGTGGAATATTAATAGTGAAGACTGTTCCAAACGCTTCGCAAACTGCATAGTATTTCTTCCCGTTAGTCCATAAGATACATCCAGCGCCTTCGGGAAACTTCATTCTAATTCCAATTCTATCTGTCAAATGAGGTTTTAAGATATTATTATCTGTAAACTCTCCATTTTGATAAATTGCTGTTACTATTTCTTTCATTGTATGGGAGGGCTCAAAAATGGCATTTTTCAGTATCATAGGTACTCTAGTTTGTTTTGGCCTATCAATTCTATTTATACTCAAAAAAGAAGATGACCAAGCCTAAAGCTTGGTCAATACTTCCAATTTACTTTTAGTGTAAGGGTCATTGGGGAAACGTGCAAGAGTCATTTTGCAATATCCAATGGCTCTTATTTTATCACCAGATTTTTCACACACACTAATAAGAGAATGATGAGTGCTTTTCGGAGCATCTTTCCATCTAATTGCAGATTCATAATATCTAATTGCCAACTTCAAATCTACATACATAATACGATAGAACTGACCAAGGTATTCATAAGCACGATAACCATTTGGATTAAGAGAAAGATAGCGTTTTGCGAACTTTTCTGCTTGGAATAGCCACACTGTATCTTGCTTGTTGATTGCCATACTCCACATAAGCCAAATCATATTTTCCCAAGAATCAGCATCGTGGTAATCATGCATCAACACTTCTTTATAAAGTGAAATTATACGTGGGTAATCGCCTTCCTTAGTTTCAGAAACACCATGCCATAATGTTTCAATTGTCTTTTTCAGATACTTTATTTTCTGTTCAAGAGTTTGCATTTTTCTCTAACTCCAATTCTTCATTATCCATCAGGTATTCTTTGTAAATTGCTTGTCTAACTAAATGACATATATCAACATTCTTTGCAAAGTTCACCAAAATATTTTCTCTCTGGTATCCTTCAAAAATTGTTCTGCGCTTCTTCTGTGAATTGTCCCACTCATATATAAAGAAGTGCATCGAATTCTTCATATCAGAGAAGGCATACTCTACCATATAAGTGCCATCAACATTAATAAATGCATCAAAGCCTGAAATTACATCAGAACCTTTAAGTTCGTATCCTGTACCTGTTTTTGAAAAGTAAATCCACACTGTAGGTTCCATAGTTTAGTTTACCATGTTTTCTTGGTGCTTGATAAATTGATTTTGAATAGTGTCGATAAAACGTACATCAAAATTTAATGATTGAAATTCTACTGGCTTTGTTCCATCTAAATTTTCGTGATGCCCAGTAAAGTAAAAGTAATCTTTGTCTATGTGTAATTTAGCATACTTAAATTTCTTTGCTGTTCCTGATTTAAAATTGTGCTTAAATACATAAGTGAATTTTTGCTGTTCAATATCTGGGACGCAGATGATTCTACGGATAGTGTGAAATGCGCCTTGTAGTAATTTCACATTATCAGTATCAAGTTTAAAGGCAAGTGGTTTGTTTTTGGGTATATCTGTGAGGTTCTCTTTAATATCAGAGAAGAATTCTGGGTCATACTCCATAGAGAAATAGCCAAATAAAGTTGTGTCTTCACTTGCTGACGCTTCGAAGGAAATAATCATAACAGACATATTATATCTGTTATATGATGAAATTTCAAGAGAAAAAAATATTGCAAAGATTTTACAGGTATGGTGGTCACCATACCTTCGATAAAGTTGCAAAAATAATTTGACAGCTTGACTTGACAAAAAAAAAGCCCCCTCCCGAAGGAGGGGGCTTGGTGGTCTATTCGACCACCTCGCCGAGGCTCTCAGTGAACTTGCTCAGTACCAGTTTGGCAATTTTCAACTCTTCAGGTCGAAAGGTTGCAAGAACGTGCTTCCTTGCCTTGAGGACATCACTGCGGTATCCCTTTGTAAGGCTACGCCATTTGTCCACATAGGTGTACGATGCATTCTTATTGCGATACTGGTCGTATTCCTTGGGCATCTGGTAACACCATAGTGCGATGTCGGCAACTGAATCATTGGTCAAGTCTATCTCTGTCTTGATTTGGTTTACATTGAAATCCTTGTCAAGGTTAGAGGAAACCTCAATGGTGATTCGCACTCTTGAAGCACGACCATGGCTGTCGGCAAACACTACCCAAGAACGGCTCTCTCTCGAAATAGTGGTCTTTCGCTTGCCAATTGTACCGTTGGCATAACCATCAATGTACGCTTCGATTGCCTTGTTACCAATTGCAGGGTGCATAGGACGGCACTTGCTGTCTAGGTGCAATCGACCATCACGGTAGAAATACACACCAGAGTTTTGGTTATTCACAGGGCGATTGTACACATCCTTGGGCAATAGTTTGCACTCGGAACGCTCTGGCAAAAGGAACACAGACACCTTCACATCCTCATTGCCAACGTGGAACACCTTGGATTGAACAGGAGTTTGTCGTAGCATTGGGTCTAAAGGCTTGACTACCTGAAGAGTTGCATAAGTCAGACCGACCTTAAGAGATGCACCCTTTTCGATACGCTTTTGGTATACCTCACCAAGTTGCGCCCCGATGCTAGTAAGGTTCTTTAAACCATTCGGGTTAAAGTTCAGTCCATTCTTAAGGAATGAGGAGGCTTCGTCTTTCAGGTTATGAACCACAACGATAGTACCGTGGTTCATAAAGTTGCCATTCTCATCTGTGACCTCTTTCCAAATTGAAAGGGCTGGGTCATCAGGATTGATGCGAGAGTGGCACTTGCGTACGGACACGTTCCAATCGTCCATTGCTTTCATATTGCTCTGGTTGTATTCCATTGCGTGAATGCACTCATCTTCGCATTTCATGATGACGGTAGAATGACCAGTGGTTGAGAACTTGGATACAAAGTTCTTCCATCCCGAACCATTCTTGCCAAGGTTAGGTGATACAATGGTGCTTACCTTTTTGGTAGTCCAGCCTTCGCTTGCCATCATATGCATAATGGATGGTGTCAAAGCCTTCTTGCCATTGTCTGCAACAACGAGAACCTTCTTGCCATTATAGGTTGAAAGATATACACTGATTTGTGTAGCACCGCTATCGAATGAGTTGTCGATAGGCTCTAGAAGAGCGGAATTAAGTGTGTGACCAGAGTTCTGGTTACGGGTGAATGAAACGGTTGGTTCCACTGAACGAATCTCGTTCAAGGGTGTAAGGTCTTCAAACATTGTCTTCTCCAAACAACAGTTAAGGGCTTTTCCTTACTGACAAAGATAGTATAAGGCATACTTTAAAAGTGTGCAATAGAAATCGGGAGATATGTAACAAAAAAAGTTACCTATTTTAGAGCTGAAAAAAATATTTTGACAAATTTATAAAGGTGTGGTCTTTACCACACCTTAAGATAATTGTTAAATAAAAAACAGGCAAGTGGAGGGGTCTTGCCTGTTTTTTATTGCCTTATTTGACTAAGGTCTGATAATATTATACATAATATTCAACGCAGATGCACTTAGATTAAGAACTCTGTATTTGTTTTTTCTGAAATAATTTTGAATGTTTCAATAAATCCATGATATTCAGGATTGCAGCAATAAAATTCCCTATTATTAGAATTACTAAATTTCAATAGATTCACTACCAGCTCCTGAAATTCATTTTCAGTTAGGTCTAGTTCTTTGAGAATTTTTGCACGGCTTTCTACATTTGTTGTTTGGTCAATAATGTAGATAAACCGTGCTATGTTTTTACGTAGATTGATAGTCATTAATAAAAAGCAACCAAGTAATGACCAGCATCAGCGTGAAGTCTAAACATCCTAGCAAGGTCTTTAAACTCTTGCTCTTCAATATCATAGTTTTGGATGTAAGAATCTCGCCATTCAGTTTCTTCCAAGTCAGTTGCCATCTGCTTTACAGTTTCGTTTGAAATTTTGGAAGTTTTTGGGTCGCCATACAAACAAACACCAGTGACATCTTCTACAAAACGAGCATAAACTTTACCACGAAATGAAGAGTTTCCATTGTCAGAACATAGACCGCCACAGATGCAAAAATCGCCTTCTACCATAGCGTCTTCGTTGTCATTTTTTTTCCAAAGGTTATCAAGTCCCATATCGCTCTCCTTATGTGTATATAATAACGCATATATTGGGAGTTGTCAAATAAAAATATCCCTCTTACTGAAAAGAGGGATATTTGTTGGCCTGCTAGATTATTGACTTAAGGGCAATATACCTATCAACATCTGGATGGTAAAAACAGAAATTTTTCTTTTTTTACTCCGTGAGAACCAAACTAGTTTCTTATTACTAAAAATGTTAAGAGTAAACCTTTTTAATTAAGAATTGCAAAATCATAACCATCAGACCACTTGACAAAATTCTTCTTAATGACTGGGTCTGTAATACTATCAATAATCTTATTGATATTGATTTCATTAGCTAAAAAAGCATTCTTACCAATAGCATCCTTGACAGCCTGGTAAGACTTGTCATCAAACTTCTTACGGAAATTAGAGAGGTGAATTTTCTTCAATTCATTTACCTTGAAACTTTATTTTGCATTTTCATGCATAAGTATTTTATGAAAAAATTTGACAATTGTCAATAGGCATTGTACTACAATGCCTTAAGTATTTTGTCAAGATTATTCTCCCCTCCACTTCTGGAGGGGAGATAGTCAGGTTAGACTGTGACTGCGGATGGAAGGCTTTGCTTCAACAAGTCAATCAAAACCGCAACAGCATACTCACTGTTGACCTTGTGCGTCTTGATAAAGTCCGCAATGTATTCACTGCTTGCATTAGACTTTACTAGAATGTCAACAACCTCTTCAGGTGTAAAAGCCTTCAACTGGCTAGGCTTTGGCAAAGGTAGTTGACCAGCCGTTTCTTGACGTGATACCCGGTTCTTTGCCCAAGTTGCCCTAATCTTAGCATTGACCGCAGATTGGTTTCGGTTAGACACCATTACGGAACACTTGACTTTGGTGTATTCCTCTTTGGTGTAACCCAAGAACTCATGGGCTGAGGTATACTCGGAGTAACGCTTAGGGTCAGCGTGAAAACTGAGACCTTCTGCCTTGACAGCATCGGAGTACTGTTTAATCGTCTTGAACTTACTGCCCATTGCATAGGACTTTGCATAACTGTACGGGTAAATATCTTCCATTTGGCTTCTCTCAACTAAGAACTAACTATGTTGTTCTTACACCAGTAGTATAACCTAACTACTATATGTTGTCAACAAACTATGCTATATATTTTAGAATATATTTTTTATTTGCATAAAAATTTCAGGAATGGTAATTACCATTCCTAGAGCTTATTGACAAAAAATTTTAGGATACACTTCATTGTGTATCCTAATTGTTTATTGACCAAGACCGAATATCTGTTTGATTATGTTACTAATCTTCCAGAATTTAACGGGCTTTTCTTCGTGGACGTTCTGGTCTTCTTGGACAATTGAATCAATTTTACCAAGATAGTGAGCAGTACCAACCCACTCACCACGACGAGTATATACTTGATATGGATTGGTAGATAAACCATATGGCTTCTCTTCTCTCACCCATTCAGTATATTCTCTCATTGATTTGAATTTATACTTTTTGACAATAAGTCTGGCTTCATTATATGGAAGAACAAAATTCCATTCAGGATTGCCAACCTTACGCTTATCCGAATCAACTGTTACACTCATTGTATGGCTTCCTTTCATTGATAGTATACTCGGATAATATATACATTGTCAACGTATTGGGAACACCAAAACAAATATTTTTAATAATAAAATCAGGCATTGTATACTCAATGCCTGAAAATAAAATGCAAATAAAAAATCCCTTCCAGAAAACACTACTAAACTGGAAGGGATGAGACTCAATCTGTTTTATTATTTATCCTACCCCAAAGGCAAGTCAGATTGAGAAAACTTTAAATTGCCATACTCTTCTTGATATGCTTGTATTGCTTCCAAGGCAAACTGATATCCATTAAGCTTATCCATAACTTGAGCATAAATATGATTGATACCGTAAAATTCCATCCACTCATTTTCAGTGTAATTAAAAGTGATGGTGACAGCAAAATTATTAAGACTTGTGCAAATCATCTGGTAACGCAGTTTGATTGGATATAATTTATTTAATTCATCCACTCTGTCTCTAATTTTATTTGCTTGTTCTAGTGTCATAGTGTTTTATTTATTTATGGAATAAGGAAGAGACAGGATTCGAACCCGCACACCCCGTCAAGGGTGAGACCGCTTTCAAGGCGGTTGCAATACCATTCTGCTCACTCTTCCAATAGGTAAATTATACCTCGTCTGCCATAAACTTGCTAATATCTTCACGGATTTCAACAAGAACATCGTCAGATATATCTAACTTTTCAGCAAGCATATCAAATAATTCTGCATCAGCCAAGAGTAGTTTAAATCCCTCAAGAATGACCAGCAAATCGTGTTCTGATTTGTCTGATAAATAGTTTAATGTATCGTTTGGCATAATATTTCTCTACAAACAATATATCATAAAGTTATAGCAGTGTCAAAAAAAATCCCCTCATATATTTCAATGAGGGGAGGAGTAGGACATGCAAAACACCAACCAACCAGAAACAATGGGCGATGAGGGACTCGAACCCCCACTCAAGGGATTATGAGTCCCCTGCTTTAACCATTAAGCTAATCGCCCCAAAAGGTGGAATGGGACTTACACCCATATCAAAGGTTTATTCCTCTGCTTTATTTAAGCTATCCACCATCAATAATTTCAAACCATTCGCCCTCAAAGAATCTTGATTTACATTTTTCGGTTTCTATTTCATAATGGTACTGAAAACCTGGATGCCATATAGAAGTATAACTGAAATAACCTTCGGAGCATTTATAAGTTCTAATGACATTCACTCCTTCTAAAAATTCATCTTTAATAACCTTATATTTACCCTTATATAGATAAAGGGTTTGTGGTTTTACTGGAAAATCTACTTTTAGAAGAATGTCGTTCATAATATTACCCAAGATGTGAGAAGAATGTAACGGGCATACGAACCATGTTATTTCCACTCTTCTCACATTTTTCCAGAATCACCACATTCTGAGTTTGTTCTTGATGCTGTAATCACCTTGAACAAATATAGCATATCATTAATCTATGTAGTCCACAACAAGTTTTTTGGAAACTTCTTTGGTTCCATTATATGTTCTAATGAAATCAATATCACCCTCATCATTAATTTCAAGAACTAGAAATTTTGGCTCATACTTTTTTTCTTTAGTATGTTGTTCGATAAAGGCATTGAGATAACTGTAATTTTCAAAAGTCAATTTGATGATAATGTCAAAATCATCTGTGACTTCATATAATACGTGTTTCATATACAAGTGTACATTAAGAAAACACTATTGTCAAGGTTTATAATCTTTGGAGATTACTTTATTAAATTGCCTAGGGTCATACCAATAGCATCCAACACAAGTGCCTGCATAATTAGACTCTCCAACAATCCATCCAAATGAATAACCAAGCCTTTTTGCATCGTATCTTTCATTTGTTTCCTCACACGTCTTACAATGAGTTCTCTTTGATAAATTTACGTTCCTCAATAATGGCTGAAAATCATCTTCATTTTGATTTTCTACGCTATTATAAGTATCAGAACTATATCGTCCGTCTTTATGGTCACACTCGATATTTTCTCCACCAACATCAACAACACGGCATCTTTGTTTTCTTATTGATTTGAAAATATCAGTTCGTATACGTTTTTCAATTGATGTTTCTCTATAACCATCAAGACGAATTCCTATAGTGCGATTTTTATCTTTTTCTCTATGAACAATGAAATCTTTTAATTGTCCATCAGAGCGGTTCCAATCTCCACCATTTTTAGTTTGGAATTCTACGCCGGGATATAAAGTTTCCAATTCACTATATAGCCAAAGACGAGTTTTACCATCACTATCTGGTTGTGACGCTTGAAGAAACATTTGTACTTTTGTCATTTAATTTAGCGATTCTCTCTGTTGCTTTTGTGTAATAAGTTTCATCCAATTCACAACCCATAAAGTTTCGTCCAGTGTTATAGCAAGCCACTGCACAAGAAGCAGAGCCAGCAAAACAATCCAAAACAGTATCGCCTTCATTGGAGTGTTTGGTAATTAAAGCTTGCAGTAAATTGAGAGGCTTTTGAGTAGGATGGAAACGGTCTCTCTCATGACAGATTGCAAACTCATAAATTCCCTTATCATATTGAGAATGAAATGTTGGTTTACTTCCTTTGATAGCAGTAAGGGCTATCTCTCTTGAATTGGTGAGATAATTAATCTTCGAATTGATAGGAACAGGATTTGTCTTTACCCATTCAATAAACCGGAGTTGCTTAAACTTGGCACTCTCAATCCAATTCTTAAGAGTCTCGATTTTCCACAAGTCATAGAAACAAATTAATGTTCCACCTGGCTTGAGGATACGATAAGATTCTTCCATAACCTTATCAAGAACAAAGATTTCATTATCCCACTCTCCAAATTCATAGGACATCTTAAATCTTTCAACACCCTTCTCTCCACAACTCTCGAATCCTGTTGCTCGTGAAATTGTATATGGTGGGTCAATCAAAACAAGATTTACTGATTTATCTGCAACACGAGGCAAAAAATCAAGACAAGATTCATTATTTAAAACGATAGACATTTGGCTTCCTCTTATTCATAATACGATATATCTTTAGGGTATGCAAGTTTAAAAAATTATTTGATCAATATTTTTAGGAATGGTATTTACCATTCCTTAAGAATAATTGCAAAAAAATCCCTCTTCCTATGAGCGAAGAAGAGGGATAGAACACAGAATTATGAGCGGATTCTGTGTACTCTATTCTATCACAAGAAATTCAGTTGACAAGTCTTCTTTTTGGACAGGCTTTTCAGTGACAAAATAACTTTCTCGATTTACCCAATGGCATCCAGAGATTACAACAAAGCAATCATCAGAATCAACCATTGTCCAAATGTTTTCTGGATTCTGCTTCTTTACAAATTCCCATTGGTCATCTTCAGAGTAATCGAAAGAACATCCCTCGAAACTAGTTTCCTCGAATTGATTCTTTAATGGTTTGTATTTCTCAACCCATTCATCATAGGTAAATACTCTCCTAAGAGAAAGAATATTCATCTCTGTCACTTCACAAATACCAACCTCATAATTGCCAATAAATGAATTAATATATTCTTCAGCAATCAATTTATCTTCGGTATTGGTTGTTTGGATATACCCTTGCTTTTCAACATTTATAATTGGCTTACCGGGATATTTCCAACTAAACTTAACATTGACTTCGTAGGTTGGGGTAATAATAGTGTTTTCCATACCTGTATTATATCATATGTTGTATGTACTGCAATAGGAAATCCCCTTCTTGTCGGAGAAGGGGATTGGTTTCACTTGTGGAGATAAGACAAGTGAAAAGTGGCTCCAGCAGAAGTCGAATCTGCACTCAAAATCTTAAAAGGATTCTGCTTTACCGTTAAGCTATGGAACCAAACTAAAAGAAAGAGGTTATGTGTTGCCTGTGATGGAGACTAGTTATCCAGAGCACAATTCCCACTTCACATTAAAAATTTCTTTCACGACAAGACTCAGATTACTCTTTTGTCTAACCTCTCTCAAAATCCTCCAGACGAGATTCGAACTCGTAAGGCTTGCGCCAACGGATTTTAAGTCCGTCGTGTATACCGTTCCACCACCGGAGGATACGCTAATATTATACCATTAGGGTTAGCCGATTCAAGAACTATCTATACATTTATTTTTCTTTGACAAAAAAATAAAGGGATGGTATTCACCATCCCTTTTAAAATATACTAAATATTTTATCTAGTCCAAACCTCGAAACTGGCTCCAGAACCAGACATTCCAGTTATAGCAACACCTGAAACATATAAGTATCGTCTGTCAAGTGTTGTTAATTTTGCAGCATTTGTGTATGTGACAAGAATACCAGCAGTGTATGATAAAACAATAGCATCACTTCCGCCATCATTTGCTCTAACACAACTTAAGCTAATTGTTCCAGTACTATTTGCTGCCCCGTATTTTCTTACTTCTAAAAGAGCACCAGCATTATCATATGTACCTGATGTTCCTGAAAATGTTCCAGCAGTATTTCTCTCGTGCAGCTTGTAAATCAATTCGTTATTGTAAGTTCTTCTATATATGTCTCTAAAGCTTGATAAGCCAGTGCCAGTTGATGTTGGTGTAGTTTGTACGAAATTTACTGTTCTACTAGTTGTTTTTGAATTAAAGTAATCTCTGAATGATTCTCCGACTACAGCATTGAAATATGAATTCAAAGCTCCTAAAGTCCCAGAATATACAGGATCAATGGTTGATGGCAAAGAAATTTCAGCACTTCTTAAAGCTTGTGAAAGTGTTAATGTAGAATCAGTATTTGCGTCAGTGCTGCTATTATCCCAAGAATCAATAATTAAGTCACGAGTTGTCTTGGTATATGAAGCAGCAGTCCCAGCTAAAAGCAACAATTCATCTTGAAATTGCTTATCAGCTAATCCCAAATTAATTGCAATACTTGTAAACACACCAGCTTGATAAACATACGGCATAAGTTTTTCCTCTATATGGATTTTCTTTTTTCTCTACCTCTAATCCTGTTTAAAAATATTTCTGATAAGTTTTTTTAGGAATGGTAAAGACCATTCCTCCAATAAAATGACAAAAAAATATCCCCCAAATTTCTTCGGGGGATTTTCTTGACAAAACCGAAACTATGGGTTCAGTTCGTTGTAGATGCGCTTGACATCATCTTGGGTAGTATGATGAAGGAGTGTCTCAAAGGCAATCCGGGTCTGGTCATCATAGAAATCAAACTCACGTCTGATTGACATAGCCAAAGCCGGACGACGAGATGAGAACAGATGACCAACCAATTGGATAAGATTGACCGTTTGCTTCGTCCAATCTACACTCTGAATCTTGTTGTCAAGAGGAAGAGTCAATTGGATTTCAGTCTTAGATTCCTCATCCTCATTCTCACAGTCGCAACAGTTTCCGCACTGTTCACACTCACAACACCAAGAATTGTATTCTGAATCGCAACCAGAGCAGAGGTCTTCTTCATCATCATCGTTCCAGATATCAACATCATCATCTTGGTCAGTCTGGAAGCGTGAAGCATACAATGGGTCAGTGAGGTCGATTTCATACTCCCCAACTACCTTATACTTACAGGTGCGGAGTTTCTGGAATTCACAGTCGGTTGGAATGGATACAACGTCAGATGGATTGATTTCCACCAACATAATGTGACCATACCCACCTGAAAATTGCTTTGCATATTCAATGGTTCCAGCGTGAAAGCCATATGAACATCCAATATTCTTATCATCGTCCACCTTGTTGCGTGGCATCTCAAGAACTGCATCTACAGTGTTGAGGAACTTGCCAGAGTGCTTGTCGGTGTAATCTTCACGGACTGCTTTGTAAGCACAGAAATTGCCATTATCTGTGATAGGCAATGCACGATGCTCAAGGAAGGTGTACAATTCATCGACTGCACGTTTTGATGGATTGAGGTTTAACTTCAAGATAAACTTGAAGAGGTGTACACAATCCAACCCTGCCTCAAGGAACGAAAGCACACGGGTTGCAAGAGTGGAGTGAACTGGCTCATCAAAGACGTAGAGGTTGCCATCCTTAACTTCAATGCCCTCATACTTGGCATAGAGGCTCTTAAGGCGCAATTCTGGATTGACAAAAGAGATGAATGCATCCCAGTCATTTACCTTATATGCTTCTAAAGCATTCGTGAACAATTTGTTTCCTGCGTTGATTGAATGGGACTTGCCATCCAATACTACAGTAATGAAACCTGATTGAGGGTCAGGATTTACAATACGGGCTGTAACGGTCATAGTGTTTCTTTTTACCTTTATAACTGGAACGATATACCAGTTTACCATATCTACAATCATCTGCAAGCCAAACTCGAAAAATAAATAGTGCAAGCTCGAAAAAAATATTTTCTTGCATATATTTTTTAGGGATGGTAATTACCATCCCTTCGAAATTCTATCAAAAAAAAAGGAGGCTCGAAAGCCTCCTTTTCCTATTGGACTATTTGTTTTGAGGAAACCTATTAGTCCAATAAGCCCTCACTTTTCAGATAATCTTGCGACTTAAGGTACTCATTGACAATATACCAGTACTTTTCGGTCGGAGATTCACTATAATGTGATGATTTTTGTGAATATCCGAACAAATTACGCAAAATTGGGTATTTAATTAGGGTTTTATCTACTAATTCTATGCATTCATTGTAAATGTCAAGATACAAACCATAACCTTGCTTCTTAAGGAATGAAACTCTTTCACCTTGGTTTGAAATGGACAAACCAGAACTGTAATACTCTGATATGATTTCCTTTAGACGGGTTAAGTCTCTGTCAGTGTCTACCATATTTTTTCTGAAGGCATATTGCCATTCATCAGACACATCAAGCGATATCAGATACTGATTGAATTTCATAATTTCTTCATCGGTTTGATTGTAAAGCGACTGCTGGATGTAATCAGTTATCTCAATCCATCCAGAACCCAATTTTTCAATGTCGCAATACTTGACACCGTAAATGTTGTCACATCTGATTCCTAATGTATGAGCATTGGACAGCAATTCTTTGAATGCTTCCATTGTCTTAATATTTGTACCATTAGGGTGTTTGGCTACAGGGAGGAATCGCTTAATCTCAACATAGATTCCTTCGGATTGTTGGAGAGAAAGCGTGGTCGATTTCCAAGTGTTTCGCAAGGTGCTTTGATGGGGACAATAACTGTAGACTTCGCTTGTGGCAAACGACCCAGCAGATTTGCCTGTGACCTTGCTGTATTGCAATGTTGATACATCGACAAAATTTGCACCCTGCCATTCTGGGTGGTTAACAATTGAATCGCAATCAGCCTTTGACGCAAAACGCAAAAGGAATCCCGACAACTTTGAATAACCAGAATTCATAATTCTCTGGCGAATCGAATTTTGAGGGACATTGCCATAGTAGGCAAATAAGGTTTGTCCCTCTACTATGTTCAGAGATGATGAATTTTTGAATGACGAACGTGCATCATTTCGGATTTCTTCTATCTCCTTAATGGCAGGGTAATCTTTCCTGTAAAGAAGCATATTGGAATTTGTTCTATATGCTTTGCCACCATAGATTGAAATGAGATTAAAAACATCTCTTATCTGATTAGTGTTTTCAAATTCAAGAGCAAATTGATAGAAACTCTTGCATTCAGATAGTCTCTCATCAATTTGACCCTTGACTGTGGAATGAATTCCTTTCAGTGCCTCAAAGATATATTGTTTGGTCTTTGTATTCATTTCCAAAGATTCACGGGAGGCAGATGGAACAACACTACCTATCGGGGCATAGAGCTTAACCTTTAGATTGCGGAAGCACTCTACAGTCTTGAATTCATCACTCGTCAAACCCAAATCATCAATGTGAAATGGATAGTTAACATTCCCCATTCTGACACAAGACTTTTGATTGAATCCCCAAGTGTGAATAGCATAGTCTTCAGTACTGACAACGAAAGATTTTTCGACCTGACGTTGCAACAAATTTACAACCCGGTCATCATTCTTAACTATTGGCTGTGGGTTGAATTCTGCAAGGAACGAACCTGCTACCTCACGGAATTGGGACAGGTCGATTGTCTTAACAACGATATCAATTGCCAATCCAGTTTCAGATGTTGCTTCCTCAGATATCTTGGAAATCTTACCGATGTTGGTTTCATCAATATATGCGAGGTAAACTGACTTTACACCATTGTGATATGACGTGATGGTGAAATCGTTTACATAACAGAATGCAGACTTGCTACCAAGACCCAACATTCCAACCTGCTCATTTGTTCCACGTTTGGTTGATTCGCCATACGAAACAAAGATATTGTAAACTTCAGACTCTGACAGACCCTTGCCAAAATCACGGATAGTCAAAGAATTCTTGAATGCTGTTGGGAATGATACCTCAATCGGTCGGCTTGGAATACCTGCATCAATGTGTGCGTCAAATGCATTTGTGCAGTATTCACGAATGATGGCAAGAGGCTTGTTGCTATACAACTGGTTGCGGAGAATGCCAAAGATATGACCAATGTTAGACTGCTTGACAGTAAAGAATGCTTCGGACTGGATGCCAGATGACTGGACTTGAATTGTCGATTCAGCGATTTTCATAATAGGTTTCCTCACTAGAATATTACCATCTGTGTATATGGTGTGCAAGTACTATATTTGAAATAAAAAAAATTGACAAATTTTTTTAGGTCTGGTGTCTACCAGACCTGTCATAGAATGTCAAATTATTTTTTTAGCTGCATTTAAGCACAAATAAGGACGCTATAAGAGCATTTAGTGCAATTATAACGTCCTTATTGGAAGATTTGTGGGCTAAACGCCCACAAACTGGTATTGTCGTGAGACCTTTTCTTCCATTTGGTTTGCTCTAGCGTCAATTAGACCCCATCGCTTGGAAATCTCTTCCAATGAAGAATCAATGGATGGTGCAAGTATCTTGCTTGCTAAGGTTTCCATCTCTTCACGGGTTGCCCCGGTGTAATCTTGGGCAGAGCGGGTCAAGCCATTGATGATACCAAAGGCAGACTTTTCGTGAACATCGCCGTGGCGTTCGTGCAAGGAATCCAAGTAGCCCTTGTGCCAGAGTTTACCCTGTTCGATGGTCATCTTTTCATCCCTAGCCAACTGAGCAATTACAGCAACAGGGTTCTTAACCTTGACTTGCTTTGCATATCCTAACAAGGTCAACATATCATTGCCTTGTGTCAATGCAACCTTGATTGCTTGGGTAACTTGCAATTGAAGGTCTCCAAGGTCAATCTTACCCATATGGCGTTGGTTGACGTTGATTTCTGAATTCATACGTCCCCATATCATACCATTGAGGCAGATTGCTCTAAACAGGAAAGGCGAAATCTTGAATGTTGAATTACGAATCTCACTGTTCTTGAATGCAATGCCCACGCCATAGTCAGAGTCTGGTTCACTCTTCATATAGTCTGGCAAGAGGATGTTCCCATAGATATCATCACCATCATTGAAGAGGTGTGAAGCAAGAGCATCATTCAAAGATGGCAGAGCATTGGCTACCATTTCCATTGCTTCGTGATTGTCAATCACGCCGTATCGTTCTGATACAATAGCCCGGATAACATCGTTACCATCATCATCGTGACGGATGCGGACATTAAAGGAACGCTTTTCCTTACCCTTGTTATTCCAGTCAGTTTCACGGCGGTCTAAGTCTGCATTGACAAACTTGACCAAGTCATCGTTGTATTCCCTTTCCTTGAGAAAGTTAACCATTGACGATGGAATGTCTGTGAACATACGTAAGGAATTGATACCTGAATCGGTAAGAGGTGTACCGTCAATCAAGGTTTCAACATCCTTGAGGCGAATTTCTGATTCTGGCTTGATTACATCTACCTTGTTGGTCGATTGTGACTTAATTGTTTCGATGAAATCGGCAAGCGGTGTACATTTAGCCTGCCATTGCTTGGCAACGTGGCGGTGTGATGCAGAGGACTGAAGCCCAATGGCATTCACCCAATTACCACTAGCATCTTGCTTGGCTACAGCACCTTCACGGGGTTGAAGGGACTGGGCATTGGTGAAAACAGAGGTGTTTGGTGTGACCTTGACTGGTGCATCGTCCAGTTCAAGGAACGATTTAGGTGTATTCGACATAACGGGTTGGCTTCCTTATCAAACAATGTGATACTGAATATTACCATCTGTGTATACTAGTTGCCACAAGTATTTTAAATATATTTTTGAATGCCAGGACTATCACAAAAGCTTGTTTTTGTCAAGAAAATAAAAAACTTGACAACTTTCTTAAGCCGGGGAAATCCCCGGCTTAAGAAAGTTCTTATATTTTAAATTTACCATCCATCTGGAAAGTCTTCTACTTTGCAATAATAGTTTTGATACATATTGACGGGAGTAACACCTGATAGCGGATATACTTTATCTGTCTGTGAAAGAATCCAAAATTCTCCCCTATTATAATTTTCAATATTATCTGGTGTAAGTTTTGGAAGATTCTTTATGTAATCTGAATTAGCCCACCAGAAATTTCCTTGGAAGTGTTTTGGTTCTTCCACGTAAAATCCGCCAGCTGAATCATTATCTTTTAAAGACTCTACGCATTCTTTCCATTTATTAATTACATATAAATCTAAATATCTAACCCAGGCCTCTACATTCTTTTTTACATCAGGGTTTGTGTAAGATAAACCTTTAGTGTGCAGATAGAGCATAGGAGTATTAGATTCATATTCATTTGCTTTTTTTAACATTAAGTTGAGAGTATCAGGTTCATTATTAAAAACAGCATTAGAGACAATTCCGTATTCTATTTTTGAATACATATCTTTTAATTCATTTAAGAATTCAGAGTTAAATTCAATGTCTCCATATAATGTAAGATAAATCTTATTAGCACTATCATAGAGGCCAGAAGATTTGAACTTTTTAAATTTATCAATAAGGATACGAGAATATCCAGATTTTAAATATACGTGAAAGAAAATGTCCATATATTTTTTTTACATTATTCGGTGGAGATTATCATAGGAGTTCTAATTCCAAGATATCCACCTGCAATATTAAAATCTACCCATTCGAAAGCGTCCTCTTCTGCTTCGTCTTCAGAGATTGGATTTTCAGAGTCAGAGAGATATTCGTTTTTAAAATGTTCAACAAGTCTTTCATATGAGTAGATTGCAATTTCCACCCATTGTTCTTCTCTAATTACTTTAGCAGTACCGACGAGAGCTGAATCACAACCATCGTATGTAATTGCTCCATCAAGTGTTTCAATATATTCCCGGATAGTTTGTGTTTCAGTCATTGTATTCTTCCAAGTCTTTCGTATCAATAGCGATGGGCTCAAAGCCTAGTTTCTTTGCCTGATGTGCCTTGAGTGGTTTTCCGTCAACATACACTGTAGGATATATCTTGATTTGTTTGCCATCTTTAGTCTCAAAGATACCATCTCTAACGTGTTTGATGCTGTCTGTTTTTGAGAAGATGCATTGGAAGGATAATGTCCAATCGCTTTTGAATCCATCAAATTGTTCGCCAGTCCAAGAGTAATCGTCGTGATTTATCATATTATCAAAACGATATTGTGGTAATGAGAAATCTTCTTCTAATATAACATTGATGCCGTCTACTCTATGTCGCTTTAAGAATAGTCTCAAATCACCGTCTTCTTCAATGAATACTTTATTGCGGTCTCTACGGGAAAACTTGCTGATGAGTTTTGAAATCTTTAGTTTACGCAGATAGGGCAATGTAGTTTGAACATAACCGTGACGTTCTGTAATGAAGTAAGTAAATTTCTTTTCTCCCTTAGGCACGTCATTATCAAGTATTAAGGTTGGGGTATTCTCTTCGGACATAACGTATTATATCATATTGTCATAAAGGTGCAAAATATATTTTTTGTTTTTTAAATGAGTAATATCAAAGATATTACTAAAAAATATCCCAAAGAAAATTCTTTGGGATATTAGGTTCAATCAAGATTATCAGACCAGACAAAAGTGTGATAGATTTTAATACTAAATTCTTCACCCTCTTTATATTTCTTCTTGTCTCTTAGGTAAACAACAAACCAACCAGCAGTTCCAACAGAGAAGTAAGTTGACTTGCATTGTTTGCGGTTCTCTAGTACTGACTTATAAAGACTTTCAATTGTCTCTACTTCATTGAGAAATGTTTTATGTGGATGAATTCCAGTGTATTCTCTGATTGCCTTAACTCGGTCTTGGTAATCGCAAAGATATTGGAGTTCTTTATCCAATATCTTTCTTTCTTTATTTGTCATTTTGGCTTCCTGTTAAAGAAATAGTAACTTCCTACTTTAGAATGTTCTATGCCTATTGTATCAAGATATGCGAAGAAATCAAATTTATTTTTCTCAATTATATTAACTCTTGGAAAGTCTGGGATATCTTCATTAATAAAATAAACATAACAGTGAGCTTTTGCATTCTCTGATATGTAAGTTTTTAAAGATACAAAATTCTTTATTGGGTCCAGTGCGGTTAAGAGAAAAATACTAATTAGAGCTATCATAAAATTCCCTGTGCCTTTAGTGTATTAATATTTTCTAGAATCATCTGGTTGCGTCGGTTTCTTTCTTCTGCTAATTTTATTTGACAGAAGCTTGTGCAGAGATGTTGATGTTTTGTTCTATAAACTTCAACACTATCTAATTCAGCCACATAAGAATCATCTATTTGATATATCTTATACGGCTCTACTTTGATTCTTGTCTTGATTAATCTTTTCAATTGCGTATCTTTCTGCTGCACGTCTTGTTTGTAATTGGAGCTGGACATAGTTTTCGCAAGTCTTAACTGTCTTAGCTGTTTTTAAAGTATATCCAAATTGGTCTTTGACAGCATATCCCTCTTCCATTTTGTAAACATAGAATCCATCAGCCATATAGATAAATTTTTCAATCTTCAAAGTAGGCATCCTCATACTCGAAAATTCCAAGCTCATGAGATTTAAAATTTTCATCTGTTACAATTATTTCTTTATCATCTGCTTCTAAACCAGCGATTAAGGAATATGTCTTATCATTGATTTTAAAAGAGTAGATTTGATTCTCGAAATCGTACTCATACTCTACATTGTCAGGAACAAAGATAGTGCCTGTGATTGAAAATTTAAATTCTTTCATTACTCTGCATCCTCAAAATAATCAGATTCAATAAGAGAGCTCGATTTTAGTTCTTCTACTATAGATGGGTCTTGATATAACCCTCGCATAAAAGCTCGAATAATTAAATCTTTTGTTTCATCATCATACTCGCTCGAAAGTTCATCTCTCAAACGGTCACTCATTGCTCGAATCCACTTAATGTTTTCCATAGCTGTATTATATCATCTCTAACATATAAGAAAGGGGAGACTCGAAAATCTCCCCTCGAAATAGTTTAGTCTTCTCCCTCGATTTCTCCACATAAGACAATCCGGCAAATATAACCAGAGAATGTATCTAGAGCGGGATGTACTACTTCATCAATATAATCTAAAGATACTTCTGGGTTGAATTCATTTTTAGAATGTACAGCAATTACAACTTCAGTGTCTTGGCTATACTGTTCATATTTCTTTTCTAATTCTTGAAGTTTTAAAATTAGTTCTCTGAGTGTCATTATATGCTTTCCTCAAACATATCAGACCATTCATCCCATCCGCCCCATTTACCATCTGCTACTGCTTCCTTAAATGTTTCATAGGAGCAGGTTTCCTCGAATTTACCATCTTCACAGGTAAACTCGTAATGGGTATCGTTTTCAATGGAGCCAGAAACCATCTCAAATGTAGCGTTAGGGTACAGTTTAGACAACTCTCTGACAAAGTGTTCAGGACAACCCCAAGGAGAGTCAAAACTAAAGGTAATTGTAAGAAGGTCATACTTAGCAGTTGGTCTTACAGCATCCCACTTAACACCCCAATTATTAAGGTTCCAAGAATACCAGTCATGATAACCTGTTTCCTCGAACGCTTTGATGTTTTGAATAATCTCTTTAGCACGATGAACAACCCACTCATCATCACAAGTAGCAACTTCCTCTAATGTAAGAAAATTAGTATTCTTGTGCTTATTCACTTCATTGATATAATCACCTGGAGCAAGATGAGGAGATGATGTTCCCTTTAAAACTTCAGGCATAGGGATGAAGGAGTTGAACAATCCTTCAAGATTGACTTTCTCTTTAAAAACATTATACTCTTCCTGTGTTTGGAAAATACAGGTGAGTTCGTTCATTACCCAGTTAGGCATCTTTTGGCTTCTTTCTCGTACATCATAAATGTACAGGATGTTATATCATCTACAACAGTGTATTGCCAGTAATTAAGGGATATATTTCTCTTGTAGAAATTATATCCCTTAAAGCTCTTATGATAGAAATTAAATGTTACTTGGTCCCACTCTAAGTATTTAATTTCTGCAGCAAGTTGTTTTGCTGCACTAGTCTTCAAAAAATTCTGCATCATCATAGCGCACATTAGTTATGCTATGATTTTCCATTTCCTCGAATTGATGAACAATATCATATCCACCAGCACCAGCTTCAGCAACAATACACATTTGCAGCATATACATTATGTCATTGAATTCTAATGCATATAATTTACCAGCAACATCATAGTGCTTTATTACGTCATCAGGTATTTCCATTGTACCTGTAATTTTAAAATTGATTTTCATTTGGCTTCCTCAAAATCAATATACTCTACATTTGATTCCATACTAATATTTTTTATCTCGAATTCCTCAATGCTAGAAATATCATTAGGAAATCTTAATAAGTCTTCTGGAAAGGATGGGTCAATTTCTATGCAATCAAAAGAAATTTCTGGATGAAAGAATACACCCTCTGCCTCGAAAACTGTATCGTGCAAAATAACACCATCAGGAACAGTGAATTCTGCGACAACTGTAACACGCATCTTTTTCATATTGGCTCTCTCTAATGTAATATATCATAAGAGACATAATAACGCAAACAATAAAAGCTTCTTTATTGGGAGGGAGAACGACATTGTTCTCCCTCTAATCGCTACAGGACAAGAAGCCAAAATCATCCTGTAGCAATCTTTTTAAAAATCAAAGTGCAATTGATTCTCTAAACAAGAAGACCAATACCTCGAATTTTTATAACCTTGTTTGACATCCCAATAAATACATCTGGCTATATAATTGGGTGCTTTCATTTTCTCTGCTCGATAATGCCATTTTCTTTCGCCTTGTTCATACTCGGCAACATCTTTAGAGTTATCTTTCTTATATCCCTGTTCATTCATTCCAAGTAAACGGAGCATATGAACATCAAGACATACCGCTTGACATTTTTCTGGATAACATAATTCAAGAGCAAAACTTGTTTTTGCTAATCCAATTCCCCACAATTCAAGAGAGAGACGATTGCGAAACTTAAACCAGTTCTCTCTATTAGTCTTTTTAAACTTTTCTGGATTCGCCCAAAACTTACTCGAAAAGTCCCAAATATACTTTGTGCGCTGATTATGACAACCTGCTCTACCTATATATAATAAATGAGCAAGTTGGTCTTTATCACTAATCCAAGACTCGAAATTCTTGATATGATTGTATGCACGAACATTACTTTCCCACGTAGTATGAATTGATGTATATGCGAACAACCATCTTTGGAAAAATTCTCCATCTGTCTGTGGAGCAATGTTATTCCAATACTCTTTATATCCATTCACCTTATGGCTATCAACACTCTCTAAAACACTCTGGAAGGTCATTTTGGCTTCGACCCTTTCGTTTGATGTCTTATAGTATCAGATGTTTAAGGGTGTGTCAAAAGATTTTTTTCTTAATCTCGAAATAATGGTCATGAATTTTATTATATAATCGTTTTGAGATTGTTCTTGCATCGATACAAGATTTATCTTTTATATTATAATATGATATAATGCATGTAGGGCTATTAAAATGATTAGATATATGTATTTGGGTTTTCTTATCTTTTAAATATATTACTCGAAAGTTTGGTGCCTCTAATTTGCCGCAACGTTCATCAAGCTTATATAATTTAAAAAGATTGCTCGAAAAGGTGGCTTCATCATCTTCTTCTATTAGTTCTGGATATAAGGTACTCATTTTAAAAGTCCTAGTAATCTTTCTATTACTCTTGCAGGCACGTTTTTTAAATCTAACTCAACGTTTACCATTAAAGACTGTTCTCCAATTAAATCTTTATTTTGATATTCTACTTTTTGATAATTAGCTGTCTCAAAACTCTTTAATAATAATTGAAATAATAACGCAGCTTCATCGTCATTAAGAATTTGCGCTAGCGCTTGAATCTTCTCTTTCATCTGTAAATAAATTTAATACCTTATAAATAGTGCTGAGCTCAAAATCCTGAATTGAAGTGTGTAAATTGATCTTATCATCTTCCCAGGACTCAAGCAAATTTGTTAGCAGTGTGATAATATTATCTGATTCAATTTCATTTAAGGAATCAGACAGTTGTAAGAATTTCTCTTTCATTGTATCTCTTTAATATATCTAATATTGCGTAGTCTTTATTCTTTAATTCTACATCAAACAATACATCTTTATCATAATGTACTGGAAGATTCTCGGCCATATCACTGTGAGCTCTAGTTCCATTCTTGCCTTCAGAGTAATGGAATATAGGAGCACAATTCCAGGTAGAAAATGCATCGAAAAACGCATCCTTATGAGAAGTTCCGTGATTCAACATTTCGTGATGCAAATTATCAAATGTAACGGGAATTTCACACCTATTATAAAAATATTTTTTAAGATTAGATACAGTCCAAGTATTGCCAGTATCGTTGTTCTCTAATACTAGTCTACTCTTTACACTTTCAGATAAGCGCTCGAAATTTTTAATAAACGTTCCTGATAAATCTTCTGCATCTCCTTCTTTACGTATATGTATATTTAAAGGATTGTAATGGGACCTACTTAAATCTAATCTATCAAATATTTCCCCGTGCATTTCTAAATCAATTAAGGAATGTTTTATTTTAACGTCGTCATCAGAGGTAAGAGTTATATATTCACTAGGATGTGCGCTTACTCTAATACCTGTTTCTTTAATCGTATGGGATAAATCTTCTATTGATTTATTAATAAGATTATAATTTGGCAGATCTTCCAGGGCCAACATTACTTCAGGATGTTTTATTACTGGAGTTAAATCGCTCGAAAGTCTATATCCCTGAATATTATTAGCAGCACAATGACGAACGATTTTCTCAGACACAGTAAAATTATTAATTATTATCTCTGACAGCTTCTCTAATGATTCGGATCTTTCTTTACTCGAAAAAGATTTATAAGTCATTGTTCGAAATTTATGGCCCTGTTCTGCCAAAATGTTCGAAATGCAGCATAAGGAAAGATTCATATAAAGATGATATCATATGCAGGAAGAAAACACTAATATTAAGAAGTTATTTCCTATGAACGAAGAGATTTTAAAGAAGCTCGGTTATAATAGTATTGCTCTCGAAATGCTTTTAAAAAGAGAAGCTCAAATTGATCCTAGAGATATTATAATGCCAGGAGAAGATAGATCTAGTATTCAACAAGATTATAGTAATGTTGAAATTGTATTAGAAAATTTAAAATCTCAAATTATTCAAATTTTAAATACAGCTAAATCTCTACCTCAATTCTTAGAAGGTGAAGAAGGTCCTGATGATTCTGCATTCTATGATTACAGAAGATCACTAGTAGATAGTTTAGAAGAAGCGGGAAATAAAATATCTACATTACTAATAGAAAATAATCAATCTAGTAGTGCTGATGAATTAGATAACTTTTTACAGCAATAATAAAAAAGGATTCTTCTAGAAAGAATCCTTTTTTATTTAATTCCACAATTAAAGTGTTTAGGGAAGAGTAGATTCAGTACTTCATTGTCTTATTCGTCTCTTCAATTAGATCTTATCAACTCTATCCTGTATAATCCTTTTATGCTAGACAATTATGAAAAAGATTCTAATGGTGTAATATTTCAAAAAGATAGAGAACCATTCTTATACGATTATTCTTACGCAGACAATTATAATACACTTCCTACAAATGATATTATGTCTCACTTGCGTTTAGGCTACATCATTGGTTCTTTGGGAAAAATGCCAGAATCAATTTTAGATGTTGGATATGGTAATGGTGCTTTTTTAAATTTAGCAAAAAATTACTCGAAATGTTATGGACACGATATTTCTCATTATCCAATTCCAGAAGGTGTTGAATTTGTAAAAGATATATCTGAAAAACATTTTGATGTAATAACTTTTTTTGATGTATTAGAACATTTTCCCAATCCATACTTCCTCGAAAATTTAAATTGTAATTATATTGTTTGCTCTCTACCACATTGCTATAATTTTTCTGATGAATGGTTTGAGAATTGGAAACATCGAAAACCAAATGAACATCTTTGGCATTTTAATCAAGAATCTTTAATTAGGTTCTTTGATGCACAAGGATACTCAGAAGTCAACACCTCTAATTTTGAAGATGTAGTGAGAAAGAGTAAAGAAGAATACTCTAACATTCTTTCTGGAGTGTTTAAGAAAAGATAAAAAAGAGGAGCAAAGCTCCTCTTTTTCTTTACGCTGCTAGTAAATCTAAACTGAATTGTATTTGTCTCATTACAGGGATAAAATCATTAACATCGATTTTCTCATCTTGTAATACCTCGAAAATCTTTAGCGCATTATATTTAGCACTATCTGGCATATCTGAGCAATTGTAAAAATAAGAAACATAGTCTATCAAAGCATCATATAACATTTTATTTTTCTTTGTCATCTCCCACACCTCAAGATATATTTTCATTAATATCTTTTACTCGAAATCCTATCCTAATAACTCTTTTATTCTTATTTCAAAATTACACCTAAATCTTTTAAAACTTTCCTCGAAATGTTAGGAAAACCAGTCATAACTATTTTATCACTCTCTAAAGAAAGTTCTATCTCTTGATCGAAAAATAACTCTTCCTTGGAAATCTTATTAGAGAAGAAATAAAACTCTTGATTAAGGCTACCTCTAAGAGAATCTTCTGTCTTATACTCTTCCTCATACCGTCCATCAATTAAAACATCTATATACTCTAAACATTTTTCTCTAAGAGGATTTTCTCGGATTTCATTACGAGAAAATCCAGTAAACAATATAATTCCTTTAGGGAGTTTTATTTCTTTTAAGAGAAATAAAAGCTCTAACAATTCTCTCTCTTGCTCTAAAGGATCTCCGCCAGATATTGTTATTCCATCTACCTCGAAATTTTTTATTAGCTCGAAAATTTGTCTAGGAGAAAGTTCTTTATAAACTTCATAGCTCCAAGTCTCAGGATTAAAACAATTCTTACATCCTTTAGAACAACCTTGAGTCCATAATACAAATCTTAATCCTGGGCCATTTACTTTACTTAAACAATAACCTCGAATATTCATAGGCTCGAAATCTGTCTCCCCTCTAATGATAAAATGTTGAAGCTAAATAAGAAAGATATTCTTATGCACTAACATAAGAATATTCTAAAAGAAATAGGCTCGAAAATTTGGCCTCTCTAATTGTTTGGGAGATGAAGGTAAAGATTTATCTTACATAGAATAATACTTATTACGTCCCAAAATTTATAGTTCAATTTAGATTGTTCTCGCTTTTTCTTAAGAGCCCCGATAACTGAGACCAATCTTTCTTCTAGTGTGAACAATCTTTATCTATATTAGACCATTCTTTAATCTAATATTTCTTTTTTTTCTCTATGGTAATAATTATTTTTCTCCCTTATTAAAAAGCTCGAAATATATTTTCTTTCTTATATAACAAAAAATAGATCCCTCGAATTTGAAGGATCTATTTCTTTTTTAATAATGGTGTTTTAGGATATGTATTGTTCTATAATGTGTTAATATATTCCTTCTCTAATAATGTAATAAAAATATTATTCTCCATATAGTCTCCACCCTGTCTCCACTCAACCTCCACTAGTATTATAATTTTGTAATTATAATATGTGAATAATGTTATAAGGTCTCCACTGTTTTTATATTTTCTTTTTTCTGTAAATTTTTATGCTCAAAAGGTATCAAAAACTTATATTTGAGGATAAGTCTGTATTAATGCAAGGTAGCTGATTCATTAAAGGAATATGTTTCTTATATGTAGAAGAGACAAAGTCTTTATATAATTTTAATAGTGTTTGATATGCTCGAAAATTGTTTTACTCTAATGGTGTTTATAAAAGCTCGAAATATATTGTTGTTTAGTGGTGTATTGTTTTAGTTTGTAATATTTCATCTTGGTATAGTAGATTATTAATTATTTTGATTGTTGTTTGTTTTTCTTTAATGGCGAAAAATAATATAATGATGAGAAAGATTAATGTTATGTATGGTTTTATGTTTTTCATTATTTGCTCGAAAATGTTTGTTTCTCTAATAGTGTTTTTGAAATTTATATTGTTCATCTATATTGTCTATGATAAATCTTTCTATATGGAATTTTAAAGATGTTTGTTCTATGTAGTCTAACATTTCTTTTGTTCTCTCTAATGGGTTTTTTAAATTGCTCAGAATATTATATAAGCTTTTCTACTAATGGGCAAAAAAGAAATGCTCGAAAAGTAGATGGATAATTTAAGTAGAATATATATTGTATGGATAAATTATTAAAGGTTGCAAGTTTATTAGATAATCTTGGTAGTTATGTTTTATCTGATAAGTTATATAAGATTGCTGAATTGTATATTCCTCCTGTTGAATTTTATGAGGGTGTTGACAAGAGGCATTATAATGATTACAGGGCTCCGGGAAGTAAATCTTATGATGAGATGATGATTTCTCGAATGAAGAATATGCCTAAGAATTTATCAGGTACAGCCGTTATGGATGGCAGTATGTATCGTGACAATCCATATACTCCGAAAGAAATATTAGATATTAGAAAAAAATTAATCCCTACTAATTTCAGGAATGAGATTAGTCGTTATGAGAGTGGGGATAGTGTAAGTAACAGTAGTAATCCGAGAAGTTTTGTTACTAGTTTATTTGAGTTTGGTAGAAAGAATGGGATGAATAATTTGACAGCTGCTTTTGATGCTTATGCTGATAGTGGTGCAACATATAATAATCAGAGTATAAAGAATATCCCTCAATTAAAGAAATTATATATGCAGATAAAATCTAATCCTCGAATGTTTAGTGAGACAGAAATTGGAGATATGTTGGAAGTTTTGTTTTAAAGAAAAAAATCCCTCGAATCTTTAATCGGGGGATTTTTTATTTAATTATTTGTTTTATTTTATATGCTGCTTTTGTATATATGCCTGGGTTTACAGTTTCAGGAGTGGATGTGTAATTTGGCACGTATTGTTCTGAGAGTAATCTTAAAACAAAATCCTGAAATTGTTCTTCAAAATCAGCTGCCTTACGTCTTGCAAAAAAGGGAATTCTTTTAATTGGTATTGAGAAATAATTTGCAAAGTTGTTTTTAATTTGATCAGAAACAATTTTATTTGTAATATCCATCTCTGTGTTTGGTCTTGCGTAATAATGATCACTTCCATCAAATTCTAAAATATATTGAATTCTTTTACTACTGTCTAAAACAACAGCATCAAAAGAATATGATAGTGGATCAAAATTATTATTATTCAAAAAGATAGAATAAGAATCTGCAAAACCATCTTTATTAGGTGTGTAAGTTGTACATTTCCATTTAGTGCAGGATCTCATTTCATCATTTGCAGTTTCTGCACACTCTAGCTCAAACTCATATAATTTTTTATCTTCGAAATCTGGATCTTCAGGTGTAAGATTTTTTCTATACGACCAGCCATCTTTTACTTCTGGGATTTTTTCAAATTCAGTGTTAGATAAATTGAAGCAATGGATAGTTTTTCCATTTCTTTCGATTACTGTTTTATGTGATTTTATGCTACTAAAGAGATAAGTAAAAATGTCTTTGTTTCTATCTTTTTTGATTTGTGTTTCAACAAACTCTTCGAATCTGGGATCGAGTTTACATAGAAATCCTTGCTTAAAAAATAAATTTTGTGGAAGTATATTTTGAGTAAGATTGGTTTGTTGAATGTTAAAAAAAACTTTATCACCAAGACTTGATGTTGGCTCTCTTTTATCAATGATCAATTCTTCGTAAACAGTTTTTAAATCACTATTAAATGGATCTCTTAATTGTCTGAGTGATAATATATGATAATTTTCATTGTTGAAATTATATATTGATATTTCTTTATTATTGATATCTATAATTTTATCATATTTTTGTTCTACAGATATTTTATATGTTCTTTCAGTAATGTCTTTTGGTAGTGTTCTTAGGAAACTTTCCCAAGCAATAGGATTTTCTCTGAATGATAAAACTTTTGGATTCATTTCATTCCTAAAGATATTTAATTGTTGTTTGTCTAGAGCATTAAGATTGCTTTTAGATTTTAATTGATACCACACATCATTAAAATAATATTGTTTTGGCAAACCTTCATATACTGTTTCAGAAAATCTATTTGATATTATATTTTTATTTTTCATATCTCTTAAAATATTTAAGAATGTTTGAGCATCAGGAGTTATAAAGTCAATTCTGTATTTATTATTTATTTCATAATCAGGATAACGTATATTTTTATTGTTTTTTCTAATAAAAGGTATAGGTTGCACTCCGAGTTGTGCATATGCATTTTGTATTATATCTAAATTTGGAAGATCTTTTAATAAGGGTTTTCCAATTCTTAGTATTAAAGTATTATTTTGTCCAGGTTCTGTGTTTATATCAGCAAAATAATGTGGTGAAGAAGAATAAAATTGTGTAAGTTGAGTTGCTTTTTCTTGAGATAATCTTTCAATAAAAATTTGTTTACTTGCAAATTTAGTTTTTGATAGTAAAGTTATGTGATCTTTTGTATCTTTTAATAAATTGTTAAATTCTTCTGGGGATAGATCATTGACTGAAATAGGAGCTGGCATATCGTATTGAACGATTTTGCTTTTTGGCATTCTTATCTTGATTCTATAATACATTTCATAAGTTTTATACGTTATGATGTACTGCTATCCCTCGAAAAAGTGGGAGATTTTTCTTTTTAAGTAGAATAAATATAGTATGGAAAACTTTATTTATTTAGCTGAACATTTTGACAATTGTGGTGATTACGAGCTTTCAGACAAACTATTTAAAATAGCGCAATTAAGTACAGTCCTTCCAAATAATTCCAAAGGAATTCCAAAATATTTAAAAGCCTTAAATCCTATGATGGGAATAGCTTTATCTCCCGAAGGTTTAGCTATTGAAAAAAAAGTTATAGATGAAGCTCAAGCTAATCCAGTTTATCAGGGAGCTAGTAAAGTTCAAGAATTATCAGAACAAGTTAAATCTCCTGTAAGTAATGCAAAAACAATTGCTTCAATTGGAAACTTAACAGGTTGGTTTACTAAAAATATTCCCTCAATGATAAAAACATTAGATGCTGCTGAACAAAAGCTTGATGTGTTTAGTAAGTATCCACTTGCACAAAAAGTTTTTCAAACTTTAGACATTGTAAATCTTATCAAAGATTCAGTTGAATTTTTAACAAATATTTATAAGTCGGGATTTAATGCAATGTATAAAAATGACCCAGGCGGAGTAACAAAATATTTAGCTAGGATCGTTAGTACTTTTACAAATCCAAACTTGACAAAATATTTTCCTCCTATATTGCCATTACAACCACAATTGATGGCTTTAAATACATTAAGTTCGGGAATGGGTTTAATGGTTAGTGGAGCAGAATCCCTTGGAACATTTTATGGAAATATGGAAAATAAAGGTAGTAATAGAATAGAACAAATTCCACAAGCACAAGCATATACTAGCCAAGGAATGAAAGCTAAAGGTGCCACGATGCCATTAGATGAATTAGCGCTAAAGTATGGTGAAGTTTATAATGTTTTGTTAGATTATGTAAATAAAAAAGCCACAGTTCCAGAAATGATTACAAAACTTGGCAATGAGCCTGGAAGAATGGCTTTGATGAGTGCTCACATTGCTCAAGGTATTCTTCCGCCAGCAAATGGACAGTATCAAATTTCCAGCTACAAGAGAGCCCGTGATCAAGCTCAAAAACAAAATCAAAAGAATTATGTTTACAGTCCTGGATCTGGAGGAATGGGATATTCAAGATAATTAGTTGTCTTGTAGTCTTTTTCTTCGATTAGTCAGTGTCTCATCTTCATAGCACCAGTATTTAGGGCCTTGAATTTCTTTTTGAGAAATAAGTCCTGTTTTTCTTGCAGCTTCTGTTAGGGTAAGTACTTGAGAATTAAATAAAACTGTATTTTCTGAAAATACAGTGCAAGTAATTTCTTCATTTTTACAAAAGTAAAGTACAGAGCCTAGTGGGATATAAGCTTTCGAAAAAGTAAAATTAGCTTCTCTTTTCCTTGCAACTTTTTCTATTTCTTTAAGTTCATCTGGTTCAATGTATGTATTTTCTTCTGGAGTAACATCTACAGGATTTGCCAAAGAAAGTGCTGTTTTAACTTGTTCTGGATCCACGTTAAAAAATTCACGTCTAGGATTGACTCTACTCGAATTAAATAATTTGTGAATAGTATCTTCAACTTTTTGTGCATTTTGGACTTTGCAAGCGTAATAAATTCCAAATGGATATGGAACTGATGTTGATGAGGATAGTTCTTTGACTCTTTCCTTAACATCATTCTTTTCAGTAAATCCAATCTTATAAATATCTGGCATACCAATATTGCTTAAAATATAAACTATTCCTAAATTTTCATTCATAAAAAGATTATACGTTTAGGTAATAATATTTGAATTTACATTTCAGATAAATGTTTCATTCCGTATCCCACCCAGTTTACAAAGTCTTCAATAGTAAATACTTTGATAATCTTTTTGCTATTGGGGTCAAGATACTTTTTATTATTTGCAGCTGTCCTAATCCACTCGAAAGCTTTAGGTTTATATCCTCCGCCATCTAGTATGATTATGATTTCGTCTTCTGCCCATACTTCTGCAGCATTTTGTAGTAAGTATGGGAATTTTTCATCTACACTTCCAGATACACTTTGCCATTTACATTCAATTCTTATTTTTCTGTCATCAAAGCAGATTAAAAATTCTGTACGGCATTTGCTTCCATAGATTGAGATGTATGGAATGTGTTTAATGATAGTGCGTTCTGTATCATTGTTTTTGATATAATCTGCGTAAGAAATTTCTCGAAACTTGTTGCTGATAAAGAAATCATAAACAAATCTTTCTAATTGTTTTCCGCTTTTTGTATCTGGCATATTATTTACCTTTATATATTGCAAGCAATTCAGGAGCGTTCTTCCTATTTTCTGCTTTACTTGCTATAGTTCTCTTAACGTCAAAAGAAATTATATCATCTGCGTCTTTATATATATCTCGAATATCTTTTGTATCGTGATTTGATATTACAACAGTGCAAGAACGTTCTTTAGAATATTGTATTGCTAAATCTCTTAATTGCAAGTGTTCTTTGATAGAAAAATCGTTTGTAGAGTATTTACTAAAATCAGCAGTATCAGTAAGTGGTAAGTATGGTGGGTCGCAATAAATTACTGTATTTTCATCTGCTTGTTTGAAAAGTTCAGAAAAATCTTCATTAAGGAATACAAAATTATTTTTAGTATAATCATGGAATTCAATAATTTCTTTCTCTGGAAAATAAGGTGCTTTAAATTTGCCAAAAGGCACGTTAAACTTACCTTTACTATTGTATCTACATAATCCATTGAAGCAGTGTCTATTTAGATATAAAAACAGTGCAGATTTGAGATTTTTATCAGGGGTGTTATTATATAGTTCACGTAATTCATAAAATCTTGTTTCTTCATTACCATTTAGGAAAAAGTCTTGCGCTAATTTTATAAACTCTGTGGGATTTTTTTGAATTAGCTGATACATATTAATCATATCAGCATTAATGTCATTACAAATATATTTTTTAAAATTTGTATTTAGTGAAACAGCGCAACTTCCAGCAAAAGGTTCAATTAATGTTTCGCCAACAAGGCAAGGAGCAATTTTCTCAATGATGGAAGATTTATTTCCAGCCCATTTCATAAACGTTTTCATAGGGCTATTATATCACAAAAAAATCCCCTCATTTCTGGGGGGATTTTATTATCTAGAAATCTGAGTCTTTATCAAAGTATCCTTTCTTGTCATCACCATACATATCTTCATCGTCTTCTGGTGATTCATAGTCGAATTCATCTTCTTCAGGTCCCATATCGAAATCATCTTCCATATCTTCGGCATATTCATCATCTTCATCAAATGACATTTCTGATGCTCTGCCAGATTCTTGATTTAGGATATTCATAATAGAAGAAATATCCTCGTCATTAAGATCGCCTTCAGAATGTGCCTTCATAAGAGAATCAATAAGTGTGTCAAATTCATCTGTTTTAGCATCCAAATCATCTGAAGCTTCGTCATCTGGATTGTATACCATAGGATCGAATTTATCGTCCATCATATCTTCGGCTATTTTTGTCAAAGAGTTTGCTTCGCCGTGAAGTTTAGAATTGTCAAGAAGGTTTGCAATCTTGATTAATTCTTTAGTAATTATCAATCTGTTCATAAAAACTTTTTCCTTATTCGGATTTATAATTTATTTTTACAAGTAAGAAATGTTTTTTCCTGGCATTCAAAATAAAATACAAACTTGTATAATAAGAATATGAAATTCAATACTAATCTTTCTGCTCCTGTGGCAAGTCCTGTAATTGGTGCGCCTGTAAGAAAACCAGTAGTAGTTTGTTGTATTCCCGGAAAAGAATTTACCCCTGGTTTTTTTGATTCTTGGACAAAGCTTACACTTGCTACTTCTCGTGGTCTTCCTTTTGACATCATTGTTTCACGACATTATTCTCCTGTAATTTTTCACTGTAGAGCAAACTTACTAGGTGCTGACAACAGAGCAGGTGTTCATCAAATTCCATTCCAAGGAAAAATTGATTACGATTACATTATGTGGTTTGACTCAGATATCGTTTTTGAGCCTGAGCAAGTATTACAGCTTTTCACAAAAATGCAAAGAGATCGTTCGTTGGAAGTTCTTTGTGGAATTTATCTTACTACTTCTGGCACTCACTCTACCATTGTCAAGGATTGGGATTTGGATTTCTTCTTAAAGACGGGTATGTTCCCATTCTTAAGTCCAGCAGATTTAAAGAACATTGCAAGCGAATCACCAAAGAAGCTTGCTGAAGTATTCTACGCAGGTATGGGCTTTATGATGTGTCGAAAAGGCGCATTGGAGAAAGTTACATATCCTTGGTTCGAGCCAGCAATGCACGAAATTGATATCAGTCGTGATTTTTCATCAGAAGACGTTTCATTATGTTGGAAGTGGAAGGATGCTGGAGTCAAGGTTTGGGTTGATCCTGAAGTTATTGTCGGACACGAAAAACAAATTATCATCAGATAGTAAAAAAGGTCTCTTTCGAGACCTTTTTTTATTTGTAAAACTTTTCCAATTTATTTTCTAACTGAGCAAACTTTATAAAATATGGAACAAGTGAAGATAGTAATTCTGTTATCTCATTGATATTTTCTAATTTATCTTTTGATTCATTGTCTGTGTCAATCAAATTTTCAGAAACAACGTGCATCTTGAATTCTTCTGCTTTAGATAATACAGGAGAGAAATGCTCGATAAAACTAATGAAAGAGCCTAATAATTCTTGATGTAAAACTTTATCTATTTCAATGCCAACATTTTTCATAACTTTGCCTCTAATATTTTAAAACTCATATCGTAGAAATCAGATAATAATTTTTTGTGCTGATTTTCATCTTCTAAAAAATTATGAGCCCAATGAACTGAAATAATAGCATATTTATCATCAGTAAATCCCCAAGATACATTGATTCCATTAGTGTTGCATAATGGCAATGGGGTTATTTCGTCAATTTTGGGGTCTAAAGTATTAAATAACAATCCTAATAAGACAGGAATGCATTTTTTCTTAACAATAAATACAAAATAAGGCAGTGATTGTGAATTATCATCATGGTTATGTCCTTCACAACTAAACAAAGTCCAGCACCAGGAAGATTTATTGATGTTTTTGATAGTTTCTTTGATGCTTGTATCTATAGAGCTGTCAGCATCAAAGTCGTATTCGCTTGGATCATCAAATTTAATTTTGTTTAGAAAATCTTTAAGACTTGATTTCATAGGTTGATTGTATCGTCTTTTCTAAAATCTTGTTGTTTGTTAATTGCAACAATCAATGAATCTTTAAAATAAATACCTGAGGTAGTAATTTCATGAACATCGATAGAGCATTCTCTATTATTATCTACAAAATCATCACGAAGATCATATAATAGGAATTCCTTACCATTATAAATTACTGATAAATTTTCAAAATAAAGATCAATGAGTTTATCGATTGCAGAAACATCACATACTAACATTATTGAGTGTATCCTATATTTAATCTACGAATAAGATGGGTGAAATTATAATTGCGAACAAGATGGTAAAGAAAATAAGCCCGTCTACCAAAAGAAAACGCACGAAATTCGGATTCTGTTTTAAATACTTGTGTACCATCATCATATTGGCTTGGAGTTCTGATGCCGACTTTTGCCCATTCTTTTTGTTTGGTAAATCTACTCTCTATAACAGACAAAAGAAAATCCCATTCTTCTTGGTTATATCTGTCATTTTCTGGCTCTAAAAACTCATCAAATTCAATCTTTTTATGAGAGAATGAGCTTTTATGAATAACGACATAAATCTCTTGTTTATTAGCTTTTTCAACTGGTGGTAATTCTAGAGACCAGCCTATATATTTTGAAACACAATATTCAGGAGCAGAATGATTTTTGACTCGCATTTGTCCTGTCTCTAAATTAATCATATGATCAATGCAATAATGATCGTGGAATTCAGGGACTGTATCAGAATCTGTCTCAAACGATTCAACAAATTTGAATTCAGATTTGTATTTTTCTGTGCTTGGTACGTATCGCCAAAAAGAATGTTTGTATTTAGCCATTTTTTATAATCTTAAGTCTAGGTAGTGTTCCTATATTCTTGATTATATCATCATTATCAATACTGTCAATGCACTTACAAATGTCATAAGCCCATTTCGCTTTACGATTAATAAATTTATCTTCAATTGAAAAATAATAATTACTTTCAACTAAATTTCTTGCTAACAAACCAGCTGCAAATAAATCTGTTTCAAAATCATCTAAAGTGTTGTATTTTTTAAAAGATATTATATAAGAAAAATCTCCAACTAAGATTTTCCAATACAAAGTGCAAGCTATATTTATAATACGTAATTCATTTTCTGATAATTTGACATTAATATTATTAATTCTTTTATTTTTCATAATTATGCCAGTATCAATAAATTTTTGCTTTACATCTACTAATAAAAAACCAAAATCTCCCAGTTGTAAAACATTTAATAATTTGTTATTATAATGTTTTACTTGCATATCTGCTAAAAAATGATGAAGCTTAATCATTCTTGAGTCAAATATTTCTGGGAGATCGATTTTGTTTTCTAAATAAGTTTTTTTATTTTCTATGAATAATGATTCTATTCGGGTAAGTTCGCCTTTACTAATTGATTTCAAAATATCCAAAGATTTGGAAATAAGTTTGATGTGAGCAATCTCAAATCTTATTTTGAAATCATACAACATACTAATCTAAAATTTCAAAACTAAAGTCCAAAGGACCAAAAACTGTTATTGCAATTTCTTCTTCTGTTGAGAGTGGGTATTTAAATTTATAATATGACAACCAATCACTAATTACTGGTGGCTTTGGAGCTAAACCATTTTGAACATAGTACTGAGTTAAGTTTTTATAAGTGCGATTGTCAAAAGGATTTACGTTAAAAAGAACTAAATCTTCTTCGTTAGTTGTAGGTTGGCTAAGGGTAACTATATAGTTTTCCAATTGTAGTTTATTTTTAAGCAAATATTCTTCAAGCTTTTTTGAGTTATCTGGAAGTTCTTCCAATAAAGTTCCTTTTTCGTAAACTTTATATTTTCGTGTGGATTCAACTTCTGCAACGTTTGATTGTTCAACAGGCTCTGGCATTTCTTCAGCAATAGCTTCTACAATTGAATCAAATTCTTTCTTAGCTTCCAAATCTGATATAAGCTCAGAAGAAATTTCGTTATTATCAACTACAAAAGGTTCGTCAATTTCAATATGTGGAATATCAACTTTTTTAGGTCTTGGCATTTTTGTTTTTCCTTACCGCTAGTAAAAGAGATTAATTACTTATTTTTTTTACTGCTCTCCATAAACTTATACCTATTATTACATTTAGCATCAATAATATCAGAGCTAAATGGTAATTATTTTGAATATATTTATATAAGAATGGTCCAAAAGCAGAGGATGCAATAATACTGGCCATTGTGAAAAAAATAAATTTGAGCATTATTTTAGAAGAAAACTCATCTTTATATTTTTCAAAGTGCTTACATCTTTGGCAAGTTTTGTCAAATGTGTCAGTAGTAAATGGCTGTTTGCAAAATGTACAAATTTCCCACCACGGCTTATACGTGTGGGAACTTTTACGAGATATGAGTGTTTTATCAATTAAACTCATACTTATATTATAAAGGGGAAGATAAAATTTATCTTCCCCTTTAGTCTTAAGTTAGAATACTTGCTTTACGAAATTACGTACAGTTTTCTCAGCTTTCGCCGGAGTACTCATAACGTTGCGAACAAGAGTCATAGGATCAACAGCCACTGCAACTGTTGGGTAGTAAGAATTGTTGACATTGAAACCACGTTGCAATTCAACGCCACGTACAGTGACACCAGCAGCAACTGAAAGACCTGGAGCAACTGGCCCAAATTCAACCATTGCAGAAGCACCAGCATATGCCTTGTCTACATTCTTATTAGTTGAAAGTGTTGCAGTTGTATAGAATTTCAGTCCTTGAAAGCTGAATGATTGCAAAGTCTTTTGTACTGCACCATTACCATTCTTATTATCATAGATGCCAACAAACTTTACATCATTGACGCTCTTAACTTCAACGCCATATGACTTAGCATGAAAAGTGCCAGTGCCTTCCTTGACTGGAGGCTTTGCTGGTCCAAAGATTGGATCTGCAGCAAATGCTGATGTTGCAACACAAAGTGCAACTAATGAAAGTAAAATATTCTTCATTTTATTTTTCCTTTTTCAAATGAAACTTTAACCATTATACCGTTGTTTCTTCATATCTATGAGAAATTTCACGGTATTTTTCTTGCAACAACTTCTTAGCCCTAAAGACACGAGATTTAACAGTGCCAATTGGAATTTTTTGTTGAATTGCAATATCTTTGTAGTCTACATCGTGAACTACATTCAATTTAAAAGTATTTACGTGAATATTATCTTCAAAATGAGACAATAATTCTTTGACTAAATTAGTTTGACTATCAAAATTACACAAAGTTTCAGAAAAGTCATCCACCGAAATTTGCTCAAATAGAAATAAATCTTCAGAAGAATCTAAAGTATATTCATTTTTATTGTATGTTTTTCTAAATGTATCAAGATACATATTAACAGCAATTACAGTAAGCCAAGTTTTTAGCGAGGAATCACCTTGCCATTTATCAACAAATTTTACTGCTTTAATAATTGCATTTTGCACTGCATCTTCAACATCTTCTCTTCTGGCTTTGGGAAATTTTCTAAACAAGTAATTATGTAAGAATTCTCTATAACTACAAATTTGTAATTCTTTTGTCATTGCATTTCTAATGAATAATCGCACAAAGGTTTCCAATAACTCAATGCTTTTTCAAGAAACACCAAACCATTTTCAGTATCATTGTTTTTCCATAACATTGCCTGAAAAACACAATAATAAGAAAGACTTACTAGATTTTCTTGAGCACGATTAGATAAATTCTCATAAAAGTTTGAATGTGGTTTTTTAATTTCCTGAATGAGACAAGACATCAAAATAGCATAGTTAGCAAGATCAATTACTGTATCTTCAGCTTTTTCAGAAAGAACAAGATATTCTTTTTCTTTGAGAAAGTTTTCAAGACGAGACATTTTATCGCCAATTCTTACTAAACAACCTCGCCAAGCATCAATCCCAGCATCCTCACACTTGCGCAGATTGCCCATAGGAAGACCAGTAGCAGAATAATCATTATCCTTTGCTTCGTAGACTGCTTGCATATTATCAAGAATATCTAAAGCTGTTTCGTCTTTAAACATACTTTTGATTTCGAAAATAGTTTTATCGTAAAATTTATTTCTTGACATAATTCATAGTCCATCCATAGTTTTCTGAGTTTCTTGGACTCCATTCTACGGTAACTTTATATGGCTTTTCAACTCTGACTAACCACCCAGCCGAAGAAGCCTCAAATTTATCTTGAGGTAAATCATAATTTCTCAAGATAGCTCGATATAAATCTTCTACGATAGTTAAATGAGATTTTTGTGAATCAAAGCGACTTTTACATCCTCTTTCCAAAATCATAAAATCAAAATTGACTAATGCCTTATTTAAAGCATCGTATTGTTCTTCGGTAAAAAATCTTTTAATCATATTTATCTCCTTGGTGGTAATGAGTTTTGTTTAATTTCAAAAACACCATTGCCGATGAAGTTAGTAAGTGTATCATAACCGCCATAAGAAACAGCAGAAGATATACCACCCCACAGTTCATCGACAAGTGTTTCAAGGGGGCTTAATTCATCAAGAATTGTTACTTCTTTCCCTTCTGAATGTCGATATGCTTTGCCAGTGGAAAGAATCTGCTGTTTATGAGATGCACCACCCCAATAAGTACCATCGCCTATTTGATGAGTCTCTGCTTCAAATGCTTTAGCAAAATATCCACCCATCATTACATAATCAGCGCCAGCACCAAAAGCTTTAGCAGCATAGCCAGAATTCTTTATTCCACCATCAGCAATAATAAATGGTTTATGCCTATGATCTAAAAAAGGATCCCAAGGATTAGACTGGTCAATTTCCATAATTTCAGTAATTGGCCCACGATTGTATCCAGTAGAATCATTGGTTGCACAAGGACTACCACCAGCAATACCTACACGGACATATCTCATAAATGTTTTATCAGTTCTGATTGCTGACAACATCTGAAAACCACGTTCAGAGTGTACGTTGCCCATCATCAAATTGTGAATTCTTGCTCTGTCGGAAAGCTTAATGACACAATCGTTAATTTCTTGATGCATATAGCCATTTGCCATATCAATCAACCAAGACGTTGCTCCTGCTTCGGCTAACGCATCAACTCTGTCCCAATCATTTAAGCCTATGGAAACAAAAACATTTCTGCTGTTAGGTAAAGAATTATAAAGCTCTACTTGCTCTTGGATAGAACAGAAGCGATGTAGACAGACAGTGAGACCAAGTTCGTTAGCTTTAAGAGCAAATGTCTTTCCTACAATTGCTTCCATAGGAGATACAATAATCCTATTTAATTCAACAGGAATATCTTTGCGTGACTTAACTTTACAAGGTTGAGCTACAAGATTTACATCATTGTAGTAAATAGATTTTGTCTTAAGTATTTGTGCCATATGGTACCCTTCAAAATAATATTATAGCTTACAAACAAACAATGCAAGAGGAACTATGAAAAAAAAGTAAGAAGAAAACTTTATAAATCCTAAAAAGGAATTCACTATGAAAAGACAAATTATAGCAAAAATTAATAATATTGCTAATCAATTAGACAGTAGCGGGTTTTACGTTGAAGCAAATGCTCTTACAAGCGTAATGAAGAAATTGGCTTTTGACCGTGATTTTGACGAAGAAGGCACATACGACGAAATGTTTGGGGAAATGGATGATGATCGTGAGCCAAACCTTCCTGATCCACCTGGAAATAACTCAAATGTTGCAGTGCGCAAAGGTGATAGAGGTTTTTACGTAAGTGCAACCTTATCAACAGATAAAGATAATATTTATCTTGGCGAAAAACATGGAAGAGAATCAGCTGGAGGATACATGGCCAAGTTTGAAAATAATAAAATGGATGCTATTGTATATGCACAAGAATGGGCAGATGAACTTGGAGAAAAATACGATATTTTATTCACAGTTAAAGATAGAACAAAGCCAAGACCTTTTATGCCTGATACTGGTGCTATGGCGTATGAAAGAGAAAGAGACGAAAAATCTAGTTATTAAACAAAAAAGGGGAGATTTATTCTCCCCTTTTTTTATTTTGTCTTCTTGCTTTCAATCACAGTGTCGATGATTCCATATGCCTTTGCTTCATCTGCGCTCATATAGTAATCACGGTCACAATCATTTCGAAGCTTCTTTACTGTTTGTCCTGACTTTACAGAAAGAATTTCAAGCAACTGGTCATAAAGCTTATTAGTCTCTTTTACTTGAATGTTGATGTCAGCAGCTGTTCCACGATATCCAGATGATACTTGGTGAATCATAATACGAGAGTGTGGAAGTGCAGAACGAGTACCAGTTCCTCCACATAATAGGATTGCTCCCATACTAGCAGCAGTTCCAACACAGGTAGTATTAATTGGTGCAGAAATGGTGTGCATAACGTCATATAATGCTAAACCATCTACTACACTTCCTCCTGGGCTATTAATGTAAAATTCAATAGCCATATGAGGATCTTCACGATCAAGAAACAACATCTGCATAATACAGAGGTTCATAGAATGTTCGTTGACTTCTTCGCCAAGGAAAATGATGCGATCCTTGAGCAAACGTGAATACAGATCATAAGCACGTTCGCCTGTAGCAGATTTTTCGAGAACTGTTGGAATAATCATATATTGATTATCCACTATATTTTCGATTATGTCAAGCTTAATATTTTTGGATTTGGTGAAAGTATTTCAAATTCATCAAAAAATTCAACATTGTCATAAAACAAATGATCTGAGCCATATAGTGTATTTATCCATTTACCTAATTCACCGATTCTAGGAGCATTTAACACAGATGCCATTGTAATTGGAGCTGTAGCATTAAATAAATTCATTTTAGCGCTGTTGATTATAGTAAGTTGTTCTTCTAAATTCTTGCAAACTAATAAATCTATTTTTTTCTTAAGTGGGAAATCATCATAGAGCTTTTCATCATAAGTAATAAATAATTTTTTATCATATTGTTCAAACAACTGCAGGTATTGTTTTTCAACAAAACTATTAAAATCAAAAAGTGGTTTTCTATGAACAATCAAGTGATCTTTGTATTGATCATTTTTCTTCCAATTTAAAACTTTAAAATTTTTTGGAATAGTTGGACAATTTGGAAAAGCTGTATGCAAAAATATTGCCCAGAAAGGACGAGTACACCACATTCCATTAGTGCGGAATAAATTTAAATCATAATCAATTTTTTCGCCATTGTAAATTTGAAATGATTGGGTAAAAGATTGCGAAATAATAATTTGATACAAGCTATGATAAGTATCTTCTAATCCAGTGCTAAATTTATCAAACTTTTCAGTTATATATATGTTAGATTTTACTCCATAAAAATAATACAAATATTTGGGGACAGTAAGCATATGGAATAAATCACCAAGCTTAGGGCCTATTAAAATATTTTTTGTTTGCATAAATTTATGATACAGAATAAAAAAGGGGAAGAATTGCTTCTTCCCCTTTTTGTTTATGATTTCTTGATTGAAATCTTCTTAACTGTTTCTTTTGGTTCTTCAGCTTTCAGAATAATCTTTTTGAAAGCTAATTTCAAGACACCATCTTCTAAATGACAAACTTCAGGTTCAAGTTCAAGATCATCTGGTAATTGAATTGTTCTTGTAAAAGCAGATTGTTTTAATTCCTTAAGATGATAGAAATAACTTTTCTCTCTTAAAATTCTTGAACTTCCAGTAATTGTAAGAAGTTTTGTTTCCTTGACAACTTCAATGTCAAGATCTTTTTCTACAACACCTGGTACAGCAAAATCCAAGCAGAAATAAAAATCGTCTTCAAAGATATCCATTTTTGGATAAGAAGTGTTGGAATGAATAAAGTTTTTACGATTACCTAAAAAATCGTCAAAAAACTTATTAATAATCTGTTCATGTTGAGCCATGATCATATTACGTTGTGGCATTAAAATTCTACGCTGAGGTAGATTTAATACATCATCTATACTAGCCATATATTTCTCCATTTGCGCCCATTAGGTACGCTTGATAATAGGTGTCTGAAAGATCACCTGAGTGAATGCACTCAGTAAATATTATACCAAGTTTAGAGAAAAATATTCCTTTTAAATAAAAAATCCCCCGAAGGGGATTTTTATTACATTTCTGGCATTTCAGGCATTTCTTCTGCCATAAAATCCATTGGACTTTCTTCTAATGAGCTTTTCATTGCTGGAACTTTAAGTTTAGTTCCAGGTTGCAAAACATTTTTAGGGTTGATTTGAGGATTTAATTTTAATAACATTTGTAAGCTTATTCCCTTACGTGATGCGATTGAACTTAATGAATCGCCTTGGGAAACTGTATACACCCCAGGAGCATCTTTCCTTGGTGCTGGACCTAAATTTATTGTTTGACCTTCATAAAGTACATTTTTAACTCCAGGATTGTATCCTTTTAATTGCATGACTGATACGCCAGTTTTTTCAGCAATGTCTCTTAAAAATTCTCTAAAATCTGTAACTTTATATGTTCTCTTTTCCTGTGCAACTTTCATAAATTCATTGTGAAATTTTGACGCTAAAACAAAATCACCATCTTGTGCGCATTCATTTGCAATTTTATTAATTTGAGCTAATTTTTGAAACTTTGACATTATAAAATCCTTATCTAATGTAGATATTTACTAATTTATTCTACTGGTTAAAAATAAAAACCTTTAAAAAATTATTTCTATTTTCTTAAAATAAAAATTTATCGCAGTATAATCTTTTGTATGAATTATGATTTATGTGATTTGTTAAATAGAAAAATGGAAAATGCATTTAGCTATATTGCTAATGATTTGCCAAGAAATTCTATGCTTAAAAATACCAATATCATAGATGAATTTTTTGAATATGTCTCTCCAGATGAATATATCGAAACTATGGAATCTGAAGATTGTGAACACGAGTGTTATGGGTTTTGGATATACAGAAATGGAAAAATTTCAAATCAAATTGAAGATTTTGACAAATCTGCTAGAAAAATTACCAGAGAACTTGCTAACATGAGCTTTTCAAACAGTCCAGCTCTTGATATAATGTATTTTTCTGGTTGTATGAAAGTTTTTATTTCCAAGAATAAAGCGATTTATGTAGAAACTTGCATTAGACCAACTCTCGACCAAATGTTTGCAATTAAAGATTTAGAAGCAAAATTTTTAGTAAAATCAGGTAAATTTTTGTGGAGAATCATCGAACGCAAAAAGAAATCATTGTGTCACGATGGCATTGGAAGTAACGCACTTCACGATTTTAAATGGGGGAAGATTAAGTAATGAAAAGTAATTATGTTCTTATGAGTGAGCAAGAAATCAATTTAATCAAGAATAGATTGAAAAATGACAAAGATATTGACGTGAATAATTTCATTCACAAGCTTGACTATTACAAGAATTTGTGCACCAAAGAAAATATTAAAAAGAATTTAGAATACAAGACAACTGCAATTAGCAAGCTCAAATCTTATGATGTTGATTCTATTGATAATGAAGATTTTATTGTTGATGATGATGCAATGATTTCCACTATGAAGGATGGAGCATATGTACAAGTCTGGATGTGGGTGGAAAATGCTACTAAGCCTAAAAGAACGAGGAAGAAAACAGTCTAATGGTCAAAGAAAATTGGTATGCTGTTCACGTTCTTTCTCAATATGAAAATAAAGTAAAGAGCTATATTGAAAAAGTCAAGAAAGAACGTGGATTTGAAGATAAAGTTACAGAAATTATAGTTCCTGTTGACACAGAAGTTAAGAGAGTTCAAGGAAAAAAAATTGAAAAACAAAATAAAGTTTTTCCTGGATACGTTCTTGTCAAAATGAAATTAGATGATGAAACTTTTAACTTTATAAGAAGAGTTCCGGGAGTTACAAATTTTGTTTCATCTAGTGCAAAAAAACCAGTAGCACTTAAGGACTCTGAAATTAAAGCTATCTTAGATTCCCTTGACCCAAACAAAGGATTCACTCCTAAAAAGAAGTTTTCAAAAGATATGCTTGTAAGAATTATTGAAGGCCCGTTTTCAGAGTTTACTGGTAAAATTGAAACTGTTTACGAAGATAAAGAAATACTCAAGGTAATGATTTCCTTATTTGGCCGAGATACACCAATCGAAATTGAATACGCTCAAGTTGAAAGGATATAAAAAAAGCTCCCTTTTGGGAGCTTTTTTTATTTAGTATGTTTCGTAAGTTTCTGATACTGGAAGTATTTTATTGAATGTTACTAATCCATCAGCTGCTACAGCTGAAAGATTGAATCTTACCCAATATCTTTCAGGATTAGGCGGAAGAACAACAATTGGATATCCACCAGCAATTATTCTATTTTGTTGAACTGTTAATGGATCGTTAGGAAGTAAAGTGTTAGCGGAAAAATCAGCTTTTACTGGAACCCATGTTGAACTACCAAGACCAGAGCCTTCTACAATGCCAGAGAATTTCATAGTATCTGAATTACCTGTAGAAGTATCATCAATTACTGTAAAGGAAGACCAAGCGGTCCCACTCCAAACTTGTCCTAGTAAATTAGCAGGAGCAGTAAGGCCAGTACCAACTTGGAATTCCCAGTGATCAATTTTCTTTCTTGACCCAATATAGATATAGTCTGTTGTAGCATTAAGGTTAAATTGAGAAGCATTTTCTCCACCATTACCTTTTGCAATACCTGTCACATCGTATATTGTTCCAGCAGTACCGCCAGTTCCAGTTTGTGCTTTTCCAACCAAAACTCTATAATCATCAATACTTTCTATACCTTGAGTATCAGATCTAGGATAATCTAAAGGTAACGCTTTCTTACCAATCGCTGATATTCTTAAGGCAATATTGCTTCTAGACTCAGTAAATGTAAAAGCAACATTTAAGAAAGGTCTATTATATAATTGTTCGTGGTAAATTGCAGGATTAAAACCCCATCTGGCAATGAAAGATTCTGCAGCGGTAGCATTTACATCTGTGCCATCTCTGTAAATTAAATGAGCTTTACCATCTGTAGTACTATTTCTGTAATGAGCTCCCGTATTTAAAATACTAAATGCAGATACTGTAAATGCTGTGCCTGATACATTTGTAATTCTTAATTCATCTATTGTTGATTGGGGATACCAAGGTATAGTTGCATATACAGATGTGCCTGAAACTGTAAATCCAACTGATGACTTTAATATTTGATTATATAAACCATTGACGACACTCATAAATGATGCTCCGTTTTAGCAGACTTCTTATTGATTATTTTTCTTGCGAGAGCTTTTTATTTCCTTTTATCCATTGACTTTCAGCAATGGTTTCTGTAAAATAAGATTGTTCAAGAGTATCGTCTATGTAAAAAGGGAAAGGCGCTCTGCTCTTGAACAAAGGTATAAATTATGAAAATACAATACGTTTCAATATGCCCAACTGAATCTGCTAAACAAAATGATTGCTATGCATTAACTCCCGAATTACTTGCAGCCACAGGAGCTCGTTATTCTAGGAATAATGAAGGGCTTGATGCTATTGTATCAAAGATTGATTTCTCAAATACAGACAAATCAGTTGATGGTATTTTCAAGATGGTAGATTACGGACACGCTTCTATTGCGGATATGGCTCCAGTCGCCTTATTTATTGATGATATCTCTTTGTTTGCAGCATATTTTCTTTGGACATTAGCTCCTACTGCTGGTGGACAAGAATGTTCAACAAGATACATTAAGTTAGATGCTAATAGTGTAGTTGATGATGACACTTTAGGCATTCCTGAACATTTAAAATTAGATTATTGGAAATATGTTGAAAAATCATTTCAATCTTATGAATTAGCACTTGAATATTGGACTGATCTAGGCAATTTACATCCAGAATTAACCAAAATATCATCTCTTTTGCTCAATTCGTCATCTGATAAAGATAAGAAACAAGTATCCAGAATGATGCGTAATTTTGCATTTGACAGAGCTAGAGTTTATCTTCCTGTTTCTGCAATGACTGGCGTGATGATGATTCAATCTGCTCGTGCTTGGGCAAATATGTCAGCACATCTACAGTCTCATTCTTTACGTGAATTGAACCTTATTGGTAAAGAAATTGAAGAAAAACTAAAGATTGGTGCATCACGACTTGTAAAACATTGTCGTCCAACACAAGCAATAAAAGATTTTTATTCTTTTGAAAATAACTTTGAGAAAAAGTATTGCAAAATGAAGAATAAGTTCTTGCCTTCTTCAAATCAATGTGATACTTCACTGAAAGTACATACAAATAAAAAACTTGACATTGAAGCTTTATCTTTCAGAACTAATAGATATTCTCCATTTGGTCATACAATATCTCAAATTCCAGTAACATTTAGCTGGGAAGGTATTACATTTGGAGAAATAAGAGACCTAAATCGTCATAGAACTGGCTCTAAGTATTGTTCTCTAGTTCCAATAGGCTTTTATGGTGCAACAGATCAGATTCCAAACGAACAGTCTGCAGTTTCCGAAAAAATAAATCTGTTGCATAGTAATTTCAGCCAATCATCTGAAGCTGCAAGAAAACTTATGAACTCAATTCCAGAATATATTTATTTTACTTCTTTAGGTCATAAATATTTCTTTGAGCATACAACTACTGCAAATAATTTTATTTACGAAATGGAATTAAGGACTGGAGTTGGTTCTCATTATAAATATGCAGAACATTGCCATAAAGCTTTAGAACTCTGGTATCAAAAATATCCTCAAACAAATGGGTTAATATTTGAAGGCAGCGCAGAACCAGAATAGTTAGATTCTGTAGTAAAGCTCAAAACCTTCTATGGATTTTATTTGCATAGAGTAATTAGAAACAGTAGTAGGTAAATCAAATAACATAATGCAGTCATCGTGTTCTTTGATTCTATTGTAATAAAAATTGATTTTTGTCAAATAATTATTTTTATTATGTTCAATTATTATATTTTGCAACTCAAATGGCATAAACTCACAACTAGCATCCATAATTAGATTTTTTTCAGGTAAAAGTTCTTTCATTGCTATTTTGAAATCTCCATATGAAATTAGCTCACCATTCATAGCTTGCGAAATGATGTCTGAATAATTAGTTATGGATTGTTTTATGTCCAAAGGTTCTAGAACACTATTGAACACAAAATCTGCTCGTGAAATTGAAAATAAATAATCTTTATTTGTATGTTCTCCATTCAATAAAGAATGAAAACATTGCTGTAAATCATTTAAGCTTAAAACATTATTTGATAAATATACAGCAATGTTTTCATAATTAGGTAAAGAGTAACACAGAATTAATCTTTTCAGTAAATTTGTGTCATCATCATAACTTTTTATTTCCAAAAAAGAATCAGTATCAATTGTAAATCTTGAGGTTTTGGAAGCTTCAAAACCTACCAGAATAAAATATCTGTGGTAGTTAATTTGACTGGTCTGATAAGCTACTTTTTCAAGCTCTTCCTGCGATTTTATTAAGAAACACACTAGATTGTTCACGACTGTTTTATACAGGCTGAAGTTTGCAATTTGGTCAGCTTATGATATTATCGTTATATCGAATCCGAAGGTTTATTACTAAATGACTACACAAGTGAATAATATGGACACTGACTTTAGGCCAAAAACATTTGATCAAGTTATTGGTCAAGAAGAAATTAAAGAGAATCTTAGACTTAAAATTACTGCTTTCAAGAAGACACAAAAAAGCGTTGTTCATATGCTTTTCCTTGGATTTTCTGGTGCGGGAAAGACAACTCTTGCAAATGTAGTGGCAAATGAAATGGGTGTTACTTTTCATCAAGTTATGGCTACCAGAATTAAAAACTGGAATGATTTTTACGCAATTCTTCGCAACGTAGAAGAAAACGATGTCCTGTTTATTGATGAAATTCACGCATTGTCTAGTGATGTGCAAGAAAATCTTTACGGTGTAATGGAAGATTTTAAATGTACTATCGAAGACAAGAATCTCCAGCGCCAAAGAATTATCAATCTACCAAAGTTCACTCTTATTGGTGCAACTACGCACACTGGCGACTTAAAGACCGCCTTGCTGTCACGTTTTCAATATAAAGGACAGCTTGTTCCTTACACTGTTGACGAGCTTACAAATATGGCAATAACTGCTGGAGAAAGAGTTTACAATCTTGACATTCCTGAAGATATTGCTCGTAGAATCGCCCAGCTTTCACGTAAAACTGCCAGAATCTGCTACACTCTTCTTCGCCACTTTGTAGATATCGCTGAGGCATCTACTCCTGGTAGAGTTACTAGAGATATGCTTACCAAAACATTATTGTATAAAATGCTTAGACTGCACCAAATAGACCCTATTGTAGGTCTTGACTATGCAAGCCGAAATTACATTACAAAAATGTTACGTGAGAGTCGGCCTTTAGGTAGTCGCTCCATCGCAAATATGTGTCAGGAACAAGAAAGTACCGTCATATCAATGATTGAACCATTTCTTCTTTCTGATATAACTCTTGAATACATAAACCCATCAAATGGACAAACTGTTGTTATAATTTCACCATTTGTTCGTATAACAAGTAAGGGGAGAATTGCGTTGGAAGCTGCTTACAAATACATTAAGCTCTGCCAGTCTCTTCAGAAGCAAGGTTGGTTTAATAATGAAGCCTTGAGTGTCAAACCGGAGTAAATATGCCAGCAAAACAATTATCTTTCAATGATGATGCACGACAAGCTATGGGTCGTGGAGTTGATATCGTAAGTAACGCAGTAAAAACCACATTAGGCCCTAAAGGTCGCAATGTAGTCATCCAATCACCTTCAGGGCCAATTGTTACTAAAGATGGCGTAACAGTAGCTAAACACGTAGAACTTGAAGACCCTTATGAAGATTTGGGTGCACAATTATGTAAGCAAGTTTCCAGCAAGACTAATGATGTAGCTGGTGACGGAACTACTACCGCTACGGTTCTTGCGCAAGCTTTAGTTAATGGTGGCCTTAAATATATTTCTTCTGGTGGCAATCCAATCAGCGTTAAGGTTGGTATGGAATATGCTGCAAATAAAGCAGTTGAAATTATTGAAAGTCTTGCAAAACCTATCGAAAGCAAAGAACAAATTACATTTGTTGCAACTATCTCAGGCAATGAAGCTGAAGTTGGACAAATTGTTGCTGATGCTATGGAAGCTGTTGGCAAAGATGGTGTCATTACCATTGAAGAATCTAGAGGTCGAGAAACATGCTTATCACTTGTTGAAGGTATGAAATTTGACAAGGGTTATGTTTCTGCATTCTTTGTAAATAATGCAGAAAAGATGCAGTGTCGTCATTCAGAACCATTTATTCTTCTTTATGATGGCAAAATTTCAGACCCAGCAGAAATTCTACCAATTCTCACTAAGGTAAACGAGCAAAAGAAACCCATCGTAATCGTTGCTGACAATGTTGACGGTCCAGCTCTTCAAATGCTCGTTATCAATGTCCATAAGGGTGCTATGCCTTGGGTTGCTGTAAAGACTCCTGGATTTGCTGGACAAAAGAAAGAATATCTTTATGACATTGCTGCTTTAACTGGCGCCGATGTTATTTCCTCAGAGATGGGAACTACTCTTGAAAATTGTACTATTGAAAATTTAGGTAAAGCAAAAAGTGTTATCATCAACAAAGAAACTACTACTATTATTGGTGGAGAAGGTGATGACGTTAAGATTGAAGATCGTATTTCTCAATTAAAAGTTACTCTTTCACAAGTAGAGAGTGATTATGAAGCTAGAATGCTCAATGAAAGAATTGCAAAGCTTTCGGGTGGTGTTGCAATCATTAAGGTCGGCGCCAGTACTGAAGCAGAATTAGTTGAGAAGAAGTATCGATATGAAGATGCTTTGGCTGCTACTCGTGCTGCTGTTGAAGAAGGTATCGTTCCTGGTGGTGGTACAACTCTCTTACGTATTTCTCAACAATTAGAAACTATGAATGTTCTCACTGAAGAAGATGAGAAAGTTGGTTTTGAAATTGTTAGAAAAGCACTTATGGAACCTATCAGACAAATTGCTTTCAACGCTGGTATTAGTCCTGATGTTGTTGTTGATACAGTGTGTTCAAGAGACAACGGAATTGGACTTAATGCAAGGTCAGGTAAGTATGTTGATATGATACAAGAAGGCATTATCGATCCTGCTAAAGTCACTCGTTCAGCTGTCCAAAATGCAGTATCAATTGCTGTTTTAGTATTGACTACAGAAGCCTTAATTGTAGACAAGCCAGTAACAAATGAAAAGGTCTTAATTCAAGAAGGAAGTTTCTAATTTTTCATAATATATTTCATACACCAGATTATAAATTAAGTATAATATCTATGAGTGTGTGGAGGGTTATTATGGAGATCAGAAATCTTAGAATCAAGCTTTCAAAAGGGCAATTATTTACAGTCAGCGCAATACTTCTTGTGCTGACTTCTGTTTCATATCAGCTTTATTTATTGCGCAAGCATAATAAAAAAGAGGAGATGGGAGAAGCATATTTTGTTTATCCCGAAAACTAAATGACAGAATTTTTATATCATTACAAAATGACAGTAACCAGAGTTGTTGATGGAGATACAATTTATGGTGATGTTGATCTTGGTTTCAATTTTGGTGCAAGAAAAATGGAGTTTAGACTTGCTGAAATAAACACACCTGAAATCAGAGGTGAAAATAGAACGGCAGGATTAGCTTCAAAAGAATATGTTGAGAGTAAAATCTTAAATAAAGAAGTTTGTATCTTGACCAAAAAAGATACTAAAGAAAAGTATGGTAGATATTTAGCTTGGGTATATTACAAAGAAGCAGAAAATCTTTGGGTTTGTTTAAATCAAAAATTAGTTGAGTTGAATCTAGCTGTGCCATTTATGGTATAGTGTATGTATGGCATTTTATAGGCGATTATTTATTGATTTTAATTCATTCTATGCTAGTGTGGAACAGCAAGATAATGAACAGTATCGTGGGAAGCCTGTAATTGTAGTTCCTGTTGTTTCTGACTATACGTGTGCAATTGCTGCATCATATCAGGCTAAAAGACTTGGGGTAAAGACTGGAACCCGTGTAAAAACGGCGAAGGAAAAAATCCCAGGTCTTTTTGTTTGTGGGGCTAGACCTCATCGATATGTAGAAGTGCATAATAAAATAGTTGAAATTTTATATCGTCATTTTGAAAAAGTACAAGTTCTAAGTATTGATGAAATGGCTTGTGAAATTGATGAGGACGATGAGTTTGAGTGTGAAATGATAGCAGCCTTATTGAAGCTTGATTTGATGGACGAGTTGGGAGAGCATATGACTTGTTCAATAGGTGTTGCTAGAAATGTATTTTTGTCTAAAGTAGCTGCTGATATGGAAAAGCCTAATGGATTCACTGCCCTGGGCCAAAAAGCCCAGGAGCAGTTGGAGACTTTAGGCTTGACAGATCTTCCAGGAATAGCAGAAAGAATGGAGGCTCGTCTAAATAAATCTAAAATAAAAACTGTTAATGATTTATTTAGTATGGAAGAGTTGAAATTGAAAAAAGCTTGGGGGAGTATAATTGGTGCTCGTTGGTATCATATGATTCGTGGGTCTTTGCAATGTGATTACGGTTTATCTGGAAATGACATACCTAAATCATTTGGGCATACTCACGTTTTACCCCCTAATAAACGAGATGATTCTGGTGCTTACGAAGTTTTTGAGGCATTACTCTATAAAGGCTTAGAAAGGCTAAATAAGAACAGAATTGGGGCTAAAAGAATATCTGTTTATTTATCTTGGCGCAATACTGAAACTAAACGAAGAGGTACTTATAAAAAAGTAAGTCCTATTGCTATTGCTTCAATGGATTATACTTATTGGTCTGTCATTGCTAATTCTTTATGGAAAAAGATGCCAGAATTAGATTTGAGAGCGATTCCTTTAATTGTTGGCATTAGATTTACAAGAACAATCAAACAAGAAGATATAAACTTACAGCTATTTGATTTGGATTTTTTTCCAACATTTGAAGCTAAAGAATTATATGAAGTTCCTGATAGAATTTCTTTTGGGGATCCTGGAAGACTGTTTGATGATGTATAAGTTGATTGAGGTAATGTTATGAAAATTAATGTTGAATTTGACAATTTGACTGAAGCTCAAGCTGTGGCATTAGAAGAATATTTTGCAGTTTGGATGTTTTTAAAAGAAAAACAAATGAGTATGTGGACTGCATTTTTTGCTGATACTGCAATTGACTTCAAGCCTGTTGTTAAAGTAAATGGTGAAGATCCCAAGCGATTTATGAAAGACATTGGACTCAGAGTTGGCAAAGTAAAGTTTGTAACTGACAGTGGTGATATTCAAGACGATATGTATTTGCTTGATTATGAAAGAGTAGAAAAAGCAATAAATGAAGACAGTACAGAAGGATAAGTACCTTCCAGAGAGTGTCAAAATTAAGATTGGCAAGAATATTTTTGACGCTGATGTAGATGTTCTTATTGCGTCTATGACTCATCAAGTAATCCATAAAAATAACAGTCTTTATAATTCTGAAGATTTTGGCTTAGTTTTTGATATAACAAGAGCAGAAGTTACAAGTTTTCTTGAAAGCAATTATGATGAAGGTGCAGAATATTTTGATTTATTTGAAGATTGGGTAAGTCTTTTTGATGAATATCAAAAGAATAAAAACAAATTGTTCTGCAAAGACTTAATTATAACTTTCCCGGACAAAACAAAATGGCAAGTTAGGATTTTAGATGTTTTATCTTTAAGAAATAAACTGTCGGGTGATGAAAACTCTGAAGTTGATTTAGGCGATGAACTGCTATTGGATGATCAAAAACTTTTAGCTTGGATTGATGAAAATCTCTCTTGGGAAGAATTATCTGAATATGCTGAATTCCTCAAAGAAACAAGACAAGAAAATACAAGAAAAAAGAATTTTCAGAAAGCAAAAAAAGAAATTAAACAATGGTCTAAGCAATTATCGATATTTGATTTTATCCAAGTTGGTGATATGATAATTAGTGAAGATGAAGATGATGACGACGAAGATTGACCCTTACAAGATAACTAATTATAACAGGACAGAGGAAGAGCTTCAGCTTTTCCTCTTGTTTTGCATTGTAGTGGCTGGAAAAACTGCATATATACAAGCAGAGAAACTTGAACAATTTTTAATTTCTGTAAACAAAAGATTGTTAATGCCAGAAAATGTAAAGCCATTTCAAACAATTAAAAGCGCAGAACAACACGGTATTTTGTTTGAAGAAATTAAATTAGCAAAACTAGGTCAATACAAAAAAATCTTTTCTGGATTCAAATATATTTCTGAACGTGAATATAACTTGAACAGAATGACACCAAAAATACTAGAAGAAATTCCTGGTGTTGGAATGAAAACAAGTAGATTTTTCCTATTGCATTCAGACACATTTTATAAGGACAAAATTGCAATATTAGATACTCATATTTTAAAGTTTATAAAAGAAAACATTGATGATAGAGCGCCTAAATCTACTCCTGTAATCCCATTGACCTATAGATACTGGGAAGATATGTTTTTAAATTGGTGTGCAAAGAATAATAAAAATGTTGCAGATTTTGATTTAGAAGTTTGGAAGAGTTTTGCGAGAACAAAAAAAGAAGTTGTTGCATCTAATAGCTGAGGGCAAACAATGATAGCTATTGATAAGCGGAAAGAAGAAAAAGTTTTACGTGATTTTGAAAAGTTGATATTCAAATTAGCTAACAAACAATATCTTCGCTACAACAAGAAATATCCTTTAGAAGATGTTTTGCAAGAAGCTAAAATAAGTGCAATAAGAGCCTTTAGGAATTATGATCCTAGCAAAAACACAAAGCTCATTACTCATCTTTACAATTATATCAATTTTTACTTAAGCCACTATTTTAGAAGCGACACTGGATTGATCAAAATTCCATCAAGAGTTTTAGACAATAAAGAAAAGATTAAGCCAGAAATAGTTCAAAATGATTTTCTTTATGACAATTCCACAGAAAATCATCCTTTTGAAGATATTAGTTCTTATGAAAATAAAATATTATTAGACAATATGCTTTGTCAATTAAATAAAAAAGAAAAAGAAATTTTGAGCTTAATTTATTTGCAAGGTTTTACTTACGATGAAGTAGCTATTATGTACAATGTAAGTAGACAGGCAATTAACAACACTGCAAATAAAAGTTTAAAAAAATTACGAGAAAAAATGTCTGTGTCAAATTAGGCTTGAAATGTTAAAAAATAGCTATCTTTATCAATCTTTTATAAATGCATACGGATATGAAGTTCAGGCAAAATATTGTTTTGAATCTGAGCTAGTTGAAATTCCAAACACTGAAATGTATTTGGAAGTAGATTCTGGGATGTGGGTAATTTATTCAGAAGATACAGACAGTATTGATATGATATTGCACGAAGATTTTATAGTTAATTATAATCCAGTTGACAAAATTGCAACAAATTATTTAGAATTTGTAGTAGATTCAATTAGTTCTGATTATTCTCCGGTTACAAGTAATCTTGACGAAGTACTTATAGAAACTGTTGAAGAGTTTGTAGAAAAAGAAATCAGCTTAAGTTTCTTAGAGAGACTTAAGCTGATTTGGAAGATTATTTTGGGAAAGAAAATTTATATTTCTAAATATTAAATTTCGCTTGGTTCTTCTTCCATATCTTCTGGCATTTCTTCATCTTGAGCACTCATCATTTGGCTTAAGATTTCGTAAGCTGCAGTAATAACATCTTTATCCTTTTGTTTTTCTTCTTCTGGCAATTCAGAATAAGGTACGCCTAAAGGACCATCTTTTGCCCAAGAGTTTCTTGACAACCATTGCTCGTGAACTTCAGAAGCAAGACCATCAATATTGCCCATTGCATTATCCATATTTTCAGCTACTAAACTAATAGCTGATTCTGCTTGAGCTTTATTTTCTGCTTGCCATTTTGGTGGTAAGTCAGTGTAAGATGTATTCAAGATATCAACTTGCCCACCCATACCGTCATCTTTCATTCTGGTTGGATTTTCATTACCTTTGGCTGATTCTCCAGCTCTGTAGCCTGATGCCCAATTCTCGTGTAATTTTGAAGCTAACATACTTACAGCTTTTTCTAAACCACCCGAAAGCATAGACAAACCAATGCCCATAGAGACCTTAACGAATCTTTGTCTCTTCTCAGCTTTTGGAAAAAGTTTTTTTACTTCGATGACATTTCCAGCAAATCTAATCATTTTTTTATTCCTTTTCAAAAAGATAAATTTTTTATATCTTCAACTCTTAAATTTTTCAAGTCTAAAGAGCCATATACCAAACCATTTTTTTGCCAAAATTGAGTATTGTGTAAATGCATAAAAACATAATACAAATATCCAGGATCCAAAACATTTAGTGAATCTTCTTTAACTTTTATTCCTATTTTTTTAGCTATATTTTCAGAATCTTTTGTAGGTTGGCCCAAACTTTTTTCTGAACCTCTTGCGTAAATCCAAAAATCTGCTTCAGACAAACCATATTTTACAATACAATAATCATCTAATTTCATTTCATTCTTTTTTCTAAAACTTCTCTGACTACGCCAGATACATCACCAGAATTGAATGGATTGATATTGTTTTTACGTAACAATAATGCAATTTCTGCCATTTTTGCGTCTTGGCTTTTGACTGCTTTTTCATATAGATTATTTCTTGCTTTAACTGCAAATCTGATATACCTAAGATATTCTCTTTCAGTCATTTCATCTTGATTTGCATCTGGAAGTTTTTGCAAAATCTCAGGTGCTGAAGTGTCTTTGCCAGTAAATGGATCTCCTGGACCTGTTAAGCCTGGTTCTATCGAATCTGTTACAGACATTAAAGAGCCAACTGTTATAGCTCTAGTCATTTCCTGAACAATCGTATCAATATCATTAAAGTATTTGCTGAGATCAGATGTTCTTTCTTCATCCTCTTCGCCCATCAATGCAACTTTTACAAATCTCGGGCTTTCATTGCTTGTAACAATTCTAAACCTAGATGTATTAGAAACATTAGATTTTCCGCCAGCTTGTTCTGTATACTTTGTTACATTAGGCTTTTTATCTGGGTTTGGATCTCTTTCTTTCTTTCTCTTTTGACGAATTCTATTTTTTCTTTGTCTGTCAGATAAATTTTTAGCTTTGTTGGCAGGAGTACATACAGGCTTCTTACCTTTTGAAGTATCTCCTCTTCCACAAGGTTCAAATCCCTTACCCTTTTTCTTTGGTCTTGATACATCCACCCACTTTTCTTTCTTAAACCAATCATCAAGTCCGCCGTGATTTTTACATTCAACAATTCGCTTAATTTCCATTTTAATCGTCAGCTCTTTTAATAAATCTTGTTTTCTTACTTGGATTATTATGTAAAGTTTCTAAGTGATGTTTTGGAATCATATTCATAACTTCGACATGATTTTTGTCTTCATTATAAAAAATTAAGTGATCGTCATCTACTGCAGCTGGACTGTGCATCATATCGTCAGAAGTTTCTTCTCTAAAATCACTTATAGTTTCAGTATCTTCCCAATGTCCATCTTTATCCACTTCATAAGAATCAGCGTCAAATTCATCTAGAGCTTGATTAAGATTCATAGGAAATTTCACATTATAATCTTTATCAAACTCTGAGGCTTGTTTCATAAAAAGATTATGAACTACGTTTGCTTCAATTATGTTGCCTTCGTTTTCTAACTTCTCAACTAATGATGATAAAAATCTTAATTTATTCGTATCCATTATTTGCTCTTATAGATTGCTTTTGATACTTTGATAAAAACTTTATGCAATGCTTCAACTTCTTTGGTCATTTCTGGATCTTTTTCAAGTTCAGCAATGACATCGTTGATTGCTTTAAGTGGATTTGATTGTGCTTTTTTATCTTCAACAATATTTTTTTCTTCCATATATTTATCCTATATTGATATTAATATTTGCAGCTTTACTCTCAAAAGAACCATTAGAAGCTTTATATGTAAATGAGTCAGTGCCAATTACATCTTGATTAGGAGTGTATGTAAATACATCTCCAGACTGACTTACAGAACCATTAGCTGGATTACTTGAAACAGAATATGTCAATGCTAAATCATTAGGGTCTGTTGCGCTAAATGGTAAAACTACTGCAACGTTCATTCCAGTTGTTAATGAAAAAGACGATGCGCTTGGAATTTGAGTAGGAACTGCAATTGTAACAATCGCTGTATTACCCACAATTCCATTGTCGTTTGTAGCAGTGTAAGAAAATGAATCTTGACCGGCGAAACCAGCATCAGGAGTGTATGTAAAAACTGGGCTTGATAATGTTCCAGCTCCAAAATCAACATTTGCCATTTCGATAGTGACTGAACCATTTGCTGGTTGGTCTACAATTGAAAACGTAAAAGGAACATTGTATGGGTCATATGCACCGATTGTAATTGCTACAGGAGTTTCCATTTCAGTTGTTACAGAAGCATCTTGACATTTTGGGTTTTGCACTGGATCATCATAAATCATCACAGCGTTTGCCCATTCTGACCTTTGCATCAATGCACTGTAAATACAAACTCTAAAATCATATGAAACAGATGCATCAATATCATAAAGAGACATTCTAGTAGTTCTTCTCTCCATAATTGATTTACCATCAAGTTTGGCTTGTCTGTCTAAATACAAATCCATAGAGGCGTTGACAAATGGATTTTCGTTACAGATAACTTCAACGTAGCCTAAATACCAATAATTTCCTGACACACCTGTTGATAGAGATGTGTTGAGTTCAAATGCCATTTACTTTTCCTTTCTCCAAGTTCCACCTTTTGATTTATACTGTTTAGCAGCCCAGCCATTTGCATAAGCTGAAGGATATACATCAAATTTAGCTTTTGCTTGTGCTTTACAACTTGACCATAAAGATGGATTGTTAGGAACGTTTTTTCCTGAACTTTTTTTCTTTTTCTTAGCAGAAACTTTCACAAAAACATCGTGAATTTCCGCTGCTAAATCCTCTTTGCCATTATTTTCAAAAAAAGAAGCAATCTTGTGCAAACTATCGAGAATATTATTGTTCATTTTTTTATCCCAAGAAAAAATTAATCTTACTTAGAATATTATAAATAATAGTTGTGAGTACCTGGAAATGAATAACGAGAAAAATACAAACTGGCCTATTTTGATTGGCAATATTTTAATTTGGATGAACTTTGCAACTTGTGCTTGGGAGTTAAAAAAAACATTATTTGAAAAGGGAAATAATTCTTCTTATCAAATTCAATCAAGCAAAATTAAGATTGGTGGTTTAGAAAATAAAAATTCTAAAATAACTGTAGTAGAAGATAAAGAAAAAGTATATTTTTCTTACGATCCTTGTGAAAACCTAAAGAAGGAAAAATAATTATGGATATTTTATTTTTTTCAATAAATATAATTGGCTGCTTAGTATATTTTTTATTTTCATTCAAGTCTCATCAAAATAAACGTCAGGTTGAACAATTTTCAAATGATGAGACTGAACTGCAAAAAATAGATAATAGATTATCTCAATTAGAAAAACAACTTAAGTAAATTAAAAATCTTGATCAATAAAATCTAGTAATTGATCTTTTGTCAACTTGCCAGGTTTTCTTGCGATCATTTCTCCATTGTTGAAGAGAATTGTTACTGGAATACTCTTGACATCAAAATCTTCAGCAATTTCAGGAGCAACTTGACAATCTACAGAAAAACATTTTACTTTGTCATTCTCTTCTGAAAACTCTTTATAGATTGGAGCATAAGCTTTGCAAGGTCCGCACCAAGATGCTTCGAACTTTACTAAGCATTTTCCATCACTGATACTGTCGTAAAAATTTGTTGAATCTAACTTCATTTTTCTTTCCTAATATTTTTTCAATATGGTATAATTTCATTTGAAATGAACAGAATTTTACTGCTTAATTTAAACTACGAGCCATTATACGTTTGTTCCTTATCTAGAGCGATGAAATTGTTGATAATGGGCAAAGCTGAGACACTTCATTTCAAAGATGACACGTATTTTTTTACAGGAGCTGGACAACAATATCAAGTTCCTTCTGTTATTAGACTAAAATATAACATCAAGAAAAAAGGCAACCCAGTTTACAAAGTTAGTAGAATGGGAATTTTCAGTAGAGATAATTTCACTTGCCAATACTGCGGAATAAGAAAACAGAACTTAACTCTTGATCACGTACATCCTAGACACTTAGGAGGACAACACGTATGGGAGAATCTAGTTACTTGTTGTTCGGATTGTAATCATAAAAAAGGCGGAAAGAAGTTAGATCTTACTGGAATGAAATTGCTCTCCAAACCCAAAGTGCCCAGATATACCTTTAATTACTTGCTTAACAGGCCAATTGATAGAGAAGATGAGTATTGGTCTTATTACTTGACTGCATACTAAAAACGGAGGGTTTATCCCTCCGTTTTGTATTTTCCACCACTTCTTTTTCTTTTGCAATATTGTTTCTGAGAAAAGCCTTTTGGATTACTGCAATTAATGCTTCCTTTGTACTTTGTTGACCATCTCTTTTTCATTTTGCCAGTACGAGGAGCATTGTAATCTTTTTTTGCTTCTTTGAATTGATCAGATGTTTCTACTGGCTCTTTCATAAACTCTTCAAGAAATTTTTGAAAATTATCATAAATAATTTTGTATACATTTCTTCTCATTTGTTCATTTTCAGTATGTTGCAAAATTTGTGATATTAAGTATTCACCTTGCCAACTTATATCCTTGAGTACATTAGATGCATTTAAACTCATCGGATCTTGAATAACAAATTTTAAAGCTTTTATTATGGATTGCTTATCTAAGAAAGAATATTTTTCAGCAAACTTACTAAATACGGCTGGACTGAAAAAGTCATTTATGTCAGAAAGAAGTGTGCTGTATTCTTGAGGATGATTGACATTGTAATAAGATATAACGCTCTTTTCATCTTCACCAGTGGCCAATCTTTGGAACACTTCGTAAACTTGGTCTGGTCGCTTAATTAATGTATCAACAAATTTTGCTACTTGTTGTGCCTTTCTATCTGGAGGCAATCTCATAAATAAATCTTTTTCTTTAGTTGATAAAAAATCATATACCATCATAAGCATTAATTTATCTGGGCTATCTTTTAGTTTTTTAGTGTCAGGATCTACCAATTGTTCTTTGTATTTACTAAAATAATCAGCAGCCATATCAAGTATTAGATTGCTTATATAAGGTTTTCTAAAAGTGCGGCCTTTGTCTACTGAGTGTCTTAATTCGTGTTTGATTGATTGAGCCATATCATCAATAGTGTCACCACGTTGCAAATCTCTTAATCCAACTTCTTTTGTTTTTGGATCAAATGTTGCTAAAGCTTTATCAGTTCTAATTGGTACAAATGAAGAAATGTAGTTTTGTAATTTTGATTTTGCTAAATTTTCATTTAATGTATGAAAATATATAATTCCAAAATTAGGACTTACACCAGATTGTAACAACGCTTCAAGTTCAGCGTCAAAGTCATAATCTTTGCCTTCATTTTCAGATATATACTTTTGTAAATCTATAGTGCCATAAGCAGCAAATTTATACCACATCTGTATCTGTCTCCAATGAACTAGTACTATAAGTTTGAGGTATTTTCACAGAATCCTTATATTTCTGCGTTTTATTATATGGAAGTCTCTTTAATCTGTGCTTGACCATAAAACTATCGGGAGGAATATCGCCACTACCCATCGCATCAAATCTTGCTGGTACAAGTTCATTTGGCATCTTTTTTGATAATTCTTCTCTTTCACTTCTCGGAGTTTTTTCGTCAATTTTATAGCCGAAAGATTCAGAAGGATCATAAGATTCAACAGGTAAACCAAAGACTGAATTTCTTACTTCGAAAGCATCTTTGGAATGAACATCTCCAGAAATATACTGTATTTGAGGTTTATGATTTTGAAGAAACTTTTTCATTTCTTGATATAATTTTCTTCCCAAACCCCATTTTGCTCTTGTAATAGAAGATTCATCAACATCATATCCAGCATTTCTAAGTTCATCAGTCAAATCCATTTTATTTCTATCTGCTGGATTGATTGGTTTTTCCCATTCTTCTCTTCCTGGTCTTAATGGATACTCATTCAAAGATACTAACTGAACAAAAGCAGTGTCTGAATAATCTTTGGCTTTAAAATCTATATAACCTAAAACTCTACCGTAAAGATTTGCTTTTATAGAGTAAAGGTATTCATTATAGACTTCGATATCAAATTGAATATTTTTTAAGTCAAACGGCTTAGGTTTAATATCAGGAAAATCCATATTTATTTGACCAGAAGGATCAACTCTTGTAACTGCTTCCCTGTACCACATTAGCGCTTATCCTCGTATCTTGGAAATAAATGACCAACTGCTGCTTCATATAATACTCTGGAAACATCATCGTCATTAAGCGCCATTTTTCTCACTCTATCTGCCATATAAAAAATATCTACACTATTAGCATAAGGGAATATATCTTGTAAATGATCTTTCAATGGTTTAGATTCTCCATTGAAAAAATAATACTTAACTTTTCCAGATTCTCTGTACCACATTATTTATTTTTTGCCTCTAGATAAAGCTTGATAAATGTGATTTCAATTTTATTTCTTATATCTTCATCATTAGAATATGTTTCTGACAAAAGCATTTCTTCAAGTTTATCTCTGTCAATTTTTTGACCAGATATAGAACTTAATTCATAAGTAAGATTTGGTATTTTATAAACAATGAAATTTTTAAAATGATCATCTACTGGCTGAGACATTTCATTTTCATAAGTTTCAAACCAGTCGCTGTCTATTTGATTAGCAACTTTTCTAAATAAAGGAATAAGTTCTCTTTCTTTAGCATCCAAGTTAATTCCATTGTCTACCAATCTTCCTTGCACTTCATCAATTTCGATTGGATGCATATAAGTACTACCTCTTTCCAAAAGGTCAGACAAGAAATCAGCTGGTTTGGTTGATTGATTTAAAATTCCCAAAACTGTTTGTTTCAATGGAGGTGAAACACTATCTAAAATTTCAGGATAGTCTCTTGCCATAGCTACTAATGTTGGAAAAAACTCAACCTCACTTATCTCTCCGGATTCAATTCTCTGATGTAAATTTGCAAGAAGCGGATGCATTTTTACTTTTGGTTCTTCTATTTCAAAAGGAGGCTTAGAAGTGTCAATGGCTTTTCTGTACCACATTTAATAATCTCTCCATTGTCTCATAGTAGATGGTTTCTTTTTTCCGTGCATTTCAAATTGCTTGATATCATTTTTAAAATCAGCAGCAGCATCAATGTCGTAAACTTCGTCAAATACACCTTTGCCAGTTCTTACTTTAAATCTTATATTTTGAGGTTGCAACAAATGGACAATTTCAAATAATTTTTGCATTTGTGTAAATGTTGGAACGTGTACAGCATTTACAGTCATCACCGAACCCATATTGCTTATTCTGATACCTTTGTCAAAATAATCGTGAAGAATTTCAGTTACAGCGTCCTCTTGTTCCATAAAAGGTTGTTCAGGTCCAGAATCAAAATTTATTCTTTCTGCATAATCCATTGGGCCATAAGCTTTATCTGGCAAGTTTCTGATATTATACTTTTCTGATATTTCTGGATTGTCACGAAGACTTTTACGAGTTTGTTCTAATACTTTATCGATATAATTGCTATGACTTGAACCTTGATGAATACCTCCAGAACCAGTAAGAATTAAGTGATGATCTCCTTTGGAATGGTCTATTTGATCAACTGGCTGAGGAATATTTGCTCTGACTAAATCTTTAAAAACATCATCTGGAACACCCGGTTTTTCAACTGGTGTAGGAGCATTTGGTTGTTCTGGTTCCTTTAGCCCAAACAATTCTGCAAGATCAATAGCAGTTCTATACCACATTATCTGACCTTAGAAACAAGAATTTTAACAAGAACATTTTCCAGCGCTGTATTTACGTTTCTTTGATTAACATTGGCCTCTTCTAATGCTGTAAGAACTTCTTGTTCCGTCACTTGAATATCTTTATTGTAAGGTGAGCGTGAAGCTGCTTCTTCAATCATATCTACCATTTCAGGCACTCTTGATTTTAAATAATCATCAAAGTAATCATAGAAATCTTGGAATGGAGTTATTGCTCTAATTGCATCATTTATGGTTAAGTTATTGATTGGATTTGCTTGAGCAAGATCTAGCAACATATCTCCTGCTTGTCCTGGGTAATTTACATCAACACCATTTTCTCTAAAAAAATCTTCTGCATCATCTTCAAGATCTGAAATCCACATAACAGAAGTATCATCTGCGAATTCAGTTGCTTGTTCTAAAAAAGCTCTATCTTGTCCGAAAGTTTGAACACCAGATTCTTGCAATCGAGTTTGGAAATTATCAATATCTGCAGCATTAGCGACAGGAGTTGCTTCTACCATCTCAATAAAAAGATTGTTGAATTCATCCTCTGATATTTCGCCTCTTTCAAGTTTTGCCCTTAGATCAGCAAATTTATCTTTTCTTTCGTTTGGGACACTCATACCTAAAGGATCTTGTGAAAAATCAAAATCATCTGTTTGAGCTTGAACAAATTTAAAAATAGAATCTGAAGTACTATATTTGCCTTGTTTATCTAATTTGTTTGCAAGCTTAAGTAAATTGAAAATATTCATTATTTGCCTTTCAAGTTATCAGATACAGACCTGCCAGCTTCCCAATTTCTGCACGACCAGTAACGAGCTTTAGTTTTTGGCCCTGGATTATCGCAATTATGTCTAGCTCTAAAATTCTTTCTTCTATTTGGGTTGTTTCTTTTTATGCTGAGGCCTGGATCGCCGAAGTTAACTTTGATGATATTTCCCTTGTCATTCTTTACATAAACAGAAAATTTCTTTGGACCACCTGGAGTACGAAAAGGCTTATTAAGTTTCTTGCCTTTGTTCTTATCCGATGCTGTTTTATGTTCACTTTTTAAGTAATCAGACACTCCATCAAGCATTTCTACAGCATTAGTAATCTTTGACTGAACCCAAGCCATAAGATTGCCTTCGCCTTCTTCACCTACGACATCTTCAATGTTTTCGATTGCTCTTTCTGCTGTTTCCATTTGATTTCTGACCATATCGTATTCGTGATCATAATCATTGGAAGCAGTCTTTATCAAAGATGTAATTTTATCTGCTAATCTATGTGCTTGATTGTTGTCAAGTTCGTTAGCTAAATCGGCTAATATTTCTAACATATTATATTCCTGCCTTGAAAGTAAAATCATAAGTAAAAGGCGTAAGTCCAACAGAAACAATTGGATTGTTTAATAGTCCAAATGTCACAACGCCTGTAACTGCTGTCCCTGCAGTTGATCCAATAGAGTTTAAGATTATAAGTCTTGCTGTATCTGCAAATGTTGACATTGTAGTATAAGCTAAACCACTAAAATTAGTTTCTACATAATCAACTGCATCTGAATAACTTGTAGTAGAACCAATGCCCTCATAAAATGTAGTTAAATCAAAAATATTAAGGTATTTTTTAGTAAGGGGTGCGACTGAATTGGTCAATGTATAAAAAACTTCAACAATACTTCCAGATTTTGTGATTGAATTGATTGTGTAGTTTACAGAAACAGTTATTCCGATTGCCATAATAAACTCCTATACAAGTTATTTGTTCTTAAATCGAGAATAAAAATCCTATGAAACGCTTTCTTAAATTTTGTTCAGATTTGGATGAATTAGGTTATATTGAGGAGTCTGATAAACTTTTTAACAAATATGCCTACACTCATAATGAATTGTTGAAAAAGCAAATATTAATTCCATCTAATGTAAAATCAACTGCTACTAAAGCATATGGTTACAGAAATAAAGACATAAAATTTGGAACTATAGAAGACATTGAAGTTGCAAGGCAGCTTACACAAAGAAGTTATCTTGAGCTTGATACTGTTTTGAAAATTCATAAAATTACAGCAAAAAAATGGCATTCTCGTAGTAAAAAAGATGACAATCCTACTTATTGGGAATATCTTTGTTATGGCGGGGATGATGGGAAAAGCTGGGCTGAAAATATAATAAAAATCTACTTACAAAAGGAATGGAAAATTAATTAGTTTGTAGTATAATAATCTTGTAAGCAATTTGACAAAAGAATATGGAAATCGGTGGCTTGACGTCGTAAGATAATAATAAAGGGATAAAGTAATTCTCTACTGCTCCCGCCAAATAAAATTGGTCAGTCAAGCAAGCTCAATCTTTGTGAGTTTCAAGCACAGAACTTGGAAATATGGAATAAGATGAAAGCGGACTTATATACGCTGAATATAAGCCAAGCACAGCATCATCGAAGCCTAAAAGATGAAGAGTAATTATAAGGTTCGAGAAGTCACGATTAAGAGCTTTATAGTATGATGAGAGGTTTTGCGGAAGATACAATTTAATTCCTTCCGTTATAGTCTCAAAATCAGGTCTAAATACTTTGTGGAGTATTAGGCATTGAAGTGAGTTGTATTCCTTATCCAGGAGCAACAAGATACGCACACTTCTGTAGAGAGCGGGTATAGAATTATTAAAGAGATCGCAATCCGTTGATAAGATAACAATAATTCACTCAAGAAATAGACGTATCTCGTGTTAGTTGTAAACAATCAAAAAATAAAAAGTGTAATGCAACAAACACTTAAAACATAGTGCAGATGCTTAAACATCTAAAATTTCACTTATGTTTAAAAGACTAACATTAGACTAGAAATGCCACTAGTTTAAAAAGGCGATTGTGTAGTTTGACTGTAAAGTGGATAAGCAAGCAATCTATAAGTTGCGAGTAGAGTAATCTTGCAAACGAAACTACAGGGCTAGAAATAATCTCATTCTAGCCCTTTACTTTTTTAAGTGTCTATGATAAAAACATAGAATATTAATTTGAGGAATATTATGAAAACACAATTTTTATTATTAACATTATCTTTATCTTCTTTGTGTTTTGGCCAACAATTTGGAAATAATTTTTCACAAAATCCATATTCAGAATCATATTTTGTAAAGCCTAATCAAACTTTATTAAATGCAAATGTAAAACTTAAAAAACTTCCAGGTTTTGAAGTAAACATTGATAGCTTGCATAAAGGCACAGATTTATCTGCATCAGAAAAACACAAATTGCTGATGGGTTACAATTATAAGTCACCTATAGGTACGTTCAATTTTTCTGCCGGGAACACAAAAATGCCAGGATTTGTTGAAGATAAGAAATCACTTTCTGCATCTTATGTACTCAAAAATAAATGGAGTGATTTTAAATTTTCTTATGAAAATAATAATAATTTATTACCAAACTCTAATAAATTCAGTGACCCTAGATTAGTTGTTTCCGGTTCTTTCATTTTATAAGGTACAATGAACGTATTATGGAAAAAACACCAGAATACGCATTAGAAGCTGGAATTGCTGTTTGGACTGCTGATAATCAAGATATTGTCAAGTGCGCTCTTGAATTAGCTACAGTATCAACTAACTTAGGATTAGTTGATACAAATCAAAACTCTTTTATGGGAATTGTTCCTACTGAAGTTTTTGGTCCAGATGGCAATTTGATTCACGAATGTTTTTTAAACATCAATCATATGGCTTGGGGATATTTTAAGATTATCATCAAGTCAATTTCTCATTTTGAAGTAATTGCTCCAAGACTTACTACTTTCAAGAATCAAATCTTGCTTTCACAACAAGAAGCTTTAGATTTCATTAAAGATCTTGCTACGTCTCTTGATGATTTATATCTGCTTGAGTCATTCCTTGAAAAAGAAGAAATTCGTGATGCTGAAAAATTACTTGAAAATATGCTTATTGGATATCACGAAGCAGTAAAGCACGAACTTATTTCAATCAAAGAATATATTTCTAGTTTTCCAGGCAAGATGTATATTCAAAGCACAAATAGTGATGACAAGCAATATATTGATGATATTCCTAATCGTTATGATTTAGCCTTACAACACCCTGAAAACTGGCATATCGAGTTCTTTGATGGCATCGGTACTACAGAGCAAGAAGATAAGGAATTTCGTAAGAGACTTTCAGAATTTCAGAAGCTTGAAAATCATTATGCTTGTAGGTTATATCTAGCACAGAAAATTGTGTTAGAATCTAAGCGTAGGTTGACTGTTTTGACAGATAGTGAAGTTCCTGAGCCTGATACTAGCGGTGAAGTCTTGTATGATAAAGGATTGGGACTTGCTCTTGTTCGACCTGTAATTCACTGTATTGGAATGAGAATAGATTATGAATTCTTATGTTCGTAAAGATTATGCCAGAAAAACCAGCAACAAATACTCTCAGGCTCAACTTGATGTAGCAGGTAAATATTGCACAAAAATTATTTGCCTGTATTTATTTAAAGAAATTGCGCCTGAATACACACTTGACTTGACTGAAAAATATATTTTTGGTGACATTATAACTCGTACAAATGATAAGTTTGTCCGAGCAAGTGAGAGTGAATGCAAGGGTACTAAGTTGTTTGATATGGTTTGGAATCTCAAATGGGAGCCAAACCTATTGAAAAAGAAAGGCTTAGAACAATTTAGCTCTATTTTTAAGACTGATGTTACAGGAAGTGTGGAAGTTTTAGATTATTCAAAAATAACTCAAACTTCAATATACACTGGACATAGACTTTCAAAACCAGAAGATATATTTGAATTTTATCATTTCCTCTTTCCTTTAGAAGAAGCAATGGAATGTATGAATAATAAAACTTTTCCCTCAAGGTTTATTTATTGGAAGTTGAATCCTGAAATTTACGGACTTCAATATAAAGAAGAAATTTCATCTGATGCTGATGGAAATAAATTTAAGGAACTCAAATCCAAAGTTCCATTGAAGTATATTGAAAGAATTACATTTAATTCTGACACAGGTAAATTTACAAGATTAGAAAAATATAAGACATACACTAAGAATGATGGAAACTTAACATATGAATATTAAAATTACAGACAAAGCAGCCGAATTAGTGAAAGATTCTATATCTCAAATTGAAACAGATGATCCACATCTCTACTTTTATGTAGCTGGAGGAGGTTGCTCTGGGCTTCAATACGGATTGGCTGTCTCTGAAGGTGAGCCGGAAATTGACGACATTATTGTTTATGACAATGATATCAAAATTGTAGTTGATGCAAAATCAGCAAAATATCTTGATGGTGCAATTATATGCTACAAAGAAGATGGATTGATGTCAGGATTCAAGATTGAAAATCCTAATGCTGAAAAGAGTTGTGGTTGTGGCAGTTCTTTTTCAGTTGACGGAGAAACTTATGACTCTTGTGGTGGCTGTGGATATAAGTAATCTTTCTTTATCCCAATAATCATATTGATAGCCTTTCCAAATTTAGTTTTACGCTGTTTTTTGGAAAGGTTTTCTTCTATTTTTTCAAGCTGTTCAACGCTCATCAACAAACAGATATCTAAACTCTTCACCATATCTTTTCTAGATAATTCTAATTCAGTGAGTTTTCTAGCCACCATTGCTTTGTAGCCGTCTGAGTCTGAATAATCCATTACATCATTTTCAAACGATATTTTGTCTGATTTAAGATAGCAAGCATTTCATCTTTGATATTTAATAAATCAGTATCAGAATTTGAGTCTAATGATTGAGGAAGATAATTTATAAAATATTCAACTGCTTCATCGATAAATACATTGTAATCATCAGATAAATTTTCAAGATTTACAACAAAACCATTCTTGCCCATCAAAGCGCCATTCTTACCTTGAAAAACTTCTATGAAATCATCAATAAGTGGGTCAAGTGCTTCATAAGCTTTTCCGAATGCCTCGTGTTGAGCAAAAGAACCTGGCTTCTTTTGTGTTTGCCAATGATAAACTCTAAACTGATTCTGTATTGTTAAAAGATTTGTAATTATATTCATTTGTAACTCTCCAAGGTTTCATTGACAAAATCCCAATTAATTAAGTTAACCCATTTTTTTAAATATTTTTCTCTATCATTTTGATATTTTAAATAGTAAGCGTGTTCCCATAAATCACATCCGATTAATGGTTTGCCGCATTCTTCTATATATGGATTGTTTTGATTTGCCATTGAAGACAGTTTTAGATTTCTACCATCTTCAGTGCATAACCAAACCCAACCAGAACCAAAATGATCCATTCCTGTTTTGATAAATTCTATTTTAAACTTATCAAGTGACCCAAACTTCTTGTCAATAAGATTTTTTATAGCGCCAGAGTAGACAGGCTTTTCAGTAGTCATTACATTCCAGAAGAAAGAATGATTGAAATATCCACCAGCATTATTCTTAAACTTTTCTCTATCTTTTGCTGGAATCTTATTTAAATCTGACATTAATTCGACTAATGAATTCTTTTGTAATTTTGAGTTTTCATCAACAATGCTCATCATATTATCAAAATATTTTTTCTGATGCTTTGTGTGATGAATTTTCATTGTTTCTGCGTCAATTACAGGTTCTAGAAAAGAATATTCGTATGGTAATTTTTGGAATTCAAAACCGTTTGATTCTACTTTTTCTTTTTTTGATGAAAGTATTACAGTATTAGTTATAAACATTATCCACCCTGGACAAACACATTGTAATTACCTCTTTCATTTGGTTGATTACTCCATTGTAATTGTAAAACACCCTGATAAGAAGTTAAGTTATTAAATGCGCTTGTATTTGCTGCGCCTTGTTTGCACGATAGAATAAAGTTGCCCGGATTTACACCATTTCTAGCAGCCCACTCATTAAAGTTTTCTTCTGTGCCCATATCATTATTCTGCCCACTTAGAAAAAACTTTCCATTTTGGTCAACATTTCCGTGAACTATACTGACCATTTTCCCAGTAGTAACATCACGAACAGTTACAGGCGCACCAGTTGTTTTGAACTGCTGAAGCTTTGGTAAATCTGCTTGAGAAATTTCTATACCCTGTCCACCACCTGAAATGGTTGATGGATTAGAAGTAGTTGTCAAATTTTGTAAAGGCTGAGCTTGAGAATATCTGTACCACATAATATTTTTATTCTATGAAAAGACTAACTAACCTTCCATTCAATAAAACTTTCATAAGAGATACATTCAGTACAAAGATCCTCTAATTCAGTTAATGCTTCAAATATATTTTCAACAAGAGCTGTATCATTTTGTGACAAATCTATAAACTGCACTAACTTTTTATGAAACTTTTCTGGATGCATTTTTCCAAACATTGGGAGTTTCATTTCGTTTAAAATATCTCTAGCAATATTTTTTGGAATTATAATTTGATTAAAATTTGTATTGAGATCTTTTGCTTGGATTGTGATCCTTACTGCATCAGGCAATATAAAATCCCAAGCATATTCTTTACAAAAAGGAAAATCCATATCCAGAACAAACCCAAGATTAGTGAACTCTTTTTGCCAATATGCCAAAGGATAATTTATAGAGTTTTTATTTTTGACAAGAGCCAACATTTCTTCTGGAAGTGTTGGCTCAATATCTGGATGAATATGAAAAGTAGCAGACCAAAGGACAGTATCTTTTACCTCGTCATCTCCTAAATCCACAGGCTGAAAAACTACGTGTTTTGACATTATATTGTAGGTTCTTCAACTTCAGTTTTTTTGATATGTTCGTTTACATAAGTTCTCAAGAAATAGATTTCTTTTCTTAAATCAGCTAACTCTCTATGTAAAGCTCCTACTTCTTCATTCATTCTATAGGGTGCTGGATCAACTATTGCATTTCTTCTATTTATAATGAGTTCAGCTTCTTCTTTAGTGAGATAATTTGACATTTCTTTTTTGATTTGTGTTATCATTTCATCAGTTTCAAGAAAAGAATAACTTTTTTGCCTATAAAAATGAGACATTAGAAATTTCTTCCTCCGCCAAATCCACCATTACCAGAGAATCCACCTTGACTTCCCATCATACCGCCAAAGCCCCCCATTGCTCCTCCGCCCATTCCGTTACCAGCGCCCATTCCAAAGCCTCCATTGCCTCCCATAGCGCCGTTCCCAAAACCGCCAGCCCCACCAAAGCCACCTGTGCCCATTCCATTCATTCCACCTGTATATCTACTAAATTGATTAATAAATAATATATTACCCAAAACTGCTTGTAAATCAAATGGATCTATATAATTTAAATGAATTTTTTCCCAAGCTCTAGAAGTTTTTGTTTCTATAATTAAGTCAGAATAATTAGTAGGCTCTGGGTTTGGTCCTATTACTATTTTTCTACTCTTTACAATATAAACATCATTTTCTTTAGTATATGTAAGGGGAATTGTATTTGCTCTCATAACTAATTTGAGAGCATTTTCAAATGGTTGTTCTGAAAGATTCATTGAAATTACACCAGACACAGAGTTTTCAATGACATAACTTTTGATTCCAGCTTGTTTAAAAATCATTTCCAAGCTTGTTCTTACTGGCGCATCTTTTAACTCCATTGTTATATTAGATTGCGCAAAAGAGACTGAACAAATCACTAAAAGGACTAAGAGAGCAAATAACTTTTTCATTTTTTCTTAGGCTCCACGTTATATATTTTTTTCTTGCCAATTGTTTCGACAGTAAATGTTACATTGTATTTTGATGATAAGTACCCTATTGCTTCGTCAAGAGTAAAATCAACAAAACTGAAATTCTTCTTATCTAGCTTATCCAATGAACTGTCAATATATTTATTTCTTATATTAGCTTGCTTGAAAAAACCTTCAATAACTTCCTTGGCATTTCTGTAATATGTTGAATTTAAACTAATCAAAATTTCTTTTTTTGGTTTTTCGTCAACTTGAAAGATTGGCTGAGCAGGCCGAGAAAAAGATTCTACTGGCGATAAAACAATACACAAACAGCCTAAGATAGCAAAAACATTATTCATTCTATTATCCTCTATATCATAAATTGTACAATCCTAATATGAACTACGAAGATTTAGACGAAGAACAGCAATTAGAACTTCAAAAACAATTTGAAGAAAATAGAAAAATTATTCTTGCTATGGATCCAGAAACATTTTTGGAGAGATTGGTAAAGATGCACGATTCTACTGATGTTATTTTAGAAGGCTATGATTTAGTGACTAACATTAATGAAGGACACGGAATTGCAGTAGCCGGATTAATTAGATTGAGAAATGCACTTATGGATAGCATTGAGTGGATTACTACAAATCTAATTGCTGGTGATGAAGAAGAAGAACTATAATGTCTGCATATAAGAAGATTGAATGTGAAATTGTTGATAAAGAATGTTTATTAGAAGCATTAAGTCTTCTTGGTTTTTATCCTGATGTTTTGAATGAGCCAAAAAACTTAAAAGGTTATAGGGGTGATGATCGGAAAGAAGTTGCCCATATTATTATCCCAAGAGACCAAGTCAATAAGTTCACTGGTGCATCTAACGACATTGGATTTTTCTGGAATGAAAAAGAGCAGAAATATGACTTTATTCTTTCAGATTATGATAAAGCAAAAATTATGGATCAAAGAATTATTCAAGCATATGTAAAAGTTGCTCTGGAAAAAGCATTAGCCAAAAATGGATTCAAGATTAAAGTAAATATAAATGATGAGGAATTCTTGAAACGAACTATGTCTGAAATGGAAATAGTTGCAAGAAAAATAATCTAATGGCAAAAGAAGTAGAACTTAATATCAAGATTGGTAAAGATGGAAAAGTTGAAGTTGAGCCTAAAGGTACATCTGGAAAAGAATGTTTAGAACTTATGAAATTTCTTGACAAAATTCCTGGATTTGTTGTGAAAGAAACAACCCCAAACAAAGATATGCAGGACGATTATAAAGAAATTGTTAATCAGGAGAATAAAACAAAATGAATCAAGTTAAACAATTTTTTTGGAAGTTATTATCAACAGACAAATTTAATGATTTTTCAAGCTTAGCAGTAAAGACACCAGGCCCTATTAGCAAGAAAGCTGCTGTTGATGCTTGTGCGAAAGAAGTATTAAGTGTAAGAGAAGATGGTGCTAATTCAGGAACTTTTGTAGAACGATATCTTTCTGCTGTTGGTCTTGGGGCTGGCAATCCTTGGTGTATGGCTTTTGTAGTTTTAAGATTAATTAAAGCTGCTCATTCATTAGCACTTACAATTCCAAATGAAATGCCAAGAACAGGAAGCACAGTAGTTTTTTCTAATTTTGGTAAGAAGAAAAGTTTGTGGATTAAAAGAGCTGATCTTGAGTTAGGTAGAGCAAGAATTCAAGAAGGCGATATTGTATTTTATTTCTTCGCTGCAAAAGGAAGAATTGCTCACACTGGAATTGTTGTTGATGCTACTTCTAATAATGATTTTAAAACTGTTGAAGGTAATACATCTTCTGGTTTGAGAGATGTTGTTGATAGAGATGGGCAAGGTGTTTATATGAAACAAAGAAGCATCTCATCTCTTGGTTTATTTGGTGGTGTAGTGAGATTACCTTACTAACTCTGCAATCAATACTTCTGTTTTATTCTTAGTCAACGAAGCAGCAATAACTCTTCCTGTAGCATCAACAATTTGAGAATGTCCTTGAAAATATAGGGGAAACATCCATCCAGCACAATATGGCCTGACTATTGTAAAACCATTTTCTTTAGCCCTTTGTATCTGAGGAGTTTCTTTATTGTAATCAAAAGGATATCCTGGGAAAGGGCGCCATCCATTAGAAGGAGCAAATAAAATTACTGCTCCTTCTTTTTTAAATTTACTAATATAATAAGCATCATTTAAGTCGTAACAAACACATAGCCCTACTTCACCAAATCTTGTCTCTAAAACAATAGGCTCGTATTGTGTTTGTAATCTAAGAGCTTTTTCAAATCCAACAAGATATTTTTTTGAAGCTTTGCCTACAACATCTCCATTAGAATCTATTAGTGTCTGAGAGTTATAAATACCATCATATCTTTTTTCATAATATGTTCCTGAAACTATATGAACATTATATTTTTTTGCAAGATTTGACATAGTTTGCAAAATAATTTTTTCTTGATTTTTGATATTAAACAATCTTAAAATAAAAGATAAATCTAACTTTGAAATAACTTTATCAAATAAAGATTCAAAATTATTTTTGATGTTTAGTGATGATATTTTTTCTTGCTTTGCAAACAATAAACAATAATTTATATTTTCTGGGAAGCATATAATATCAGGTTTTATAAGCAAATTTTCAAAAACTTGTTTTTCTATGTAATATTGAAAAGATTTTTGAGAAAAACAATATTTAAGATTAAGTTGAACAGAAGCAACTTTCATTAGGTGTTTATAACTCTTCGTCTAAAGTAAAAGTCTTCGTCTCTTATGGCTAAAAACCAACCGTATCTAGCGCCATTAGCAAGAGTTGTATAGGTTACTGTAAAACCATTTTCTCCAGTAAAGTTTTGTATATCACCTACTGCTTGAAGCGTTGGAGTTGTAGCAGTAAAACTCACAATACCATTAGTAGAAACTCTTCCTCTCATTGCATCATTTCCGTTAGTGTTGTTGTCAACGTTTCCATAAGATAAAGAAAATTGTTGCGATTTTTGAAATTCATACGTTGCACTTGTTACAGTCGTAGTAGCATTAGATTGTAAAAGAAGTGCTGTATTAGAAGTAATTGAACTAACAACTCCAACAAGACGAAAATTGCTATCATACAAAGTGTCTGTGGCACCTAACTCTGAAAGAAAAGATGTGCCTGTACCACTTACAGAAGTATTAGCCGTGTTAGATGTAATAGTACCTGTTCCTGTAATGTTTTTTCCACCCAAACCATTTGCTGTAAAAAATGACATCACTTCACAACCATTATTAGCTGCTGTGTTTGTAGTGTTGAGAGTATTGGAGTGAGAAAAACAACCCAATACATGACAGGGCTTGAATCCAACACCATAAGAGCTTGATGTTGTAGCAGTGCCCGTTGGAGATTGGAATGTTCCAGCTGCAAAAGATGGATCCAAAGTACGACCAAAACCAGCAGTCATAGCTAAAAAAATTATTGAGTGTCCAGTATTCGCTGAACTTTGTGTCACTGCAAAACCAGTATCAAACATTGTTTGAAATTTAACACTTGATGTTGAAGCTAAAGTCAAGCTGCCATCGTCAGAGATTCTTGTTGTTACTGCGCTATTACCACCACCATCGTCTACATTCCTCCAGATAGCACCTACTTGAGATGTAACAAAAGAACCGCCCGTAGAAGCTATTCTTACAGCTGCTCCAAAATGTAATTGCCCATCTGTTGTTTGAGCAGGACGTATATGAGAATATAAAATAGCATCTGGCTGAAATGTTGTTCCCACGACCGTTCTTGTATTTGCTGGAGGTGGAACTACGGTTTGTCCAACTGCACAAGTGAAGTCATCTCCTGCAAAAACTGTAAATACTGCATCTAATGGTGTTTGCTGAGTGCCAACACCTTGATATGTGCCTAAAATAGTATCTTGAGCAAATCCTGTTAGCTGCCACTGTCTTCTGATAGTCTGTGCAGTATTTGTTGTAAATATTGAAACTGTATTACCGAAACTTGCTCTACTTACTACAGGGTCTGCAGCTTCCTCATTGCTTGTCCAAACGCAAGCATTTGTAAGACCTGTACCTGCTATATTACTACCACCAAAACCAACTGAAAAACAAGGAAAGTCAGTAGTAGAATCAAAGTTATCAGGTTGTACAAAATTATCTTGAGCGTAAACTAAGTAACCTTTAGGAACTCCAAATCCTGTTGGCAAACTAATGTTAAATGTACCACTTGCTTGAGCTGCAGGTATTCTGACAGATACAATTCGAGTTTTCATAATATTATTATAAAAAATTAAACTTCGTTTAATGTAAATGACACTGAGAAGTTGGCGTGAGTAGCATTCAATAAATTAAAGTTCAATCTCAAAAGATTTCCTGAAGTTACAAAAGTGCCTGCTACAAATGTGTTAGTTGTAGTCACATAAATGCCTGCACCAGAAAGGGTCAAACCTGAACCTCCAATTAAACTTGACCCTGTAGCAGCAAGAGTAAATGCTCCAGTGTCGGTCGAAGATCTTTCAAGTTGAATTCTTGAAGAGCCAGCAGATGGTGTTTCTACCCTTACATTAAATTCAGTAAGTATGAAAGTTTGCTTCGTAGCACCATCTTCAGAAGAGTCAGGTATTAGGTAAATTATGTTATCTGGACCGGCTGCCAAAGGTGTATATCCTGCTGCCATCCAAACATGGTGCTCCATTTTATTTCTTAGAACAACACGATTGCCTGTAACAGATGTAGTTGCTAATCCACCCTCCAGAGGGGCAAAGAACATATTTCCAGATGTATCAACTAATATTGTTGAATATCCATTACCGACAGGAGCTGTAGGTAAAGATAATGTATAGTTTGTAGCAACATTCGAAGCTTGAATAGCAGCGTATCGTGAGTTGTCAGCATTAAAAAATCTTACATCATTCTGCGCTCTCAAATCAAAGTTTGTAAATACAGAAATTGCAGTGCCAGCTTCGTGAATGTATATAGTGTCTGTAGCACCATTATTGACGGCAAATCTTATTGGGTGAGATGTTGTAGTACCCAAAACTAATGGCCCACTTGTAGCAGCCAAATAAGTTGCATTTGGCGCAAATAAGGCTCCTGAACCAGTAAAGGTACTAGAGTTCATACCAATTTCACCATAATTTGCAGCGTCTGTGCTTATATCATTATTGACAACTAAATTGGCTGATGCACTAGTACCATTAGATTTATTTTGAATGACAAGTTGATTATATGAGTTGACAGTAGAAACAAATGAAGCTAGATTATTAGGAATGTTATAGCTTGGGGTTGTTCCTACAGATAAAGTAGTACCAACAAATAAACTCTTTGCAATTCCAGCCCCACCGTCAACTTGAAATGCGCCTGTTGTTGTAGATGTAGACTCTGTAGTATGAGTAATTTCTACTACTCCAGTTGAAGTATTGTTTGTAAATGTATTAGAACCAGAAACTGAAGCACCAGTTCCTGCATAATATGCTACTGAATATTGAGCATTAGGAATTGCTACTGTTCCTGAACCTGCTCCAGAAGAGCCACCTGATGGTGCAGCCACCCAAGCCATAACTCCAGTGGTACTTGCAGACAAAAAGGATGTTCCAGTTCCAGAAGGGTAAGCAAGCGGAAGAGTATACGTCAAATTGGCTGCTTGTGAAGCGCTTGTTGTCAGTGTGTTGTTATTTGTTCGTGTTGCATATGAAGAGCTAGTAATGGTAAGGTCTGCAACTGTGGTTTTGCCAACATAATCCACTTTGAAAACTGAAAGATTAGATGGAGGTGAACCATTATCAAATTTTGCATCAATAAAGTTATATTGAGCTCCATTCAATGATGTATTACTCAGGGCTAAAAGTGTTCCAGTTGCAGAACCTGTAAAGTTTACAGAGTTATTTTCTCCTATCAATAATGCAAAATTTGTTGAACTGCCAGTGTTATAATTTATGGTTTTCAACATTCCAGTAGCGTTTGCATAATTGAAAGTCGATGACGCAGCAAAATTTCCAGTGCCAGAATTATATTGAACATCGCCAACAGACCCTGAAGGGGATCCACCACCACCACCAGCAGGAGCAGCCACCCAAGCCATAACACCAGCTTGTGTAGATGTCAAGAATGAAGCTCCAGCACTAGAAGGGGATGTTGGTGGAAGTATATATGTAGTGTTAACTCCAGACTGAGCGCTTGCAAATGCAGTATATAAACTACCGTTGAACATTTGTAATCTGCCACCAATGCTGACAGACAATCCAATTCCAACTCCACCTGTCGCTATTAAACCACCTACTCCAGGAGTTGTGGAATTGATATTTGACTCAAAGCGAGAAGCATCACCAACGTAAAGACTTCCACCAATCCCAGCTCCTCCTGTGACAGTTAAAGCCCCAGTTCCATTTGATATTGCTGCAATTGAAGAAGAAAATCTTGAAGCACCCGCAACATACAAACTCCCACCTATGCCAACTCCACCAATTGCTTGCAGAGCTCCAGTAGTAGTATTAATTGCTGCTGCCGTTCCAACTACTGTTATTGCTGTCCCTGCAGAAATTCCTACTGCAGCAAATGTTCCTCTTGCTGGATTTATTTGGATGGTATTTACAGTTGATAATCCTAAGCCTGTACCTGATGCTGCAGATATTACTGTTGGATAAAAGACTGCATCAACAACGGTACTGCTAACTGCTACTGAGGATGCTGCTGAAGGAGGGACTGCAGCCCATATAGGTGCTGTACCCGGACCTTGGGCAGTCAGAACTTGATTTGTTGAACCAGAGGGAAGTTTACCTAATGATGTCGCAGTTGCAGCATATAATATATCCCCAACTGCATATGTATTAAATCCAGTACCACCGTAGAATGATGTGATAGTGGAACCAGACCAAGTTCCTACAGTTACTAATCCATTATTTAGAACTACACCTGAAATGCTTGATGGAACTGATGTGCTAGTAAATACTGAACCACCAATACCAACACCACCAGTTACTGTCAATGCTCCAGTTCCTGAACTTATGGATGAAGCGCTAGAGGTAAATCTTGAAGCTCCTCCAGCAAATACGGACCCACCAATGCCTACTCCCCCAGTTACAACTAGAGCTCCACTGCCCACATCTATGGCAGCTGTAGTGGCTTCAAACTCGGATGGTAATGCTACATTTAAACTTCCGCCGATTCCAACGCCACCAGTGACTGTTAGTGCCCCGGTGCCTGAATTTAAAGATGCAATACTAGAAGTAAATCTAGAGGCTTCGCCTACATATAATGAACCAGCAATTCCAGCTCCACCTGTCACGGTCAATGCCCCAGTTCCAATAGAAATTGCTGTGGCAGTTGAGGAGAACCTGGATGCTCCTCCTGCATTTATGCTTCCCCCAATTCCTACTCCACCAGTTACCACCAATGCGCCAGATCCAACATTTATTGAAGCTACCGATGATTCAAACTGTGAAGCAGATGCTACATACAAGCTTCCACCGATACCCACACCACCAGACACTGTAAGTGCTCCAGTTCCAGAAGATGATGCAACATTAGTGGCAGAGAATCTCGAAGCACTTCCTACAAATAATGAGCCACCAATACCAACTCCTCCTATTACTTGTAGCGCCCCAGTAGTTGTGCTTGATGCTACTGCATTGCCTACTACAGTTATGGCAGTTCCAGCAGATATACCAACTGCTGCAAAAGTTCCTCTAGCAGGGTTAATCTGAATAAAAGGAACTGTAGATAAACCTAATCCAGCGCCTGATACAGCGGACACTACGGTTGGATAAAAAACTTGATCTAATACGGTACTGATGACTGCTACCGATGATGCTGCAGATGCTGGCACTGCTACCCAAGTTACACCAGAAGGCGATGTAGCGCTGGCTGTTAGGACAAAATTATCTGAGCCAACTCCCTGTCTTATAAATGTATTACCAAAACCTACTAAAATATCGCCTTTTGTGTATGTGTTAAATCCGGTACCACCGTAAAAGGCCGTTATAGTTGAACCTGCCCAAGTCCCTTGATTCACCACACCCTGTATTACAGACAATCCCGAAATACTTGCACCAATTCCACCAACATACAAGCTTCCACCAATACCCACACCGCCAGACACTGTAAGTGCTCCTGTAGCAGAAGTTGTTGATACTGTAGCGTGAGATATATTTACTACACCAGTTGAAGTGTTGTTTGTAAACGTAGCAGAACCTGAAACAGAGGCGCCAGTTCCAGCATAATAAGCTACTGAGTGTTGAGCATTTGGAATTGCTACTGTACCCGAACCAGCTCCAGAAGATGAAGATGCCACCATAGGAACCCAAGACATTACACCTTCCGCTGTTGATTGTAAAACTGATGATCCTGTAGCGGGAGTTGTTGCAGGAAGCGTATAAACTGTATTTCCTGTTCCTGAACTTACAAATGCTGTTACATTTGCTCCATTAAGTAATTGTAATCTGCCTGCCACACTAATTGATTTTGCAAATCCAGCTCCGCCTGAAACTACTAAGCCACCTGTCGTAGATGATATAGAATTGTCAGTTGAATTGAACGTAGCTTTTCCTGTTGCTGCACCAATATTCATTGCAGTAGCGGCACCAAATGCATTTATGGTTGTTGCATTTGTATTAAAAACAGCAAAAGTTGCGTCACCTGTAGTGACTCCTGTACCAAATGAAGGTTGAGTATTGAAGACTAAAACGCCTGAACCTGTTTCATCAGTTATTGCACTAAGTATTGCTGACGAGGTGGTTGAGGCAGAAACAGTACCAGAAGATATGGTCAATACACCAGAGGAAGAACCTAAGTTTTGCCCAGTTCCGCCATAAGTAGTAGATATAGCAGTACCGTTCCAAGTCCCTCTAGTTATTGTTGAATTTGAAAAAGTGACGCCAGTTATACTTGCGCCAATACCTCCAACATACAAACTTCCGCCAATACCGACACCACCCGTGACTTTGAAGGCTCCGGTACTAGAATCTGTTGCAACTGTAGCATGTGTAATACTTACTACACCTGTAACAGTGTTATTAGTAAAGGTATTAGATCCTATAACAGAAAGTCCAGTGCCAGGATAATAGGCCATTTCATATTGGCCACCTTGTCCTACTCCAGCAGTGCTTCCTGTGCCTCCAGACCCAGTAGCAGTTGCCCAAGTAAGTGTAGCTGAACCGTTTGTTTGTAAAAATTGACCTGATGAACCATCTGTTGTTGGAAGCGTATATGTTATGTTTGTCGCAGCGTTAGATTTAAAGCCTGTGTAAAAAGTATTTCCAGAATTATAAAGTAGTAAAGAATTTGCTGACCGTATTGATAAACTATTACTTCCTGATACTGCTGAATTACTAAAAATAAAATTATATAAACCATCATTGGAAGAAGCTAAACCAAAACTTCCCTTAAGATCTAATTTATATATAGGATTTGTTTGTCCAATTCCTACAATACCGCCATAAACTGCAAGGCCAACAGTTCCACCAGCACTTGAAGACAATAATGGAACACCAGAAATATCTGACACAGCCCAGATTGTTCCTGAAGATAAGTTAGAGTCAATAGAAAAAACTTGTCCTTCATTACTTGTGAAAGAAAGTGTATTATCATCTAAAACTTCAAGAGTAATAACTGATGAGCCAGCAGCAGAACCAGTAAAGACAATATTAGGATAAGTTGTCTTATTTTTACTAGTTGTGATTCTTATATTTTTATCGGAGTTTGCCATAGGAGTATCTATATATTATTATAAAAAAATGAGCCTTAATCTTTTATGGTAATCTGAATCTACCTTTCATTGCATCGTAATGTTGTTTAACTTGTAAATCGGATAATGCATCACCTATATTCAACCAAATAAAACCAATAGCACCATCACAGCCAATATAGTCAAACACTTTAGAGTCTCCAGAACCTGTACCATTAGCGCTTAATCCAGTGAATGTAGTAAAAACAGAACCATTTACATACATAGTAGCAGCGGTACCAGAACGTGTATATGCATAGTGTCGCCAAACATCATCTGTCATACCAAGTCCAGAGGTAGTAAAATCAACATTATGATGTCTCATAGTTACCTGGCCAGCAGCATTATGGCTAAATGTCAAAACATTGGATTGAATCTGCATAATTGTAGAATCAGTCCCTGTCTGTGCTACTTTATAAGAAAAAAATAAAGTATACTTATCACTAGTCTCGTTTCCAACTTGTTCTATTCTTTGCGAGAATTGTTGCTTGCTTGTTTGCTTGACATATTTTGAAACTCCCGAGCCAGCAATTAAATTCGTGGTGTTTGTCATAGTCCAATCTGTATATCCTCTGAATCTAAAAGGATTATTAAATGTAAATCCAGTTCCAGGGTACAAAACATTACTAGATGGGTCTAAAATATTATCAAATGTTTCCCAATATGGAACATTGGGGCCGCCTTTTACTCCCATTATGGTAATCCAAATCTATTTTTAATAGAATTATATTGTGTAGATATTTCTGTTGCCGTAAGCGCTCTGTTATATATTTGACAAAAACCAATATTGGCAGTAATTCCAGCATTGGAGCCGGAATCTGACTTTTCCATAAAAAATCTGAATCTGGAAGTAGAATCATAAGTCATATCCGATGTGTCTGTTAAATTAGCACTATTTTCAGCAGATGTTCCAACAGCAGCACCATTAAAATAAATCTTAAATGCGCTTTCTACTCCTGCAATTGTTGTTGGAGGTGTGCCAGTATAAGTTATAGCGTAATGAAGCCAACGTCTATGATAAAGAGAATATCTTGTAACACCACCGGGATTTGTTCCTTGTGAATATCCAAAATCAAGATTGTCAGACAGATTACCCTTACCAGCATTCCAATGAGTGATGCTTGATCCTGTTGCTGGAAACCAAGAAGCGCTAAAATTGTATAGGTTATTTCTCCAACCATTATTTCCAATTATAATTGGGCCTGTCAAAACTGTACTGCCTGTAGAAGTTTGTAAATCTGCTTTTAACTGCGATATATAAGGAACGAATCTATAAGTAGTAGATTTTTGAAGAGGGAAAATTGTAGCTGATGATGTGAATTCAAAAATATTACTATTTTGCCAAGTTAATATATATGTTTGCCCAAAACTTGATGTAGCACTTGTAGAAACAAAAGGTCCAGCTTGTCCACTAAAATATGTTTGTCCATAGTCTCCCCAAGATATAGCAGTTCCAGCATAGACCCTTCTGCCACCAAAAAATAAATCATTAGCAAGAACAAAAGTTAATTTAGTTGAAGATTCAGGATATAAAGCCCATCCTTTATTATTGACAAATCCATTGACCATAAATCCAGATCTATATTCATTAGAATTATTCGCCCATTGCAAGACACAAATTACTGTAAACGGAGTGCTATTATTCAATTCAAATGTAGAATCTTTAATTTCTCTTTCTGTTGTTTGTTGTGTATATGCTCCAGAAATAAATGATTTTGGAGGGTTTCTAATCAAAGGAGCAGTCCAAGCATCAGTTGCACCAGACAAATGAAATGACTGCATTAATTGATTGGGATTTATAGTGGATGAATATTTTTGCATACTAACACCTAATCCACTTCCTAAATCAACGTATTGAAAAATTCTTTGAGAACTTGCATCAAATTCAAAGGTCAAGTTACTAGAAAAGTCTTGCCCTCTATTTTCACTTAATTTTCTTTGTCCAACTTTACTTCCCATTATGTTAGCCCAAACCTACTTTTTAAGGCATTATAATTTTTAGCGTGTTCAGCAGCAGAAAGTTGTCTATTGTATAAGAGGCACATAGCAATTCTCCCTTGAAAATCTCTTACTGCCCCACTATACCCTTCTGTCCCTAAAAAATATGTAAATGATGCCGGAAATGTTGTTTGATTAGTTCTATAAGCACCTAATATATTCCACCCATTTACTAAAGATGCACCATCAGCTACTGCTGAACCATTAACATAATAAGTAGTACCAGGATTTCCCCAGTCATCACCATTAAGACCTGCTGACGCTCTAACAGTCCAAGGACCAGTGCCATTTGCATTATTAAATCTCATACTTTTATCTGTATTTGTAGTGTCATTTGAAGCTGCTATCAGACCTACCAATGCTGCATTACTGTTCAGTGCAAAATCAGGGTAAAATACAATAGTACAATCTAAATATTGTTGAGACAAAGTTGATGAAATAAACTTTGTTGATGCAGCTGTGGCAAAATTCCAATAACTAGAAGAACCAGCGCCAACAAAAGGGACTGTGCCATTAATTGTTCCATTTGCTCCTTTGTCAGTGAGATCAAATATTGCTGTGCCAGAACCAGGATAAGATCTCGGATTAGAAGCATCAATAGCCATTATTAATCCATTGGTGACAACTTGCGGATTATGATAATGTCCCATACTAGTACTCCACAGTTAGTTTAGGTATATCTTTTCTTTCAGCCCATATAGAATAAAAACAATTTATTTTTTTAAATAAAGATGTTCCTATGTATACTTTGTTATCTTCACATTTTAAGAAATAATGTGAATTATTTTTTCCAATAGGTGTTAAGTGAACAGTTATTGTATTGTAATCAACTAATCCCAGCCAATAATCTGGTAAATAAATAATATTAGAAGTAGATATGCCTCTGATATAAACTCCATTTTCAGGACCTTCTAAAGATCCATATCGAAGTTTCATACCAGGCTTTGTTGGGTGATTAATTACAAAAGATTTATTTGTTGCAGAAATTTCACCATTAACTTCAAGCTGAAATTGGGGATTTGATACTCCTATTCCAACTCTGACTGTTGTGGTGGTAGGAGCAGAAATAACAAAAATTGTGTTTCCAATCGCTGCTCCGCCAAATACTGAAATAGTTTGACCTTGTCCAGCAGAAGTGTACTCAAATCCATAAGAATCTGTGACGGCACTTCCTGCAGTTGCGTAATAAGCCATCCTATTAGCAACACCAGTAGCAACACCACCACCGGATGCTGCAAGAGGCACCCAACTCATCACACCTGCTGCAGTAGAAGATAAAACTGATGATCCAATTGCTGGAGATGTAGCAGGTAATACGTAGACAGTATTTCCTGTCGCTGAACTTCTTAATCCACTAAAGTTTGCACCGTTGAATAGTAAAAGAGTTTGCCCAATTGATGCATTTGAAGATATTGCTATGCCACCATTTAGTCTAGCAGCACCAGTAATAAGTGAAGTTGTGTTTGTAGAATCTCCAACAAGTAATACGCCAGAAAGGTTTGCATTTGTAGCAAATGTATTCCATCTTAATACCGCTGAACCTAAGTCATAGCCAGAGGTTCCAGGGGTGAAAGCAGATGTTCCAGAGTTATCATTGAAAGTGGCAATAACAAATGTGCCAATACCACTCGAAGCAGGAGAAAAACCCGAAGAATATCCTATGATATCAATTTTATTTTGAGAATCACCACGTATAGAAATTGATTGAGGAGATCCAGCGCTGTCATTCCAATAAATCTCTCCACTGGTTGGATTAATAATGACATCAGCAGGCATTTTTTATGCTATTCCTTTACAATAACAGCATTGAGTGAAACTAATAATAACTCTAAAATTGCAATTCTTGTATCTTTTCCACTGTTACCTATATTTGCAAAATCATCACCATTGATTTGATAATTTTTTCTTTCAAGAGGCTGCATATCATAATCATAAAGACAGTACATAAATCTTATGCCTGTCTCTATATTAATATTCCCTTCTTCGATTGTAAGCCAAGCAACATTTAAGTTTCCTGCTTGGAGAATCCTGAATTTCATTGATTATCCTGTTTCAGAAGGCAGATTTTACTCTGCCTTCTGAAATTTAGTTTATATCTTTTGCTCAATTTCAAGCGGAGCGTCTTTTCTTGAACCTATTACAGTAAAGTCAACTTTGATATGCTTAAGTTTTCTATTCAAGAAATTAGTATTTGCAGCTATTATAAAGGAATTCTTTGATTTCTCTACAATATGTACTCCATAGTTTCCGTATGGTGTCAAACTGATTGTAAAGTCATCGTGTACTAATTCAGACCAATATTCAGGTAATTCTATAACAAGATTGCCTCTACCCTCAACGGTTCCTCTATGATAAACTCCGTGTTCTGGGCCTTCAAGAACACCGTATACAAGTCTGTAACCTTCCTTGGTTGGGTGTTCAATGTCAAAGCTTTTAGTTGTTGCTCTAAGGTTACCATTTGCATCAACAGAGAATTTTGATGTTGCAGTAGAAGTAATACCTCTAATAAAGAAGTCACTTGTAGAAGAATCATCTCCAGAGACTGTTTGCAATGTAAGGTATGAATTATTTGTCAAAGCAGCTGAAGCAGAAATCGTAAGACCAGCTCCGCTTCCAAATATGCTACTTACTGTAAGTACGTCTGTAGATGGTACGTATGAAAGAGCAGCATCAGTAGATACTGCTAATCCTGCACCAGATGTACCTGTTGTCATCAACAAGAAATGAGCACCAGAAGCTGCTGCAGCATTGACATTAACACTTGTTGAAGTAGTTGCAAATCCTGTTAGATTACCACTAATTGCTCCAGAGAATGAACCTGCAGTTAATACATTAGTAGAAGGATTATATGTCAAACTAGTATCAGTAGAATGACCCAATCCCGAACCTGATGATGCGTTTACAAATGTGAGAAAGTGAGTTTGGTTAGCATCAGTAACTGTTACATTTGTACTTGTAGCAGTTGTAGCAAATCCAGTTACATTTCCAGTTACATTACCAGTTACATTACCAGACAATGATGCTGTTACGGTTGTTGCTGATATGTTAGTTGAGCTTAATGTATCTGTTGACGGGTTGTAAGTCAATTGAGTGTCAGCTGATACTGCTAAACCTGCTCCGCTGGTACCAGTAGTAAATGTAACAAAGTGTGCAGCATTAGTTCCCGCAGCATTGACATTTACGCTCAGAGCAGTAGATGCAAAACCAGTTACAGTACCACTAATTGCTCCAGAGAATGTTCCAGCAGTCAACACATTTGTTGAAGGATTATATGTCAGGTTTGTATCAGCAGATTGACCTAAACCAGCACCTGAAGAAGCATTTACAAATGTGATAAAGTGAGTTTGGTTAGCATCAGTTACTGTTACATTTGTACTTGTCGCAGTTGTAGCAAATCCTGTCACGTTTCCAGTCACGTTTCCAGTTACGTTTCCAGATAAAGAGGCAGTAACTGTAGTTGCTGAAATGTTTGTTGAACTTAAAGTATCTGTTGATGGATTGTAAGTCAATTGAGTATCAGCAGATACTGCTAAACCAGCGCCAGAAGAAGCTGTTACAAAGGTAATGAAGTGTGTGGCATTCAAAGCACCTAAAGCAACATTTGTGCTTGTCGAAGTTGTAGCAAATCCTGTAACATTTCCTGTTACGTTACCAGTTACATTACCAGATAACGATGCTGTAACTGTAGTAGCAGAAATATTTGTTGAACTCAAGGTATCTGTTGATGGATTGTAAGTCAATTGAGTATCAGCAGATACTGCTAAACCTGCACCACTTGAACCTGTGCTGAATGTTACAAAATGTGTAGCATTAGCTGCACCAAGAGCTATATTCACACTAGTAGCAGTTGTAGCAAAACCAGTTACATTGCCTGTTACATTGCCAGTTAGTGGGCCTGAAAAGAGACCTGCTGTCAAAGTATTGGATGATGGGTTATATGTTAAGCTGGTATCAGCAGATTGACCTAACCCTGAACCGGATGAAGCATTTACAAATGTGACAAAGTGAGTTTGGTTAGCATCAGTTACTGTTACGTTCGTACTATTAGCAGTTTGAGCAAATCCTGTAACATTACCAGTTACATTTCCAACAAGAGTACCAAAGAAATTGGTATAGGTTGCAGCGGTTCCTGCAGCGTTACCAGCTAATGTCGCCTCAATAGCAAAGAATACTGCGGTTCCTGCAGTGCCTGAATATATATTTGAACCAGCAGTTGTTGTTGCGTTTGGAATGAATCTGAACTTACCATCAGTGTCATTGAATCCAAAGAAACCAGTAGTAGCTGTACCAGCATTAGACCATCTAAACTCAATACCTCTATCTTGGTTATTGTCTAAAGTTGAGTGAGTTCCACCAACTCCAGAACCAATAACAATAACAGGGTCTACTATTGTTGAAACTGTTGAGTCAACTGTAACTGTCGTACCTTGAACTGTTAAGTTACCTGTAATAACTAAGTTGTCATTTACATTTGTTTGGCCACCTACAGAGTCCAGAGTTAAGTTTCCTGACGTTGTGTTGATTGTATTTGAAGAACTACCGACAATTACACCATTTGCAGTTAATTGTCCAGTGCCTATAGACATTGCATTAGTTGATGGGTTTAGTGTAATTGAGACATCAGTTGATAACGCAGCGCCAGCACCTGCAGTCGAACTTTGCAAAGCAGAAAACACAAGATAATGTGTTGAATTTTCTGCAGCTGACTGCAATCCTACATTGTTTGCAGTTGAAGCAACGCCACTAATAGTACCACTAAATGCACCGCTGAAGTTTGTAGCGGAAAGTGTGTCTGTGTTTGGATTGTAGAACAGAGTTGAGTCTGTAGATACTGCAACACCAGAGCCAGTTTGTGTTGGTGAGAATAAAACAAAATGACTTGCGGCAGCTGCTCCAGCTGCTACATTGATGCTAGTAGCAGTTGTAGCAAAACCTGTTACATTTCCTGTTACATTTCCTGTAAGAGGGCCAGAGAAAGAACCAGCTGTCAATACATTTGTTGATGGATTATAGGTAAAATCTGTGTCAGTAGATTGTCCTAATCCTGATGCTGCAGAAGCATTTACAAATGTAATAAAGTGAGTTTGGTTAGCATTTGTAGCTGAAACGCTTGTACTAGTAGCAGTTGTAGCAAAACCTGTGACATTTCCTGTTACATTGCCTGTTACATTGCCACTTAATGAAGCTGTTACAGTTGTTGCTGAAATGTTTGTTGAACTTAAAGTATCTGTTGAAGGATTATAAGTCAATTGAGTGTCAGCTGATACTGCTAAACCAGCACCAGAAGAAGCTGTTACAAAGGTAATGAAATGTGAAGCATTCAAAGCACCTAAAGCAACGTTTGTACTGGCAGCAGTTGTAGCAAAACCAGTTACATTACCTGTTACGTTGCCAGACAATGATGCTGTAACTGTTGTTGCTGAGATATTTGTTGAGCTTAATGTATCTGTCGATGGGTTGTAAGTCAACTGAGTATCAGCAGATACTGCTAATCCAGAGCCTGAAGTACCTGTTGTGAATGTTACAAAATGTGAAGCATTTGCAGCACCCGCTGCAACATTTACACTAGTAGCAGTTGTAGCAAAACCAGTGACATTTCCTGTTACGTTACCTACCAGCGAACCAGAGAATGAGCCAGCAGTTAAGGCATTTGAGTTGGGATTATATGTTAAGTTTGAGTCTGTTGATTGCCCAAGACCTGCGCCAGAAACTGCATTTACAAAAATAATATAATGAGGGTTGTCAGCATTAGTTGTTGTTACACTTGTACTTGTAGCAGTTGTTGCAAAACCTGTCAAGTTTCCTGTAAATGCAGAAGAAACAGCACCTACTGTTAAGGTATTTGTCGAAGGATTGTAAGTAAGGTTTGAGTCTGTTGATGCACCTAAACCTGATCCATTAGTAGCATTTGCGAACAATGGGTAATGAGTAGCATTAGCATCAGTAACTGATACAAAAATACTTGCAGCAGTTGTTGCGATGGCAGCAATTGTTGGAATGTCATCCGTATAAGCAATTGTTTTTGCTGTTCCACTACCAAGGCCAAATCTTAATCTTAATCCTGTAGAATCATAGTACAACGCACCATTATCATTGGTAGCACCAGTACCAACGTTGAAATACATATAATCTGTATCCATTCTACCAAGAGTAGGATAAATCCAAATTTTTGCAGTTACACCAGTACCACCGCCATAATTAGGGAAAGGTTTGTATAAAGTTGCTCCATCGTATCCACCAAATGCTAAAACTGGCTGAGTACCTGTTGTTGCATAATTGTAGATGGTGGATCTTACATTAGTATCTACACCTGTGGAGTCTGGTGTAGTTGGAGCATTCCAATAAAAGTTTATTTGAGAGACAGAAGTAGCTGCAGCGCCACCGTAACCTGGAATGATTACAATGTCTTTATTACCACCAGCGCCAGGACCACCTCCTGACCCAGATGGTTGACCTAAGGCTCTAAAATCTGCAGATTGAACTTTTACAACTTCAGGTTCTTGAACTTTTACAACTTCAGGTTCTTGAACTTTAACAACTTCAGGTTGTTCTGATATGTCAACTGCTCTATTAGATTTTTTTAAGGATTGTAAGACTTTTTCTGCAAAGTCTTGAGGATTTTGATCTCCCATGTTTTCTACTCCATATTATTTAGGTTGCTCTACAATTAATTTGATATCCGTTCTCTCTCCGACTACAAAATAATCGAATTCAATATATTGTTTACGTAATAGGTTCCTTCTTACCCTTTGAACTTTGAATTCAGAATTGTCACTTTTAGAAACAAATAAAGAATCATTTACTCGGGAAGTTATATGAACAGTGATTTCATTTTCAGATAATGCTTTAAAATAGTTAGGTAATGCAACAGAAACACTCTCATATCCTGATGCTCTTCCTCTTTGATATATTCCGTGTTCTGGTCCCTCTAAAGATCCGTGTTCCAGATACTTATTTGGGTCTAAGGGATGTTGGATTTTAAAGCTTTTTGTTTGAGCCTTTATACTTCCGCCAACAATAATAGTAGTTCCAAACTGCTGCATTACTGAATCTGTGAGTTGTGTTCCCCCGGCATCAAATAATGGAATATATGCTGATGTGCCCGAGCCTGTAATTGATCCTGCAGGTGTAGATGTAAGAGTAATATCGTTGGCGCCAAAGGAAAATGAAATTCCTGAGCCAGCAATGAGTGTTCTATATACTAAACCTGAAGCGCCACTATTTGAACTTAATAAAGCGTTTCCAGCAGATATACTTGTTAGGCCTGTACCGCCTGCTGTAATTGCTGTAACATTTTGTGTACGCCAAGCAGTGCCATCATAGCGCCAGGTTTTACCGCTTTCTGTGTAAACCTGATTAGTGCTTGGACCTGAGGGGAAATTTATCGCCATTTAATTATTTTTGAAAGGAGAATGCTTTTTATTTTATTCTGCATCTTTGTTATAAAATATTTCTTATATTCCATATCTAAATCTTGTAGCATTGAAATTTTGCAATATTTCTTGTTGTGTGAGGGCTCTGTTGTAAATAAGAGCCCCAGCAATTCTTCCTGTAAAATTATTACCATTGTCATATGAACCAATATTTATGTCTTGGCTTCCGGTAAAAGCTGTGGTATTAGCACTTGTTCCATCTTGAGTACCATTTAGATATAGTTTCCAGCCTGATGTGCTGCTGTATGTAACTGCGCAAAAATACCATCTATTCAGTGATAGTGTTGTTGAACCAACTACTGTATTCCAAACATTATTATGCCCAGCATTTAATTTATTAGATGCAAAAAGCCAAAATGCGTGTTGTGCAGTATTTCCACCACTTATAATATTGTTTGAAGTTGAAAAATTTGTTACATAAATATATGCTATCTTTGTGTATTCTGTTTTTGAAAGAGTGTTAGCACTAGAATTTACAATGACATAATCATTTGAGCCATCAAAGGAAATATATGATGAGCTACCAGAACCAACATATGAAGCTCCATTTGTTAGGGTACTAGTGTTTGAACTTCTACTTAAGTCATACCAAGTATTTCCTGATCCAGAATAACTTCTTAGATTTACTGCATCAAGATATAGCACTAATCCATCTGATACAATGCTTGGGTTATATCCTACTGCCATTACAATCCAAATCTCTTTCTTGTAGCGTTATAATTTTGGAGAATTTCTTGTTCTGTTAAAGCTCGGTTGTAGATTTGAGCCAATGCAACAGTGCTATTTGAATACGAACCATATCCTGTGCCTCCCCAACCTAAAGAAAGCATATTAGTAGTTTCATAAACTATAGGTGTATTGACTGATGAAACACCAATTCCATTTATATAAAGATTATTTGCATTTGATATTGAAGTAATTGTAACGTGATACCATTGATTGGTATTTGCTGTATATGCCATAGCGGTAGGATAAGAGCGAATTACTCCGCCAATTGTTCCAATATAATTTCCTTGTCTCCAATTCACTCCATCAGTCCAACCAAAACAGACTGCAACATCCCCTGAAGTCAAACTTGCAAATTTAGCCCATACAGATAAAGTTATATTTGTACCTTGAATATCATTTCTTCTACCTAATGCTATGTGGTCATTAGTCCCATCAAATATAAAACTGCCATTATTAGAACTTGTAAAACCAACACCATTAATGAGTGTTGCACCTGTTCCAGCATATAAATCATAGAATGTTAAACCACTACCAGAATAGCTTCTTCTATTAGCAGCATCAAGATAAAATATTAATCCATCAGATATAATGCTTGGAGAATGTGCAAGTCCCATATCAAATGTTATACCGTTCACGCATAGCATTAAAGTTTTGTTGAATTTCTGTGGCTGATAATGCTCTGTTAAAAATTTGAACTTGAGATATATTTCCGTTAAAATAAAAACCGCCACCAGAAAATCCAATTAAAAGACCATTACTAGTTAATACATTACTAGAAACTGTATTTAAAGTAAAATTTGCAATTCCATCTCTGTAAATATAATGTGTTGTACTGCTTCTTACCGAAACTAAATAATGCCATTCATTATCTGCAAATGGTAAAAAAATTCCATAGTCACCACTTGTTTCTCTTATACCTCCACCCCAATAAGAAGGAGTTGTAATGCTTCTTCCTAACCAAAACCCATTGATATAATCAAATTCTATAAGTCTTGCAACAATACCATTTGAAGATGAAGGCTTAAACCATAAAGTGACTGTAAAATCTCCTGATATTGATGTTAGTGAAGGTACATTGATATAATCATTAGTACCATCAAAGATAAAACTCCCATTATTTGCACTACTAAATCCAACACCATTTACGAGAGTTCCACCAATTCCACCCACTAAACCATTAGAAGTTAAGCCAGATCCAGAGTAACTTCTTAAGTTAGAAGCGTCTAATTGAAAAACTAATCCATCAGATATAGAGTTTGGTCCAGCAGAAATTCCCATTATCTGTATCTTCCTTTTGTGGCATTATAATTTTGCTTTATTTCTTGGGCAGATAAAGCTCTATCAAATAGCTGAACTTGTGATATATTTCCATTAAAAATAAATTCATTAGCTTCATCTCTGGCAATTCGAACATTAATAGAATTACTTATGGTTGTGATAGGAGATCCTCCGCCATTCGAAATTGAATAAGAAATTCCATCAACAAATAAATCTGTCGCAACTTTATTTGTAATTACTACAGCAACGTGATGCCAGACATTATCATTAATTAATTTACTACAATAATATATAATCCATCTACTTCCATCAGTTTGTAATAAAATACTTAATCCTTGTGTAGGAATATCTCCTCGAACAAACATTGCCCAACCAGCTCCACTACCATAGTTTACCAATTTTGCAACTATCATTTGTACATTAGTGATTGCAGATGTTTTTTGCCAAGCTACTACTGTAAAATTTGTGGGATTATCAAGAAAATTTCCACAATCTACATAATCATTTGTCCCATCGAAAATAAAACTTCCATTATTTGATGAAGTAAATCCAACACCATTTACAAGAGTTCCACCTATTCCGCCAACAAGTCCATTAGCTGTTAGACCTGTTCCTGAATAGCATCTTGGATTAGCTGCATCAAGATACAATACTAATCCATCAGAAACAATTATATTATTATAATCAATGCCCATTAAAGTCCATATCTCCTTTTTGTAGCATTATAATTTTGTACTATTTCTGATGCAGTTAAAGCACGATTGTAAATTTTAGCAATACTTATATCACCTTGTAGATATTCTGTGGCATAAGTTTTTGCTAGTTGAATTGTAGTTGAAGTTACGTTATGGCTTGTTGGAGTGTCAGAAGCAACAAGAACATTATTAGCATATATTTTTCTTGTAGTGCCATCAAAAGTAACTCCAGCGTAAAACCATTGATTATTTTGAATATTTCCATTATTGTTAGATGATATTAAATCGTTAGCCCACCAATAATGAGTCAAATTTCCTAGAGTAGCCGTATATGTTCTAAATGCATTGCTTTGATTGGAAACAGTAAAACCACCAATAGAAATCAAGCCTCTTCCATCTGCCCAAGAAGAAAGTCTTGCAAATAAGAACATAGAGTAATTATCATTTGCTACAGGAATAGAAGAAGTTCCAGCTCCAGTAAAATAACCTGTTGCGCCTGTTGAAAAATATCCAGAAGAATTAAAAGATGGGGAATTTGTTAAAGTTAAGTTATTTGCGTTTCTTGACAAATCGTACCAAGTATTGCCTGATCCTGAATAACTTCTTGGATTTGCTGCATCCCAATATCCCACTAATCCATCAGTGACAATTATAGGAGAATGATCAAGCCCCATTATCTATATCTCCCTTTTGTGGCGTGGTAGTTTTGTAACACTTCTTGGGCTGTTAATGCTCGGTTGTACATATTGAATGAAGAAATTTGACAAGCAGCATATTGAGATGCATTAGCTTCTGCACCACCAAACAAATAATCAGTTGGAAAATTGGAAATAGTTATAGTAGTAGTTAAAACTGAAACTCCATTCAAGTAAATAATTGTTCCGTCATTTACTCCTGATTGATATGTCATAACTACATTTTTCCAAGTGTTGTCTGCAATATTAATACCAGTAGATCTTGTTTGATTTCCACCCCAATCATAGGCAACTAACACACTATCATTATAAAAAAAACCATAAGCACCTTGTCTTGCAATAATGCCTCTAAAGCCTCCACCTGGTGCGCTTGTTTTTGTCCAAGCTGATAATGTGCCTGAAGATTGTTGCAATGTAGAACTATTACCAAAATTTATATAGTCATTAGTTCCATCAAAAATAAAACTTCCATTATTAGAAGAGGTAAATCCAACTCCATTTACAAGAGTCCCAACAATACCACCTACTAATCCATTTGCAGTAAAACCAGCTCCTGAATAACTTCTTGTATTTCCAGCATCTAATTGAACAATTAATCCATCAGTAACTTCGATAGGTCCAATATCAATGCCCATTATTTATAACCCATAGATAGCTTTATAAGTGTTGTAGTTAGTTGCTACTTCGTCAGCTGTCAATCCTCTGTTGTATACTTGAAAACTACCTACTCTCATAGCACAATAACTTCCCTCACCCATATTTGTACCGTCTTCAGCACCTAAAGCATAATGTAAATTAAAGCCATTGTTAAAAGGAGCTTGTCTTGTTAAAGTTGCAGTGCCGATTGATGCCCCATTAATATATGCAGTAAGGGTAGTTCCAGAGTAAGTCCAGCCAAGGTTATACCAAGTATTGAAAGATTTTGATGAACTTGTCACTCTATTAACTAAATTACCATGCCAAACACTAAAAGATATTAGACCACCACTTGATATTTCAATGTTTGAATCGTGCCAAGCTGAGTTTACAACAGCTTGGCCTATTTCAGAAACAATAACCCCTTGCTCAGTAGGATAACACCAAATAAAAATTGATTGGGCTGTAGATTTATTAGGAGATGTTCCACTTATCTGCGCATTTAAGGATGTTGAAGTCATAACGTATTGATTAGAACCATTTAAGGATATATATCCACCGTCACTGCTGGAATAAGTTGGACTATTAGCTAAAGTCGCATTACTATTACCTACATCATCAGTCCATGTTGAGCCAGAAGGAGGTGCTGTTTTCAAGTGACAAATTAACCCAGAACCAACAACTGCTACACGAGTTGAAAAGATTCTACTTAAAGGTTTATGTTGACTGGAAAATGTGTTTAATGGCATTATATTTTATCCGTAAGTGGAATATTGACCTAAAACTGTCCAAGCAGATCCAGTTCTAATTAAACTGAAACCGACTATATCAACCTTACTTGCCGTTCCAGTTGGGGTAATATTATTTACCCATTTTATTGTTTGCGCACTACCATCTATTTGAAGTGCTGTTGACATATAAGGAGTGACACCTTGTGCTAATACTAAAGTCACACCAATGGCTCTATCATTTGTAGTTGGAACATTTGTTATATTTGCTGTAAAGTTATTGGAAATAGAGCTGTGATAAAAAATTGAACCTGTTGACAAATCGTGTGTAACTGTTCCTGTAGCAGATGTTTTTGTAGTTAATTTTTCTGATGTATATGTAAGAGTTGTTAAGCCAGAGATACTTAAATCTGATCCAATATTTAAAGTTCCACCAATACCAACTCCACCTGTTACTACTAATGCTCCAGTAGTTGTAGATGAAGAGTTTGTAGTTGAAGTGATAACAACATTACCACTTGAACTCAAGCTAGATACTCCCATACCTCCATCAGCGCCTACTCTAAATCTAGTAACAGCATTTTTTTGTAAATTTATTAAGTCGCCATTAAAAGCTGATATTGCATTTGCAGCAATAAGTGTTCCATCAACACTTCCGTTAAAAGAACCAATTGTTTGTTCAATCAATAATGCAGCAGAAGTAGAAGTAGGTAGTTCTTCACCTGGAAAATTACCTAATCTTAAGCCATTAGTTGTAGTATTGAAGAATAAACTTCTTGTTCCACCAAACCCACTACCAGATTTATATTGAACACTTCCGTCTAAAGCGCCACCTGAAGAACCTCCAGAAGTAATCATCGGCACCCAACTCATTACACCAGCAGAAGTGGATTGCAATACTGATGAACCAGTAGCCGGAGATGTTGCTGGTAATGTATATACTGTATTACCTGTAGCAGATGAAACAAAAGCTGTGTAATTTGCTCCATTAAATAATTGAAGTCTTCCACCAACAGAAACTGACTGACCAATTCCTACTCCACCATATACCCATAAAGAGCCTGATGTAGTAGACGTAGAGGCAATATTTCCACCAATAGATATTCCAGTGCCGGTAAACTGTAAATTAGCATTTTCGCTAACGGCATTAGATGAGGCTGGATAAAAAGCAGCATAGGTCGCAGTTCCACTATTTACTGTGCCTGAACTGGATCCCCCCATAATATTGGTTGCAACGCCATTGCCACCAGTAGTGATATCTAAAAAGAAACCTCTTGCAGAACCACCTTGCTCAAAGAATCTAAGTCTATTTTGGAAGATATCAATTGTTACACCGTTAGTAATTGTGGAGTTGGTAGCTGGCTTGTTAAGGAAAATCTCTCCGCCTTCATCACCAAAACTCTGCATAATGCTTAATTTGGTATTTGCATTTGCAGCAACAAATAAATCGCCTTGAACTCCCACTCCTCCGCTTACGACTAATGCGCCTGTAGAAGATGATGTTGAAGATGTCGTAGATGTTACTGCTAATCCAGAAACATGTAATATTTCAGTAGATGGATTAAATGATATTGTTGAATCACTTGAAACAGCAGAGCCAGCAGATAACGATGATGGTGTAAATAAAATTGGATGGAAAACATTTGCGTTTCCAGCTGTGTTTACTACAATATTTTGCGCTGTATTTCCAGAAGCTGTCATAGGCACCCAGCTCATTACACCAGCAGCGGTAGACTGTAATACTGAAGATCCTGTTGCTGGACTTGTGGCTGGCAATGTATAGACTGTGTTGCCAGTTGCAGAAGAAACAAATGCAGTGTAGTTTGAGCTATTGAATAATTGTATCCTTCCACCAACACTTACAGATTGACCAATACCAACTCCGCCTGTTACAACTAAAGAGCCTGTTGAAGCTGTATTTGATGCCGTAGTTGAGGTTATTGCAGCACCAGAAACGCTCAGTATATCTGAAGATGGATTATATACTAATGTGGTGTTAGAAGATACCGCTAAGCCAGAAGCCGAGCCAAAAGATGGTGTGAATAATAATGGGTGATTTGCATTTGTAGATGCTGAAATTACATTTATATTTGTAGCAGTAGTGGCAATTCCTGAAGAAGTTGCATTTCCTACAAATAATGTTGATTGAGCTACATATGTTGGAGTGGCACCAGATCCAGCTGAAGTTAAAACATAACCTGAATTTGAATTTGCAGTTAATCTTGCCCAAGTAGAAGAAGTATTTGCGTAAAGTATATCGCCTACTGTAAATGTAGTTTGGAGACCAGTGCCACCATAAAAGGCTGTAATTGAAGTTCCAGACCAAACACCAGTAGTAATTGTGCCTAAAGCTGTGAGACTAGAATTTGTTACTCCTGTTCCTAAAGATGAACTAGAAAGAATAGTGGTATTATTTATTTTATATGTATTACCTGATGCTAAATTGAGAGATTCAGAAGATGACCAACCTGTACCTGTATACCAATTTATAGATTTATCAGTAGCACCACGAAGAGTTATACCGCCACCTTCAGCAGTAACGTCGGATGGAGTTACAACAGAACCTAATTCAATATTTTTATCATCAACGGTCAAGGTTACTGAATTTATTGTAGTTGTTGTGCCATTTATTGTCAAATCACCAGCAACATATAAACTACCGCCAATTCCCACTCCACCAACAATTGTAAGAGCGCCTGAAGATGAATTTGTGGCTGCAGTTGTGTAGCCTATATTTATAGATGTCCCAGTATTTGTAAAACTTAAAGAACCAGTTATTGCAGTTCCAGCAGTAGGATAGTATGGAATTGAATTGAGTGAACCATCGTAGACAGTTCCAGCTCCGCCTGCACTTCCCCCAGTAACAGTCATAGGCACCCAACTCAATACACCAGCAGAAGTGGATTGTAATACTGAACTTCCTGTAGCTGGACTAGTTGCTGGTAAAGTATAGACTGTATTGCCAGAAGCAGAAGAAACAAAAGCAGTGTAATTTGCTCCATTGAACATCTGCAACCTACCACTTATAGATGCAGACTGACCAATACCAATTCCTCCACTTAATACAATAGAACCAGTGGTAGATGAAACTGAATTTGTATTATTGACAACAAAAAGATTATCAGCACTTACTCCAATTCCGCTTGATAATATAAAACTTCGCTTTATTGCCATTACTAAATCCTCATAACAGAACAAGCAATTTTATAAGTTGTTACTGCATTTGTTGGTGTTACTAAAAATCTCATATTGCCACCAGAAATATCTCCATCAAATGTTGATCCAATTGCACCAGTATTGACCATCGCATATTCAGTCATAAATACTTGGCTATCATCGTGCACCATCAAAATTTCTTGTGAATGATAATTTGAGCCAGATGTTACTTGCACAACCATTTTTGCTGTTCTAAATGATGATGCGTCTATTGACAATGCAACTTGATTTGCAGTGGTGGCAGATGTAACTAACGTAGATGAAATTTGGTCATAAACTCCATTGATACTAAAAGATGATGCATAAACTGTTCCTGCAACACCTACTCCCCCATCAACAATTAAAGCGCCCGTAGAAGTTGATGTAGAAGGTGTAGTGTTGGTTATATGAATTGGTTGTGATAAATCAATTCCACTACCAAGAGCAATTTCAACCCATTGAGCCGTATCGACATCATTGTAATAAACAAGCAAACCACCATCTAAAGAATTGAACCAAAGATCAGCATTTTTTGGACTGGCTGGAGGTGTATCAGAAACAGTTAATGGAGTAACTGTAGTCCAGCCAACTCCTGAAGGCTTCGAAGAATCTGCGCCAAGTACATAACTATTAATGCCCACTGGAAGTTTTATGAATGTACTTCCTGAACCAACTAATAAATCACCCTTTGTGTAAGAGTTATATCCCGTTCCACCATAAAGAGAAGTTATTAATGTTCCAGCCCAACTACCAGAAGTAATTACACCATTATTTAAAACTACACCAGAAATACTATCTGCAGTTGATGTTCCAGTAAATAAACTTCCACCAATTCCAACTCCACCAGTAACAGTAAATGCTCCGGTAGATGTCGAAGTGGAAACTGTATTTGAAGAAATTACAGTGTCGTTCGTAAAAGTTTTGACACCAGCAAAAGATTGTGCTAATGTTGAAACAAGACCAGTAGCACCAGTTCCAGCAATCGGAACATTGAAAGTATGTGTTGAACCAGATGAGGATATATTGAATCCTGATCCAGATGTTCCAGTAGCAAAATATTGAATTGATGATGTGAGAGCATTTATTGTTGTTACACCAGTAGATGCAGCAACGGACCACTTTACACCACCAGGAGCAGTATTGTCTGCTGTAAGAACAAAATTATTTGTTCCTATTGGCAATTTATATAAAGTTGATCCAGCACCAACTAGTAAATCCCCAACTGTGTATAAATTGTATCCTGTTCCACCATAGAATGCAGTTATTGCAGTTGCTGACCAAGTGCCAGTTGTAATTGTTCCTACTGCTGTTAGGGAAGAATTTGTAACTCCAGTTCCTAAAGATGTTGAGGAAAGAACTTGAGTACCATTAATTCTATAAACATAGCCGGATGAAAGATTAGTATCTCCAGCTACGTGAAGTTTGTAAGATGGATTAGAAAGTCCTATGCCAACATTTCCAGCAAACTCACCCATTGCAACAGTGCCATCAGCATTAGCACGTAATAAGGGTAGGCCAGATATATCATTTACGGCAAATATCCAACCAGAAGATAGATTGTTGTTTATTGAGAATAATTGCCCAGAACTACCATCAAAAGAAAGTGAATTGTCAGCAAGTACAGACAATGTTATTGGAGAGTTTGTTGTTCCAATAAATGCCATAGAAGGAATGACAGTAGTGCCAGCCGAGCCCAATGTTGCTTGGCTGAAATAAAGTCTTCCAATTGCGGAATTTCCAACATTTAAGTCAGTGGCTGTATATACTGTTCCGCCGATACCTACACCGCCTGTTACAACTAAAGCTCCAGTAGTTGAGCTTGTAGATACAGTTGAACCTGTGACTGCCAATCCAGATACAGAAAGAATATCTGTGAATGGATTGTATACAAAAGTATTTTCTGTTGAAACAGCTGCTCCAGAAGCAGTTCCTGATGCTGGAGTAAACAATACTCGATGGTTAGTATTTGTGGTAGCTGAAACAACATTTATATTTGTAGCAGTAGTTGCAAATCCAGAAGTTATTGCATATCCAGATTGATGGGCGTATGTTGCAGTAGTGGCTAAACCAGCAGTTATACCATAACCAGACTGATGAGCGTAAGTGGCTGTTGTGGCTAACCCTGAAGTAATAGCGTACCCTGCTTGATGTGAGTACGCAGCAGTTGTAGCTAAACCTGCTGTTATTGCATAACCAGATTGATAAGAATAACTTGAAGTGGAAGCAAATCCTACAGACAAAGTAGATGGTGCTACATATGTTGGAGTAGCACCAGAACCTGCAGAAACTAATACATATCCAGAATTTGAATCTGCAGTTAGTCTTCCCCAAGTGCTTGTAGTGTTAGCGTAAAGAATATCTCCAACAGTAAATGAAGGAACTAATCCAGTTCCACCATACAATGCTGTAACTGCAGTTGCAGACCAAACTCCAGTGGTAATTGTTCCTACAGCAGTAAGTGAAGAATTTGTTACACCTGTTCCAAGAGAAGAACTTGAAATAACATTGGTGCCATTTATTTTGAAAGTGTTGCCTGATGCTAAATTAAAACTTTCTGAAGATGACCAACCCACCCCAGAATACCAGTTTATAGATTTATCAGTAGCACCACGTAAAGTGATACCTCCACCTTGAGCAGTCAAATCAGATGGGCTTGCAACAACACCAAGTTCAATATTTTTATCAGCAACTGTTATTGTTGTCGAATTGATTGTAGTAAATGTACCTTGAACATTAAGGTCGCCTTGGACATTAAGTGTTCCGCCTACTCCTACTCCACCAGTAACAACTAAAGCGCCAGTAGTATAAGAACCTGAACCTGTGCTATCTGTTATTGAAACAGCATTTGTGAAAGTTTTGATTCCGGCAAAACTTTGTGCTTGTGTAGACACTAAGCCTGTAGCACCTGTACCAGCAATTGGAATATTTAGTGTATGTGTTGAGCCAGAAGATGAAAAGGCAGGGACAGTTCCAGAATAACCAAACGCTAGGTCTTGTTTAGATGCAGTTAAACCGTTTATGTTGGTAATTGCAAAACCAGATACATTAGCCCACTTGATACCACCTGGAACAGCACTATCTGCAACTAAAATAAAATTATTAGTACCAACAGATAGTTTAGATAATGTTGCACCAGCACCAACTAGTAAATCACCAGTACTGTAAGTTTGGAAACCAGTGCCACCGTAGAATGAAGTGATGGTGTTTCCAGCCCAAGAACCAGTGTGAATAGGTGCGTTAAATCTACCTGTGGATGGGTTGTAATATAAACTGTTATTAGTTGATAAAGCTGTTCCACTAAAGAATGGGATGTTGTAATCAGCATTTACAATTGTATTGTTAGAAGAAACTGTAAGTGCTAATGTTGCAGTACTAGCTAAACCAGAAGTTATAGCATACCCTGATTGATAGGAGTAACTTGATGTAGCAGCAAATCCTGAGGTAATTGCATACCCGGATTGATAAGCATAATTTGCAGTTGTGGCAAAACCAGACGTTATTCCATATCCAGATTGATATGCATAACCAGCTGTTGTTGCAAATCCTGAAGTAATCGCATATCCAGCTTGATGTGAATATGTTGCAGTAGTAGCGAATGCAGATGAACCTGACGTTATTGCATATCCAGATTGATATGCATAGCTAGCTGTTGTAGCAAATCCTGAGGTTATTCCATAACCAGATTGATATGAATAATTAGCGGTTGTAGCAAATCCGGAAGTTATTGCATATCCTGATTGATGTGCATAATTTGCTGTAGACGCAAAACTAGCAGTTGTAGCAGTACCTGTAAGGTCACCGATGATAGCGCTTGTAAATGTTTTCTGACCTGCAATTGTTTGAGCAAGTGTTGATATAAGACCAGTTGCACCAGAGCCTGCTATTGGTATATTGAATGTATGTGTAGATCCAGAAGAAGATATATTAAATCCAGTTCCAGAAGTTCCTGTGGCAAAATATTGTAATCCTACATTTAAGCCATTTAAGGTTGTTAATCCAGTTGCAGCAGTTGGAGACCAAGTCAAACCTGTTGAAGATAAAGAATTTACAGTTAAAACATAACTATCAGCACCTACACCTAATTTAATAAATGTATTACCGGCACCAACTAAAATGTCACCTTTAGTATATGAATTATATCCAGTACCACCGTAGAAAGCTGTTATTGCTGTAGCAGCCCAAACACCAGTAGTAATTGTTTCCACTGCTGTTAATGAAGAATTCGTAACTCCAGTACCCAAAGAAGTAGCTGAAAGAACTGAAGTCCCGTTTATTCTATAAACATAAGAAGATGATAAATTAGTATCACCTACAACGTGCAACTTGTAAGATGGATTTGAAAGACCAATACCAACATTAGCAGCAAATTCTGCCATCGCTATCGTTCCATCAGCGTTTGCACGGATTATTGGAAGACCAGATATATCTCCAACATTGAAAATCCAACCTGATGAAAGATTGTTGTTAATCCCAAATAGTTTTCCAGATGTGCCTTCCCAAAGTAATGAATTATCTGAGAGAACGGTAAGTGTAATTGGAGCAGCAGTAGTGCTACCAATAAACGCCATAGATGGATTTGTAGCGCCAGTATATCCTAGGGCAGCCTGATTGAATGAAAGTTGTCCAGATACACCTAAACCGCCATAAACTGTCAAAGCCCCAGTATTGAATGCAGTTGACCCAGTCGTTGATGAAATAATTACATCATTAGTGAAAGTCTTAACGCCAGCAAATGATTGAGCTAAAGTTGATACTAAACCAGTGGCTCCAGTGCCAGCAATCGGAATATTAAAAGTATGTGTACTTCCAGAAGAAGCAATATTGAATCCAGTTCCAGAAGTTCCAGTTGAGAAGAATTGAGCAGAAGCAGTAAGGCCATTTACCGAAGTAATTGAAAGGCCTGCGATATTATTCCACTTAACTCCACTTGCTGTTGTAGCATCAGCGACTAGTACAAAATTATCTGCACCTACATTTACCTTAATGAATGTAGATCCAGCTCCAACTAAAATATCACCCTTAGTGTAAGAATTATAACCAGTACCACCATATAATCCGGTTATTAATGTACCAGCCCAAACACCAGTACTTATTGTTCCTACTGCTGTTAATGAAGAGTTAGTAACCCCTGTGCCTAAGGATGTTGCTGATAATACACTGTTTCCACCAATGCTGTATGCTTGACCTGACAGTATATTGACGGATGTTGCACCAAAAGCTCCTGAAGTAGCATTGAAAGTAAAGAAGTTGTTTACAGATGCGCCAATACCTGAAGCTGAAGACGCAGTATTGGAAAGTACTGGATAGAATAGTCCAGAAACAGCACTTGAAATGTTAAAGTTTGCTGCAGTTGTTGCAAATGCTGAGGTGTTAGAACTTCCAGAAGTAATTGCATATCCGGACTGATGCGAATAGTTTGCTGTTGTTGCTAATCCAGAAGTTAACCCATATCCAGATTGGTATGAATATGTTGCTGTAGATGCAAAACCAGATGTAATAGCATATCCAGATTGATGAGAATATGTAGCAGTTGTAGCTAATGCAGCAGAACCAGAGGTAATTGCGTATCCAGATTGATGAGAATAAGCAGAAGTTGTCGCAAGCCCTGAAGTGATGGCGTATCCTGACTGATACGCATATGTGGCAGTTGAAGCAAATCCAACTGATAAAGTATTAGGATTTACATAAGTTGGAGTTGCCCCTGAACCAGCAGAGACTAGTACAAATCCTGAGTTTGAACTTGCAGCTAATCTTCCCCAAGTTGTTGAGGTATTAGCATAAAGAATATCACCAACAGTAAATGCAGGTACTAAACCAGTTCCGCCATATAACGCAGTAATGGCAGTAGCTGACCAAGTTCCTGAAGTAATAATTCCAGCAGTTTGTATTGAAGAAAATATTACTCCAGTTCCTAATGCGTTGCTTGAAAGAACATTAGTTCCATTTATCTTAAAAGTATTGCCAGATGCTAAATTCAAAGATTCAGAGGATGACCAACCTACGCCCGAGTACCAGTTTATGGATTTGTTAGTAGCTCCACGTAAAGTTATTCCGCCACCTTCGGCAGTTAAATCTGTCGGAGTTGCTACAACGCCTAACTCAATATTTTTATCTGCAACAGTGATAGTTGTAGAATTTATAGTAGTGAATGTACCTTGGATATTAAGGTCGCCTTGGACGTTAAGTGTTCCTCCAATACCAACTCCACCAGTTACAGTTAAGGCTCCAGAGGTATATGACCCAGAACCAGTACTATCTGTTATTGAAACAGCATTTGTGAAAGTTTTTATTCCAGCAAAAGATTGTGCTTGAGTTGAAACTAAACCAGTAGATCCTGTCCCTGCTATTGGTATGTTTAATGTGTGAGTGGACCCAGAAGATGAAAAGGCTGGTACAGTTCCGGTATATCCAAATGCTAAATATTGGATTCCTGTATTTAAACCGTTAAGCGTAGTTAATCCAGTTGCAGCAGTGGGTGACCAAGTTATTCCTGTAGATGATACTGATGATGCTGTTAAGACGTAATTGTCAGTACCGACATTTAACTTGATAAATGTATTGCCAGCTCCGACTAAAATATCGCCTTTAGTGTATGTATTGTATCCAGTGCCACCGTAAAAAGCTGTGATAGTGCTGCCTGACCAAGATGCACTAGTTATTACACCATTATTAACTACAACACCAGACAGACTTGACGGAAGTGAAGAGGATAAGAATAAACTTCCACCAATTCCAACACCACCAGAGACTATCAACGCACCTGTAGAAGAAGATGTTGAATCTGTAGCGGCTGTTATTGCTAATCCAGATGTAGATAAAATGAATGTAGAGGGATTAAAAGAAATAGTTGTATTGGAAGATACAGCTACTCCAGAGCCACTAGCCGTTGATCCGAATATTAATGGATGAGCTAAATTACTAGTAGCATTTACAACATTTATATTAGCTGATGTGGTAGCAAATCCAGCTGTAAGTCCATACCCAGATTGATGAGAATAGGAAGCGGTAGTTGCAAAACCTGCAGTAATCCCATAACCTGATTGATGGGCATAACCGGCAGTAGTTGCAAATCCTGAAGTTATTCCGTATCCTGATTCATAAGAATATGAAGCTGTTGTTGCAAATCCAGCTGTAATACCATAACCAGACTGATGAGCATAAGAAGCAGTAGTTGCAAAACCTGAAGTATTAGAACTTCCAGAAGTAATTGCATATCCTGCTTGATGTGAATAACCTGATGTAGTTGCAAAACCTGAGGTAATCCCATAACCAGATTGATAAGCATAATTAGCAGTATTAGCAAATCCTGAAGTTATTCCATATCCTGATTCATAAGAATATGAAGCTGTTGTTGCAAATCCTGATGTTATTCCGTAGCCAGATTGATATGCATAATTAGCTGTGGTTGCAAATCCTGAAGTAATTGCATACCCTGCTTGATAAGCATAACCAGCAGTAGTAGCAAATCCTGAAGTGTTGGAACTTCCTGAAGTAATTGCATATCCTGCTTGATGAGAATATGCTGCTGTAGTAGCAAATCCAGCTGTGATACCATAACCGGACTGATGAGCATAAGAAGCAGTTGTTGCGAATCCAGAAGTGATTGCATACCCAGACTGATGGGCATATGAAGCTGTTAAAGCAAATCCAGCGGTTGTTGCCGTCCCTGTAAGATCTCCAATTATTGCAGATGTAAAGGTTTTTTGTCCAGCAAATGTTTGGTTTGATGTAGAAACTAAACCAGTTGCTCCAGCTCCTGCAATTGGAATATTGAATGTATGTGTTTCACCAAAAGAAGAAATATTTGGAAAATCGCCAGAGTAACCAAATGAAAAATATTGGCTTGTAGCAGTTAATGAATTAAGAGTCGTTATTCCAGTTGCTGCAGTTGATCTCCAGGTTATTCCAAAAGCTGCTGTACTATCAGCTGTAAGAACTAAACTATTAGAGCCAACAGGAAGGGGATATAATGAAGTTCCAGCACCAACTAAAATATCACCAAGATTATAAGAAGTATTACCAGTTCCTCCACCTTGAACATTTAAGATATAAAATGTTTTCCAGCTAGTGCCGTCAAATCTCCAAGATTTTCCATTTGCTGAATAAATCTGATTTGTTGATGGTGATGGGGGGAAATTAAGTGCTGCCATTAGTTATCCGAATTTTTGGAGGTGCTTATTAAATATTCTGCGTAGTTCATATATTTTATTTCTTCAAGAGTAAGCTAAATCTAAATCGCAAAGGTAATTTGTTCCATCATAATAAATTTTTATCATATCTATGGCATTTGAAGATGTAGATAAAGTTTTATTACCACCTTTGAATTTTAGAGATGCATTTGGTGTTAAAGTGTGATTTCCGGAAGCATTTTGTCTAACAATTAATTTTAGGGAAGAGCCAGATTGCATATTTATTGGTACATTCAAAGAAAGCCCACCATTTAAAATTATTTTTTGTATACTTCCATCATTCCAATTAGGTGTAATAGAACCAGAAGATGTACCATAATCATATACAGTTTCTAGATATCCATAACTTGCTAAAAAGTAAGAAGCTGATATTACTGTAGTTGAACCAGCAGACCCCTGTGAAGGTCCATTGCCAATTTCAACCCATTGTGAAGTACTGTCAACATCTACAAAATAAACACTTAAAGAACCATCTATAGAGTTCCACCAAAGGTCACCAGTTATAGCAGGTAATGGAGCAGTTTCAGAAACATTGACATTAGAAACATAAGTCCAGCCCAATCCACTTGCAAAAGCAGAATTGGCTTGCAAAATATAGCCATTTGATCCTGATGGCAAATTAATTATTGATGTTCCAGCACCTACTAGCAAATCACCAAGGCTATAAGAAGTTTTTCCAGTACCACCATAAATACTTAGTAATGGTTCATTTGGTAAAGAAAGGCTTCCATAAATTGTAACGCCATTTCCTGAAATTAAACCATTTTGAAATGTTTTTACACCACCAAAGGTTTGAGCAAATCCTGAAACTAGACCTGTAATTCCAACTCCAGCAACTGGAATATTGAATGTATGTCCATTACCAGCTGAAGAGATATTGAATGTATTTCCATTAAATCCAGCATACAAAAATTGAGAAGAAGCGCCAAGACCATTTATTTGAGTGATTCCAATTCCAATATTGTTGGGAGGATCCACGCCACCAAATGCACTGTTGATTTCAACCCATTGTGAGGTATCTACATCAACATAATAAATATTTAATGCGCCGTTTTCAGAATTGTACCAAAGGTCTCCAGCACTTGAAGAATATGGGGGCGGATACTCACTTATATAAACCGAGGTACCAACACCAGTGCCACCACCGCCAGAGTTAGCTATCCATCTTAAACCAGAAGGAGTACTATTATCTGCAGCTAGTATAAAGTTGTCTGACCCAACTGAAAGCTTTACAAATGTGTTGCCAGAACCAACTAAAATATCACCTTTAGTATATGAATTGTATCCTGTACCACCATAAAAACCTGTAATTAAACTACCAGCCCAGGATCCAGATGTTATTACTCCGTTATTTGCAACGATACCAGAAATACTAGATGGAAGTGAGCTGGTAACAAATAAACTTCCACCTATGCCTACTCCACCTAAAACAACTAAAGCGCCAGTAGAGGTTGAAGTGGAAACTGTGCTTGAGGAAAATATGGTATCGCTAGTAAAAGTTTTTGAACCATCAATAGTTTGTGCTATTCCGGTAATTAAACCAGTAATGCCAATACCAGCAATAGGTATATTAAATGTATGAGTTGAGCCAGAAGAAGATATGTTAAATCCAACGCCAGAAATTCCTGTTGCAAAATATTGCTGACTGGAAGTTAAGTTATTGAGCGAAGAAATTCCCGAACCGCCACCGCCTGTATTAGGGATCCAACTCAATCCAGAAGAAGTGGATGAATCAACAGAAAGAATATAACTATTGGTGCCTACAGGAAATGGAATAATTGTGGAACCAGCACCAACAATTAAGTCTCCTAAATTATAAGAAGTAAAGCCTAAACCACCACTTGATGCTGGAATAATGCCTTTTGGACCAATATATCTCCATCCGACAATCTTGAATGGGCCGCTTGTTGAAATTAGTGTGCTGATACTTGTAGTATCATTATTGAAAACTAAAATTCCAGTTTGATAATCAAAAAGCCAGTTTGAGTTATCAGATTTTGTAATTAGATTATTATTTCTGTCAAAAACTTTGATTTCATAACCAGCGCCAGGAACTGTACCAAAAGCATCATACTTATCAGAAACCCAATCGCCTAATCTTTGAGCTTCTGAAGCTTGTGTCCCATCATTAGCTGCAGTTGTATTTGCCCACCCTGATGTCGCAAACCAAGTTAGATTTCCAGGAACAGATGTATCAACAGCAAGAGTTTGCCCAAATGCCGCTGTAGGTCCGTAATAAAATAAATTTTCAGAAACTCCATAACCAGCATATCCAGTGCCGGGTATTAGTCCCGTTTTGATGTCTGGTAAATAAAGCTCAAGTGTTGATGCGCCTTTTTCTTCTGGCAGGCCTTTACCAACGCTAGTGGTAACTCTTTTATTACTTAGCTTCTTAAAACTTGTATCTGTTTGTGTCCAGGGCATATTATGAACTCGTTATACTTGTCATACTGTAAGTATTGTTTCTAAAAATAACTACAGCTCTATATCTAGCGGAATTACCAGCGCCTGCTACACCTGTAGTCTTAACTCCTATTGACCAACCTAATGCGCCGCCTGAAGCAGATGTTTTTGCTGAAATTGCAGCAGATCTAGTAGATCCATTGTTAGAATTTGAGCCTTGTAATACTCCTAAATCAAACCACAAAGCGTCTCCATCTAAATAAAGTAAAACATTTATGTTTCCTGTCCCATAAGGTGCTATATTTGAAGCTGTAAAACCTCCGAATGTCAAAGTTCCAGTACTTGCTGATGTTTTGTAGAAATATCTTTGATATTCTTGATCACCAGAGAAAGTGTGCGTACCGCCCCATTGAGTATCATAATCAGATGCTAATGGGTATTGCAATGTGCCAGATCTAACTTGAGCATTACCATTAGCCATATCAATAGTAGAAGTAAAAGCTATACCTGAACCTATAACCAATCTTCTTGCCTCATCTTGAAAACCATCAAATGTGTCTGTAGAAATTGTTCCATAAGTATTAATTGCTTTAGTTATAGTTGCATTGGAAGCTGCAGTTGTTCCGTGGGCTTTGTAAATTGTTACAGTCAAATACTTATTGAATGAAGACTGACTTGCAACAGATAAAGAGACTCTGACGTGATTAGAGCCTGATTTATCTAATTCGTCAGTATATAAAGGAGGACTTGCTGGCAAGCCTGTTGCAGTATTTAAACCAGTAGCTGAAATTGCATAAACTTGCGTAACATTATAAGCACAACTGTAAATACCAGCTGCACCTTTGAAATAAACACTAAAACCTGTGCCTGAAGCGTAATATGAAATTCCAGAAAGCCATTTGTCAGACTGACTATATGTTGATGCAGTGGCCGCCTGTGAAAAAACTGGACTGCCATTAGACGCTGACCAAGGGTCTTTCCACATTTCATATGTATTTGTCAATTGACTGTTTTCAGTGTGAGAAATAAATACTCCCTCGTATCCAGGATTGGGCTGTGTGTACGCTGAAATTTGAGCATTTGCTTTAGTCCATATGCTGTTATATGTCCCTAATGCAGAAAGCCTTAAATTATTATTTGTAAATCCAACAGTGTAGTTTGTTGTCAGATCGATAGTACCAACACCACCACCTGTTGAAGTTAAGAAATTATATCTCTTAAAGAATATTGTTCCATAAGTGGATGTTGTCAAACTACCAGCAGAGAATGTAGTGCTAGTGTTTGCTGTATTTAATGTATGAGCCCCAGATAAGTAATATTTACTAGTTATCAGGCTGCCAGTACCATAGCCAGCTTGATACCATTCTGTACCTAAGCCAGCTGATATCCTAACTGTATAGTAAGTAGGAACACTGCTTGCGACTAATGATGTTCCAGTTAAGTAGCTAGGTCTGGCAGGAGCTAAAAGGGCCAGTAATTCATTCACATCATCAAAAGCGTTGGAAATTGTAGTATTGTTAGTCCAAGTTGAAAAGAAACCATCAGTATAAACTCCATCAGTTGGAGTACCAATAGTAGTTGTTCCAGATCCTCCGCTAGTAGCAGTCATTGGAACCCAAGATAGATTTCCAACAGTGTCTGAACTTAATACTGAAGTGCCAGTTGCTGGACTACTTTGTGGCAAAATATATGTTGTAGAGGCTGTAGAACTTGATTTAAATCCAGTGTAGTAACTACCATTCCAGAAATTCAGACTTCCATCTAAATTTATTGTTTGTCCTACACCAACGCCACCTGTGACGGTTAAAGATCCAGTAGAAGTAGTTGTCGATGCTACTGAACTTGAAACAATTAAGTTATTTGTGAAAGTTTTATTTCCAGCAAATGATTGATCCAATGTTGAAATAAGACCAGTGGCAGCAATTCCAGCTATAGGTATGTTGAATGTGTGTGTTGAGCCTGAAGAGACAATATTGAAACCAGACCCACTTGTACCAGTTGCAAAATATTGAGTTGCACTTGTTAAATTATTTAAATAAGCAATACCGCTAATTCCAGTAGCGCTTAAACTGGAAAATACTAAACTTCCAGCGTCATAGGTGATTGCAATTCCAGGACCAGCAACCAAGCTGTGCCATTCAACATCTGCTCCGCAATTAGATACAGAAAGGACTTGATTGGGTGTTCCTAATGGTAATCTTGCCCAGCTTGCACCATCAAAATGTAATATGTCACCTTGAACTTCGTATGGTATTGTTAGCTTGCTGGCATCAAATGTTTGGCTTGTTGAAAAAGTAATTGGCTGGGAGTAAGTTTGAGTTCCAGTCCAATTGAAATTATAAGCTTCATTGATTGAAACACTACCATATGATGTAATTGGATTTGAGGATAACGATATACCGCTTCCAGCAGTAATACTTGTAATCCCAGAACCTACAGCAACCCAAGAACTTCCATTGTATAGGTCTAACTTGTTAGTATCTGTGTTGTAATAAACTTGTCCAGCAGTTCCAGAAGCAACTCTAGTAGTTAAGTTGGCAAATCTTAGGAACTGGCTTCCCATTGAGATAGCGCCAGTAGGAGTATTGCCACCATCTAGTCTTAAATATCTATTGTCTGCAAAAGACTGAGTAATTCCAGAAGTACCAGTCGAAGCAATTTCATTCCAAGTAGACCCGTCGTAAACCTTAAGAACACTGTAAGTTGTATTAAAATATAAAGCTCCACTTACACCAGTGCCAGGATCGCTTGGACCAGAACCTACAGCAAGACCATATTTTCCTGGGTCTGGCTGAAATATAATATTAGACGGAACAATGTCTCCTGATTTTTTGATATAAAAATCAGGTGCTATCGAAAAAGTAAAAACCCCACTATTTATGTTTAAGGTTAAACCGCTATCTGGGTTGACCTTAAATGACAAATCTCCACGTAAAGTATTGAGAGATGTTACTACGTTGGATCTTTGCAGAGAACCAACAATTAGTCTAGGGGGTACTATATAAAAATCAGACATTTGTTATTTTTGACAAATCAAACGAAATAAGGCCATAGACATTTTTTACAGTTATTGATTGATATAAATTATATTCATTGCAGATAGAGTATAAACTTTTATGAATAATCGATAAAGGTAGTGATCTGGATTATATTGAAAGAAAAATCTATAAATCGGTTTGGTTTCTAAGATGATGAAATCATTTAAGGAGTTTGAATAATGCCAACTTATCCATCTTCGCTTTTATTGGGAGTTGCACCAGGAATAAGATCTGTTAACAATTATAATAACAGATTTGAATTTAGATTTGACAATGAGCCAACTGCAATGTCACTCGCTGGTTTTGCAATTTCAGCAGGTACAGGCGCAACATTACAAAGTTCACCTACATATTCAGGTAATGTTCTAACAGGTTCTGGTTCAACAACTTTATTTATAGATGGTGTTTTATATACTGATACTGCAACAACAGTTTTAGTAAAAGACCAATCTAATGCAATTCAGAATGGTGTCTATACTCTTTCTAAAGCTGGTTCTGCATCTACATACTGGCAATTAACAAGAGACACCAGATTTGATGAAGATGCTGAGCTTAAGAGAAATACAATTTTCTCTGTCACAAACGGAACTGTAAACGCATCCCAGAAGTTCTTCTTATCTTCTGACGAGCCTATTATTCCAGGTACTAGTAGCATAACATTCGGCGCTCTTGGCACTACTGTTGTTTATCCAAGTGCTGCAAAATATCCTACTGACGTAAATGTAGGTACAGCAGAAAGAACAAGCGCAACAATGTTTATTGAAGACTTTAGGTCTATGCTTAATACAATTCAATATGACTTGACAGCTTTGGAAACTTCTTTTTCAAGCGTTTCAACTGAAGGTTTAAAGTGGATGGCTTCTTCAAACATCAACACAATCCAAAACCTTTATAGAAAATTCAGAAAAATAAGCTATGAAATTACAAAATTAAGAGGCGATATCGACAGAATGAACACTGTTGGATTTGCTGCTTCATTCCCTGGAATTGGTCTTACTTCTACATATCCATCTGGCAAAAATAGATTAACTAATATTGCTGGTGGATATTAGAAGGAATAAGCGTCGGAGAAACAAAATTAATCTATTGAAAACAAAAAATATGTTTATTAGTTTTGTTTCTTCGAAGAAAATGATACGGTATAAGGAGTACTAATATGCCAACATATCCATCAAGTTTATACAAAGGTACAGCAAGATCAGCCAACGGTACTACTAACGATCCAGGCTCATACCTTTGGAACAACTTAACCACCTATCAAGAGTTAAAAGATACTACAATTGGTAATGGCTCTGGCCCTAACGACACAACAACTGTAACTTTTAATTCTGCAGCAAAATACCCAACTGACGTGACATTTGGTGGCACTGCAATTGGTTCATCAACATATGAAGATTTTGATTTAATTCAATCTACTTTATCTACTTTGATTACAAATTATGGTACTGCGGTTTCAGGTATTACAGCAACTGAAAAAGAGATTGCTGCAAACTTCTCTGGAATTTCTTACAACAATCTTCAATCAAAAATGGAGAAGATTGCTTTTGAACTCAACAGATTAATTGCTGATATTACATTAGTTAATGCTGGTACTGCAGTAACAACTGCATTAGGTAGATATCCATCTGGATGGAATAGATTTACCAACACTTCTGGCGGTATCTAATCTTTTTTATCACCTACTAAAAAAGAGGGGAGAGAAATCTCCCCTCTTTTTTTATTTCCAAATTGGCCCTTTCCCAAGTTTAGATTTTAATGCATCTATTGAAAGATGTTCCAATCTCGTTTGAACTAGCATTGTTTTTACAGAGTACCTATTTTTCATATAAGATCCATTGTAAGATCTGTACATATTTCTATAAGCTGTTCTGCTAGGCAATCCTTTTCTGGAGTGTTTTCGCAAATGAACAGATAACTCTTTAGTCCCAATTGCTATATTCCCCTCAATTGTGCGTGGATTATAGACTCTTTTAGGGTCGTAATACCTAATTGATGGTCTGACTAGCTGCATCATACCAATACAGGGTCTACTAGTCATCTTGAATTCACTTTCAACATATGCGGTAGAAGCTATCACATATGGGTCTACTTTGAAAACTGCAGCATACTTTATTATAGCAGCTGTAATTTTCTTTATGTATGATTGCGAATATCTCGGTTGAACAAGTTTGATAAATTTAGAAATTTTTTCTTTTTTATCAAGTTTATCCTTTGATGTTGATACGGAAACTTTCGCATCTTGATGGTATGGTTTCGGTGGTAATTTTACTACTCTCATACTTGTGAGTAAAAGAATAATAGAGATTACTACCTGACTGATTACCTCAATCATTGTCATCTCCTTTTCATTTCAAGCAGGAAATCACTTGAAATCTTTTATATTATAAAATGTAAGTGTTTTAATCTGAGAAAAATCATATGAGTTTACTAGACAATCTTAATAAATACCACAAGAATCCCGAAAATGCAAAACCTAAAGGTAAAATAAATTTATCAAGGTCTTGCGAATCTTGTGGAAACGTTTTACCATTAAATACTGGCTTATTTAGATTCTTGCCAGTATATGCTGAAACTGCGCCTTGGTATAAAGATCGTATTGGTAAAAATGTATGTTTTTCTTGTTTGCCTCCTGAAGTTCAAAATCAGTTATCGAACAATATCACAACTGCATCTAAAAAATCTTATGTTGATGATTTGTTCGTAGAAATTTTTAAGAGTAAATAAATGAATATTTCCAAATTAGCTCAATTGATAAAAGATTTGGAAGAGTCTGGCTTAGAGAATGAAGCGACAGAATTGGCTGATGCTATTACTGAAGAAACAGACCCAAATCAAATCTTAAACAGAGCTGATATCAATAATTTGATAGATAGTATTGCTGGAGGTGTTTTATATCACTTAAAGCTTGATAATAACATTTCTTTTGAAGGAAATAAAGTTTCAGATCAAACTTTATTGGACATTAGAAACAGCTTAGATCAAATTATTAAAACTTCTTAGCTATATTTTAGTTTTTTATAATCTTCCATACAGCTTTCTGGAATTTCTTTTTCTCTGCATTCTTCGCAGTGAGTAGACATATGAGCCACCCAATCATCCCAAGTCTTAAGTTGTTTTCTATTCATCGCAAAAACTGTACGATATTTAAGACCTGGAAGATATAATTCTTCTTTAGAATAAAAATTTTTTCCGCAATTTTGACAATAGCAAGTAATTGTAGGCATTATTTTACGAAGTCCACTAATCCTTTGCCTGTAACTAATTGCAAGATAGTTAAAAAGGCTATAATTCCACCAATAGTCCACGCAACTTTATTCAATGTATTTTTGACATCCCAGTACATTTTTTTGATAAACTTTACGTCTTCTTTCATTTCTTCAACAGTTCCGCCAAAATCAGAAATTTGTGCTGTATATTCTAATGTTGCTTCTTCTAACTCAGCATCTCTCCTAATTTGAGCGCTTTGAAAATTCTCAAACAACTTTTCAAGAATTGCGTAGTCTTTAGAAAGTTTTTTAAACTCATCATCTGAAAGTATTTTTAATGATTCAACCTTTCCTAGCAATTCTTTTTGATTAGTTAAAATATTAATAAGAGCCATATTAAAATCTAAATATGCCTCTGTCTGTGCTTTGTAGACGTTCTTAAGCTGTTCTAAACCGACTTCGTTTTCTTGCATTTCTCCTCCGATTATAAGGCAGAGAGAACTTGTCGTAATTTTTTGGAAGATTCTGTGAGTTTAGTAATTGTTTCATCAACTACTTCAAAAATGATTAATTTACTTTTGGTTCCGCTATTGAGATCTTGTTTTTTAATTTGATATTTCAGGCCTTGATACGAAAGGATGGAAGCATTGACATACTTCTTTACATCCAATCCATTTTCAAATAATTCTCTAGCGTGTATATTCATTATGATGTTTTTATTTTCATCAACAATACAAGCTGGAAATTCAAATGTATTTAATAAGCCACATAGTAGATTAGACGGGTTCTCACAAGTTACTTCCATTCAACACTACCTCAAGTAAATATTCTATTGTAATATTCCTCGTATGTATTGTAACTGTCCTCGTCTTCCATAACTACAAAAATATTTTTAATTTTGCAATTTTTCTCTGAGTTCAAGAATGTTTTTATAGCTGATAATTGAACTCGGGCAGAATCATTGATATCTAAAGTTCCACAATCACTAGGCAACATTACAATATTTCTAGCTTCTTCTTGGTTTGCTAAAATAAGAGCTTTTTTGATTGCTGACTTTGTATCAGCTTCATTTACAAGCCTGCTCTCTCCTGCTACTACTGCATGATAAACTTTCTGAGGTTTAACTTTAGAATCACCAAAACCATTTGAAGTAATATATACGGTGCCCATTTTGATTGGTTTTGAGAATTTATCACATTCAAATTGAATTCTGCCTCTTGACATACGATTGAGCAGAGGATCGTCTATAGTAAGGCCAATATTCGTTGGGTAAACCAAAACATCTGACTTGACAAGATAAGGGTTTTCAACTTTGTGGATACTTACTTTAGTACTTTCGACAAATTCTTCAGTGATTTGTTTTACAGCTGGTTCGTCAATAACTTCTTGAGATTTAGATTCTTTTGTTTCTTCTTTGTACGAACACTTAAGAATAGAACCTTCGCAATCAGAAATCCATTTTTCTTGAATTACTGAAAATTCTTTTTTCAATAAAAAAGCTACTAATCTTGGGTTTGAAATTAACTTGAGAGCACATTCTGATGTTTGAGTGTAAAGTGGGCAAATTTGATCCATACTTTAGTTATACAGATGCTATTTTAAAGGCTGAACTCCATATTGCTGGAAGATAGAATTACCTTCGCCTTTCATAAAATCATCACGTAATTTTGGGTTATTTGTACTTCGTGCTTCTCTTGAAATATCTTTGAATATATTTTGCAATATATTTGGCACATATTGTCCCAATCCAGGATATTTAGATGCCTTCTGTGTAAAATCATTAATAATTCTACGCCATTGGGAACTAGGCTGAGCTCTCAATTGGTCTGAATATAATTTTGTTAATGTAGGTATTGATGCTTGCAATATTTGTTGTTTTGCAGCTTCATTTCCACCAGATTTTGCAAGGTTTGACATATAGAATTCAATTGCTTTAAATGGTTCGCCAGTACTTGCCATAAATTGTTGAGCTTTTTCAAGATTCCTTATTTTCAAATCGTACAATTGTTGAGGAGTCATCCTAGCTTCTTGTTCAGGAGAAGGAGTATCTAAGATTAACGGACCTTCATTGCCACCAGGCCTATCTTCTTTGTAGGCTGAATCAGGTCCCATCATACCTTCTCCAAAATACTCTCCCATAGCAGTACCACGGGTATCAAACATATTACCTACATATTTATTAGTTTGATAACCTACGCCTTGAGGTGCATCTTTGTCTTCTTGAAAAAATGAAAAAGGGCTGTCCATCAACTGAGAAACTTTGATGAATTTTTCAAGTTTATCTGCAGTTTTATATAATTTAGAATTATCTAAACTTTCTAATATTTCAAATAAATAATTTTTCATTTCTATGCCACATCAGGGAGATTGTAATTTTGTTTTAAGAAATTGTATAGAGCTGTTGCAGAACTTGAATACTTATTGACAATTGTAACAACTGCTCTTTGCTTCTCTGCAACAGACATTTTTGGATCGTCAGCAATTGGCTTGATTTGATTTAATATGTCTGTTACTGACCACTTAGGCATCAAGTTTTGCAACTGTTCTATAGATTTTTTGCTTTCTTCAGTAGGCTCCGGCTTAGCTGCTGAAACTGGTTCGCTAGTTGCTTGAGAAATTTTGACAAATTTGGTATTTTTATTTTTTGAAGAAGTATTTTGTCTTAAGGCATTTTGGATATCTGGATCTTTATATCTTGATGTTCCAACTGAATCTGGAATGAATTTTTTAAAATCTGACTTAAGTTCTGCAGAAGGCATATCGTAAGCGCCTTGAGAAGCTTGTTGTCCTCCATAACCTCTAGCGCCTTTTGTTTCTAATATATGTTCATAAGCGCTTGGTGCGTACATTTCAGACTCCATAGAATCCTGAATTCTTCTGTAAGCATTATAATCTAAAATAACTTCACGCAAAAAGGATGGTTCTGTTACTTGATCGACAATTTCGTTCCAGTTATTTTTAAACCAACCAACAATAGAATCAAAAATCCCCTTAATAACTGGCCACAAAGTCATAGCCATCCAGCCGTGCCTACTGAAAAACTTTTTCGATGATTGACTGATAGAATTAAAAATATTTTTCTTAGCTCTTGCTGATGCACCAGGAGAGGGAGTTACAGGTGATGTTCCACTTGGCGCAGCAGGTGTCCCAGGACGTCTTGCAGGAACTGTGGGGCCTAAACCTGGTGTTCTTCGAGGTCTCACTCTAATAGGTCTTATTCTAGGCGCAGCTAAAACTTCTTTGTCAGAATTTGGCTCACTACCAGCTAACAATTCACTGCGAGAAAAACCTGCTTGCACAAGTTCATCCAAATCAAAAGTTGTACTTTCGGACTGAGCTAAAGAATCAATTTCTTCGAGCCCTTGAGTGATAATATCTAAAAAAGATTGTTCATTAACAAAAGGGCTTGTGACCGTTTCATTTTCAACAAAATCAATCAACAATTCTGATAACTTTGACTTAAAATAATCTTTATTTGAATTATTTAATGTAACTTGCGCCATTTATATTCCTTAAAACTTCTTCTTCGGAGACAATTCTCTATCATCTCTAAGCCAGTAATCTAGCAAGCCCCTATATTTTATATGATCAATAGCATTTTTCATTTCATCTGACTTCAAAGGCAAAACAGGTTGAGCTAATGATAAACCTTTCAATGCGTTTAGTCCGATGTTTCCTAGGCCACGTAATCTGCTTTTTATTCTATTCAAATACAAGCCCTCTAATCCTTCGAGAGCTTTGATAAATTTTCTTTGTGATAAATTATTTGTAAGAAGTTCTTTTTCTAAGCCTGCTAGATTATTTTGAAATTCGTCTCTTTGGCTTTTCATATCCTCTGTTCTATCTAAACTTTTTTTCTCAATTTTTAAATAATATAAAAGTTTATTTTGAGCATCATTGTAATTTTTTCTGTGTTGATAGATTTTTTCTTTCTCTTTTTCTGAGCAATTAGAAGGCAATGAGTCAATACTCTTCCTTAATTGTGACGGTTCTAATATCTCATCTAAAGAGGCTTTTTTATTTATTTCACTAGTGTAACAATTATAACTATCTTCATCTTCTTGCACAGGAATATCAAAACTTTCATCTGGCAATTCATCAACGGGACTAGTAGTTGTGGTTGTCAGAGTAGTTACAGGTGTAGATGTTTCAGTTTTTTCCGAATACATAGATACATCGCCAATGTCAGTATACTTTGGCTCATCTTCTATTCTTGGTGTTTCTTCAGATACAATGATTGGCTCAGGATAATTTTTCAAGCTGAATATACGCTTTACATCATCAACATTATATTTTTCAGCTTCAGGTACATCTTCTTGTTTGACCTTTGCTACAGATGCACCCGGCGCATTCCAATTGACAGTAAAAAAGTAAGTTTTTCTAGCTGCATAGACATATTTAGCATTTTTATTATGCTCTTCTAAATATGATTGAGCTAACTTAATTATTTTTTCTTGGTCCATAAAAATATATTTCAGAAATCTAGGTCTTTCATCCTTCTAAAATATATTTGCTGGGTTCAAGGACTGTTTCTTTAGTTACTTTGATTTTTATTTTTTCTTGATTATTTACGCCCAAATATTCGAATGCTGCTGAAGATAAAGACATCTTCACAATAGAATTAAGTGCTCTTGTTCCAGTACCTGCTTTGATAGCTTTATTAATTACTTCTTCTAAAAAATCTTCTTCAAAATCTAAGATAACATTAGATTCAGCAAATAATAATTGATGCTTCTTCACAGGGCTATCTTCTAATTGCGTAAGACAATAAAGCATTTGTTCTCTGTCTAATGGAATCAAAGGAACAATTGATTGAATTCTGCCTACAAATTCAGTTGACATACCAAATTCAATTAAACTTTCGGCCAAAACCTCGTGAGATGCCTTATTGTAGATTTCATAATTTTTAACTTGAGCATCGTACTCATTGGTTTTTGTATTTCTGAAGCCTATTGTTCCTTCAGTAAGACCTAGTTTTTTAGCAACGATTTTTTCCAAACCATTAAATGCTCCGCCAAAACAAAATAAAATATTAGAAGTATCCACTACTACAGGTGGCGTACCTTGCTCTCCTAAGGCAGCAGAGCTAACTTTAACTTTTTTCCCTTCAATAAGTTTGAGTAATGTACTTTGAGTTGAATAGTGAAAACTCTCAAGTCTTGTTGCAGCACTCATATTTGATGCTAATTTGTCAATCTCATCAATAAATACAACACCTTTTTCAGCTAATCCAGGTTCACCATTTGCTTTTAATAATAAATCAGTTATGACAGAATCAGCATCAGATCCTTGAAATCCTGTGGGTGAAAATGATGTAGCATCGCCCGAAACGAAAGGAACGTCTAAATACTTTGAAATTGTATTTACGATCAATGTTTTACCAGAGCCTGAAGGGCCTAAAAACAAGATATTTTGCTTATCATTACTGACTGAATTATGGATGTTTCGCATATGTTCAAAAACAGCTAAACTAATTCTTTTTTTTGCTATATCTTGACCAACGACTTTTTTGTTGAGGTTTTCATATAAATCTTTAGGATTGACATATTTGAATTTCTTAATGTCACTCGTGAATAAAAACTTTTTTGATAATGGTGCTATTTCTGCAAGCTTCATTTTCAGATCAAGTACTGGACTCTCATTGTCACAACTTGAAATAAGAGAAATAACATTTTGATGAACTTGAAGTTGTCCAAATTTATTTCCTGTCAAATACGATTTGTAACAAGCATCACACAAATGCATTTTTACTAACCTGTTTGCGAAAATTTCAATTTCTCCAAGAACGTCTTTAGTTGCAGGCCTACTACAAAAGTTACATTCAATTCCTTTAAGTTGTTTCAACATATGTTCTCCTCCTAATATTATACATTATAGGCAGGATTTGTTTTAGATTTATAATAAATATTTAATGTAATGGAGGGAAACATATGGCAGTAGTTGACAATAATTCACAGAATAGAGGCTTTGGGAAATGGAAAGTTCAAACTTACAATCCAACAGCTCTTATTGGACCTATTGACGGTGTATTGATTGTAAGCAAAGATTTTTACACAATTTTCAAAGATGAGAAGTTGATCAATTGTCTTTTCAATGTACCAAGTCAAAATGTTGCTTTTGCATATAACGAAATTCACGTACAAGATTTAATGATTCAAAAATGAACAGCAAAGAACTAAAACAAGAAGATAAGGTGGACAAGCAAAGACCAACTTATGAAATGAAGATTATAATTTTAGATGGAGAAAATGCAATTAGAAATTTGCTTAGACTTCAAAAAAACTATAATCCTGAAACTGTTTTAGTCGATAGAATGTTAAAAAGACTTGTTAATTATTTAGAAGAAAGTTATGGTTCAATTGCTAATGTAAGATTGTTCAGTAAAGGAATGTCTTTACAACCAATTGTTACTGAAGCTGTGCAACACTTGTTCGGAAAAAAATAGTGAAAATTGGAAAGTCTTCAAGAAATTTCCAATAAACTCATCAAATGCTCTCACAATGATAAGTTGGAAATACTTATGAGTGTGAGAGCATTTTTATTTGACAATCCTGAAATTGGTGGACTAATTTTTTCGCCTTATTCAGATTATAATCAGGTAATTGGGACATTTGTATCTAAGTCTAACAAGTCGATAAGATTACTAAATGAAAAAAATCTTAAGAAACTTCACATAAAATCTCAAGAATTATTTCTTCTCCCCAAAAATAAAAAACTTGTTCTGATAAATTTAGTTGACAGCCTAATTCAAGAATTTGATGCTGTTGTTGTATTTGATCAAGTAAGAGCAGATCCATTTGCTAAAGATGAATTATTTGATTTCATAAAAGATAACAAAAATAGTTTTTCTAAAAACTACATAAATATACTTGCAAAAAGATCTAGTGAGTTATATAAAATTATTGATTATGCTAAAATTGAAAATCAAATTAATGAAACTTGTTTTACCATTTCAAGAAAAAACAAAATTATAAATTATTGGATTAATACTTGGGGACTATCAGAAACATATTTAGATTCTGGAATTATAGAAAATTTAATATTATGAAACAAGCTTTTTTAACTTTTATCAGAAAAAAGGAAAATGATATAAAATTTCTGGCAGTTAAAAATCCTACTAACATTAACGACATAAACTATAATGAACTAAGATCTGGCTTACCCGTAATTGTTGTAATATCTGATGAAATCTTAGAAGCTCTTTACATAATTGGCACAGATGGAGTGTTGTTTCAAGTTTTTGGTGACAATGATAGTCTTTTTTTTATGAAAAAAATAAATGACATATCCTTGATAAATATCCAAAAATACAATCTAATTAAATTCATTTTACTAGACGCTTTTGACGAGCTTACAATTCAAGAATCAAAAATTTATAAAAATATTTTTGAAAGTTTTGAAGAAAAAATTTATTACAATACTTTGCATACAGAATTAGAATTTTTGGGAATAAAAAATTTTGCAATCAAAGAACTAATGAAGATAGAACTGGACGCAAAACTTAAGGCTAGATTATTAGATAAAATTAAAAATGTAAAGCCAATGCCAGATCGTTTTTTGAAAAAGAAAATTGATGTTGATTTAACTGGGTATGGCATTTATATCAATGCCTTTATTGGTCAATCTTTGTAATTCTGCTCTGTTGAACTCAATTGCACTTGCTTCACATTTTTCACAGCAATTTTCAGACCTTTTCCAAACTCTTCTTCCATCTCTAACACCAGGGGCAGAAAGCACAGGAAGTGTAATGACTTCACAATGGCAATTATCATGCAACGGAGGAAGTTGCATCATTACTGTGGGATCATTCTCAATTTTTTGAACATTCTTTTCTAAATCTTCTGGTGTAAACTCATCTGTAGGAGTTTCGTCTTCTACATCAACGTCAATTGGATTGATAATTTCATCAACAGATTCAGGTTCTTCAGTAACTTCTTCTTGCTCTAATGGAGTTTCTTGAATATCTGTATCTTCCGAATCTTCTTCTGCAAAAAATTTAAACTTTTTATCTCCAGAGATTGGCAATCCAAATATATTGTATTTCTTAGCTTGTCGATACCACATAGGTTTTTATTCTCTTTTTACTTTATAAAAGCCTTATGTCAAATGAGTTTGATCCCAAAAAAATTATTGATTTTGAAAAGGATTATTATAATATATTATCCATAGATAAAGAATCTTTTCCAAAAGGTAATACCAGAAATGATGTTATTGCAAGAACAAAAATACTAGAATCTGCTTTCAGAAAAGGAGCAAGAAAAGCTCATCCTGATTTTGGCGGATCTGATGAACAATTCTTAGACTTGGTGAGAGCCAGAAGAATACTTGAAGACTCTATTTTGCGTAAGATATATGATAATGGAGAGTTTTTGGATTTTGATATTAACATTTCTGAAGACACTAGCTTCAAAGTTGATTGGACAAAAGTTGGCAATTATAGAAAAGGCACTCCTGAAGACACAGTAGGATTTAGCTTATTCTTAAGATTATGCGAGAAAAAAGAAGAGCTTGGACTTGTGCCTGCATTTTTTCCAACAACTAATGAACACAATTATCAATGGGATTTTGTAATTAAAGATTCCAATAAAAATAAATTAGTTATTTCTATTGTCAATGACGAAAATGAAGTGTTAAGACTTACAACTTCTGACAAAATACAAGATTCTTTACCATTTAAGATTTATATTTGTGTTCCAGAAAGTTCGCTGGTATTTTCACGAGACAATAACTTAACTATTGACCCTTATGGCAAAACCCTTATAAATGGAACAATCTTAAACGCAAACTACAATGATTTAGATTTGTTGGAGTCTACAAACATAAACTCTACAAATAATTATATAGAAAAAGCTTTAGCTCAAGATTTAATTGCTTTTAAAAATGGAGAACTCAAGTCAAAATCATATAAAAACCAGAAAAAATGGATTTCTAGTGAAGAACTAAAAAAAATTGATAAAGAAAAATTACAAGAAATTGTAAACTTCAGAAGTTTTGAGGTTGCCAATTTAGAAAATGCAGACACTTGGTTAGATTCAATTGACAAAAAACCTATTAAAAGATTGTTTGAAAGCAAACCTGATTTGCCTTTATAACAGGGCTCTATTATCAAAAATTGGAAAAAATAAGAGTGGTTATATTTTAGCACTAATGCGAGGAGACCAATAATTTGGCAAAGCATATATACATCATCGACACTTGTGTCCTACTCCACGATCCCCTTGCTCTCTATAAATTCGGTGATAATGATATTTACATACCATTAGCAGTCATCGATGATTTGGATGATATCAAGACAAGAAAAGAAAATGTTGGTTGGTCAGCTAGACAAGTATTTAGAAACTTAGAACATTACTCACTTCAAGATCTTCTCAAGGGCGTTAAAATCAATGAGTTGGGAGGAAGATTGTTTGTTTACAACACTGAGTCTCCTTTACAAAAAAATGAAAGACCAAATATCGTTAAAGTTCATTCTGATAACGCAATTATAGAATGCTGCTTAGCCCTAAAATCAGCAAATCCTAGAAAGAAAGTAGCGATTATCACAAAAGATACTGGATTAAGAATTCGTGCTATCACTTGGGGTTGTGCAGCTGAAAATTACAGAGCAGATCAACTTTCTGATGAAATTTACACAGGTATCAGAAAATTTGAACTTACTAATGAAACAGATTGGGCGTTACTTTGGTCAGATTATGAAATTGAAGCTAAAAAACTCTCTGAAGAAACAATTACTCAGCTTGGCGACATATTTCCAAACGAATTTATTTTATTTCACTACGGAGATAAAATTTGCCCTACACTATATAAGAGAGGCATTTTTAGAATTCTCAAAGAAAAATCCAATGCTAAAGAATCAAAGGGATTCTCTGGAATTCAAGGTAAAAACTTAGAGCAAAAGTGTGCTTTAGAAATTTTATCTGATTTGACTGTAGCTTTAGTAACTCTATCTGGACCAGCTGGTACAGGTAAATCTTTCTTAGCTCTTGCAGCTGCTTTGCAAATGATTAACGAAGGTATCTACGACAAGATTGTTGTAATGAAGCCACTGATTGCGGTTGGCGGAAAAGACATTGGTGCTCTTCCTGGTGATAAGTTTGACAAGATTTCTGCTTGGCTAGGACCTATCAAAGACAACATTGACCAAATCTTGGGCTCTAAATCTCTTTCTGCTAATAATATGTTTGAAGAAATGTGTCGAGATGGAATTATTGAAGTAGAAGCTATGGCTTTTATTCAAGGTCGTTCTATTCCAAGATCTATCATTATTCTTGATGAAGCTGAGAACATTAGCCCTAGAGAAGCAAGGATGGTAGTAGAAAGATGCGGAAAAGACAGTAAAGTAATCCTTCTTGGCGATCTGTCACAAGTCGAAAATCCTTATCTTGATGCTAGATCAAACGGCCTTTCTCACGCTATATCAGGTGGAAAGAAAAGTGAACTAGTAGCTTCTGTTACCCTAAGTAAAGTTGAAAGATCTGAATTAGCTGCTGTTGCTAGTGAGATTTTCAATAGACCTGAAGCTAGAAGAAATTAAAAACGGATAACTAATGGCTCACGCATTTTTATGGACTGAATTAAACTCATCCAACAACACGGAAGTTTCAAGAGAAATTTCTAGTGCAGGTTTTGGCACTAACACGTCAACCACTTGGACAAAAAAACTTTTTAAACTTAAGTGGATAAACTCAGATGTTGAAAATATTAGACTATGGATTGATAACGAATATGCTAATATATATAATACATCTCATTATCCAACAATCAAGAATACATCAAACCTCAAAATTATAGAGGACTTGGGTTTTGAATTTAAGTTTACTGTTTTTGATACATTCATCGTAAACCAAACAAATGCTGACCTTGCCACATCTTCTAATCTTGGATCGACGACAATTGTTAGTAGTAATTTTTTAATTGCTCCTAGCTACATTGATGGAATAGCACTTGACACAAATAAAAAAATTCTTGTCAAGTCTCAATCTGATGCAAAAACTAACGGATTGTATAAAGTTTCGTCTACTTCAGGTCAAGGAACATATGGTGGTATAGTTGCAGAAGATATTTTGACTGCAGCAAAAATAGTTACCCTGAATAATGCAAGTTATTTTTTATATAGTGTGGGACTATCACCATTTCAAAGTGCAGCTGCTGGATCAACAAGTTTTAAATGGGTAAATAGATCTACACTATATCAACTTGCAAACGTTGACTGTGCTACTGAAAACAATTTGCAGCAGTCAGCAGTAGGTCTTTCTACGCCATCTTTAGTTTTAGACAATCATACCTTGAGCACAAACGACAGAGTGCTAGTAAAGGACCAATCTGCAAAATCTGAAAATGGTATTTATTTCGTATCAAGCTTATATCAACCAAACGCTAATACTTACTATAATCCATACAATAGTTCGTTAGCGGCTGATGATTTTTGGGATTCGGCGCTTGATTTTATCCGTTCAAATAACTCCCTAAGTGTTCAATTTGTCAACAGTGCTGTAGGCAATAGCGGAGGATATTTTAGATATTATTCTGGATCTGGATTAACCGGAGGCACTGCCTCTACTTCTGATTTAAAATGGGCAAACGCTGCATACAACTACAAGCATTTTGGCGTTAATTGGTACTATGAAATCTCATCAGGAAGTGCAATTGGTTTTAGTTTTGATTTAAGTTCCAACTCTGGAACATTGACTAGCACACCTCGGCAAATTGTAAATTCTTCAGGCATAGCTACAACCCTTGCCACAAATGAGCGTGTGCTGGTAAAGCATTATTTACCTAGTTTTAGTGGTATTTACACTGTCAGTAATGTGGGATCAGGTTCTACTGGATTGTGGGTGAGAAACACTGCGTTTGACAGTTCGAGTGAAATTACACAAACAGTAGTAAGTGTTGCTAATAACACAAACAGCCTTGGTGGAAATATTTGGTACTTGGGCAAAACAGAAACATATAATTCTTTATTCTTGCTCAATATTGACCCTATAACAATTCAAGAAAGATATTATCCTTACACATACGAGCCAGTAAACAATTTAGTTAATGCAAACCAAACAGACTTGACTACAGTTAATGAAGTTTATTTTTCTAATTCAGGTATTGCAATTTCACAAAGAGTTTTGGTTTCTGGCCAAACTTCTTTTCCAGCACAAAACGGTATATACAGTGTAAGTTCTATTTGTGATGTAGTTTATGGACTTAAGCTCAATGATAATTACTCTGTGTTACGTGGATCTGTTGCAAGAATTGTAAATGGTAATACTGGAGCTGGCACTACATATATGCTTTATGCGCCAGGAACAAACACTTCTCCAGGAGCAATTGGTGTAACTTGGGTTGATATAACTAATATTACAAACATCAGATGTAATGCAGAAACAACTGTAAACAAGTTTTCTTCACAATACATCACTCCTAATGATTTTGATGTAGCAGTTGCAGTAGGTACCACTGTTTTAGTAAGAATTGACGATGAAACTAGAAATGGTATCTATACTGTTTCTGCAATAGGAAATTCTCAAAAACAAATTTTTAATTACGAAAATGCTTTGTCTAGCTGGACATTTGATATCTTTGAATCTGTTCTTTCTGAAGGACCTGCGGGAAGTCACAATGTATCACCAAACTTTAAGAAACAAATCAAAGGTATCTATCAAATAGCATCAATTGCATCAACTGAAACTGGTCAAATATTTGTACCTGAAATTTCATTCCCATCTTTTCAAAATTATGAAAATTTCTTTGGGTCAGAGGGTAAAGGCAGTTCTTTATTACAAGATCTAGATATTGATTGGTATAAACAAGATTTTCAAAAATACTCTGTCAAAGCAGTTTTAAATGTTGCTGATGTATCATTAATACCTACTACATCAGGCACAGCTATATCGAGTTTGGTACGCTCTCATTCTGGATTAGGCAATACTATCTTACAATCAAATGATAGTGTTCTGATTTTTGTAGGCTCAGGCTCAAGTTCGTCATCAGCCTTAAATGGTATCTACAGACCTTCATTTACAGGCATAGGTAGTGTCTATTTTACCCAACACGAAGATTTTTATTTTGATACTAAATTTGAATCAACAACCGACAAAAAATCTCTTGCTTCACCTTATGAAAGGCCATCAGTCGTATCAGTAGAGCAAGGTTATATGGGCGTTGGTACAACATTCCAGAGCAAATATGTCTATATGCAAGGTGAAGTAGCAATTCGAGCTAATACATTTAGCTCTGATTACTCTACAGAGGACCTTGAAAAATATTTACACACAGGAACTGAAACTTTTAAGATTGGTTCTGAAATAAGATTAAATACAAATACACAAGATTTAGATAAATTTCCAAGATTAGCTCCAATTCAACATACTCTTTTAGCAGACTTAGCTCTAGACACTGTATCTAATGACATCTTGATAGTCAAAAGAAATGGCAATCAATTATATAGCTTAGTAAGTGGAGATCCGTCACTATTTTACTTCCAAATAAATGATAGAGTGTTCTATTACGCTACTGATGAGGATATTTATAATTCAAGCATTAGAAAATCGACTAGCGGCATTTATCAAATAATTTATATTGACACTAATTTTAATTACTACTTAAGAAAAGTCAAAAATAATTCAGTAAATGGGCATCTTGATTATTCAAAAAGATTAGTTGCTCAATCTTCAATTGGTGGAACAATTTTTTATCTTGCACGTCCAGAAACTTCTACGACAGTGTTCACTTGGACTAATTCAAATTATCCAGTTTCTTTATCTGACGTTTATTTAGTTTCAACTGGTAACACAGTTATTCCAAAAACTTACTCAACTGATTACACAATAAACCCAAGTAATGGTCAAATCAGTGTTGTAGGTTCTGGCTGGACTGGGACATTGTATGTACATCTTTATGCAGATAATACAGTCCCTTCTTATGACGCAGAACCGAAACAAATACTAAATAGATATTATTACATCCCACGAGTAACCAAAGACAGATTTATTTTTACTTCCGGAGTTGCTTTAGGTTCATCTACTTGGCAAATTGATTCTGAGCATTTTCAAGTAGTAAACAGCATTGGAACTGCTACTACTACTGAAATTAAATTTAATAGAGATAGAAGTTCTTGGCTTGCAGATTATGACACAAGCAAGAATTATAGCTCAGTAGCTCAACACATTTTAAGTAGCGACTCAGTATCAAATTATTTCTTCACAGACAGATTGTCATCAGATGGGTATTATTTTAAAACTGGATTAGGGAATTCGAGTGTTTTCAACGACACAAATCTTATTGATCCAATTACTCTTAATAAAATTGGCTTATTCACTGGTGATTTCTATTTAGAAAAGTTAATAAATTCAGGAATTGGAGCTACTCTTACAGACTGGTACGCTGGTTTGGGATTGACTGTTGATGCTAATGTACTAATTTTAACTAATAAAACCACACCAGATTATAGCGACAAAATAATAGATTCTTCATATCAATCTTCTTATTATGATGATTTGAATAGATTAATTCTGCAAGATAAAACTGGTAAACGATACCAGAAAGTTTACACATTCAAAAGAAATGAATATCAAACTGTCAACTTAGATTATCATTCAGCTTTCGGAGTTACATTATCACCGATTCAAGCAATTTTGACTAATTCTGCCGGAAGTGGAACATTTGTTTTATATTACGATCCCGCTAATACAAACAGAAACACAAGCAATCGTTCTTGGATTGATGTTGCTACAAGATCTAGCTTCTTGTGTGCAACAGGTAACACAGGTAGTGTTCCAGATTTCAATGATATAACTTATGTTCCTGTGATAGGGCCTTTGAGTTCACCATCTGGGTCAGGTAACACAGCGCAGTTCGATGGTTACGTAGTTGGCACTGGCGATACTATTATGATTAGAAATCAATCAGATAGTACTAAAAATGGCATCTATACTTCAGTTGTTAGAAACAAATACACTTTAGTGAGAGCTACTGATTTAAATGCAACTTCAGAATTATATGAGTTAGGTAGAGTTTCATTTGGTAATAGAATTTTTGAATTAAATCTGCCAGATGATAATTCTTCATATAACTTAGGAGCGTCAGCGTTAAATACTCCGCTTATATGGAAAAATTTGGGTTCTGAGTATGTCATCGATGTTGTCGGTTTAGGACATACTAATTTTTCAAATCTAAACGCACTTCCTGATTATATCAATGGAAGAGAAATTAGTGAAGGAAATAAAGTTTTCTTTTTTGGACAAACTACAAATTCTGAAAAAATAGTTGCAAGATTTAGAAAAAAAGTAATGCCTAATCTAACAAGAGTAGGTAATGGATCAAGTACAACTCAATTCCAAATTTCAAGTTTGTACGTAAATGATGCAAATAGAAATATAAACTATGAATTGTATTATGATCCCTCATTGACTTCAGTTGGAACACATCCCGTACAATGGTTTAGACAAAATTTTATATCAAATTTTTCACCAGTTTCTTTTGGAAGCACTATCCCGTTAAGTGTCAATAATTTTATTATATTAAATGCACAAAAAGGAGATAGAATTTTACTTTTCAATCAAACAAATGAAACTGAAAATGGCATCTATTATTACGACATTGTGAGAAACTTCTATCTGTCAAGAGATGAATTTTTAGATTCTGATGATGAAATTTCTGTTGACAAAAAAGTATATGTTTCATCTGGTTTTGCAAACACAGGATATTACGGCTTAAGCTTTGATGAAGACGTAGTAAGTCCAGGAATTGGTATTACTCCAATATATTGGACAAAAATTAGAGAAAACACAACATTGACTGACGCTAGAGTTGCATCAATTGCAAATATAAATCTAACAAATCCTCCATCGAAAGTTGATGAAATTACTTTAAGAAAATTTGATAGAATTTTACTTAAAAATCAAACATCACAAACTGAAAATGGAGTCTATATAGTTTCAAGCATAGGTAATTCAAATGTTTGGACCAGAGCCACAGATTTAGATTCAAGTTCAGAACTAATACCTCAACTTTCTGTCAATGTTGGATACGGCACTACTAATTCTAATAAAAACTTTAGAATTAAATTGCCAGTTCCAAGAACAATCACTAATACACAAACAACTGCTTACATATTAAACACCGATAACATTAATTGGATTGACACATCTTCATCTGAGTTATATGAATCAAGCCCTGAATTATGGCAAAACTTAAAAGCAGGGTATGAAAATGCTGTTTTTCTTGGGACAGCAAAAATGGGTGTAGAGTCAACAGCTTCTAGTCGTAGTTTTGGAATTGCAGTAAGAACACCAAATTCTACTATTTTATCAGGTTTTGGAATCACACAAAATGGTAAAGTAAGAGGATTAAATTTCAAAGTAGAATATAAAATTACAAAGGACTAAAGGTATTGTTACTCCCCATAAAAAAATATAGTAATAACAATTTATCAAGAGAGATAAAATATGCATAATTTAGAATCAGGCCTTCACATTATTTTAGATGATATAGCTCCCAATATTCACTCCTTAGAAGAGCAAGCTAAAATTATCGCTTTAGCTTCGTCAATCATAAATAAAAAATTCAATTCTGTAAGATTATCTAAAACAGATTCTAAAACTGTAGAAGCTAAAATGACCGAAGCCATTCTGATTTCTATGAGTTCACTCAGCAATTGGGATGATGAAGATGATGAAAATGATTACATTGACGGACGTGGATTGTCTGCTAATCAATTAGTCAGAAAAGTAGCTAATACTAAACCTTCCTGGGGCAAGATGGACATTATTGATCCTGATGTTTTAGATGATGTATTTTCTTTTGAAGAAGAAGACGTAAAAGATGAAGAAAATTTCTTTGAAAATGGACAACAGACTACAGAAGTCTTTGACACCAAAGGCAGAGGAAGACATCGTTCAGATTTTAATTTTATGCCAGTAAAATAATATGAAAAAAACAATTTTATCTCAAATGATGCCACCAATGGGAGATCCAATGGCTGCTATGGGTATGCCACCACCAGTAGCTCCTGCAGCTGGTCCGGGTATGGCTGGGGGTAATGCTGAAAAAATTATCAGAATTCCACTTTCAAATTTAGGTTTAATTTTAGCAGATGTTGAAGTTGAAAAAAAATTGATGGAAGATTTTGAAGACAACGAACTTGAACTTGCCAATGAAATTTGGATTATGTATGGTGGCACAGAAGATGGTGGAGTTGTTCAGTCAAGAGTTGGCAAAAGAATGGAAAATCAAGATGTTAGTGATGAAGAAATTGAAAATACTAACAAATCTCGTTGGGAAAGACTTCCTGATGGAGAAAATTTGGATGATTTAGAAATTGAACTTTCTGATTTTGCTAATGCTATAAAATATCTTTCATTCGGCTTTTCTAAGAATAAAGCAAAAGAACAGCCAGCTCCTGGCGGAGGAATGCCAGGTATGGCATCAAGAAAGCTTGAAAATATGGTAAAATTAGCACGAAATTTGGATAAATTTGGCCTTTATCGTATAGCTGATCGATTAATGTAATTATTTCAAATTTGGCTTGTTTTTCGTATAATGCTATGGTATAAAAATCATAGCATTATTTTTTTGCTCAAGGAAAACAAATGGCAAGTCAATACAATGAAAATTCCATACAGATCTTGGAAAGCCAAGAAGCTGTAAGGACACGACCAGCAATGTACATCGGTGACACTGGTAAGAGAGGTCTTCATCATTTAGTCTGGGAAATTTTGGATAACTCAGTTGACGAGCATATGGCTGGTCACTGTACTAAAATTGATGTCATTGTTTCTAAAGACAACCGTTCAGTTACAGTTATTGATAATGGAAGAGGCATTCCTGTAGCCGTAAAGCAAGAAGATCCAAAGAAACGATCTACTCTTGAGATTGTACTTACTGAACTTCACGCTGGTGGTAAGTTCGGCGATGATGGCTCTGGCTATGAAGCATCAGGTGGACTTCACGGTGTAGGAGCTTCTTGTGTAAACTTTCTTTCATTAAGGTTAGATGTAGAAGTTTGCAGAGACAAGAAGAAGTATCAACTTAGCTTTGATCGTGGAATTCCTGCGTCTCAAGTGACCGAAATTGGAAATTCATCCTCTACTGGTACAAAAATTACTTTCTCTCCTGACTATAATATTTTTGGTCAATTTGCAGTAGAAGATGCTTTTCGTGAAGTTCTCTTGGATGATTTTGACATTGATGAGAAATTTGCAGAATGTTCTGGCAAATGGCGCAAAGCACTAATCAATGGCCCTGTTAATCTTGAAGTATTCAACCAATGTTTTGGATATATGAACTATGCAGAGGAAATATTAACAAAAGCCTTTGATTCTTGGTTCAACCATTCTTGGAAAAATATTCATTTTGATGAGTCAGTTATAATCCGCAGATTGCGTGAAACTGCTTATCTTAACGGCGGACTGAAGATTGTTTACAAAAATGAGCACACTGGTACCAAAGAAGAATTTTTCTTTGAAGGCGGAATTGCTGATTACGTAAGTTATCTTGCGTTTTCTCGGACAGGGGTGTATCCACTCAAGCCATTCTTCTTTGATAACAAAAGTGGCAAAGTCAATGTTCAAGTTGCATTTCAATACAGTGAAGATGATGAAGAAACAATTTATACCTATGCAAATAATATTTTTACCACTGACGGTGGCACTCATCTTAGTGGCTTCAAAACATCTATCACAAGAGTAGTAAATCAATTTGCACGTTCTTCAGGTGTTCTTAAGGAAAAAGAGCCAAACCTTTCCGGAGAAGATATCCGAGAAGGCATTATTGCCATAGTTTCTGTCCGCCTACCACAACCTCAATTTGAAGGACAAACTAAAGGCAAACTTGGTTCTCAAGAAGTTGAAGGTGTTGTAAATAGGCTCTTTTCAGAGGCAATCACAGAATATTTTGAAAAAAATCCTTCTGTAGTCAAGAATATTGCAGAAAAAGCTTTGAGAGCAGCAAAGGCACGAGCAGCAGCAAAGAGAGCATCTGAAAATATCAAGAGGCAAGGTTTTCTTGGTCGTTCAGGTTCTCTTCCTGGAAAGTTATCTGATTGTAATTCGGAAGATGCAATGTCTACTGAACTTTACATTGTTGAAGGTGACTCTGCAGCTGGAAGTTGCAAGGGTGGTCGTGACCCAGAATATCAAGCAGTTATGCCTATTCGTGGAAAGATTATCAATCCAGAGAAGAACGATTATGCCAAACTTATGCAAAATGAAGAAGTTGGTGCAATCATTTCAGCTGTTGGTACTGGAATAAAAGATGATTTCAATATTAAGGATCTTCGATATGGCAAGATTGTAATTATGACTGACGCTGATGATGATGGTGCTCATATTGCAACTCTTTTGATGACATTCTTTTATAGATTTATGCGCCCTCTCATAACAGAAGGTCATTTATTTATTGCTAAGCCACCACTTTATCGAGTCAATTACAAGAATGATAAATTTTACATTCATACTGAAGCTGAACTTGATGGGTACAGAAAGAAGTATGGTGATAAAATAGAAGTCACAAGATTCAAAGGTTTGGGTGAAATGGATGCTGATGAACTTGGCACAACTACTATGGAAATTGGCAAACGTCAAATTATCAAAGTAAATGTCGAAGATGTTGAAGAAGCATCAAGAATCCTAAATGTTCTGATGGGCAGTAATGTTGCTCCTCGCAAAGAACATATCATCGAAAAGTCTGCTGCAAGGATATTAGAAAACAATGGCTAGAAGACCAAAGGTTGAAGATACAACAACAATTATTGATAAAGAAGACCACATTATCAACAAAGAGTTCATCGAACTCTTAGATGATCGGTTTACCAATTACGCTTTTGCAGTAATGGAAGATCGTGCTCTGCCTGATGCAAGGGATGGTTTAAAGCCATCCCAACGCAGAACTCTTGTCGCAATGAATGACTTGAATTTGCGTTCATCTGGTAAGACTAAAAAATGTGCAAAGATCTGTGGTGATGTTTCAGGTAACTACCATCCTCACGGAGAAGCGGTTGTCTATCCAACACTTGTTCGTATGGCACAAGTTTGGTCTTTGCGCTACCCATTGATTTCCCCTCAAGGAAACTTTGGCTCACCAGCACCAGAAGACAAGCCTGCTGCTATGCGTTACACCGAAGCGAAATTTTCTGCTTTTGGTGATCAAATGGTTGCTGAGCTTTCAAATCAAGTTGTAGATTATGTATCTAACTACAATGATGAGTTGATGGAACCAACTGTTATGCCTTCCCTGATTCCAAACCTATTAATCAATGGGTGTTCTGGAATTGCTGTTGGCTGGGCGACAAATATGGCACCTCATAACTTGCGTGAAGTGGCTAATTTGATTGACGCTTATATCAAAAATCCTGAAATTACAGTAGATGAAATTTTAGAGATTGTTCCAGGCCCAGATTTCCCTCTACCTTGTAAGATTCTCGGAACTAATGGAGTGAAGAGTTACTTTACAACTGGAAGGGGCTCTATTCAATTGGAAGGCTACCATACAATTGAATCTGAGAAGAACGGTCAGCTTTACATTAAGGTCACTGCACTTCCATACGGTGGTTCTGCTGAAGGCTTTTGTCGTGAAATCAAAGAACTTGTTGAATCTAAGAAAATTGAAGGCATCACAAACCTCAAGAATCTTACAAACAAGAAGGGTATGGATGTCAGGATTTGGATCCATAAATCAGCAAATTCAAATGTTGTTTTAAATCTAATTCTCAAGCATACTTCTTTGCGAACAAATTTCTCTGTTAACTCAACAGTACTTATGGGTGGCAAGAAAGTTGTTGAAAATGTTCCTATTATCAAACTTGTAGAAACATTTGTAGAACACCGCAAAGATGTTTTAACTAGAAAATTTAATGCAGAACTTGATAAAAATAATCGAAGACTCCATATCCTTGATGGTCTCATTGGCATTACCGCTAAAATTGATTCGGTTATTAAGCTCATCCGTCAAGCTGATGATAGGAATGTGGCACAACAAGAACTCATTGCCCAAGGATTTGTAAAGTCTCCTGAGCAGGCTGATGCAGTTTTGAAGATTACTTTGGGAAATCTTACTAAACTTGATGTCAACTCTATGACTGATGAGTTCTCAAAGCTCACACACCGAAATGAGTGGCTTGTTGAACAGCTTTCTTCAGAAAAGAAAATGCTCAGGCTAATTTCTAAAGAGCAACTTGATCTTGCTGCAAAGATTGGCGATGATAGACGGTCAGAAATTGTACCTTCCATAGAAGATTTCAATTATGAAGACTTGATTAAAGAAGAGCAAATCATCGTATCTCTTACAAAAGATGGCTACATCAAGCGTGTTCCATTGGATACTTTCAAGACACAAAATCGTGGTGGAAAAGGTGTCATTGGCGTAAAGTCTCGTGAAGAAGATGAGGCTTCAGACTTCTTTTCAGGCACGACTCACGATTTGTTCTTGTTCTTTACAAATCAAGGTAATTTGCTGAAGAAAAAGGGCTATGAAATTCCATTAGCAACAAGAACTTCCAAGGGTGTTCATCTTAACAATCTTTTGAACTTGACTGAAGCAGAATCAGTATCATCAACAATTACACTCAAAAGTTTAGATGTTGATGGCAACTTTGTTATGGTCACTAAGAAAGGTCTCATCAAGAGGTCTGAGATTAGAGACTACAACACCAGTCTTCGTAAAAGAGGACTAAAGGCCATCTCATTAACTGAAAATGATGAGTTAGCATTTGTAATGCAAACAGATGGTACTCAAGATGTTATGATTGTCACAGCAATGGGAATGGCTGTAAGGTATTCAGAAAATCTTGTACGGTGTATTGGCAAAAATGGGCAAGGTAGTCGCTCAATGCTTCTAAAAGCAGAAGATACAATTGCTGCAGTTCTAGCAATTGATGCTGATGCTGATCCTTCAATTCTGGTAATTACTGAATTTGGTAAGGGTAAGAAGACTTTTGCTTCTGAATACCGTTCTACTGCTGGTAGAGCAGTCAAAGGCCAAAGAACAATCAACACTCTTAAGAGAGAAGCTTCTGGAAAAATTGTAAGTGCAGTGGCATTATCAGATAATGATGAAATATTAGTGCTTACAAACAAGGGCAAAATGATGAGATGTAATCTTGACTCTCTTCGAAATAAATCCAAAGTCACACAAGCAAATAACATTGTGTCCCTTGATGACGGAGACACTGTGCAAACTGTTAGTGTAGTTCCAACTTCAAATAAGGACTTTGAAGAGGAGTTTACAGAATAAAATAATTATGGCTAATTCGTTGTATGACAGTGGTAGAGATGGATTCCTCAAGGGTGAATTCAACTGGAGTTCTGATACTTTCAAAGTAATTTTACTTTCGTCAGCATATTCAGTAAATCTATCAAGTCATACAACGACAGCAAATATTGGTGGAACAGTTGCTATCTCAGGTGGTTTATCAACATTAGTCCCTGGTGCTGGTGTAGCAGATGCTAATGACATTACATTATCAAGCGTAGCTGGAACAACTGTAACGCAATTTGTAATTTTCCATGATTCTTCAAAAAAACTTGTAGCTCACATTAATGACTCAACAAACTTACCTTTTACGCCTAGTGGAGGAAATGTAACTTTGCAATGGGATAATGGAGTAAATAAAATTTTCAAGCTGTAGAACTCAATCTACAGCTTTTTTTATAGGTATTGCAGGTGTTTATTGGAAAAATATAATTAGGACTTGCAATGGAAAACTATACAATAGAATCTTGGATACATAAAAAGTATTATTTTGACTCTTCAAAAAATGGAGTTGTCATCCCACCAGCTTATGATTCTGGGGGGACTGGTGGCACAGATGGCGGTGGTGGAGGCGGTGGTGGTGAGTCTGGTTCAGGTTCAACCACTTTCTTAAGCACCACCGACTTGATACTTAATTTAAGAGCTTCAGATACTGATTCATATCCTGGCACTGGATTATACTGGTACGACTTAACATCGTATGGAAATAACGGTATTTTTTACAATGGGGCGGCTGTAACAGGCACAGGTAATTCAAAAGCATTTATATTTGATGGTACTGACACATACTTTGGAATTGGAAGAAATATTACTCAAAACACAACTAATGTAAGTATGTCTGCCTGGGTTAAGACTTCTAACAACCTAATAGCTGGTCAGATGATTGTATACAACGGTAGTGAAGCTAGACTAAATGGTTATGGCTTTTCCATAAATAGAGATGGTATTACATCTGGAAATATTTACGTAAGATATGGAGATAGCCAATGGTTTAACACAGGAATTGCCATTACAAGCAATCATTGGCATTATATTACTTTGAACATTTTATCAGACAGAAGACCTCAAGTATTTGTTAATGGTGCTATAGGATACACAGGTTCAGCTGCAAGAATCAACACTCCAACAAACTACACTGAAGTTGGACGAAGTGATTATCCTGTTTCAAGATACTTCTACGGATACATTGCTCAAGTTCACGCTTATAAAAAGGCACTTACATCTACTGAAATTCAAGGAAATTTCAACAGCACTAAAACACCTTATGGGTATTGATAAGGAATTAAAATATGCTTAATAACGAATTCTTAACAGGTACAACTCTTAATATTTATGCTGAATTAAAAGATGAAAGTGGATATGGAGTTACAACTACTGGTTTAACCTTTTATATGACTGAACCAGGGGGAATTGGCTATACTTATTATTTTGGGTCAGGTTCAGGTAGCGGAAACTCAGAGCCTGTTCAAGCTGGTATTGCGACTGGCATATATTATAAACAATGGACTCCAAGCAGAACAGGTGTACATAAATATTCCTGGAAGGCATCAGGAAGTATTCAAGCTACATTCAAGAGCTTTTTTGATGTCAAGAGTGGTGAGTGGTAATGGCTTTTCCTGGAATTCTTTCAAGAGCTGAGCTTTCTTCTGGTCTTAACACAAAAAGTATATGTGTTAATGGAAATTACCTTATTGTCGAGCAATGCAACATCAATCAAGAACAAGAGCATAATGTAAATAATTACATTCAAGGTGGTCCTGCCTATGCTATCTACAATCTAGGTGCTAGAAAGCATGTGGGTAATTTTTCATTTCCTTTACGTGTAGATCAAAATGGTAATTTAGAAGAAGCAGCAAAAGTAATTTTACGTCACGCAGCAAAGCCTATGACTTCCTTGAGAATAGACACTCACAACGTTCTTTCTTCATTTTCAACCACTGTAGTTAATCCAGGCACAGATGATAACAAAAATTTATCTCTAGATTCTTGTGTTATAAGTAATCTTAAAATTACTGTCAGTGAAGGTGGAGACGTTAATGCAAGTGTTGATTTTATAGGAATGCTTGACATAGAAACGGAATCTACATTTGATTTTTCGTCTGATTATCTTATGGGAAGAAGGCTAAATTTTGCTGATTGTAATGCATTTAGAAAAGAATCATCAATGAGAGGCACATCTTCAATAACAATCAATATTGAAAATGAAGTGGTAACACCAGTATTTCTTATGCCTTATTATTCAAATAAATTTGTTGGTTCTGGAGTTACTGAACAAAAAGATCAGATTGAGCTTCTAGCAGTTCAATCTACTAAGTGGTCTGGAGAATTTACAGAAGTTATCAGAAACGGTCTTGATTTATATACTTTCATCCACGGTGGTTTGATGCATGATGAAAACTTAACTTTAGACATTGGAAACTTAAGAACCACTTTTTATAACCCAGTTTTCAAAATTGCTCAATCTCCATTAACAACACAAGTAATAAGGAGAACTACAGAGTGGGTTGGAATTAATAAACCAGATGATTCTATGTTGGATGATCGACTGTTTACTTTTTTATAAAGGTAAACCAAATTAATTATAAGAATAAATTGAATAGCCTAAAAAAACAAAAGAATTAAAGAAATCTTTTGAAAGTGAGTTGAAAAAAATGCCTATTAATAACGACATTCTTGGTATTTATAAGCAAGTATACGTATTAACATCTGGTACAGCAATTTCATACATTGTTGAAAGTGCTAACAGAAATGTTTCAATCGATGCGCAGCCAAAAGTTCTGATTGCTGGTAGCCCTAAGACAAGAATTATGGATATCGGTGGTGTAACAGAAACTATTTCTATTACTGCGCCTATGCTTATTGGTGGTGGTGCGGCCTATGACGGTAGAGCTCTTGTTGGTAATAAAATTACTGAAATTTTGAATCCAGCTACAGCAACTCTACCAATTTTAAAATCAGCATCATATTCGATTAGTGAAGGTGGTGGATCTGTTTCTGTCACATTAGAGTCAGATGGTAACGCAGCTTCAGGTAACTCTGGTTTCTATCTTGTAAACTCAACAACACCTCACCCATCATTAAATCCAGTTGGTACTGGTGGTTCTGGTACTACAGCTTTTGGCCCTACAAGAGTTGCAAGATTCTATGACTTCCGTGCTAAAATCGGCGGAAGACAATATTTCATTCAAGAAGCTAATGTAGACGTAAACGTCGAAACTTCAAAAGCTTACTTTATCAACCCATACGACTTTACTAATCCTAACGATGGTTACAGATATTCTGGTGGCGGTGGTACTGTAATCCCATCAGTTCTTGGTGGATTTGGTATTTCTTGGGCATATGGTAGCCAGTTCCCACATATCGGTGTTAATGGAATTACCATTTCTGGTAAGGGCAAAGGCGCTGTTGTTGTAGGTTCAACCTATGCTTCTGAAACTACTGCTGGAATTACTACTCAAACAGCTGGTAAGACAATCTTAGCATCTACAGAAGATGTTACTTTTGCTCTTGAGATTGCTGGTGGCACTGGAGGAAATCCTGGTGTAGTAGCAACATGGCAAGATCTTATTGCTGGTATTGGTCTTTCAAAATCAATTATCAATGCAACAGCGTTCTCAGTCAGCACAGGTATCTTGACAGTTGAATTTGACTTTATGTGTTATGTCGTCTAATCAGTCGGTATCGTCAGACATATAAGTTTCAAAATCCCAGTCTTCATCCAACTCATCCATATTGTCCCATACATTTCGTAAAACAAATAAATTTGTATGGGATAATATGGATAAAATTAAACTATCAACAAGAGAACAAACAGAAAAATAATTATTTTTCTTATAATCAGTGAATTTTACAGATGCATATATGACATCTCCTACTCTGTTCTCTATACAAATACTTTCAACACTTGAATTATAATGATTCAGTAAACGCAAAAACATTTGATGTATGATCATAACGTGAGCGTTTAAGTGATAATCCTTAATAACAAAATTCAACAAACTAGCTTCGTACGGAGCAATCTCACAGGCCACTTTTTTCAACCCATCACTCAGTAATATAAAAACTCTGGTTTCAGAGTCTACTATTACTTTTTCTAAAAGGATAGGAATAGTTTCATAACGATCATCATTGTGAATATTATTTCTATCTATTTTTTTTGGCATTTTGAATTTCCTGTATTACACACTCTGCAAAGTTTGCAAATTTTATTGTTTAATATATTTGAAAATATAAGCATCAATGAACCAATAATCATTAAGTAATTTATTTCTTTATGATCGGAATGCTTGTGTTCATTTAAAAAATAACCTGCAAATGTTATGATAATTCCTAAAGAGAAAAACCATAATATATTGTAATTTTTGTGAGTTTTGATTCCAAAGCAAACATTATAAATATTTATTGCGCAAGATATAAATAATAAAATAAATTCTATTTTTGAATCAAGCATCAAGTAAAGAGCTGAAGTAGGCAAAAATATCATAAATAAAGGTAATATCGTGCAGTGCAAAACACAAACAATACTAGCTATATTTGCGAATTTTATCATAGATTGACTTTCTTTTTTGCTATGTCATGAACTTTTAGAGAGATTTCTTTAATAGTTTCTTTTGCACTTTCTAAGAGACTTGAAAGTAACTCAATATTGTGACTTTTGCCATCTTGTTCTATTGATTTCTTGAGATCTAGTAATTCATTAACATCAAGTTTATCTAAAACATTAGTTCTAAGTAATTCTTCAATTTGAATTTCACAATCATAAAGAAGATCGTGCATATTTGTAATCTTTCTAAAGTGCTCATCTTCGTCTTTGTGTTGTTGTGCTTCATCAATAATTTTTGATATTTCTTGACTTGATAACGACGATCTGCCTGTAATCTCAATGTCTTTTTCTATTCCATTATCCAAACTTGTGGCTTTGACTGAAAGAATTCCATTTGGATCAATTTGAAACGTGACTTCAAGTTTTGGCAATCCTCTTGGTTTTTCTTCTACCCCATCAAGTTTAAATTCCCCAAGCAACAAATTATCTACTGTTTTGGGTCTCTCTCCTTGATAAATCTTTACATCAACTTCTGTTTGATTATCATATGCAGTTGTAAAGATTTCCTTAACAACTGAGGGTACTTGAGTATTTCTGGGAATTAAGATACTCATAATCCCACCTTGTGTCTCTATACCTAAAGAAAGTGGTGTAACATCAAGCAAATAAACTTCTCTGCTTGATTTTCCTGTCAAAACTGATGCTTGAATAGCTGCACCGACAGAAACAGCTTCGTCAGGATTAATTGACTTATTGGGCTTTTTTCCGAACTTTTCTTCTATTACTCTTTCTATTAGTGGAATTCTTGTACTGCCACCAACAAAAACAATTTCATCAATTTTGTCAGTTTTTAAATTAGCGTCTCGTAATGCATCATTGACACAGAGCATTGTTTTATCAATGTATGTCTTGATAGATTCTTCAAATTCTTCACGATTAATCTTGAGTGGCTCTTTTCCAACCATTACATTAGCCACAGTCATATGAGAAAGCATCTTTTTAGTCTTCTCAGAGATATTTCTTAAATCAATCTGATCTAAAGTAACATTAGTTTTGCTAAGAATTACTTTTCCAAGTGCTTCATCAAAATCAACACCACCAAGAGATGTATTACCAGATGTAGATTGAACGTGGAAGTCAACACCGTCCATAAGCTTAAGCAAGGTGACATCAAATGTTCCTCCGCCTAAGTCATATACTAAAATCGTTGCATCATTTTTCTTATCTAGACCATATGCCAAAGATGCTGCAGTAGGTTCATTGATGATACGTAATACTTTAAGACCAGCTAATTCTCCAGCTGTTTTAGTAGATTGCCTTTGGTCGTTGTTGAAATATGCAGGGACAGTAATTACAGCTTCAGTTACTTCTTTGCCCAAATGCCTCTCTGCGCAATTTTTAAGATACTTTAGGATGTATGATGAAACTTCTTCTGGGCTGTAGGATTTGCTATTTATTTCAAATCTCTTATTAGTCCCCATTTGCCTCTTTACAACACGTATAGTATGAGAAAAGGGCAAATGCTGCTCCATATCAACAGCATATTGCCCTACATAAATCTCATCACCAAAACTGACTACGCTGGGAGTAATTCTTTCACCTAAATCATTTGGGATAACTTCTGGCTGATCTTTGTCATTTACATAAGAAACTACACTAAAAGTACTTCCTAAATCAATTCCAATTGCGTAACTCATAATAAAGGATTATACATTATTCAGGTTCTTCTGGTAATACAGTTCCTCCAGGCACATATCCTTCCATCAATTCTTTGAGAGCATCTTTATTTTCAAGCTTTTTTCTAAACTCAAGACTTTCATTTTTTGTTATTGGCCCTATCGCTATATTTTTATCTTTGTCTTTTGGTAAATTGTCTTTATACTCGTGAGCCATTGACATTAATTGTATTATTGCAAAAGTATCTTTACATTTTGAACAACGCATAATAGCGTAAACTTCTACTTCTGACTTAGGCAACCAACCCAAGTGAGATAATTTTGTAAATTGAGTTTTACAATTTCTATTAAGACAACACTTCGGTTTGCCGATGATAGTTTGATGGAACATAGCACACCTCCAATGCACAAATGAGCAATTTAATATTCCTGTTAGAACAAAGCTTGACTTTTATTAAGAACCATTAATAGGACAAAATAAACTTGATATTGTATACTATTATAGTCCACTGGCGGATAAATTGAGGCCAGTGGATATTTTTATGTAAGGAGGAAAATGATTATGAAGATTTTTGAACAACTTGAAGAAATGATGAATCAAGTAATTTCAGCATTATTCAACGTAGAATTGTAAGGTAACTTATAATCTACAGCGTCGTAGATTATTTTAATTCAAACATTTTCCAAGCTCGTTCATTCTTATAAACTTTCTTTCTCATATTTACGTGAGATCTCAAATTCTTATGACTTGAGGCAAAATCAATAATAATAGCTTCAGGTTTTCCATTCTTTATAGAATCTTCAACATCTTTGCCTACACATCTTAAGACTCTTCCAACTTGCTGATAAGTTGTGACTGGTGATGAACTAGTCCCAGCAAGAATTAGACAAGAGATTTTAGGAGCATCAACACCAACATTTGCCCACTGTGTTGCAATCAAGACTATTTCATTATTCTCAACTGCATTAAGCATTCTTCGACGATAATTCTTTTCCTCATCGCTTGGGTCTATTTCGCCTTTATCGCCACCAGGTACAAATACTGCGTCCTCTATCATTCCTTCAAGAATATTGCCGTGTTCCATCCTTTCAACAAGAATAAGAGTAGGAGTACCCTTTTTTTTCATAGCTTCGGCAAATTGTTTTATTCTAAAATTTCTTTCCCAGCAATTAACAATATTTAAATTGTAAACTTCATGATAAGTTTGGCCAGGTTCTACAGTATCTATATTTACTACAAAGATTTTGGGTGGAACTAAGTACCCTCTCTCCACGAGATCACTGGCACTTACTTCGCATACTTTACCGCCCAAAGTACCTTCTATCCTGATTTCTTGATTATCGGTACGAAAGGGAGTTGCAGATAAACCCAATCTGTAATATGCATTCTTTGCTTGATTACCAATTTCTTCAGTAACAACAGCTGCTAAATGTGCTTCGTCTATAATCAAAGCATTACAGTTCTTGATTACATCTCTGACTTGAGATTTTTGAAATAATATATTCTGCCTATTGTCCCAAGCTGATTGAGCTTTCTTATAATCTGACAATTCTTTTTTTACTAAGATTGACAATTCACGATCATACTGTTTTCGTAATTGAATTAAGTTTTTTGCAGAACTTTCTTCAGCTTTTTCAACTTTCTCATACAAGTCTGAAAGTTTTCCTGAAGCCACATGAGTTGCTTTTTTGTAGTTTGATAGAGCTACTTCTAATTCTTTTTGAAGAAAAGCAGTTGGTTTACTTCCTTCCCCATTATCGTCAACAATTTTGCTGTTTGTTTCAACATATTTTCTATCAAAAGCTATCAAAGCTGTCTGATATGTAATGACGTTGATGCCTTCCATATTTAAGTCGCATAATCCGCCACCGGCAATTCCAACTTTGACTTGATTGCCATTGAACCTTAAATACTTTTCAAATTCTTTTTGCGTCTGTTTTAATAATTCAATTGCTGGGACTATAAATACAACTGGCTTGACTTTCAATTTTTGAAAGATATAACATGAAGTCATAGTTTTACCAGCACCAGTAGCTAAAGCAAGCATTCCTCGTTGATTTTTCAAGGCTAAATCGCCTGAAAAAACTTGATAATCTCTAAGTTCTTTACCCATAAAATCACAAGTCAGCTCGTAATCTCTTGTAGGCTTGACTCTTTTGTCAATAAATTTATAATTTATTTTCAATTCATCAAAAAGTTTAGCTACACGCATAGTAAGGCCAGTAGGAAAAGATTGATTCCGCTTTACATAAAGAGAAATTTTCCCATCCCATTGTCCAGTCTTAAACTTTGCAGACCATTCTGAATCAGGAACTTTGTAGGACAACTCATTCCTCAAAGCTTCTTGAATTGGGTATGATAATTTACCAAAACTATCGTCAGTGTTAATTAGCACACTACGGTCATTGTAAACTTCAATCTCAACCATAATTATTAGTATACCACAAAGAAAACAACCATTTTGTTGCTGCCAACAAAATGGTTGAGTACTTAAATTAAATTTATTTACTTGTTATTCATTGCATTGAATTTATTTACTGCAATATTAATTTGTTTTGGTTTCTTGGAGACAAATTTTTCAAGAGTTGTAAGAACCAGCAATTCAATCTTTTCAGTATCTTCTTCACTTAGCTCAACGCCTTTTTGAACAGCACCAAGCTTAATAAATCTTACAAATTGATCAACTGCGTCTTCACTTGAAAATTCACCATCTTCAATCTTTTTCAAGCCTTCGATCCAAATGTCAAGGATTGCTTCGCCTTTCTGTCCAAGTGCATTTGAAAGAAAAACCTTAACCAGCTCGAGTGATGATATAGTGTCTGATATAGGTGCTTTAGTTCTGGCATAAAAAAATAATACTGCAGAACCAAAAACAAAACAAATTATTAATAAAATAATATCATTTTGAACTGCACTTAAAATTTTGTCCATATTAGCAATCCTTTGCTATTACCGAATCATCTTCATTTGATGAATTTGGATCTAAATCCATATCTGTAGTCAAAGGAATTACCAATTCGTCCTTGATAGCTACTACTTCATCTTTATTTTCTTTTTCATCCGCCCAGACTACCGAATTATCAACTTCTACTTCTTCGCCTTCTGCATTAGTAAAGTTTTCGATTTTGCCTGTTGCTCTCTTAATCATACTCATAACATTTTTCTTCCTTTTCTTGATTCAATATAAGACTTCAAAGCGTCAGTTTCAACTTCATTTAAGTCGTTAGGTATATTATACTTGAATTTTATATGCAAATCAGAATAATTATTTTCGTCTACTGGTATTCCTTTATTCTTGATGATGTGAACATAATCATTTCTAATAGATTTAGAAAATTTGAAATTTAAAATATTTCCATTAATATGTTTGTATTTGAAATTTGGTTCTACTATGCATAGGATAGGATCTATTTCAAACTCGTGTAACATATTTAGGTTACTATCAAAATCAAACGAATCTTGCTTTTTCACATTAATTTCTATCATCAAAGGGCCTGGAGCTTGATGTTTATCACCGAAGTTGCCACGATTAGGTAACATAACACTCTTGAAGCATTGACCTTTCTTGATTGTAAGATCAAACATTTCTTTTGCAATCACGTAGCCTTTACCCGAACACTTGTTGCAAAGTGATTCTGGTCTTTCTCCTCGACCTTGACAAGTTTGACAGGGGCCAGCATAATTTCTTATATGGAAGAAACCAACGTTTTGAACAACATAATGTTCTCCACTTCCCATACAATCAGTGCACAAATTGATTTTGCCAAAACCACCATCACCACTACAATCACGACAAGGCATCATTCTCTCATAAAATATCGGTTTTATCGCATCACTGAAACATTCTTTAATCGAAAGTTCTATCTTTAACAAAACAGGGACATTGAGATTGCGGCGAAAAGCATTTAAGTGAGTTTTCCTAAATGGATTATCAGGAAAAGGCATGTGATTCTGAGGCTTGGGGTTTAAGACATCCTCATAGGCCTGAGAAATTTCCTTAAACTTTTCCTCAGCATCAGATTGTTTATTTACGTCTGGATGATATTCTTTGGCTAACTTTCTGTAAGCTTTTTTAGCATCATCTACGCTAGAATTCTCTGGTATTCCTAAAACTTCATAGGGACTAGGCATAAACTCATTATACTAATTTAGATAGCATATTCTGTATTTTATTAGACGGGCAGACAGAACTTTCACCAACACCAATATCTGCGTGTTGTCCAGTTACTCCCATAATAGTTCCGTATATCAAATTATCAACACCAATTACCATTCCACCAGATGAACCTTCTAATATGTCAGCATCAATAAAAATTATGTCATTCCAAGCTGGCATATTTGAATCTGCGATGCTTTGATGAATATTTGACACTCTACCAACAGTTGCAGTGTCGTGAAATCCCTCAGGAGCACTTATAACTGCTATAATATCTCCAACTTCTAAAGCATCACTATTGCCAAATCTCAAGGGAGCAACATTAGGATCAAACTCTAATCTTACTGCTCCCGAGTCAATAGAGGGATCGGAAACTAAAAATGATGCAGCAATGTATTTTTTGCCATCAAATGTACACATAATTTCAGTAAGTGTTTGATCATTAGGAACTACGTGGCCAGCAGTGACAACAATATTATTTCCAATATAAAAGCCACTACCTGACCAGTTTTTTTTACCAGATCTTACATAAATAGTACAGGAAGAGCCTAATCCTGTTTGTATTGTTTTTTTCACAGGATCATTGACTAAATCTGTTGTTTGCGAAGTCTTTACTAATGACTCCAATAAATTACAGTCTATCTTAAAATTCATTTTATAACTTTGTAGATAATTTCATCTTTTTTTATAGGACCGAATCTTCTACTGTCGTCAGAGTTATTCAAGTTATCTCCAACAACAAAATAAGAATCTTCACCTAACTTATACTCTTGAACTGCATCTCCGTAGTTTGCTTTAGCTTCAAGAATAGATCTGAAAGAGTTATCAAGTAAAAAAACCATTTGAAACTTTTGGGAATCTAATATGTAGTAATAATAATCCCCAGGAGTAAAAATAATTCTTTTTACTATAATAGCATCTTCACTAGTATCATTTATTACTACAATATCTCCTCTATTGTATTTGTTTTCTCTCTTGGCTAAAACAATTTGTCCATTACGTAATGTTGGCATCATAGATTGTCCAACAATTACTATCAACTTATAAGGTTGTAAATAAAAAGATAGACATATCAATAAACTAACAAAGCAAGAAACTATAAATTTCTTATCCATACTCCACCTCACTGGTATGTTATGAGTTAGAGTCATTTTTGTTTTTTTGCTTGCTCTTTTAGAATTACTTTTTAATTAAAATAGTGTTCCAGTCAACATTTGCTAATTTAGGAACACCAGGACCCCAATTTTTTTCTTCTCCCGAATCAACAACAGTATTTTCCATAGAACAGATATTATGTAATGCAACCATCATATCTGCTTGGCAAAATTGGTTTCCAAACTCCTGCAATAAATTTAATTTTTTCAATGCAGACTTTATCAATGCACAAATTCCAGCAACAAATGGTGATGCTTGACTTGTACCTGACATTTTACAATATTCATTTCTTAAGAAAGTTGAATATATATCTACTCCTGGAGCAACAATATCTACAGTTTCATCTTTTGATGTAAATGTTGCAAGTCTTCCGCCTGAATCTAATGCAGCAACAGCAATTACTTCATCATATCTAGCCGGGTAATTAACACTTTTGGAATCATTGCCAGCAGCTGCAATAACAACAATACCTTTTGACACTGCTTCTAAAATCAAATCATGAATAAACTTTGGTGGCTCAGAAGATGAACCTAAAGACATATTGATTATGTCAACATTTAATTCAATAGCTTTTTTTAATCCAGCGGCAATAGTTTCAAAACTACCAGAGCCATCATCATTTAAAACTTTTATTGGAATAACTTTGCAATTTGGAGCAACTCCTACAACACCAAAGTCATTATCACTTCCAGCTATAATTCCGGCAACGTGTGTCCCGTGTCCAGAAGACTTATCTTCCCAGGAATCACTATCCGAACAATTAAAGACAGATTCTTTTGTCCAGCATTCTGATAAGTCAACGTGTTCTGCAATTCCAGTATCTAAAATTGCTACAACAACATCTTCTCCTTTAGTTAATTGCCAAACATTTTGTATTGAAGATAGTCCCAAACCCCAGTTTTGAGTTTGAGAAAGAGCACTGAAAGGTACAGGTGTAACTTCTAAATCTTCAATTGGAATGAATTGAATATTTTCAGACAATTCTTCCACAACTTCGACAGAGATTTCATTATTATTTTCGGACATTTTTTTACCTCAAATATAATATTATAATTATATTTTCTGGATCTCCTCTTTAAATAATGTGTACTATTTGACTATCTTGTGGGACTCCATAAAACTGTCCGTCATATGGCGTAACTGTGAAAGAGATTGCTTTATTTTTAAGAACCAGTGAAGAATTTAAGACACTTCCTTCTGCAATTTTAAAACTTACACCATTAGTCCACTCAAACCATTCAACTCTGGATAAATCATTTGTTGTGCTAAAATAATAATATGCTTGTAAATCATTATTTGATTGAATATTATTATTTGTAATTTCAACAACTGACTTAATTTTTACATCAGATACATAAGGAGCTGTTTGACTCTTGAGTATTACAGGGCTTGAAGTATAAGATATTCCATAATCAAAGTTATCGTAAGGTTCAACAACTACATACACTTGATCGTTTTCTATAAAGTAATTATTTGCAGAATTCAAATCTGATTTATTTTGTAATAATTTATTTCTGTAATTAGGTGATGAATCAAGCTCAGATACAGTAGTTCCACCACCAGATGTTCTAACTCTATACCATTTAGACTTGGGCCTATATTCTTCATTATCAGAGATATATTCATAAGATGTGAAAAACCTTTCACTTAATGAAACTTCTGAAGTAGAACCAGCTGAAACTTTAAAGGCTCTAGAATCTATTTGCAAAGACTCTGATGTTAATGATGGAATTGGAGTATTTACATATCGAGAGTAGACATCTTTATTTGGGACAGTATTATTAGTAAATTCAAAATTAATTGTTTCGCTTGCGTTTGAATTAAATTTTTCTAACTTTAATCCAATTCTATACGAAGTATTACCAGCTATAAATAGAGTAACAATGTCGGATGAACTTCTTCTTACGTTAAAAATAATTCTGCCATTTACTCTATCTAATTTATATCCGCCTCTAACTATTTCATTGTTCACTAAAACAACGATTTTACTATCTCCGGGCCATCTACCATTTACAGCGTAATAACTTACATAATCTGCAGATATCGTTCCTTCACCTAAAGCTTCATATCTTTCGTTTCCAGTGACAATTGTTGCTCTTACATTATTGACATCTACAATATCAGAGGTAAAAGTAATTGTGCCGTTTACATTATTCGAGGTGTAAAGAGTTGTATCGACAAGAGTATCATTTATGAAGACTGAAATAGAGTCTGATAAATTCCAAGTGTATCTAGTGCCATTTTCATAAACAAAGAAAGTTCTGCTATTGTTTGGGGATTTCAAGCAAATTAATTTTTCTTTTATTACTTGTTGTGTAAATTTATAAGATTTTTGTCTTGATGCAAAAACACCATTTTTACCAGATAAGATTTCTTCAAAGTCTTCCCAATTAGTACTATTTCCCTTGCAAACACCCCAGGTTAATTTGGCGAGAGAAGTGTCTGAATAGTTTGTTGAAAGAATATACTCAAAAATATCTTCAGCAGTTGTCAAAACATCACTAAACAAATAATCTACACTTGGGGCAACTTCTGTGTAGTAAAGAGTTTGCACATATGGAGTAACCTTTGATTGAGTTGCGTTATTCCAACCCTCTGTCAATGTAATCTTAAAATCAATATTTGTAATTTCTTTATTTATAGGAGTAGTTGACGCAAAAGAAGCCCAACTGCTAAAGTTTTTTCTATCTTTAGAATATCTATACTCAACTAAACAAGAACTATCTACGCTTTGCCCTGTAGAAGCTACATAAGAAGTAGTAATCGATTTTATATATTTTGGGTCTGAAAATTCTAAGTTTTTTGACCAAGTGCCAGAGAATAAATTGTTACTTCCGCCGTGAATTAAATCATTGCTTAGATTTGTCCAATAAGTATCTGAACTTGCATCAAAAACCAAACCTTGAGTTTCTTGATTTACCTTTCTGATAAAACCAGTATTAGCATTTTCATCAATGTCAAAAGATAAAACTTTAGTTCCTTGATTATTCCAAGAGTAATTTATTCTTTCAATCAATTTAGTTTGATTTATAGTTTCATCACTATCGAAATCACTTACAATATTGACTAAAGGAATAAATGATTTGCCCCATCTTTCCATCATATATTCAGAAACTGTTGTGTTAGAAGGTATAGATGTATGTGTGCCGTCCCAATCTTTTCTGAAATATATCTCTATTTCATCAGTTGAAACAATCGGAGTACTAAAAGTTATTTGACCTGTGCTTGGGCTAGTTGTAAATCCCGAACTAAGAATTGAGGAATTTTTTACTATTTCAACATATGGATATTCTGAAATACTCCAAGTAAAAGTATTAGTTCCATCTGAAGAAATTGTTATTGTGGTTCCTATGCTACCAGTCACAGGAATAATATTAAGTTGTTTTTGACTCTCGTTTTTATATCTGGTCTTTAAGTCAACAATCCTAAGAAGATTATTACTATATAAATAATCTCTTACGGCAGTTATTTCTGTTGTATTTGAAATGCCTGATATAGCGCTTGGTTGCTGTCCAATTAAAGCGTATTCTAAACACTCGTACAAATTGCTGCTATCACCGTCAAAAGCTAAGTCAGAAATTATATTTGTAATTGCTGTGCCAGAATTTGTAAAACCAGCAGAACTTCTGTGCTTGATTTCTGAACCTAAAGTCCAAAGATCTTGGTAAGTCCTTCCTGCTGTTCTAGTGAAAAGTGAAGTAAGGTATGAATTAAATTTACTTTTTGGATTATAAGCTCTATTTACAGAATTAGAACTATCAAAAACATTGGAAACTAAAAACTTTGAATCTAAAACTAAATGACCACTATCATTAGCTAGAACACCTTTGAAAACACCAGTTTCCCAATTTACTTCAGAATTATCATAATTTCCAACAGATACAATAGTGTCTGTGGGTGATGAGTTAATATCATAATGAACTTTATAGAAAAAATCTTGATTTAGTTGTTCGTACCAAGTAGAACCATTCACACTTGTAAATGCAGCGCCGGAAACGGGATTTACTTGAGTTGATTTTCTCCAATTGAACAAAGGAACTGAACTTGATGTTTCCTTAATAACAATTGCCAAGGTAGTGACACCAGAACCAGGAATGTCTAAGTCTGAAGTTAAGTCAAAAGTAGTAAATCCATCTCGCCTTACACTTAAGGAAGTTATGGACGTAGACGAAGCTAATTGTGTTTGAGGCTTACTATTCGAGTCAACTGAATAAACATATGCGATCAATGATGAATTCGTAACACTATCATTATAAGATGCATTTGAAAGACTATCTTGGTCTCTTACAGTCACATATGCAGACACCTTAGTAATTGTGTTAGCCGTTGAAGCTGTAGTAAATGTTTGTGCCAGGTATCCCACAGTGTTTGAATCATTAGCGACAAACTTTATCTGACTTGCTGGTTTAGACTCAAATAATACTGGAGAATATCCTTCACTAGTATTTTCTCCAGTCCTGTACCAATTGTCTCCATCATCTAAAGTATACCAAAGACCATTATTGGTTGCAGCTAATAAAACATTTTGAGTTAATGAATTGAAAGAAGATAAAAATATTTTCAAATCAAATACTGAAGATGGATTTGTTCCCATAAATTCAGTTTTATGAAAAGAATTGCCCTCATCAAACGATCTATAAACACCCTTGTTTGTCCCAATAAATATTTTAGATTTTCCTGGAGTTGACCCAATAGCAGTGTCAGTATCGATAGCGTAACAGAGACATTCAATATTACGTAAATATCTCTGGTCAACTACATAATCTGAAGAACCAAGATTATCAGGATAAGAATACTTCCAGTTTTTTACTTTGATTAACCCATCATTGGTAAGAATAAATAATGGATTTGCATAAAGACTATTTGCAGAAGATGTTGGAACAGAATATGCTTGAAAGGAATTATAGAATCTTGTAACTCCATCTGGATTTCCTGATGCAAACATTTTTCTTGGATTTATAAATTGACCAAAAGATGAATTATTTGCTTGATAGCCTAAAACATAATATCCATCATCTCCTGAAGCGTGTAAAGATTCATAAATTTGAGTAGTGCCAGAACCAATCTTGATGTACTGCCCCTTGAAGAAACCGTTTATATTAGAGCTTGTTAATTTCAAGAAATCAGATGTAAAAGTTCCATTTTCATAAATCTTGATTGATAAGCCGTCTGATTTACCAAAAGCTTCAAACAAAAGACCGTTCCAAAAACCTTTCAGATAGCAATTTTGTTTTTTATCATCAACTTTTGTCCAAGTAGTATTGTATTTCCATAAGCCATTTGTTGCTCCGACTAAAATGTCTAACTCAGGATTTTGAACAATATATGCAGTGTCTGAAGCATTATCAAGAATAGAGTCTAAAGCCCATTTATTATTGACACATTTCCAAACACCTAAATCAGTAGCAATTTTAGTATTTTCACCAGTTTTTTCAGGACTTAAGATTGCTCTAATCATAACAGGATCACTTTCTGGATCTGTTATAGAGGGGACTAATTCTGTTCTTTTCTTGTATGAAGAGTTGTCAGGGTCTAAAGTACTGGAAGATAGGAAATTACTTACTAAAAGGGTATTTTTAAGGCCTCTTGTATCAGTTTGTGATACTACTGGAGCTACAAAGTCAAATACTGTAGATATGCCAGCTTTAAGACTTCTGGCTAATTCTTGGATGTTTTGATTATTAGAAGAATCTAAATAATATTTTTGTTTTGATTTCAGGACATAAATATCATCTTCTAATCCAGATACAACATCATCAGCAACTCCATAGACTTCAGTGTTTTTCAAAAATGAAATTCCACTTGATGATCTTGCAGATATTAGCACAACCTCTATAGGAAATACTGTATTGTCTATTGACTTGACTATAACAAGTTCTGAAGTTGTTTCGTTTTTTAACAGTAACAAATCATAAGACGAAATTCTTTGATTAAGTAGAAGAGTTGTATCTGAGTTGATATTGTCCTTCCAAAGTTTTGCTATTGGTAAACTTGTTCTTGATATAGGTACGAATGTTGAGCTGTGAGGTTTAGTACCGGAATTTGTAATTGCTGGATTTTCACTCACAACAGAAAGTGTTATATTTTCTAAATCATCTTTTGAAACTGACTGCAAGAAAGTAACTGTACCTTCTAGAGAATTTGTAAAAAATGGTATTGAACTTGGCTTATTATTTATATAAACCATATTTCGAGTTTGTGTATTTGAATGTACACTCCAAGGATCCGTATTAAAAGTAGTGAAATTGTTTTCGTAATAAAGCTGCTCGCCTGAAACGTAAGACGTACCTGTTGAAACTAGTTGATAATTATAAATTAAGCTTAAATCGTTTATAGCTTGATAGTCTGAATTGTAAACTACAAAATTAGGTTCTATTGCTCCAAAAGTATCATTTGGTCTTTTCCATTTATATCCAGAAAGAATAAAAGAATAATTGCTCGTATCATCTTCCCAAAGTAAATCAGAGCTTATGAATATACCATTTGTAGTGCCAGCGTATAATTTGCCACTATTAGTTCCATCATCATAACTAAATAGAGTATTTACACTTCCTTGAAACAATGGTTCCCAATACAATTCTGATGCTGAAATTGTTGTATTGTCTACAGAAAAATCTTTTATTCTTGCAACACCATTTGAATGTCCAATAAAATATTCATTAAAAAATCTAAAGCTTTTTCTTTCTGTTGCACAAGTAATGATGGATCTTGCACTTGCGCCAGAGGGAGTGTTAGTAGAATAAACTTTTAACTTATAAACATCCCATTCTAAATTTGACGTTCCTAAATTAAAAGAGTCATTAGGTTTCAAAAACCAAACGCTTGATCCAAAAACAGTGCCATTAGTAACATTAATTTTTTTATAGCTTACAAATTCTGAAGAAACATCCAAATCTGTAGCTCTTGACCAGCCACCAGAAGCAGCAAGATAAATTCCATTAGTTCTCTTGTCGGTTTGGTCTTTTACTAAAACTCTATCTAATGCAGAAAGAGTATATCCATCAATGGTTTGCAATCCAGATAGGTTAATGTTTGATGATGTGGCAACGGCAGCAGAAGTGTAAGAAGCAGAAGAATCATTGAAAGGCAAAATCCAATATTTTCCAGTTGCATCTTCTATATATCTTGCAGCGTGTGTAAGATATAAATCGTAATCATTCCACCAAAGCATATTGTTTTTGTAATCATTATTTTGGATTACATAAATACCATTTACTTTCTCAGAATAAATTTGAGATATTTGACTTTGATCGCCTACGTAAATACCTTTATCAGTATTATCATTATTAGCAACATAAATAAAATGATCGTAAGTTATTTCATCAGGCTTGTTTTCAACATATGTAATTCTTTTAGGATTTATCTCTTTAATATCAGAGATACCGTTCAATGTTGTTATAGCAGTCCCAGAAGAATCGTAGTAATTTGAAATTTCTATCCAATCCCAATTTTGTACAGCTTCATTTTCAGGAATGACTGCATAAAATATTTTATCAGAAGTAGTTGAATAGTAATAAGTTTGATAACTTTCGTCCACTAGTTTGTCGCTAGAAACGATAAATTTATTAATAGAATAACTTTGAAAAGTACTATTCTTAGGATATTTTATTTCAGTCCATTTATCAGTAACATCTTTGTAAAAAACTCTATTATTTGATGTGACTGCATAAAGATTATTGAAGTAATTTTCATCAGGCAAAATATTATCTTGTAAAGAAACTATTTTTCCATAATCATTTTTCCAAGATGTAAAATCAGATGCTAAATTACTATTTATGTTGAAAGAAAACAGTCCTCTAGAAGAAGCTGCAAAAAATTGTGGGATATTACTAATAATATTTTGGCTTTCAAGAAAAACTGTAATATCATCATAATATTGAATTTTTGAATTAGTATTGTGAGGATAAAAATAACTTTTGCCAATACCAGTAACTAAAAATTTATTTGGAGTGAAAGTTAAGTTTACTTTGTGTAAATTATCTGAATAGTGATTGAGAATTAAATTTTTGATACTCACTTTACCAGACAGTACAGAATTTGCTGATATATTACTTATTCTTTCATTCGGCAAAGAATTAGTAACTTCTTCAACATTTTCGCTTACAGTAATTGACAAATCTTCAAATGTGTAATCATCATAATTTGGAAATGATTTATTGAGATAAATTGTTCCAGAAGTAGGATTTATTCTATAATGAATAGGATCAATTGTAACATTGTTTATTTTTACAATTGAATCTCTGTAATCAAAATTTGACCAAGAAAATAATTCATATATATCAGTAATTGAACCATCATCATTTACTTGCTGTGTAATTATTCCATTACTTAATTTTTTATATGATTGCAAAACTAAAGCTGATGTAAGTAGTTGTTGACTTGAATCAACTACATACAATTTTAAAGATTTAGCTATTGGTAAATACACTTTGAGAGCTGAAGTTTGTTTTATAGAATATGTTAAGAATAGTTTATACGAATTGCCAGATTTGTATATATTGTAATCTTGTGCAGCTAATGTTTGTCCATCAAGTTTTACTATAGCTTCGCCATATCCAGCAATATCATCAGAGAATATTTCACCGCTTGTTCTTCTTAGAAGGAAAATATTTGTATTACTGTATGTATTAGACTCATCGTAATTGCTTGCATTTAGTACTAGGTAATTTCTTAAATTAATTTTGGATGCAGAATTTTTATCACCCAAATGTTTGTGCTTCAGATAAGACAAGTTTAGATTAGTTTGAAAATCGCCTAGTGTCTCGTTAAATTGTTTTCTTTTAGTGGAATATTTTATTTCTGAAACGATATTGTAGTTAGCATAGGTTGTATCTGATTCAACTACTATTTCTGCTAAATATAAAGCGCTAGAATATGAATCGTAATTTTTATCTGGATTTTGAGGAGATACTATTTCGCAAAATTCATCTTGCAAAGTTGATATTCCAGGTTCAGCCCAAACATAAAATGTATTATTTACGGTGTATCTGAAATAATAAGATTTTTCTGTTATAGCAGCATATTTATCTAGTATGCCTCTTCCTGAACTTACTTTGACGCATTGTTTGAAAGCATTATCAAAATATAGATTAGTTGAACCTAATGCAAAATTTGTTGCTGAAACTGCTCCTAGCCAAAGTGTTTGTTCGTTGTCGTCACCACTTTCAACGTAGACAACATAATTACTTGTATAGTCTGAAGATGAATTTAATGATGAGTGTCTGGACCAAGCGCCTGAAGCAACAGTATAAACACCATTTTGTGATGCAGTGGATTGGTTTTTTACAAGAACAATATTTCCAGCAACAACAGATATACCATCTATTGTTTGAGCACCAGTAAGAGTAATATTTGAAGTTGTTGCAGTTTTTGCAGTTACAGAAAATGCTAAATCTAATAAATCTAATTTGTATCCATATTCTGAAGTTGTGCTTTCTACATATCCATCTAAAAGCAACAGTTGATCTGCTCTATTGTCAGTTAGTTTTTCTACTTGCCAGCCAGAAATTATACTAGGTGCAAAGAATGAATATACACCTTGAAATTGAGATTCAACACTAAGCATATTCTCGTAGTCATAACCTGGATACCAAATATCACCAAATTGAGAATATAAAAACTTATAAATAGAAGTTCGACTTGACATTTTACCCTATGGAGCAGGATTGAATTTTATTGAAGCATCTCCTATATCGAGTTGTACGGCAAAATCATAGACCATTGCAGGCACAACCCCAGTAGAAGTAAGGAATATTCCAAATCTTATAGTTTTAGACGCTTCTGGTAATTCGAATGTGGTATTTGGTGTAATAATATTGAAATTTTCAAAATTATATGTTTCGTTTGAATCTTCAGAAATTGTATATCCGTAAACTATGCTTCCATTATTTTTTAACTCATTTGATGTAAGCAATCCTCTTTTAATCAATGGAGCATCAGAATCATAATCTGTTGTGTCAAACATCTTTGTGAAGAAATAACTTCCAGATGACGATGTGTATGTAAGAGTTAATGAAAGTAACTCTGGAGTCACATTAGGGGTAGCAGAAACTAATTCTATTTTATATTGTATCCATTTACCAGAATAAGGCGATAAGTCTACAGTTAAGGATTGAGTAGTAGTAATTGCTGTAGGCTCATTGATCGATGAAAGTGTAGTAGCATCACTGTAATTTGATGCCAAACACTCAGATCTAGTGTTGCCTGTCTTGATATATATATTTACTTCAGTTCCAAAATCTAAACTTGAATCTGTTGTTGTTGGATATTTATTTAAAATTAAAGCAACTAATTCAGTCCAAGTAATTAAGGTTGGTACGTAAATTGGCTGAGGTTCATAAAGACCATATTCTCTAACTTTTCTGTCTGGTGCAAAAATTGAATATTCTCTTGAATTTGGAACATAAATACCTTTTCTTGTTAAACTGTTATCTGCATTTTTCTGAATTTGATATATAACACCAGAATTATTTGTTGTAGATAGATTTTGATTATTTGTATTGTTTACTATAGTATTTGTAGGTGTTGTGTTTGCATCAGTTTGATTTTGAGTGGGATTATTTGTTTGATTATTTTGAGTATTTCCAGTGACAGGATTGATAGTAGTATTTGTATTGCTTACTACTGTGGTGGATGAATACTGAATGAAAGAATTAGGATTGTTTCCAACATTAGAAGTTTGAACCATCTTATCATTTATAATTTCAAATCCTGAAGAATTGGCTGGAAGAGCTACTCCTTGAATATTGCCAGCTTCATCCTTTAGTCTTACATATATTTTTCTTTCATTGTTCTCATAAGGTGTTTGAGTAAATTGATATATGCTGCCATCAACACCTGCTCCATAAAAAGTGTTGCCTATGCTTGTAACAGATTTTATTCTTGACACACCTAAGAACTGTTCTGCTGGGACAATTTCAAACGATTCGTCTGTAGATCTTTGCCAATACAGCTTGAGTGTAGTCCCTGTCCCAACATTATTTGTAGTCTGTAACTTAAGCTTTAAGATATCTCCCTCTGTGACAGTAAATGCATTAGTAGAATATTTTGTTGTTACTGCCGCTGAAGTATTGTAGTTGCTAATTTGCAAAGAATCATTAATAAATAAATTATAACCTACACTGGAATCTATTCTAAAGGAAAGATTGCCTGTTTTAGAAGACAGCAATGCTCCTTCATAAGTTAAAGAAGAATTTGTAAAGCCTGCCGGAACAGAAACTGAAGTTGCAAAACCACCATTGTAATTTATGGTAGAAGTTTGATTATTGAATGCTATAAAATTATAACTTTCAATATCACCAATATCAGTCCAAGTTATTCCAGCGCCTGTATACGATCTCCAAATAACATTTAAATGTTCCGTAAGATAATTGTGTGAAACAATTTTTTTGAAGCCATTAACAGATTTGAAATATCCATAAATACCATTGTCTGCAGATATATAGATGTACGAACCATTTGGATCATCGTAAGTAAAGTAAACGTGATCTGCATAAGTATCGAAAATTTTTGACCAAGTTTTGGGTGTTGAACCAATGTAAGACAATTCCCAAACTTGACCGCCCCTAAAAACTGCAATTAAAGAATTTCTTGTTACGCTTTTTGTAAGTGTTTCAACATTGTCAAAATTTGAAGAAAGTGTTTGAGTCCAAGTAGAGTTGTAATAGCTGTAAACTGCTGAAAGTTTGCTTCCATAGTCTCCACCCAAAGCTGCAAACAAAGTAAATTCTTTAGCAGCTAATGCGCTTACTTTATCAAATGCAGAAAAGGTTTTAATTTCTGATAGTTTCTTGCCATCGTATTTGTAAATTGAGCATTCAGTAGTTGTGCCCTTTGATGTACCTACAAACAAGTCATTACCAAGAGATGTCAAACACAATATTGGTTTTATCAACTTGTAATTTGTCAAGCTTAATGGATCTTTTGCATTAACAACTGACCAAAATTCACCGTTAAAAGATGCGAATAATAAGCCATAGTTTGTCCCAGCGTAAGCTTTTCCATTATGAACGTGCAAACAAGTTATCTGGTATTTCTCTGTCACTAGAGACTCGTTTAATATTTCGTAAACTTCGCCATTGAAATACACAAACATTTTATTATTTGATGCAATTAAAATCTTTTCATTGAATGATGTTATTGCTGTAATTTCAGATGTTGCATTCCCAGTTTTTTTGCTCCATAGATATGCAGCATTTGTCAAGTCTACATTTTGGAAAGTTGTTTCTCCAGCTGAAAAATCAATAAAGCCTTTTGAGTCAGCATTTGGAAAATTAGTTGCATCTCTAAAATCTTCAAATCTTGAAATTTGAGCAGAAACAACATCGGAAAATTCATCATAAGCAGCTATGGTTACTTCAGCTCTTTGATCGATAGTAAAATAATCACCGTGATAAGCTAATCTTGCAGCATATAAAGAAGTGGGCGTGTCAAAAGTAAAATTTAAATAATCTAATGTTTCTTGATCTGCAATATTTTCAAACAAATCTACCCAATCAGAAGTTCTTGTTGTTTTTATTTGACATTTGTAGATTTTTGTATTTTTTGCAGTTGCACCCACAACCAAGTTTGTTATTGTTGGATAAATATTATTTGAACTATTAGACTCATCAACTACTACAGGATCGAATTTTTTATAAATATAATTTGATTGTTCATTTCCTATAACTTCAAACTTAGATAAATCAGAACTTCCGCCATATACGTCCACACTTTTGATAGGAGATTCAAAGATATCAAGTAAATAGTCAGTTGATGGTAATTCAGACGAAGCAGTGTTAAATGCAGTTAGCTTGTTATATGCAGTCTTGTCAGCCAGTCTTACCCAAGACAGCTCGGTATCATCATAATAAGCAATTTCATTATCTGTAGATGTAAATGTAGCTAAATCTATTTTTACTGTACCCGTTACTGCAATTGGAAGATTGTCTAATGTAATATCTATCCAATATTCTGTATCTTCTGAAAGAGAGATTCCGGTGTTTGAAAAAGTATATTCTTCATACGATGTTGTAAGATCATTGAATTGTATACTAGAAAAAGTACCTAATAATGTTGACGGAGAGTCGGTAACAGAATCATTGGTGTATAGGGCAACATTTACTTTGTCACCAAGGTTCAGAATTGTTCCAGACTTTTTAAGTTTTAGATAGATAGTTGATATGTTCTGATTTCTTGGTGAGGTAATTTTCACTGCTGTTCTGAGACTAGTAAATGAAAAATCAGATAATGTGTTACTTTGTGTTTCAGTTATAGAAGAATATCCAAGCCCTGAAAAATAGTGGACTTTAATGCCAGGATCAACATCATCTGCATTTCTATTTAATATAACTATTCCTTTAGGAGGATGAGTATCATAAATTACACTTGCTGTAGGATAAAAATCAGATTTTACAAAGATGTCAACATTTTGATCTTCAATTTTAAAATCAAATGTTTGGACATTATTTAATGCATCATTCCAATATCTTGTATCGAAAAAACCATTCAAATCATAAGATGAATTATTTTGAATTAAAACTGGTTCAAAGTTTCTAACAGTACCGTATCCTGAACCACCATAAAGTTGAAGATTTCCATTTTGAAGAGAAATTTCAACAGAACTTCCAAAAGCAACTTTGTTATATAAAGTCAACTTTACATTGTGGTCTGAACCTGTTGAACCTGATGATGCAGTCTTGACGGGAGAATATTGGCCATCAATAAAAACTTGAAAGCCACTTATTCCTGTGCCTGGAAGTGCTGGGTAAGACTTATTTAAATTAAAATCTAAAAATATTTCCGAACCATTTGTTGATACATAACTTGTAGTAGCTGCTGTTGCACTATATGTACCACTTGGAGAAAGTGGTAGAACACCTCTCCTTCTGTTAATAATTGCTCTGTTTGAAAAATTTGCAAGTTCATTTAAGTTTGTACTTTGGTCAGTTATAAAGTTGGAACTTTGCTTTGAATAACTTAATGTTATTATATCTGTAGGACTGATTCCAGCTGTTATTAATAAATCATATTGCGTAACATCTAAGCCATTATAGGTAGTTGGAAAATCAGTAACAGATGCTATAGGCTTGTATTGCCCCAAAACAACATCGTAAACACTGAAACCTGTTGCTGATGAGCCAGGTTGTGTTAGTTCAGACATTACAACCTGAACAAAAGCTAAACCGCCTACACTAGTTTGAGTATTGACTACGACAGGTCTAGTTGTTTCTGACGAAAGATTTGTAACTGCCACTCCAGATAATGCTGAAGCATATGTCAATCCAGTTCCTGTGCTATCTCTAATTTTGAAAACATCAGATGATGGAGGATTGTATGTCAATGTGACTGGATTTGTACCGTCGTTTAGGGAAATTTTTGATTGAAGTTGGAGTACAACAATTTTCCCTAAAGTTGCACTTGTCGGATCTAAAACATAGGCATTAGTAATTGCTATGCCTGCGTTATTTTGTGATACTGCAAAACCAGCTATAGATGAAACTGGAAGAATTGGTGGTGTAGCTTCTGTGTAATACACAAATACTTTTGAACCATCTGTACTTGTGGTTGAATAATTATAAAGCGGTGGTCTTGCTTCCTTTGTAAGGTTTGTAATACCAACACCAATGAAAGATGATACAAATGACTTTTGCGTATCATTATCTGATAGTTTTGGAACTGTAGTTCCAAAAGATGAAGCATTATAAGAAACAAAAACAGTTTGAGCTGTTAGAGCAATCCCAGAGCCATCATACGAACTATCTACTAATCTGTCAGAACTTGAAAGTATAAGCTCAAGTGTTTTTGGAGTTCTTGAATCAATAAATGTTGCAGTTGGAGTTACTGTACCTGCTATAGAGCTTCCAAATTTTTTAGTAACTGAAAATCTTAATTGAAGTCCAGAAGATGGTTCAAGACCAGAGCTATCTATGTCATCAAAGTTTAAATAAATTCTTTGACCGTCATATGAAGTATAAGACAAGTTTGTCAAACTTGTAGATATTCCAGGACTTGCCCCGCTAAAAGCAATAAAATTGTTGTTTATTTCCATATTTTATTATTTTATACTTCCATAATGACCACTTAAGAATAAATTTCCTTTATATGAAATAGATGTCAATGGTCTAACTATGCCTAGTAGATCGTAGTTGCCAGATGAATCAAATATTTTTTTTCTTTCAAAAGCAACTTCTTCATTAAACCAAGATTCAGCATCAGATTTGTAATAAAATAACTTTGATTGTCTATCGTTTGGATTATCAGAAATTTTGTCACTTACATATCCATCAGTGGCACAATATAGTGTTCCATCGTGGTAGGTAAATAACCTGATGCCTCCTGTAGATGGGAGAACGGCAGATAAGTTAAAATCAATTATTTTATTATCAACAGGAGCGTACTTTTGCCCAATTATGAATGAAATTTTTGAAAATCCAACCAAAGAATCACTCGCATCATTTCTTAATTTACCAAACTGAATGAATGGATGGTCGTGATCCCAAGAATTAGCTTCGGAATCAATATATTTAGGATTGTAAGTGTCAAGTTTGATAAAATTTTTCTTTTCTAAAAAAGGATCATTTTGTAGGCCAAGATAAATTTTAATATCTCTATCTTCTACTATGACTCTTATTTTTGAAAGTGAATTATTTATATCAAAAACATTTTCATCACTAATTATTTGTATCAAATCAATACAAATAATTTCAGGTCTTTGATTGTTCTCAGGCAATCCTACAAATTCAATTGAAAGCTTACCAACTTTTCCTTGCCATATTGGCTTGATCGTGTAGTCAATATACTCATCAGATGTATGTATATTTGTTTCTGCATATTTATTGAATCCACCAGCGTTGAATGCCCAATAAGCTCTGATTTTGCCCAAATCTAATGACTGAGATTTGTTCTTTATCTTAATTCTAAGTTTTATTACTGTATTTAAGTCAACATTTAGATTTAAATTATCTATATCAATTGATGGATTTCCAGTAAGTGAAGGTGTAACTTTTAATATATATTTGTCATAAGCATTATTAAAAATGTCATAATTTGTCTCTGTTTCAGCATCAAGTGATTCAATGAAATTTCTTGCAGTCCAAGATTGGGTATCAGCAGAAGCTATGCCTGAAGAAACAGCATAAAATTGCCAATTTTTTATAAGTCCTGTAGTAGTAAGATTTTTTGATACAGAATTATTACCAGAACTTAACACAAGTGTGTCTGTATTAAATTCAATAGAATATTGACCATAAACATCAGCTATCTTAAACCCTTGATATCCTGAATGTGAATTGACTAAAATTTGTTCAGCACTATTCAGTCCTGGTTCATTTTTTAAATCAGTAGAATCGTAAACTTCACTTTTTGAAAGATTGATAACTTCAGATTCGAAAGTGTATGATGGCTTGTAAAAATTATAATATCCTGTTGAAAGGAGATCGGTGTAATTGAGCAAATATCGATTGCCTAAGTTGACATAACCATTCTGGATATAAAAACCAATCTTTTCACTTCCAGAAAGAACATATCTATTTATGTTTATGAGTGTTGGATCGTTATTAGCCCCATTGTAAACATAAATGCCATTTTGTATGCCATTTGTACCAGCACTTGTTTGGTCTTTCAACATAAATAAATCATTCAAGACAAAGTCATATCCGTCTAATGATTCAAAATTATTCCAACTTGTAATTGCCTCAAAACTTGCTGCTTGAACATCAATGAAATCTTGGTCAGGCAAAATCTCTGCTAAGAGTTGCTCCCAATCTGATCCTTCTGAAATTTCAAAAAGTCTTGAGCCATATGCTGTTGATCCCGTACTAGTTTGTGTTGTGCCTTTTATAACTAAGAAATCATCAAAACCCTTAGCATTGAGAAAATTAGGGAATCTTGCTATTGCTAAATTGTCATCATTTCTACTCAATGTATTATTATCATATGAATAGAATTGGGCAGGGGCTGGATCGTTTAAGAAAACTTCATCAAAATAAAAAGTTGTCCAATTTTCATTTAATGTAGGATTTGAAATTGGTATTTCAGAGTAAGACCAAACTTCAGATTTTTTATCGATACCAGCAAAGACTTGATTTTTTCCTACAGACAAACATCTAATTCCAAAATTAACAGGTTCGTAATCAGAAATATTATTTGATATCAGATTTGTTGTTGACAATGATTCTACTTCAGTTTCCTTAACTATAACTTCTTCAGTAATCAAGTTAGTAGGTTGTGATAATGAAACTGTTTTGGTTCTGCTGTACTTGTGAATTTTTTTGTCTAAACAACCTAAGAATAATTTATTGTATGCAGAAACCATAGACAAGATTCCACCTGAAGAAGAGGCTAATTCTCCTTGCGGGTAGACTTGCTCCCATTCTGATCCATTATAAGCAGTTGATAATTTAGCTCTAAATAATCTAGGTTTTGTATCTGATGCAACATAAATATACTCTTCAGATTCGTGTTCAAACTTGTGTGAAACCATACAAGATGAACTTATATCGCTCGAATTATCTTGCAAAATAAAAATAGGGCCTCTTACATATTCACCATCATAAAACCAAATTTTTCCTGAAATTCCAGCCAAATAAATTCCGTCGGTAGTTGAAACCATAGAAGTTATTGCTCTTTCATTTAGTTTTTCTAAATCAATAAGCTTATTAAATGAAATTAAGTTTGATGTATGGACACTTGCATAATACTTTTCAATTGTGACTGAAACATTTGTATTAGTTATTGCTGTATCAAAGACGAGATAACCATTATAATCATCAACACCATAAGATACATCTGAAGAGACATTTATTGTTATTTCATCCTGAGTTGATAATTTGTAAACTCTTCCTAAATCGTCCGAATTTGTACCAACAAGTTTAAATGCTGTTCCAGTAGCATATGATGAATCAAGACTGTCAACCAAAGAAACATTTGTAAATTTCTTTTTTGAAACACCAGAAAAATAAATTTTTTCTTCGGAATCATTTGGGCCTTTCCACAGACAGCTTGCAGTAAATAATGTTGCTATCATACTTTAGGTCTCCTAATAACATCCCATTTATTTTCAGGCTGAGTAATATTATTTCCGAAATCTCTAAATTTTATTTCTATTTTTTTCACACCATCTGATTCACCTTCAAAAATTACTGAAGCATAAGGAGTATAAGGTGTCCATTCTGACCATTCACCAGGTCCAGAGTCTAAAAGTCTTCTCACTGAAAAATCTTTGATTCCACTTACCAAATCATAGCAATTCATTTTCAACCAAGCTTCTGGCAGATTGGTTATATTAGTTAATTGATTAGTTTTTGGATCATAAAAATCAGCGCCTCCAATTGGTGGCTGCGTGTCTACTAAAGCTTGAGAAGTTGCTACAAATGTTAATGGATTTGATTCACTGATATTACCCATATAATCCATAAGCTGTATCCAAACTTTTCTTTGTCCAGAATATCCAGATGTTTGTTTGATAAATGAAGTATGTTCAGGACCTAGAGGATAATAATTCAAATGTCCGTACAAATAAATAAAATATTTATTTTCTTCAGCAACAATAAATTTAGACCAAGGAAGCCAAGGAGTATAATTTATGAATGAATTATCAATTTCTTTTCCAACTCTAAAAGCTAAAATTCCACTTCCCAAATCTGTTGCTTGAATTGATATTTGAACCATTCTTAGCGTTGACTCTGTAGCGACTAAAGCTGTTGGATCAGAATTGCTATCTTGCGGTGCAGTAATATCTACTATTGCAACATCAGAATTTTTTGTTGCAAAGCTTGATATGTCATTATGTGATACAGAACGCACTCTGAAGTGCTGTGCATTTTTATCAGTTTGGTTTAGTTCTTTTTCTACATATCTACAATGAAGCTTGTGCCATAAATTTTTAGCCAATCTATGGCCTGATAAATCTCCATTGGTAATAAAATCATTCTCTTCAGTTTGTATACCGAAAGCTTTGCCTAATGAAGTACTGAATGGAAGTGTTATCCCAACCCAAATCTCATCACCTTGAGATAAAGAGCTCGACCAAGAATTTTCTGAAAGTTTTACTTGTACTAATTCGTTGTTGGTATTTATGTCAAATCCAGCAACATATGGATTGTAATTTACTGACAGCCAATCAGTGAGTGGATTGTCATAATCTGCAACATCGCCATTGTTCTCAAAAAATCTCAAACGTACTTCATCATACTTGAAAGGCTTTTGATAATCTTTCCAATGCATTTTAAATTCAAACAGTTGGGGCTTAATTGATGAAACGAAACTAGAAATTTGTCCAACAGTTAATTTAGTAAAAAAAGTTGTCGAAAGAAATTTTTGAACTATTTCATCACCATCAGCAATATTAATCTTATGCCAATTTGTATTTTCGTTTATAGTTCCGCTTGAGCATCTAAATGGTACTCCCACGTCATAAGATTGCAGTGACCATCCAGATACAGATTTTTTGTAAACTCCATTTTCTTCTGCATTATATTGGTCTTTGACAAGCACAAGACTATTAATAGACAAATCTGGCAAACTAATTCCATCAATTGACGATGTTGCAATATTTTCTATATCTAAATTTGCACCAGTTGTAACTGCTGATAAAACTGTAGGTGTAACACTAGTCTTACTAAAAGTTATTCCTGTAGAACCTAAAATCATTGGGTCTGGCGTAATTAAATTCCAAGAAGTGCTAGCATTAGAACTACCCAGTGCAACTCTTACCAAGCTTCCATTATATAAATCTGCGCTTGAATCCATCTCTGAAACTCTCGCAAGTCTCCAAGATGTGGTAGCAGTTCCAACTCTGGAAAGTTGATACACACCATTTTGGATTGGATTTAATTGATCTTTTACTAAAATATAATCTGACAATGATGTTATAGAACTACCATCTACGAACAATGTTGTTGCAGAACCGCTTGTTAAAACATTTGATGAATAACTAGGACTATTAGGTAAAGTTGTCCCTGTTCCATAAGAAGCATCCAAAGTTAATTTTGGAATGTTCAACAAAGATGAATAGCTAAAAGATTCAAAATCTGTTGAACCACTCAAGAGTTTTTGTCCAAGATAATGTTTATTGTTAGCAATGGCTTCATCTGATAACAAAAATGTTTTTACTGAAGAATCATTGTCAAATTGCTCTTTATAAAAATTTGGAATACCAGAATATTTAATAGAATAAATTTTGTTTGAAATATTTGTAAAAGAACTCTCTCTAACACCAACAGATGCAAAGTAACCTAAACCTGAAGAATTCTGATCCATTGACAAATAAAGATTAGAAACACCTACAACATTTATTCCAGAGCCTGAAAGTTCCTTGACAACTAAATATGTAGCGTTATTAGTTTGTTGCTTATATCTTCCAGCAAAAGAAGATGGTACTTGATCTGTAATTTCTATAAGATATTTAACTTTAGAGCTTGTTGGTTGATATGACCTAAGTATTTGCTTTCTTAGTTTATTATCAGAAGTTCTGTAGTAAACAGATATTTCTTTTTTATCACCACTAAAATTAACCAATACTGTAGGTGCATCAATAGGAGCATCTGTATAAATTGAACCTTCTTCACATCTACAAGCTAAAGGTCTGTCCCATAAAACAGTGAGATTATTTTCATTGTGTGAACGATAAGAAGACACTGTGCTGAATGCAACATAAAAATCATCAGAACCGTGCACAAAAGAAACTTCTAAGGCTGTTCTATTACTGAAGGATGGCTTATACATTTGAAGCTCATAAGTTGCCGGTATTGTGTAAGCGCTAGTCGCATCTAATTTTTGAATTTCAATATATTCAGTGTAGGCTGTTTTGCTTACAGTCAAACCATTTTGAGCATCAGTAAGGTAAATAAACTCTTCATTTTCATAATCTGTCCACGAGTAATTTATGTCAACTACTGGGGCATTGACCACAGACACATCATCAAAAGTACAATCACCCAAATCAACAGATAACTTTGATTTTCCTTGAGCTAAAAATAATTCATCTAAAATTATTCCACCATTATATGTACTGCCTGTAGCTTGAGATATCTGATATCCAAAAGCGCTTCCTACAGATGAACTGCCAAAAGAAGTTAAGAGTGAATTACCCAGCAAGTAACTTTTTCTAGATTCTTGTGATTGGTCTGTGTTTGGCGTGTAATAAGCTTCGACAAAACATAAATTTGTACTTCCCAAAGAAGAATAGTACATTTCCATCACACCACCAGACTGTAATAGTGGAAGTAAACTATGAGGAAGATTCGTTATTTGTTTAGAAGCGCTATCACTTCCATTTTGCCTTGTATATAAATATGAGATTGGACGAGAATTATTAGGTATATCAATTCGGCAAACTATTTCATTTCCGTTTGCGCTAGTATCAGGTGCTGCATAAAGTTTTAGATAAGCTTGGGATGTAACAGCTATTCCACTTGTAGTAAATGAAAATCCAGCTTGAGTGTAAAAATCTGTTTTGCCCGAAGAAGGAATCAATTTAGTTTTTGAATATGCTATAATTCCTCTGCTATACTCAAACCCTGTTAAACCAACACTGGCTCCAAGAGTTATGGAGAAAGCACTGTAATTTCCATCGTACTGCTTATAGGTTGTAAGAGAAGTAGAAGCAATTGAGGCTGTTGGTATTAAATTTCTTCTTACGGTTGAATTTGCAGTGTAGGCATCAGAAGTCCCACCTGTATTAGAAATTTCATAAATTGAGCCTAAATATCGAGCAATTCCTGGTTTTTCAGTTTGCGTAGATACTTGATTACCAGATACAAATGTAAGTAATGTATTTTTGCCAGTATATCCAATTTTACCACTAGTTATCTCTGGAAAATCTGGATTTACAGGTAGTTGTCCTTCCCATAAAATTTGATCAAAGATTCCATAACCCATAGGATATTCAATGTCACTTCCATTTGGGCCCTCTAGAATAGCTTTCATATACACAGTAGAAAGACCACCATTGGCACTTAACGGCCAATTGTAAATCTTAAATAAGCCTGTGCCTCCAGCAGTTGGATTTGACATTGTGCCTTGTGTCAGGGTGTTGTCAAAGAAAAAAAGCGGATTGAAAGTATATTCATAATCATATTCTGGATCAAACACATATGATGATGAAGGAAAATTATTGATAGCAATTGTTGTGGCTGGATCAAATTCTTTATCATTTGACAGATAGAGAATTTTGATTCTTCTTGGGAACACGATTTGCCTTGAAGCACTATCACGCACTTCAAATCCAAATACCAATGTGTTTTTATTGTTATCTAGATTTGGGTCTTTAGAAAAGGAGTTATTGGTGTAAGTTTGACCAGAATTAATGAATTCAGATTGTAAATATCCGCTTGTTAAATTGTCAGGTAAAATTACTGATACGTTATATGGCACCTTGATCCACCACTGTCAGAGATTACTTAAAATATTCTTATCCAGCAGCTCAATAACCTATTATATTGAAAAATCAAACTGGAAAGGTAATGATTTTTGTACAGTTAATGGACAATGAATGTCAAAGTACATAAAACCATCAACATAATCAATGTTATTGTAAGTGCCTTGTCTATAAAAAGTATACGAGCCTGAGTAGACAGATATGTTATTAGTCGTGTCTTTTGACACAAAATATATATCTTCATAAGAAGCAACTTTAACTGTGTCTAAACCATTTGGCAAATAAACTTTCAATTGTAAATTAGTTGACAAATCACCTGAAGACAATGCGCTTTCAAGTATTTGATTGCAAATTATTTTGAAATAAATTGTTTTAGAATCTGGACCATTTCCTGAATTATAGTAGTCAATGTCATCTGCAGTAGAATTATCATTTACAACAGATGGCACAGTAGATATAATAGGATTTCCCTGTCTAATTGGCCTCGGTGTAGAAAATTCTGCATCATCGAAAATACCGATTGAGAATTCTGGCATTTTTGAAGTTTCATCTATCAGAAATGGATTTGTTATATTAAATGCTTCAAAGCTTTTAGATTTAAATTGTCTGTCAAAATTTTCATTCTTATATAATTTTATAGAATGATATCCTTCTGAAAGAGCAACTATAATTTTACTTGAAGAATCAAAGCTAAAACTTGTATTGATGAAATCAAGAACATAGATACCATCTCCAGCAGTGAAGCGTAAGTAATCTTTTTCAATATCAAAAATTGACTCTACTTTTAATTCAAAAGTAATAAATTGTAAATATTTAGCTGCTTTTGTAAAATTGATTTCAAGTTTATCTAATTGAGAATTTATTGAAACTTCTGCATTTTTAAATAATTTGAAAGCAACAGTTTCAGAATTTTCACTTATGAGAAAATTTTTATCTGATGAAAAAAATTCTAATGAAAAAATATTTTCATTATCTTGGATTTTTACTTGAGCTTTATTTTCTACTACACTTATGTTCATAATTTATTCCGAAATCAAAATAGTATCATTTCCAGCAATTCTTAATCCTTTAGGGTGAAACAACTCATTGTTATCTCCCCAAGTTGCCAAAATTGTTCCAGATGTATTTACTAAATGCAGACGTGAATTTGCTCCAAAACTTATTACATCATCAGTCAATACATAAAAGTTTGAATAATCTGTTGAAGGACCAGGTAACGCCTTAACAACATCATTATTGAATGTCAACTTAGTTTCTATAAAGCCATTTGTAATATTATAAACTTGAAGCTTTCCTGTATCATTACTGTCAACTGCAGGACTGCCTAATAAAACTTTATTGCTACCCATTTGATAGGCAGAACCAACCTTATTATCATAGTACTTCACAATGTCTGAAGTAATAGCCCAATTTAAATCCAAATCATCATTGTCTACCAACGATAAAACTGAATCTGAATGAGGTTGTGATAAGACTATATGATTGTCATTTTCTACATACTGAACAGACAATGGATTATAAATATTCTTATAATAAATCGGTCCTTTTAGCAAATCAAGTTGAATATCATCTTCTTGATTATTTGGACCATACATCTTAGTAAGAGAAACTTCTCCGTCACCATTGTAGTCAGTTACTGAAGAAACTGTTTGAGAGGTTGAACTTATTCCTATCGCTGTAGTCACAGTCCCACTGAAAGATGTTGAAATTCCAGCATAAAATTGCTGAGTTCTGTTAATATCTGAAACTGTTGACTGAGGAATAGTTGCACTCAAAATATCTGTGGAATTTATAGACGGGCCAGAATTAGTAAAGCTTCCTCTGTCTAATCTAATTTTTCTTAAACTTGAATTAGCTAAAGCAGATGAAAGAGTTCTGCCTTCTACTGTATTCTGAATATTTATTACAAATGTAGAGCTATTTCCAGAAATAGGTTCTACATATTCAGTTGTCAATCTTGTATCATCGGCTCTTACAGTTATGTTGTCATAGACTATAAATATTTTTGTCAAATCTTCAAAAGATATATTTTGAGAAAAAGCAATAAATATTTTTCTAGTGACAGGATTGAAAGTTGCGGATAAAGCTACAAAATCTCTAGACTGTAATCGCAATCTAATATTTCCCTGAATGACTTTAGTAAAATTACCATTTATATCAGTAATTACAATTCTGTCATTAAGTGTGTCACAAATTACATTACCACCATTATTCAAGGCTTGATAGTCTTTAGGAGTATTGAAGCCGTAAGAAGTGGATTTATTGAATATTTGCACAGGAGTTAAATATCCAGCCAATGTAGAGTTATCAATTCCATCTTCTACTGTAGTTTCAACTCTAAGATTTGTGGCTGAAATAAGTGTATTATTTCTAAGATAAACCCAATTTCCAACCTTGCTTGTATCATAAATTGACAGATAATTTGTATTGTCAGGATTTGTAGTACCATATCCGATGTTTTTAACGCTATATGCATCAGATACCCAACCAAATTTATTTATGCTTGTGTCTGTTAAGTTTCTGTCATAAATTCTAGATGTTGCAGTACCTACAGCAGAATAATTTACTCTTATATTACTAAAAGTTGGAGTAAGGTTTTGGTTTTCATTTGAATAAACTGAAAAAAGCAAATCAAAATATCTACCAACACTACTGTTGGTGTTAGGAGTAACTGTTATAACATCAGATTCATTGACTGTTCTGACATTATAAAATACTTCTGAACTTGTATTAGTTCTTGACTTTAAAGTATACTTTGTACCTGAAGGAAGGTCTACTTCATAAGAAACTTGGTTATATTGTGTCGTGACATCACCTGAATCAAATCTAAATAAGAAATTTGCATTTTTATATGTATACAAATCATTCCAAGTAAATAAAGAAGAAGTTGTTCCAAGTGCAGAACGTCTTGACTCAATCAAGTTATCTAAATTATTGTCTGGATTTATTTGTGACTCGCTTGGAGTGAGCAATTCAAACTTAACTTGTTTATCAGCTGTCCAACCCTGATCAGTTGCAAAATAAAAACCATAACCTAAAACAGATTTTATTAAGCTATTATCGCCGAAATCAGATAAATTAAAGCTTTGGTATGTTGCTGTTGAACCAGATGAACCATATGTCTCATCATCAAATATTTTCTTGTTTGTTACTGGAGAAATGTATATTGATGTTGTTGCTGTTCCAGTGTTAGGGGCAAATTCAATTTTCTCATCTGTAGATAGATTTGGATCAGAAGCTCCAGTTCCTACAACCAAATACATATAAATTTTTCCTAAAGCTGCTCCTGTTTCTCCAAGCCCAGCTGAAAACCCTATACCAATTTTTGAGTTGTATTCTAGTGAGACAGGACTATCAAAAAGCTTAAATGCATATAAGCCAGTATCTACTTTTAGTTTGTTGGAATCGTATGAGTTTGTAAATATCAAACCAGTACTCCAGCTATCGGTGGTGCTGAAAATACTAGCTGAAGGGACAGCCAAAGTTCGATAATTTATGGGAGTGTCAATACTAAAACTACCAGTTGTAGCTGACCCAGCAATTGCCACATTATTATAGTATGAATATAAAGTAGAACCTATAGAAGAGGCTATGATTCTAGCTTGATTGAGTTCTGTCAATGTTACATATGTTTTGTCAGACACAAAAGTGCTTGTAGAAACACTGTTGCTTATTCCATTACCAGAAGCCCAAGGAGCATTATTGTATACAGTAGCAAGAGCATATTTACTAGGTGCGCCAGTTGTTATTGCAAAACCTGCGCTGTTACCAGTTGACGAATTGCCATTGTTATTTGGAAATATACCTGGTACATATACAATAGTATTGATTTGGGTTGAATCTATATGTGAATATCCCGTTCCAGACTGTTTCTTTAAAGCTATAAGCATTTGTAATCTATTTGCTATAGAAAGTTCTGACAGTGTGTTTGATGAACTGTCAGAAGTATAATTAAGCAATAAAGATTCAATTTGTTCGTGAGATAAATTACCTTTTTGATTTAATGAGTTGTGATTTATATCAGGCAATCTGGCGGAATCTATTGTTCCAGTAGTGATTTTACTAGCATCAATATGCGAAATATTTTCAGAAGTTATTTGATTTTGAACTTCTGAAGAAAGATCGATAGGAGATGGATTGCCATTACCTCCTATGTGTTTATGATTTTTTATAGAATACGACAAAGAAGAAAATAGAGTTATATCTTGTCGTGTAGATTCATCAAGAGATATAGAACCTAAGTTGATATCAATATCAAGAAATCCCAATAGTATATAATTTACAGAATCATTTATTTGCGTCAACGATGAAATAAAATCAACATCTCCCGATACAGCAGTTTGTTCATTTTCATATGCATAAACAAAAATTCTAGTTGTTGAAGCATTTGTTGGGATAATAGGTAAACTTATATCTTTTGGGGATGTAGTTCTTGCAGCTTTATATGAGACAAAACCTTGACCAGAGGTTATAGATAATTTTGAAAACTTAAAGTCATTAGAATAAGTTTGAATTCTCCAAGATGGAGTATTAGGATCTGATTCTATAATTCCATTTTTAAAAATTTGATACAGATTGTACATCTGATTTTCAATCGCTCTAAAACGCAATTCATCTAAATCAATGTTTTCTGACAGGTCTTGATTTGGTTCAATGTATCCAAATCCATATATTGGTGTATTTCCCATTATCTTTTTTCTCTTGGTTTATATTCTGCTGTAACTTTTTGTAGTCCCCAGTTAGAATATCCCCATCGCAGTACATCTTCAGTTTGTAAGGTGTCTGTATTTGTAAGATTGACCATTTGCATTTGTTGTGCGACAGGGCTTCTTAAAGAAACGTTGTTGCTCTCAACTGCGTCTTTGAATCTAATTTGCTCTGAAATAATAAAAGATAGGGAATTGAAAGATGCCATAATACTAAATATCATTTATAAGGAATGGGATGTTAATTCCTGTAACATTTGCTGTAATAACATTTTGAGATTTATCAAAGACATAATTTATTCTCTCATAAATATATTTATCAGTATAATCGACTGTCTTGGGATCTACTACAAACACTTGAATTACAAATGTTCCGTGAAATTTTAAAGGCTTTGTTACATAACAACTAAATGAGACTTCGCTTTGAGGAGTTGCAATAACTTTTTCTAATTCATCAGTAATTCTCTCTAAAGTTCTTTGGTCTGGAATAGTATTTCTTTGTTCAGATGAAACTTTATATTTTCTAAATCCTATGTAAGGTTTTGCAAATGGATTTTGTTCTACATTTAATAAATCTTTTTTAGCTGAGAGTTTATCAAGAAGTGTTTCACCCAAATAATCTCTTGGATCTGCAGGGTAAAATCCTGGGTTATATCTTTCGTCTGCTAAAAAGCCAGTAATAGATGATGCAAAAGCTTTTACACCAGCAGCTAATGATTTCATATCAGTAGATATTGTAAATGAATCTGTTATAAGTCCGTGCCAACCTGGGTCACTTAAAGGAACATTCTGATTGACTAATGCATTCTGATTATAATTGATTATAGATACATTAGCTGCTGGATCTGAAACTATACCAGTAAACCTCAAGTCGTTATCAATAGTGTCATCTCTGTATCTTCCGGATAAGACAAATCCAAAGTTTTCAGCCCACCTCATTACTGGAAGCCCACCAACTCTATTTAATCTTTCTAAAATAGATTTTATTTTTGGATAAATAGTCTGAGTAGGAGAACATTTTATTAAATCTTGGTTATTGACCGACTGCGAGTTTAATCTTAAATCAATGTCTCTTATGTTAGTATTGTCTCTATAGTAATATGACCAAAATCCAGAAGCAGCAATTAAACTATCAATTGCAAAATCGTGTCTCATACCAGCAATAATCATATTTTTTTCAAAATAAATATTATCCAAAGTATATGACATAATGTCAACACAAGTAAGCGTAAATGTGCTGTCAGAACCTGTTCTTTGATATTCTACGTTTGTTATAAATCCTTGAAAATAACAATATCCAGGACCATTTAAGTAACCTGCATCTATAGTTATGCAAATCAAATTATTTTCTATAGCATTTATAACTTTATATCCTTTGAGGGAAGTATCTAGATTTTTTAAAGTTACAGTTGCTGTCTTCTTAATTATGCAGCTATTTCCACCATCATTTTGACAACTTACATTCCAAGTAAGCAAAAACTCAGATATATCAGCTACTGGAATAAAAAGATCTTGAACTGGTGGATTTATAAAACCATACCCTGATTCAGCATTACTTTTACCGCTTATATTCTTGAATGTAGTGCTACTTTCAGCACTGCGGTTAGGACTAGCTGCCAAAACTCCGGGATGTGGCATCTCTACCTGTAAAAATGCTGGTCCTTCAATTGTTGTGTTATAAAATAGCTTAAATACATAATCATATCTCGGAAAATTTTTCTCTTTACTGTTTCTTTGTTTAGTTTCTATAAACTGAGAATTAAATTGAGCATTAGAGAGTCTATGGTCTGCATAGTAAGATATATTTTTATCTAAAGGATTTTTATCTTTATGAAATCCTGTATTTCCAGGGGTTGGGTTAATTCTGTAAGATGCAGCTTCAAAAGAAGTGACAATATCTTCTAGTGTGTCAATGTTTGCTAAATTTTGTGGCAATATAAATTGAGATATAATTTGATTATTAGTAAATTCATCCTGATCGTTATTAAAATTATTAAAAATAATTGCTGAATATCTAAACTTTAGGTTTAAGTTCGAAACTCCTAAAGATATTTTTGTACTAGGAGGACACCAACATTCTCTTGAGTCAGATGGAACTATTGAATTCCATTTTGTAATATCAGAAGTAAATCCTATGAGTACAACTGGGCCAACAAAATGCACAAAAATATCATATGAATGCATATTATTTTTGTCAAATATTGGAGCTTCTGAAGTTGTTATTACTTTATAGTCTGAAATTGAAGGATCATAAAACTTAATTATTGGCTTTTTGTCTATTTTGAATTGTATTTCAAAGTCATTATAATATCTATCGTCTGGAACTACTGGAGCAAAATAAACTGAGAGTGCGGAATCACTTTGATTAACATTGCTTGCAGAAAAATTGATATGAAAACCATTGCCTCCATTATCTCCTCTAGCATTGATAGGATAATCATTTCCATCAGGATTAAATATTCTTGCTTCTTTTTGATATACAGCGTCAAAAGAAGTGGCAAATATTCTTTCGACATAGGTAATTTGATCGATAGAACTTATTTCAACTGATGAACCACCATTAGGATCATTTATAGTTTTCAAAGTACCTGAGTTAGTATTTTGTTTGTAAGGGCCAATGTATTTTATAGCTTGGGTGCCACTATTTACAATATTCCAAATATTGTATGTTGTTAACACATTGCCTTTGTCGCTAAAAGGAATCTGTGGAAGATGTAATGCTTTTGAAGAACTTATTTTTTTTGTTCTTTTTGTTGATGTTACTCTTGGATCATCAACAAACTCAACATTGTATGCGGGGCCTTTGAGTTTATTGAAATTTGGATGAACTTCATTTGGTACGATTCCACCAAATGCAAAAGTACAGGATGAGGCACTTACGGATGTATTTACTTCAGGAATTCTAGCGCTTTGCAATGAGTTTAATTTCTGTAATCTAGAACTAAACTTTTTCTCCACAATACCGTCAGGATTTGTATACAAAGGCTCAAAATCGTAATTTAAGACATTGGTGTTTTCTGCAGGCTTAGCTTGAGACGTTGCAGAGTATTCGCCCGTGAAAAAACCACTTTCTGGAGCGTTTATAATCGAAAGTTTAATAGTAGAAACTAACTGTCTTGAGTCGGGAAGTAAATTCATATATTTTAATTATAAATAAGTTAAAAAGTAATATCCTTTATTGTGCAGACTGCTCAGTTGGATACACTGTCAGAACGTCAGGATTTGGATACCCTCCAGTTCTGACAAATGTAAAAGTATTAGTTGATGGTTTAGCAGATGAAGCAATCAGCAATGAATGAAATCCTCCAGCAGAAATATCAGTTGGATTTGCAATATCGACAACCGAAGATATTTCACCGGGAAATCTTCCATTTTTTGAGTTTTCAGATAAAGTATCTTTATAACTTGATGCAAAGCCTAATTCACCATCTAAATTAACACCCCAAGGCCAATAATAATTTTCTGACAAAGCCAAATATCCGAAGTTACTCACAGATATTTTTTGAAAAGTTTCTGCTTTAGGATCGCCTGGTAAAAAGTTTTGGTTTTCTGCTGCTGTCCCAGGACTTATCAAGAAAGCTGGAATTTCATTTGCGTTTGTGAATCCATAGAAGTATATTGCTCTGTTGAAATAAGGGTCAGTATCAGCCAATAATACTCCAATCCTGTTCTCATATGTTGATATATCATACGCATAACCCCATCCTCTCAAATTAGTTTTTCCAGCAAACCAAACAATTTGGTTGTCCGGATCGAATGCGATACCAGTAACATAGCCTATAAAATCGTTTGGGCTAGTTGGATCGAAAAATCCTATTTCTATTTTGAACGGCATCATAGGAGTTGTCAAAAATAAATCAGGGTTTTGTCGGACATCAATACCAATAAATCCAATTTCATTTACAAATCCAGTTGAAGAATAATTATGTTTTCCGGCAACCCATACTTTTTTATTATCAGCAAAAGCAGTAATATGTTGGCAGGTTGAAACATCTAAAAGTGCATCATTGTTTGAAAAATTAAGAGGACTATTAGATAAATTTCTTTCTAGAATTGATTTAAATCCATATATGTTACTCTTAGGTAATGCTTGCCCGAAAGTCCCCAAATTATTATCGCCACAAACTAGCAAGACTTTTTTATTCAATACAGTATCTTCAACAATAATTGCTGAAGTTCTATCTCCTGCTGATACTTTGACTACCTTGAATTTAGAATTTAATGGAATTTTTGTCAAAACATTTACTTTGCTTATATTGCTCGGCAAACCCAATTGTCCATAAGTATTGTCGCCACTTCCATATAGTGTGCCAAGATCATCAACTGCAAATGAATGTTTCAATCCTGATTCAATTATGACGTACTTTTTAGTATCATCTACTAACTCGTAACCATATCTGTTAGGTTCATAAGCTCCACTTGCAATTGCTCCATTAATTGACTGTCCAGTAGTAAACAACTTGTTTGCATCAACTTTGGGAACTGGAGAAACATTTACTGGCACATTTAATCTTCTACCTAAATTTGTCAGCAATGAAGATTTTAAATTCTGAGTGTCTGCTACTACTAATGAAACAAGGAACAACCCTACTGTATTAAATGAGTAAGATAATTGTGAAGCAGTTCTAACTAAAACACCATCTAAATACCACTCAAAAGTGATGTTATTTAAGTCTTCTGGATCATAAGAAAGTAAGCCATCAAACGTATAAGTATCTCCTACTTTAAGCTCAATATTACCTGATAATTCTGGCTCATTGCTTATCACAGCAATAGGGTTTTTATTTGGTGGTGGAGGTGGAGGAGTTCTAACAACAAATATTGTTTTATTTACTGGAATACTTTCTAATCCAAAATTGTCAAACACACTTAATGTCACAGTATGATTGCCTGTACTTGTGAAAATAAAAGAAATTTCTGGTGTGTTTAAATTTTGATTAATTCCATCCACTAACCATTTGTAACCACTTATGAATTGATTAATATCAGAATCGTTACTACCATCCGATGTAAATGTGACGCTTGTATTAATTTCAACTTGTGTAATACCTGGAGGTACTGTATTCAAGACTGCAATTGGCTGATTGTTTCTAACTATATAACTTAATGTTTCAGTGCTTGATCCATCTTGATTGTCTATGACTTTTAGTGAAACATTGTAAGTACCAGGCTGTGTGTATCTTGTTACAGCAATTTGTTCAAAAGAAGTCTGTCCATTACCAAAATCCCAGTAATAAGCTAATGGACCACCTATATTGTCAGGATCATAACTGCCTGCTCCTGAAAAAGTAACATCTAATGGTGCAAAACTTGTATTTGACACAGGGTTAGCTGTTATTCGAGCAACTGGAGGCTGATTAGGAGGATTTACCTTGACAGCAACAGTTACAGTATTGCTCCAAAAACCATCATTATCCCTTACTCTATGAGAAACTGTGTATGGTACAAATCTTGGCGTATTAAACGTGTAAATGAAAGATTTTGTAGTTATTGGGGTAATTTGCAAACCAGATATTGTCCACTCATAATCAGATATACTTCCATCTAAATCAAACGCTAGTGAATCGAAAATGACTGTGAATGGAGCAAATCCTGTAATTACTTTATTTACGTCTGTCGGATTTGTAGAAATAACTGCCACAGGTATTCTGTTGCTGACAAAAATGTTTTTTGTAATGGAATTTGATAAATTGAATTTATCATAAACTGTCAATGTAACTGAATAAGTTTTATTGCCGAAAGCATACTGGTGTTGTGGAGATTTTTTGTTAGCATCAGAAGTTACAAAACTATTTTGATCTCCAAAATTCCACTCCCATCTTACTAAATCATTTTCTGGATCAGTAGATGAATCTATAAAATTAATTGTTTGTAATGTTTGTGGATTTGTAGGGTTGAATGAAAAATTTGCGCTTGGAGGTTGATTTATAATTGTGATTTGCTGATTACTTGGTAAACTTCTTCCATTTCTATTATCAGTGACTACCAAACTTGCATTATAAATACCAACACTTTTGTAAATATGAGATATGTTTGCTGGATTCACAAATGAAGTTGTATTTCCATCTCCAAAATCTATTTCGTAAAAAGTGATAAACCCATCTGGATCTTTTGAACTTGCAACATCAAAATTAAACAAATCATTTACTAAGCCAGTGTTTTTATCAACCAATAAAATAGCATTTGGTAAAATATTGTCTGCAGGACTAACATTGACTACAACCTGTGTTGAATTACTATCACCAAAATCATCAGTAACAGTCAAAGTTACAGTATATGAACCTTCTGACGTAAATTGAAATGTTGGATTCTGTAAACTTGATACTTGCCCATTACTTACAACCCAAGCATAAGATACTATATTTCCGTCTTCATCAAAAGAATTTTGTCCAGAGAATAATAAGGAACCTGGTGCCTTTACAATTAATGAAGTGTATGAAATTCTTGCAGTTGGTTTTCTATTATTTACTGTTAGTGTTTTTTGGCTAATGTTACTAGCACCAAAATTATCTATGACTTCAAGTGAAATTGTATATAAACCAGGCCTATTATAAATATGACTTACATTAGGAGATGCATTATCTTGTCTTACAGTATCACCGAAATCCCAATTGTAACTTACTATAGTACCGTCAGAATCAAAAGATTTTGATCCATCAAAATTTGCTGATTCTTTAGAATTTATTGGATTAGGAGAAATTGTAAATATAGAATTAGGCAAAGAATTATTAACAATAATATCAAAAGTAGCAGTGTTGCTTAAGCCATTATTGTCAGTAACCGTAAGCTTTACTGTATATAATCCAGATTTTGTAAAAACATAACTTATTGTTTTTCTGTAATTTTGCAAGTTAAATTCTACGAAAGAATTATTTTCAAGTTCCCAAAGCCACTTTACAATAAATCCATCTGTATCTGTAGATGTATCAGTGAAATTTACTGCAAGCGGAGCAAAATTGTTATTATTATCAACAGTAAAAGAAGCTTGTGGAGGTTTGTTAGCTGGAGGAGCAAAAACTTCTATCTGTAAAGATTTCTGTGAAGATTTCTTATTTGTTCCATCAAAAAGTCCGTTATCTGTCACTGTCAAAGTTACATCATAAACTCCAGGCGAAACATACTGATGGGTTGGATTTTTGCTTAGGGATGATGTGGTTGAATAAATATCAGAACCATCTCCAAAATTCCATTCCCATTTAATAATATATCCATCAATATCTGAGGATTCTTCTGTGAACTTTACAATAATTGGTTCAAAACTTGTTTGGGTTGCATTAATAAGGTTTATTACTGGAGGTTGGTTGGTTATTTCAGATACAGTAATGGTCTTGACTTCAATATCTGTATTTCCGAAACTATCTGTAACTTCAAGTGAAACTGTGTAACTACCAAATGTGGAGTAATTGAACACTGGGTTTTGAATATTAGAAGTCAATGACAAATTATTAGCATCAAATAACCACTTCCAATTTACTATTTGTCCTTCTGACGTATCAAGAAAATTAACAGTATATGTTTTATCAACTTGTGAATATGAAAAGTTTGCTATTGGATTATTATTTCCTTGACCTGACACAGATACACTATAATTTATAGAATTAGTATCATTAGAACTATTAGTAACCGTAAGTTTAACATCGTATACACCTGGTAAATCATAAAAATGTTCTGGATTTTGAGAGTATGAAGTTTGTCCATCACCAAAATCCCAAGCCCAAGACGTAACTATATTTGCTGGAGTAGATTTATCAGTGAACTTTACATTAAATACGGGACCAAAAGATGTTTGTTTCCAAGAAAAATCTGCTTTTGGTGTTAATGATACTACAATGTTAGGGCCTGTAAATAAATCACTCTTTCTACTAAAATTATCTTCAACATAAAGTGTTGGTTTATAAGTACCAGAAATTGTGTAATCGTATATCAAGTCATCATTATTTGAAAAACTTGATAACTGACCATTTCCTAAAAAATCCCAAACATAAGTAGCTATTACAGATCCATCTTTTACGGGAAAAGATTGGTTTGTGAAAAGGACACTAAGTGTTGCTGGTCCAGATGTAGGACTAGCGCTAAACTTTGCTGTGGGTTTTAAGTCAGTTACTTTTGGATAAACTGTAATTTTCAAAGTTGTTGGATTAGACTTTACTCCATTACTGTTTGTAACTATCAATGTGACAGTAAATTCTTTATCAACATTTGTAGAGTTTACAAAAGTATGAGTTGGATTTGTTTCTATTGAACTAGTGCCATCACCAAAGTCCCATTCATAAGTTAATTCACTTCCAGAAAAATCAAATGAATCATTAGAAAAAACTACAAATAAATCAGTAATTCCAGAAGTTGGATTTGCGGTAAATAAAGCTTGAGGTTTTATATTATTAGTGTCTGTTGTCACGTCAGCTGAAGAGACGCATTCTATTGGGTAATCAACATATGTACAAGCTATTCCAGTTATATTATCAAATGTGTTAGAATACGGGTTGAATTTAACAGCTCTTAGGTTACAATTACCAGTATCGTAAACAACAATTACATCACTAGAGTAATTCATATGTTTGCAGCTTATTATTGCAGGTTTATGTTTTGAAACTACACTTGAAAGTTCTGAGTTTGAATCATAGTAAGTAACCATACTTTCTCTTTGAATCAAATTAACTGCGAAGTCAGAATTTACATTACCAGCTATCAAATGTAATTTTGGAATTACTGAAGTGCCAAAACTGCTCGAAGATACAGGGACTTCATAATAAACTATTGAGCCACTACTAAAGAATACGTTTCTTTGAACATTTAAGCGATTATCGTAAACTGATGTCAACCCAAAAATATTACTTTCTTCCGATAAAGTTTGGCCAGAAATATCATCAAGATTTATTAATTCAAATTTATCAGAAAGCTCGTAATTAGAAATAAATTTACCATTGATTATTCGCAAATTTTCTTTTAGAACGTAAGAAACTAAATACTCCTGTGAGTTTATAATTGAAACAGTAGGGTGAACAGGAGCAGCTATGCCTTCGAGCATTAGTGTGTCTAGAAGTCTAAATTCAGATATGTATGTTGGAGCTTTACCAGCTACTAGAATATTTTGGTCAGTAACTGGAGCAACAGTTCCGCTTGTATTAAGTGGAATTGTTCTAAAAATTACAGAACCATCATCTGCATAGCCAATGTTAGCAAGTAATGGAGACTCATTTGATATAGCATAAGAATTAAATCTCATTTTATTGAAAGCTATAGAATTTGTAGAAAAATTTGCATCACTTTTTGATTCTCCAAATATGTGTGGGAACCAAGAAAACTTATTTCTCATATTAGTGTTTGAACTAATCAGAGAATTATAATTATTTGTGCTTTGAGATTTTAATAAACTTGTATGTTCTGTCAGTAAAAATGTATGGACATTTCTTGAATTTTTAATTAATTCTGACGAAAGTAAAAAGGGATATTCGCCTGGTAAAGAAACCCCATTCCCACTTTGAACATTAGGATACCCAACACAATAATTTTCATAAACTCCAGAGTAAAATGAGTCGGTCTGAATGATAGATGTATATTTTATATCTTTTTCTTTAGTTGTTGGTACAGTGTAAGCAATCACAATAGAATTTTCAAAACCTGATTCACAAGCTGTTATATCAGTAGCTAATTCTTTTCCGCCCTTAAATGAAGCTCTTTCTCTTTTTGCTTGTGATAAGTTTCTAGTTGAACTCTTGAAAGATTCTGGATTTGCAAATTGTTTTGATTTCTCTAACTGAATAAAGTGATCAATTTTATTTTTACCAAATGGAGTTTCTGTTTGATAAAAGCCAAAATCATTAGATTCTGATGAACCTGCCGCTGCTCCAGTAGATGTTTCAATCAAATTAGCTTTTCTAATGTTATCGTCTGTACTCTTTTGCGGAGGTAAAATTAATCCATTAGCTAGTCCACGAGCTATAATTCCACCACGTAAATGCAATACAGAAGTTTGCTGAGTGCCATCTGAATTTTTAAGCGAAGTGTTTCCGAAAAGATCAGGTAAACCTGGCGGAAAATTTCCATTTATTCTATGAAATATTGTTTGCGCAAGAAGAGTCTTGAGTTCATTAAAGCTTATATCAATTGCTTTGACATATGAGGTACCACTACCGCTATTTTTTCCGCTTGGTAATGCTAAAATTCCACCGCCATAAACCCAAGTTGCGTAACCAGTGTCAGAATTTAAATATTCAGGATCTAAGTCTATTGTGTAAATCCTGTCTCCAGTAATTGGATCTGTCGGATATGACTTTAATATTTTTTGAGCTAACCATCCAGGATGTCTTACTACTTTAGACGATGGATTATTAACGTTGAGCCACTGCGGGGCTACATATTCATCTATTTTGTTTATATCATCACAAAGTCCAGAAATTGATTTAGGAAATAACTGCCAATTGTTTAATCTTGAGGACTTTGTTAATTGCCATTCAATATCTCCTTCTTCCTCGTCTCTGCTGTCAGTGTTCTGTTGCCAAAATCTTCTTGTGAAATATTGAGTTTCTGTAGGTATTTCAGTCGTATTTGCATTTTCAGAAACTGTAAATTTTGTTTTAGATTCGAAAGTGTTATTATTTCCAGAGTAAACAAAATTAGAAAGAGAATTTATTCTTTGAAGCTTAACATTCTTAAGTTCTAATAAATCATTATCAACTTGAAGTTTAGTAATTCTACTCACTCCATAATAAGGTCCATTACTAGCTTCATCTTCTGGATAGTCATCAATTGCGTTAACTTCATTTTCTGATGGATCTTTTGAAAGTATATTTGTATTTAGTATTGTATTTTTTGGAAACGTAAATTCAACCAGCCTTGGATCCTTAACAGTTATGATTGGAGCATTTGGGTTGAATACAGTTTCTATACCATTTATAGTTGGAGGTATGCCATCATAATTTGGTTCTGAATTTTTATCAAGCTTAGAATATTCAATATTCCCTCTATACTTATTTTCTTCTACCTTATCAATAGAAGAAAATTTTAAGACAATTGATGCAAATCTATCATCACTCCTTGAAAAAGTAAGTTTTATTGAACTGCCTACTGGAAATTGTAAATTTGAGTTTGCATCATTTGGCACTTCTATTGAAAAATAAGAAGTTTCTTCTGCTTGTGAATTTACGTACTGAATTATTTTGTATGTTTTTTTAATTTTTAACGTAGAATTTTCGATCTCCACTGAATCATAGGGATTGTTCAAGAATACAGCATTATGCTCAACTTTGATAATTTGATTACCATCTACAAAAAGACCAGTTGTTTTTGATAAATTACCTGTAATGTCAGGAAAGCCTGGATTATAATCATAAATTTCAAATTCTTCGGGATATTTGCCATCTTTGTCTTTGAGCAAAATACCATCAACAGTATTGTCTTTCGTTAAATCATTTTGAACTTTATAAAAATAAATCTCTTTGAAATAATCTGGAATGATATTAATTCTTTTTCCTGTGTCGTCATATGTGTATCCATCAGCAGCAATAAATGGCTTAGCAAGTTTTATTTTTCCGTTAGCAATTCTGGGTCTTCCAAAAATGTAATTTGTTCCTACACCAGATTTTGGAAAAGCTGAAGTATTTACATCAAAATAATCTACATTTTTAGAAACGGGATCGGTAAGATAAATGACTCCTGAATCTTGAATTATTTTTTTAATTTCACCAGTAATCCAAATGTTAGATTCACTTCCATCAATAGGCCCAGTGAATAAAAAATTATCTTTCGGTTTGTTTTCAGCTGCCAATAAACCAAGAGGGCTTAAACTAACAGGTTTTGATGTTGTATATGCATTGAGTCTAGGATATGGTGAATCCTGATTATCAACATTGTCATTTTTATTATCAGGATTGCACAAATCAACTATAATATTTTGAAATTTATTTGTACTTGATCTTATCTTCCAATACTTAGTATCTTCTGTCTGACTATTGTTTGATTTTGTAAAACCTTTTGACGTTTCCGTAATATTAATCAAACTGTTTTGCAAATCATTATTTAACGAACGAACTTCAAGGTTTAAATATCTATAACCTGATAAATTTTGATCACCATAGTAATGAGGTTCACCCTGATCACCTACATAATTTCTCGTGTTTCCTTCACCAGGAATAATATATTCTTTATCCTGTTTTAAGGTCATTGCATTGAACTTCCATCCTCTTAAGGGAATAGGAATAGATGCACTCCCACTCGGCAGTTCATCTTCACCAATTGTAAGTTCTTGATTTAAAAAATTAATATTTTCACAACCATCAGCGCCACGAATATATTTATCAGGATAGTCCATATTATCTGTTGGACTTTCCAAATCATCAAAAATTTCATTAGAATGAATACCATCAATCATTCCATAAATCCATCTTTGAGTATTATCAAATCTAAGGTTTTTTGAATCAGATTCGGCTTGAGGTAAATCTTGTATTGCATCTAAAAAACCAGAATATCTTTGATAATCTTGAGACGCACTAATGTTCCCGCTGTTAGTTTCAACAGTCAAGAATTGAGCTTGATTGTAAGTGATAGTTTTGTATCTCTTTGGGATATAAATACTACCAAAACCAACTAAATAAGCTTTAAGTGGATTTGTGTGATTTTTGTTCCAATCATATACATTTGCATCAAATGTAACTGTCCTCGTTGGGTCCGTAATCAAATTTATTCTTGCTTCAGCTTTTCCTCTTATTTCCTTAACATACGTTGAGTTTGGATCTGTGTAACCTTTTATAGAAAAGTTTTCTGTATCTACTGTTACTAAAGAAGTTTTTGCTTGTGAATTTGATTTAAGATCAGGAGTAGTACCATAAATGCTTACATATCCACTATTACCTGAATTAGCAGTATAGGCTGTGATTTTTTTTCCAGCACTATATGAAATTCTTCTGGCTAAAGTAAAGTTAAGTGTTTGAAATCTACTGAACTTATTGACTTTGCCTTTCGAATCAATTGCAGTAATTTCAATTCCAACTCTGCTTGAAGTATTAGGCTTGATCATTTCAAACCAATTTAATGTTGTGTATCTAGGAAACTGTCTGACAGTGTCTTTGTTTAAATCTTTAATTACAACAATTTCATCATCACCACAACCTGATGCTGAAGGTTTTGTTTTTATTTCAGATGGCAAAAATTCATCAATTCCAACATATTCTTCAAGTGGTGTACCAAAATATACTGTGCCTTCAATAGAGCCTGAAAAAGATTTTAGAGTTTTTGTAGCTACATTTTTATCAAAATCAACTAATTCCAAAACAAAACTATCAGAAATATTTACAGCATTTAGACCTTGGCTGATTCCAGCTATAAATTGAAAATTTAGCTTAATTTTGTATTTTTTGGAACTTTCTACATATTCGGGTTCCAAAAAAACTGTATCTCTTCCAAATGTATTTGATACTGTTAAGTTTGGTTCTCCTACCCTGCAAACAAAACTACAATCAGTAGAACTAAAAACAACTTCAGCATTTGTAGGATACGACTTTACAAATATTGGAAATGAAAAATTCTTAATTGGATTGCCCAAAAGCACTTCATAGTTAAACTTGAATTTGCCAATAAAACTAGTTGTTCTTGATCTATTTGTTCGATAAATGGCCATAGCTTAACTCTTAAGGAATTGACTTAACATATTTTGTACTGTTTGTCTAGTCTCTTGTTTGATTGCTAAAATTTTCTGATCGTATTTTTCTTCTACCTTGAAAATTTCACGGATAATTTCTTGTTTAATATTGTTTATTTCTTGTTTTGTAATAACATTGTTTGTTATGTTATTAGTGACATTTTGAATCTTTTTTACAAGTAATTCTTCAACCTTATTTTCTATTACTTTTTCCTGAGCTTCCTTTTCCTGTTTTTCTTGATAATATGATTTTTTCTCAAACTTACTAATGTTCTCAACTTTGTAGTAGTTTTGATTTTTTTGTTTGTGGATATCTATTTTTACTCTTTCATTATTTTGTGTAATTCTGTATGTGTCAGTATTTTTAGTAAGTTTTATTTTTTGCTTAATTTGTTCATTGTTTACTTTGACTAAATTTAAAGTTTGAAAGAAATTTTTAATTTCTTTTTTAGTGCTTGTTTTTTTCGTTCCAGAATAGTCGCTAAAATTCACTAAGTCAAAGAAAGATTGCTCAGCTTTAGATGCTTTACTATCAACTCTTTCACTCATTTTGTAAAGTCTATCTATTTGTTTATTTATGGATGAGAAAGTTTTTTCAGTCTTCTTCTCAGATTTTATTAAAGAAGTTATATTTAATTCAGAAAATAAATTTGTAATGTTTTTCTTGTTTGAGTCAAAACTATATCTGTTGACAAAGTTCAAGTTTTTTTCATTTTTAATAAGGTTTATATTTTCGAAAAATTCAGATACTTTTTTTATTTCACTGTATGAATTATTAATTCTAGTGATAGGTGCTACTTTTGATATGGATTCAACAAAGTCAAGTGTTTTTAAAGTTTCTTGAATTTTGACTTTTTCTGAATATGTCTTGATCTGTCTTTCAAGTTTAACAACATTTAAAATATCATTTTTAGTTAAATTGATATTTGAAATTTCTGAAAGGTTTTTGATATTTGATGTTTTGTTTATTACATTTTGAAAATTTGTTACTCCTAAGTTATTTATGCTTTGAATAACTTTTTCAACTTGTTCTAAATTATTATATTTATTAACTGTCAATGGAGATATAGAATTTATTACATTAAGAACAGATGTAATATTTTTTTCTTCTAATTTTTTTAGCTCTGTAAAAGTTCTTGCATCAAGCTTAGTATTTTGCAATAACTCTATAAATTTATTAACTTGTGAGTTATTTGAAATCTTAAATACATTTTGGTTATCTAACTTATTTTGATTTAAGATAGAGAAGTTTTCACTAAACTCATTAAAATTATCAATATTTTTTATCTGTCTAATTTTCTTGATATTTTGTTTTATTTTATTATCAGTAAATATATTAATCAAATCCAAGAAACTACTGTTTTCTATTTTTGAAAGTTTTATAATTTTTTGAATTTTTGTTTCATCAATTTTTATTTGAGCAACTTGTTTTATCGTGTTGCTTATTTGCTCAACACTTGAAAAATTTGAAGTTTTTAAGATACTTTGCGATATTAAATTAAAATTTTTAGACACTTGAGAAAAATTAGAGATTGCATAATTTTTTGATAATGATTCTGTCAAAGATAGCAAATTTTTTACATTAGAAATTTTTTCAGAGCTCAACTTTACTGATGATATATTATTATTTTTAGTTACATTAATAATTTCAGAAATTTGCTTGATGTTTGCAGTACTGGAGTTACTTTGACGTACTAGCGTTGTCAAAGAGTTTAAAGTTTCTTCATTGTTTACTACAGATAATAATTTTTTTATTTGAGTATTATTGGAAATGTTACTTATCTTATTTAAAACAATATTTGAATATTCATCAGACAATTCTTTATTATTCAGAATATTTTTTATATCATTTGAAATCTTATTTTCAGTCTTGTAATTCAATACTGAAACTTTTTGGTTATCTAACTTATTTTGATTTAAGATAGAGAAGTTTTCACTAAACTCATTAAAATTATCAATATTTTTTATCTGTCTAATTTTCTTGATATTTTGTTTTATTTTATTATCAGTAAATATAT